TAAACTGTAAGTTGAAACTATAGTAGTAGAAAAGGTAGAGCCGCTGTTAAAACTTCTACTCATTAAGACCTGTAATTGAGAAAAAGCTACACCAGCTGTATCGATAGAGCTATTATCACCAGCTGGAGCAATTCCGAGAGTAGTAGTACCTTGAACGTTAAGCGCCCCTGTTTTCATGAACAGTTTACCCTAAGTATATGTATCCCCAAGTTCCAGTTAACGTTCCAAAACTGGATAGAGTGACTGCGACAGAGTTTGTGGACCCTACGACGCCATCCGGGATAATCATATTGCCACCATTATCAAAAATACTGATAAGAATAGAATATGGTGCGGATAGACCGAGACTATGTGTTATAGTAAGTACACCCGAGCTTAAAGATGAATTAGTAAATGTTCCGCTCGTTGCGGTCGCGCCACCACTAGCAGGCTGCCACGTCGGTAGTGAGCTAGCACCTGTTGAAGTTAAAACATAGCCAGAATTAGATATACCAGAAGTAGCCTGCTGTAATAGTCCCGTCGTTGTGGTACCGCCACAAAGTGGAGCATATGTAGTTAGAGAGGTAGTGCCCGTTCCTCCTAAAGCAACAGTGACAGGAGATGTAAGACTAAATTGAGTCCCAGTAAGAGTTAATCCTGTTCCTGCAGTATAAGATATTGGAGCAGCAAACTGAACGAAGACTATATTTGTAGTGCCAACCGTTATAGTACCTGTTGTCGTCTGTACCCAAGAAATATTTGCGTTTATACTCCCCGACTGAATAAGTACCGCATCTCCTGCAGTAATATCCGCGGAAGTAGCATAATCAGCGGCGCGCGTAAGTACTAAGGCTACTCCAACTGCCCCTGCTGTAGTGACAGTGTAAATACCATTATATGGTTGATTAGTAGATACTTCATTCTTAACAAGAATTCTATTACCAAGTGCTAAAACAGACCCATCTATTGTAACTGCCCCAGTGGATGATGCTGTAATAACTCCACTGGTATATGTATAGCTTGGAAGAGTAGTGGTCGTCGCTAGTAAGCAGGGGCTTTTCCAAGTAAGACCATTGATAGCACTATCTACGTAATTCTTTGTAGCGGCATCTTGGGGAGCAGTTGGATCTAATAAATTTGTAATCAGATTACTACCCATGTTGAGAGTGGTAGAGAGAGGACCGGGTATCGTAATACCTGCTGCATCACCTACTTCAACGATATCAGAGGAATTCTTGCTTAAGCCATTGATATCCGCGGTGTTTGCATTATTGCGAAAAGCAACGGCTATATCAGTAGTACCTGCAGCGAGAAGGCCAACAGATGCTACATATGAAGCGCCCTGCGATACAATACGCGCGGTCGGAAAATAGTTATTTAACTTAACAAGAGATCCATCGGGACCACCGTGATCTCCAATAGATGTTACATTGACAGGTTGGTAGTTATAGTATGTAGGAAGAAGAACGTTATATCCTCCATCATAAAATGGAGCATACCCCGCAGGACAATTCTGATAGTAGTTACCTTGTGAGAATAGCGTACTCGCATCACTTGTACCCGTAAACAAAGGGTCGGATATCTGAATATAGGGAACAGAGGATCCTGTTCTCAAGTTGATAAAGATATTATTAGTTAGAGATAGAGATCCTTGGAAAGAAATGATCGTATCATTAGCTGCTAGCGAAGCTGCTCCTGCCCATGAACAGTTCTTGACGGTAACCGCCCCAGCATGTGCACCAGTCGTTCCTATAATGAACGCAGATCCCGAGAGAGGCTCCGATTCAACACCATCAACATTAAGTGAAGAAGCACCTGTTTTAAAGTCAGATACCGTCGAATTGCCCATCACCGTGCCATAAAAATTCATCGAGCCACTGGCAAGCGTGAGGTTAGCGTGCACACTATGACTAGAGAAAACGCCCCCGAAGAAGCTCCAATTTTTTGCATTTCCCGCAGATAACGTTACAAACCCGTATGCAGAGTTACTTCCACCAAAGAAATTGCAGTTATCGAACTGCATTTCACTTATTTGGTGGGTTTGATTGGAGGTAGGGTTGCCCGCTGCTACCTCCGCGGAGGTAGTTCCATTAGAATTTAAGAATGCACATCGTCGAAAAGTAACGCCAGAAGACCCTGCGCTATTTCCCACAGATGCTGCAGAGGTATGTGCTTTTTTAAATGTCGCAGTAAATGTTGTACCTGTAGTCGCAGTGACCGTAACAATTTCAAAATTAGTACCTGTATCAACATTTAAAAAAGTACCAACGGTAATATTCGCCATTGATCCAGGGGTAACGGTGTGAGACCCCACAGCGACAGTGGTTCCTAATGTTGTATTGATGACATTGGTTGCGGTGACAACAACATCATACAGTGCTGTATTGTTACCATTGAATTCCATATTATCAACGGTAGTATTACACGCACCAAGAAGAATCAACATTACCCCGCCCGCTGCTCCATTCCAATAGAGAGTCGAGCCGGTGCCACCGTTGCTAGCGCCAGTAGTTCCTACTATCCTCAGCGCGTAGTTCGGAGACCCTCCATAGTAAAGCGTGGAAGAAATAACACACTTTCCTTGAGGGAATAAGAGAGTGCCAGACGCAGTGCCTGCATTGCCGCTGGTAAAGAGGTTAAGGGCTGCCTGAATAGCTGCGGTGTCGTCGGTTACTCCGTCACATTTTGCGCCCATGATACGAACATCTACCATAGGGCCGGACGCTATTACATTACCGTTCGCTGCATCAAGAAGGATATTCGGAGAAGCAGAGAATGCGCTGGGGCCAATAGACACCGAGCCTATGGCTGTAACGTTGCCGCTGTTATCTACATTCCACTTTGTTCCCGTATTAGTCTCCTCTCTTATTTACTTTTAACAAGTGCCCTAATTCGATTTTTCGAATTATGCACCAACTGCGGATATGTTGAATGAGTCGCAATCAATTCCAATAGACGAATATCTGTAGTCTCTTTGATCGCTTTTAATTTTTGGAAGTACCTTAGTGAATTAAACTTTTCCAACGTAATCGTTGAAGCAAGCGCCAAGGACGCCGCATCCACCTCAGAGATCGCAAGACTATTAGGTTTGCGCGATTGTTCGCTAGATAAAACCTCAACTAGCTTAGGCTGCACATCAGCTGGATAGCCGATAGATACTGAAGGGCCACTTGCAGCGACTAATTCTTTTTCGCAGCTAGCGGGAGTCTCAACCTGTTCTTTAGGGGACGTTCTTGCCGCCAAATTTTCAACAACAACCCACTTCATCTCAATAAATTTACTTAAAGCTCCGGTACTACGAGACTTCTTTAAATCTTCAAAATCCAAAAGCTCTGTAAGAAGATATTCGCCCTCATGCAGAACTACTCGACGATTATATATGGAATTAGTGGACTTAAAAAATAAATCGCGAATAGTTATGCCGTCTACGCCCTTAAAAACACACCGGTACTTCTCTTGTCGTATCTGTTCATCGTTCATTTTGGGGCCCCTAAAAGCAATTGAGCGAACATGTGCTCGAGATTAGTTCTGGCTCATGTCCGCTTCATTTATAACTACACTGTACTTCACACCCTCGTTTCGTACACCACTTCTTATTTTAAATCTATAATCTCTATCCATTAACAATGCTAAGATATCCGTCGAGGGGTTAAAGATTGCTCTCTAACCCCTCTCTGGAATTCTAAAACTAACGATCTAGACTTAAGATACCTGGATCTGACAAATTCCCTTCGCGTAGCGGATGACGAAACCTACATCCTCCCAGATTGCGAAGACGTCTGCGAACTTGTTAGAGTCCTTAAGAGTCTCGACGGATACGTCAGTACGAACCGCCATGACTCCGAGGTAATCAGCAGGAGCAAGGACATAGACAGCGCTCGTCGGAACGATAATGTCCTCAAGAACTTCAACGCCCCAGATGCTTCCGACGCGGCCAGCCTTAAGGGCCTGATCCTGGAAGTTAGGCGCGAAGATTCCGGCTCCACCGGTACCAGATACTGCTGTGTTGAACAGCATTAAGTCTTTGCCGCGGAACGGGTGCATAAAGATCTTGTTAGCGACCAAGAGCTTGCCGCGAAGGTCAACGATACCCTCGACCAAGGACTCCTGCATTAGGCGGCCAGCGCCTACTGAAGAAGTAACAACCGTAGCGTTGTTGTTTGCCGCAGTCGTAGCAGAGCCCTGGTAAACCAACGAGTTTGTCTGAGGCTGGTTAGTAAGACTTGCTGCGTACTGAAGAAGTGCAAAGCCACGACCATCTTCTTGGAACTGAATAGATGCCTTACCGCGTTCCTGCGCACGGTTTAACACGTCAAACTTACGGAAGTTTGACTCGTTCCAGCGAACCATAGGACGAACAGTGATCGGAGAAGTTTCGATGCGGATACGATCTGATCTAACTTCCAACTGCTCTGGAAGACCCTCGACGGAAATACTTGCCGCCGGTACATCCAAGTCTGCGTCAAATACGGCTTCCTCACCCAGAGCTAACTTATAAGTCTGATAGATCTGGCGAATGCGTCCCTCAAACAATAGGTCGCGCTTCAGCGGTGAAAGCATCTGCTGCGCGATCTTCTGAAGTCCGCCCGGTGAGTTCATAAGGCGGGATAGACGATCCTCTACTTGCGAAGAGGTGAGGTTGATACCATAAACCTGCTCATCGGCAGGCGTTACTTTAGGTTCCATTATGTTATCTCCTTACCTTAGATTGACAACTTGATGCCCAGCAACATTGCTGTTGAAGAGCCCGCGTTTGTCACGTACGCACAAGAGCCGATCTGCGGAGAGTTACCAGAAGCGTCTGCAGTAACTAACCCAGTTGTCGCCTGAGCGTATAACGGCACGTTCGATGCATAAGAAGTTCCCGGAGTTAGAACGAAAGGATTACCTGAGCCATCGTTAGATAGTTCAAATACTCCACCGTTCTGGAAAGCGCCGATAAGACCGCCGCGGTTGAAATTAGTATAGTCATAACCCACACCTACGGTAAGCCCACCAGCGCCCTGGAGCGGCTGTGTGACATTGCTGTCTGAGGCTAGTCCCCACGGAGCGGTTGAGCCCGTGCTTGTAGACAACTGCACGTTCACACCGTTGTTGGCGAGTTCCAAAACCATGCCGGCAAGAATATTGCTATTCGTACCGTTTGACTGAGGAAGACGTCCACCGTCGCGGCTGACCTCCTTTAAGATTCTAATAGCCATTGTTGAGTCTCCTATTATTGTTGCTTCGTTTAAATTGTACTACTTATCATTTCCTGTCCGTTCTTTTCAGGCTTATCTTGCCTCGTACAACCTTTGTCTTTGCGGGCGCTTTGGCTCTATGACTAAATTATAGATTACGCCCTTTTTGCGATCCCATATTACCGAATACGTCATTCAGCCATTTGTCATCTTGGCTGTGTTCATCAAATTGCAATCGGAAGGCTTTCTTAAGAACTCCTCCAGAAGGAGGCGCAGCAGGAGTACGTCCTTTAACTCTAGATACAGTCATCGCAAATGCCTTGAGTGTAGCGTCTTCCATCGCAAGAAGATCACGACACTGCTTATCGATAGCCTTCTTAAACGCTGCAGCTCGTGCATCGAATAAAGGCTTACCGTTCGCGATCTCTTCCTGTATATCTGCTTCGTCTGCAGCGATAAGGTCCTTTTCAACCATCTCACTGACAATCGTCTGGCAGCGCTGGGCCTTCGCACGGAGAGACGCTTCTAGCTTAAGCTGGGCCAACTCGGCCTCAAGCTCCTGCTCTCTAGATGAGACACTAGGAAGATCGACCTCAACAGTCGCTGTCTTTTCCATAGCAGGCTCTTCTTTCTTAGGCTCTTCTGCTTTAGCTTCTGCAGCGGGAGCTTCTGGCTCGCCCTTGTCATCCTTCTTTTCCTTCTTAGCTGCCTTCTCCGCTTCCTTAGCGGCAGCAGCTTCTGCCTTTTCGGCTTCCTTGGCAGCTTTCTCATCTTCCTTCGCCTTCTCTTTGGCAGCCTTTTCAGCTTCCTTAGCCTCGGCAGCCGCAGCCTTCTCCGCTTCCTTAGCGGCAGCTTCCCGGTCTTTTTCCAAGGCCAATGTCGCTTTCTCGACAGCTTTCTGTAAAGATTCTAGAGGCTTCTTGAGTTTATCACCAGGTTCCATTGATTCGATAGCTTCGTTCATCCACGCAAGCTTCTCCTCATCGGACATCTCTGCAAGAGGCTTATCACCCTTGGGGGCTTCCATCTTCTCTGCGGGTGCAGCCTTCTCCTCTTTCTTGTCCTTCTTTTCCTTATTATCTTCCTTGGGAGCGTCTGCAGGCATATCCATAGGTGGCATGTCTGCCGCAGGAGCGTCTGCTGCCTCCGCCTTAACTTCAATCTTACCAGCAGCATCCTCCGCAGCGTAAGTAGCAAACTCCGACTTCACCTTAGGACCTCCGCCGCCAACGTGCTTGTACTCAGATTTACCCATAGATTTAGATGTAGGGTAGGCATCTCCCTTTCCACCAGTAGGACCCGCAGATCCAGGGAAAGCCCCTCCAGACATATCAGTTCCTTCAGGAGAGGTCTTCATTTTAGCACTGGCGGTAGGAGCAGCAGGAGTATACTCATCCTTGCCCACGCTCTTCTGGCTTGGCCACTCATCGCCTTTACCAACCTGTCCACGCGCGTCAGCAGCTTCAGTGTAAATTGTTGCATTCGTCGCAAGCGCAACCTTCTTTAATCCATCTGTCTTTACACGCTGAAGCAGTGCTTCACCGTAGACAGTAGAGGATGCATATGCGCTCATCTCATTAACTTTGTCGCCCCAGATATCATTTAAGGAAGCTTTAAGAACAGGCTTACCATCTGCCGTGACCACCCAGTAAGAGTTTTTGATTTCTGGCTTTGAGACGAAGATTGCCTTGAGCTTACGTGCCTCAAGCTCCGCTTTCTTCTCTTCTTTGGCCTCTTCCTTCTTAGCTTCTGCTTTCTCTTCTTTCTTCTCTTCTTTGGCCTCTTCCTTCTTAGCTTCTGCTTTCTCTTCCGCCTTGGACTCTGCGGTCTTAGGCATGGACGCTAGCTCTGCCTTTTCGTGAGCAAGAGCTTCTTCTGCAGGAGGGAGAGCATCCTTAAGGAGCTCATCAACCTTCTTCATATCTGCGACATCTTTTTTCTCACCCGCTTTCTCACACTTCATGCATGATTTATCTTCTGCGCAGCCGCACTCTTTCTTAGCTTGGACCATAGGAGCTACAGCAGGAGTAACGGGGGCATCGACGGGAGAAGTTGGCTGAGGTAAGCCATTGGCTTTCTTCATGTACGCCTGAAGATCAAGAAAGTCTAGTGCGGATAACTTCTCTTTAAAAATCTTTGTTAATCGAGATTCTACAGTTGATTCATCAGCGGAAGCTTTCTTATCTTCCTTCTTAGCTTCTGCTTTCTCTTCTTTCTTGCATTTAGCGCACTCTTTGCTGCTAGTGCACCCACACTCCTTCTTAGTCTCTACATCTAGCTTTGGAGCGTCTGTAGTAGACGCTGCTTCTAAATCATTTTGGGATGCCATTGTTAAAATATCCTCCAAATCTTTGATCACGTCAGCAGAAGGCTCTTTCGCAACGCGATCCTTTAGCTGTGCAATGATCTGCACTATCTTTGCATTGTTCCACGCAGGAACGTTTACGACAGAAAGTTCCGTGAAATTCAAACCTCGGTTAACTGCAAACGCTTTAAGCCGCTGACCTTTCTTAATATTGCATTCCGGAAGATCAGCTTCAACGACAAATTCTTTTCCGAGCCCAGAAGACATATGGCGACACTTGGGGTCTTGGTCAGAATAAATAGTATGGGCACAAATAGAGCATTGAGAACTTTCAACGCTGCAGCCCATGGAGCAAGAGTCAAGAATACCTGACTCGATTTGGCGGGCTAGTTCGGGGTGGGCAACTGCATCAATCTTAGCGAGACATTCGATGTACTTTTCACCAGATTGATCATCTACGACAGGATAAGCGTCAAGAACTTTACCGATAGCATTTCGGGGGTCGCTAGAGTTATGATTAAGGAAGAGGTTACGTCCTACGAAAGAGGTGTAGCTCTTTAATAAATGATCCCAAGGGAAATAATCTCCGTTTCCATTGGGTTCGTCGGCTTGAATTGCCTTTGACGCAAAATAGAGAAATTCTCCCTTCTTAGCGTTAGAGACAGCAGCTACGATTGGGCGACCCGGGGCTACCTCTGTAAGGCTACCTGCCTTTCTGATTTGTAAATTAATGCCCTGCTTGTTTAGCATTAGGAAGGTCTCTCATCCTTCAGATCGTCCATCAACTTGATAAAGTGCTCTAGAAGGGCATACGAATCATCTTTTAAATTCTTTTTTATCTGCTCAAAGGATCTGTCAGACATACCAGAAATACGTGCATAGTCTAACGACTTACCCATAAGCTTCTGCATGAATAGCTTCAGAAGTTGCGCTTCAGGGGTCCCACTATTATTTTGTTCTTCCATAGTTGTCGCCAATAAATCGGTTTTATCCGTAGTAGTAGTGTATCTTACGACAAAATTAACACAACAGGGAGCGGACTATTTATTATAATGTATTCATACTAATCTTCGACATTTGTTTCTGCAAAGTTTACGACACTTTCGGTTAATCGCCAAGACCCGCACGTTTTGTAAATTCAACCGCTTCATCTTCCGATAGAAAGTTACGCGTATGTCGGATAGTAACTACTGTCTGCCAAGTACCTGTCCGCTTATTGAATCTAATTTCTTTCCATTTAGTGGTCTCTGGTTCTTTCATCTTCGGCAAAAGTTTCTTAGTAGGAGTCTTCGATAATGGCCCCGTAGGAGCTTCTGCAGGAGGAGTCATCTCTTCTTTGAGACGCTCATCGCCGAAGTCAAGAGGACCTTCTTTGGTAGATGCAGGTGGACCTTTAGGTTTTTCAGGAGCGGCAGTCTTCGCCACACCCGTCATCTTCTGGTTAACCTGCGAAATAGCTGCATTCATTACATCCCGAAGAAGCTCCACCTCTTCTACCACCTGGGAAGCCCATTCATCCAGCTTTCCCCCCTTATACTGGTCAAGAAGTTTCTTATAGGTTTCATCCATAAAATTAACAGATGCTCCCTTTTCGTCTCCCGCTTCATTAGCTGCCTTTGTTATCCAGTGAGGAATGCCCATGTTATTTGTCCTTTAAGTCTTTAATAGTAAAGTCGTTCTGCAGCTGCTCCTTGACAGCAGGAAGATCTTTCTCATCAACAGATGCCACAGGAGCTACGGCACCTGCGGCTATTAGGTCGCTGATGCATCGGGACCATTCTTCCGGACTTTTCGGGTTGCATTTATTTTTTATTATCCAATCTTCAAGCGCGTCCGCCAATGCTCCTGCAGTAGTTACTGAGATGAGCGCTTTCATATTTAGATAAGCACGTCGTTGCACGTGTTGCACACCGGACATTTAATCTTAGCTTCCGATGCTTTAACCACGAGATCTACATCCTTACGCTTAACACTCATCATGTCATTGGCAAGTTTGGCGAGCAGCTTTCCGCACTTTGAACATCTAATCAGATTATTAGTGCTTACAATCTCATTACGAAGTGTTTCGAACTCCTGCTCACTGGAAACAACTGTCTTAATTTTCTGGGTAGTACCGTATTTTTGTAATGACATAATTGATCCTCTACTAGGCTTGTGGGGCTTCTGGTGCAAAAGGCGCCTCTGGCATCGAGGGAGTCTCGGGCATTACAGGGCCACCTGTTTCGACAGGAGATGTGGACGGAGCAGCCATTTCTGGTGAAGAGCTTTCTTCACCAGCAGGCACAACAGGAGGGGCACCTGCTCCAAGAGACCCTGCGCCTGGGAGCCCTTCAACAGCCCCTTGCGGCAGTCTCTTATCTCCCTTATCGTAGATGGTGCCGCGTTCTTTTTCAAGGCGAATACCTTCGGTGGTGTAATCAAGGTCAGGGAATTTACCAAACAGCGTCTCGGTACTAACAACACCAGCCTTGTACATATCCCAATATAGTTTACGCTCTTGATCTCTCTCTTCTAGGTCTAAGGACTTATACCAGGAGATAGTAGGGAGAATATACTTCTTTCTTCCATTGACGATTTTAAATAAGTCATTCTTGACAGCAAGTGGTCTAAAGAAATGCTTAATCATCCAGTTCTCAAACTGGTCTCTAATCGCTTTATAGACCATCATGAGTTTATGGAGAGACATCGTGCGGACGTTTGAAAAGCTAGGACCTTCACCCAAGATTAAGTTCTTGTTTACGCCCAGACCTACGAGAATTTGATCATGAATATACTGATATTCATTAGTAACCGGGAAGTAAGATCTTCCAGATGTAGAGAGACTCTCGTACTTAACTACCGGAGGAAATACAAGCGAGAATGGAGGATTCTGTACCGCTAAGCTAATCGTATTCTTAAACGTTTCGAGTTCTTCTTGAGTAGGCCAGATACCTTGCGCAGCATCTCCAATCTGCCATAACTCAATAGGAAATACATAACGTTGCGCAAAGGCAGCCTGCGCCAATCGAATCCAATCCTGATAAATTAAGATCTTAAACAACGACTGAATAATAGGCGTTCCTCTAGTCGCTGATGGGTCTGTAATACGTCCAATTAGACTTACTGATTCAGAATCTAGCGGTATAAGTCTATTATTTGCGATAGACTCTTTAACCACATCCGGAATACCTTCTTGGCGCTTGATCGCAGTCGGATCTGAAGACTTAACAATCTGCTTAAGTTCTTCGGTGGGAACTAATTCAAAATGTGGAGCGTCTTCGAAGATTTCTTGACGGACTTCAACAAGTTCAGGCTCAAGAAGAATAAAGCTAGTCCATCTCCACATATCGTCAGGCCCCTTTTCCATATTACCAAATGGAATGGCCTCTCCGAACTTCCAATAAGAAAGACTCGCCTTACGAATAAAATCGTAAAGATCAATCGTATCACTGAACGCTACATCTTTATAAAATTCAGTTACCGAGGGATCTTCTGTGATGATGTCAAACTTAGAGAAAGGATAGTCTGCATGCATCGTGATGATGCTCTGGATATACGCTTCAAGATTGAAAAAAATCCTGCAATTGTGTACCAGTACCGGTGCCACGTAAGTATGATCTTCTGTCTGCAGATCGTAGCCCCAGGCGTCTTCCGCATAAGTAGTTACTTCGCGAACAGGGAGATAGAAGTTCTTGTCATCTTCTAAATATTTAGTAACTCGCTTCTTTGTTTTGGTCGCCTCGAGATTTTCATATCCATCAAAAAGACGACCACACATCTCTCCCGTAATTGTTATATAATAAACAAAAGGAGAGGCGTTTAAAATTGGGGCATCCTGACCGCCGATTTTACCAAATTTATAAACTTTACCTTTTGTGTCATACTTAGTCATCGAGCCGAGTACATTTAATTTAGTTAGAAGTAATTGTGTTTGGTACGCAAGCGTTTCGGATACGGTAGCGAAAGAAATCACAGGAAGCCCCTTTGCATTTTTAGTAAAAGTGCCATCCCCCTTAAAAAGACCCTGCAAAAATGCTTTTACATTCTCGGGAGTTGAATTCATTAAGAAGGAGGGGATCTTTTTGTTACGAGCTCCGCGACCAAACTCTTCTTGAAAGATATGCGCTTCTTTTGTGTGCATTCTTAATTGAATTGCATTTGCGCAGTGGGAAGAATCTCTTACATACGCAGTACTTGCAAAATTATTCTTTACGATCTCGGCTAATCTATCAAACTCTCCTCGCTCGTCAATATTTCCCGTTAATCGAATAGTATCTTTATAAGAAAATCCTTCCGCAGCGAACCATCCATAAAAATAAGCTGTTTCTACAGAAACAGGTAGCACTCCTTCGTTTTCTTCTACGTGTTTAAACTTAGGGTATACCACGAAATCGCCTACTTCCAACTTCTTCGGAGATATCCACTGAACCAAGGAATTCGACAGACCTTTTTCTTGGTCTGTCATTACAGTTTGTAAGTATCCATCAATTTCAATTTGCGGAATTGATAAAATGTTTGTATCCGCCGCTTCTTTAATCTTTTCGCAAAGTTGCTTATAAGCGTATTGTCCTGCGCCGACCCACTTTTTACCTTGCTGAGGCTGCGGACGCTTAATAGCCGTAATTGGATGGTAAGCTCCCAAAGTGAACTCAGGGAGACATTGTACTTTAAGAGTAGTCCACTCATTTCCCGCTTCATCAGAAGCAGTGTACATCTTCTTAGAGACCGCTATTACTTTCTGCCACTTACCTGAGGTAGAAAGAACTTTTTCGCCTGCACAAATATTTTTTATTTCCTTAGCACCTTCTTCTGTAAGGACGAGAGATTCTCCACGGTACATCCATTTTAATATTTCCTGTCTTGACTTCGGCAGCAGGAAGCTCTCTACGGTCAGCTCGGGGCTATAAAATTGGGAGGGAGTATTTGTGGTTGGATACGCGCCGCCTGCGATAAATCCACCCATCCCAGAGGCGCCTGCGTTTGCAGTCTTATCTATCGATCCAGCCTTACTTATTGCGCTCTTATATGCGCTTGTAGATCCTGAAATATACGAACCGGTCTTTGCTATCCTTGGTGTGCCTTCTTTCCGTTTTCCCACGATTGGTCTCCATAAGAGGAAGTAATTTTGCTTCTAAGGTCTGTTCTTTGTGCCTCTAACTTAATTTTTTGTTCTTCAAGTCTAGCGCGAGCATAAATCATACTGTCGAGAGTATGCCCCAGATCATCAATATCCAGATCTTGTGAATAGAGCTGATCGTATAGCCCGCTAAATACGTCAATTAAATGGGTAAGATGGTCAATTCCATCTGTTACAGCACCAAGGGGATCAGTCATATTAAAGGTACCGTTTATCTCCGCCGGGTCTACGCTGCACAATGCTAGTGTTAGCAGCGGACACACCGATGCGGAAAGTGGACTGTACTTTATTGAAGGTCATGTTCTTATCGCACGCCCAGACAGCAAGAAGATCGGACATACATCCATCATCATGTAACCCCGGAGGCGCAGTGATCTTATCGTTAATACCGACACTCACGATTCTCTCAAGCGCTAACCATTGATGATAATGTTTGCGCATAATCTTGTCCCTTTCAACGTGCTCCATCTTTGGGTACTTAACACGCCCAGCTTGCAATTCAAACTGAAACTGATTCGCCATTGCGTTCTTATAGTTCTTGTGGGATGTAGGGTCAGTCGTTGAAAATATTACACCGGCCACTGGTATTTTTAACCGCTTGAACATCTCCACGGACGTAATACCTACGTTACTGTAGTCAACACATCCAAAGTCGCAAGGAAATAATCCTGTTTGAGGGTGAACAATGCCCGCGATTTCTTCCGCTTGCGCGATCGTTTCTCCGCCTTGCCATTCCCGTGACCACACCCTCTCTTTCATTCCATCATCTCGGCGTCTCCAGATTGAAAGAGCAGTAAAGTCCAAATCATGTTTTCCAGGAACTAACGTACCAGAGCTTGTATCTAGACCGAAGAAATAATGCTCTCCGGCCCTGCCCTGCATAAGCATATCGTGAGTACCGACCAACGTTTCCGGCTCATCTCCCCGCAGGAAGGTATTAATGTCATCCATCCAGATCATACCATACTGGGTATTGAACTCCATCTCAGTCATATCACCGTCGTAATGGATTTCTGGATTATAGGGGAACATCGCTACCTTAAGAGCTTTCGGCATACGATCCAATACCATAGTAGGATATTTACCTACAACGACTTCTCCGGTGCTAGCCACTGTTTGTAATTCTTTGTAGCCGGGCTCTAGGAGAATAGGGGCGTGTGCCCAGTCATGAACTAAAAATTTGTACTTATCGTCGGAGTAACTCGCGTAGAAGTGATTTTTAAAGAGAGGAATACCTATCTTTATTAACTTAGCTATCTTCTTAGATCCAAGCATCGGGATAATACGCTCTGACATAGACGCATTAGATACCCGATGTGCCTCGTCAACAACCACCACAGAAAAGTGCCAACCTTCCTGCAAGGATGTTTCCGCGGCAGACAGCGCTAAGATATTAGATCCATTTTTAAATATGATCTTTTCGTTAGTTGTACGATCCCAGTCAATCTGATCTTTGAGTGGAGATACAAAGAGAATTTTCTTGGTTTCCCCAACAAGGCGGGTTGCCTGATCTGCTCTAGGGCCAAATAGACCCACATCCAGCCCAGGATTGTCCTCACACATCTTTATAAGACCGATACAGACAGAAAAACTTTTTCCGGATCCTCGAGCACCCAGAATACCCAGGTAATTGATATGAGGATTACAGAGATTAGATATAATCTCTTCCTGGTTACTTTTGAGTTCTACATTTAAGAAGTTCTTTGCCCAGCGAACAGGGTCGTTTACTTGGAGAGTATATTCAGTTGCTTTTTGTAACAACTGCTTCCAAACATCATCTTCAAGTTTTCCCACAGTATCTCTTTACGGACGACCCCAATATATCAGAAGCAATGAGGTGGAAGATAATACGGATGTGGATACGATTATGGCGCCAGGGTTGGCTGCAAACCAAGTATTTAAAGTAGCTGCTATGCTGCCGTTAATTGTAAAAGTTACTGCGTTTAGTTGCATGGCTATCTATCCTTTAGAAAGGCACAGCGGCTAAGGCACATGATTAAACATGTCGCGAACGGCCGCTGTAGTTGTTCCCGAATCGGTAAGCTTAGCGTCCCGTAAACTCTGCACTCAACGCGAGGTTGTTAATATTCGCCTGCGTAACAGCAGTCGTAGACGAAAGGAACGGCGCAGCAGGCGTAAAGAGATACGCCAGTACGACGTTGCCCGCGGTAGGAGCAGGATACGTTAATGTTGAAGCGTTAGCAGATGATACAGAAGTAGCCCAGGAAGTAGTAATAGTTCCCGCTGTGGTACCTGCTGCCCCGGTAGCGATCTGAAGAATACCGATGGTAGCCTGACCCGAAGCAGGGGGCGTGAGAAGAACTGCTGTCGAAGGAACGTACGTCATCGTTCCCGTACCTTCCGCGTTAGGCTGAGAGATCAGCCCCTCTACAACGTTAACGTGCAAGTCGTTCGTTGACGGCGCGAACGCTGAGACAATGTTTGCTACTGTCGTAGCTGCAGCAATAGCAGGTAAGGCAGGGCGCGCATTTTGAGTACAAGAAACGAATAGACCACGATACAATGACATAGAAGACCTCCGTTATTTAACTACTATACGACTCGACCCGACGGCCTTTTGCCTAACTGGTCGTTTATTACGTACACCTATCCCTGCTACGTCTTTGGGACAAATCGTTTAAGCGGCAGGTGTCGACACAGCAGGCTCAGGCTTTGCAGCTTTTTCTAAATTAATTAACTCTACAAGTTGCTTGGCTGCCCCCTGAACTTCAAGGGCTTGCTGGAACAACTTTTGTTTAGTCTCCTCGGCTTCCGTAATCTTAGCCTTAAGGGAGTCAAGTTCCTTAAGCTTGGCCTGGAGCTTCTCTTCTAATGATGTCATATCTTCTCCTAATTAAACGCCTATCTCGTCTGCAATTTTACTTTTTTGATCGCGCGCAGCTTCTAATTGCTCTCGAACTTCTTCCATCCTCTTTTTCAAATCTCCTACGGCTTCTGCATCTGCATCCAGTAATTGCTTTTCTAGTTGGTTTAATTCATTTTTAAAGCGATTTTCATTCTCTTGGATAGCTTTAAACTCTTCCTTCTTTTCTAGATAGGCAGGTACCCCGTGCTCTAATTTATATCTGTTAGGGATCTTTTTGTTAGTATCCTGCTCATGAGAGTATTTTGCATATTTACGAAAAACCGCAATTATAGCATCTCGGTATTTCTGATCATCTATAAGCTGGCCGTCTTTTTCTGCTAGCATCCTTCTGAGCTTTCCCTTCTGAGCAGCCTGCGCGGATTTGCGGTAATCTTGCAAGAACTTCAGCCACTGCATTCTCTTTGAGAAGCTTCCTGACTCAATCCATGACTTCACGACTTCCTGAAAATCATTTGCATACTTCCACGCTCTTCGCGCTACCTCTTCTGGAGGCATACGTCCATGACTTTCCGCCATTTGTGCAATGTACTGATCTACTTCTTCTAAAGGCAAATCAAAAAAACTACGGGATTCTCCTACCCGATCATTAAATAGTTGTTCAGATCCAGTGGTAGTACTCGCCAGTTTATCTCTTTCCTCAGGAGCCCATAAGTAAGGCTTACTTTTAAGTTCTTGATACTTTAATCTTCGTAATTTATTTAAAATTGGCTTGGCACTATCCTCTCCATTGATATTACCATCTCCCGCCCCAATTTTGCCCAGGTCCTTTATTAAGTCAATTTCTTTTTGACATTCTTCAATAGAATTGTCCCGTGAGAGGGTGTCTTTAAGTAACTCTTCGGTCGCCTTGTAGTTACTAGAGAGCTGCTTAAGTTCCTGTCTAAGCCCTGCTCGCCCATACGCCAAACTGCGAGGCATGTGCCTTCCAGGAACTTGTTCAAAAGCTTCGCCAGGAGGACGTACAAGTGAAGTCTGGTACTTCTTTTTGATTTCGAGAAAAGAGTCTTTAGCTTCTTGAAAAAGATTCTTTTCATGGATTAAAGCCGCCTCAAGAGCAGATTGATTTTCGGTATCCGCAGACTTTAATCGATTCTCAGCCTCTTGAACCGCTTTAGCCGCTTGATGTACTTTTTCGCTAGCAGCCTCGTAATCTTTTTCTAAATCTTCTGATTCTCTGAGCTTAGGAGGAACTCCGGGGCCCTTGCCACCAGGCACAGATACATCTGGGCTGCCATTAGGCCCAACAGGAGCAGTACCTTCCGGAAGATCTTGGTAGATCCTTTCCATCCACTCTTGAGGGAATCCAACAGGCCAGGCTATTTCAGCCGAATTGGCCCAGGAAGTGAGACTTCCTACAAGATAGAGACCGTCTTCTTCCTCTAGATCGGGAGAACCTTCCTCTATATCCTCTCGGGTAGGCTCTTCATCTTTTTCGCTGTCGTCTACTTCATCAAAAACGGCAGGAGGGGAAGCAGCTGGTTGGTTTTCATCATCTGAAGGTATTGACTCATACTCTTCTCTAAGTTTAGAGAAGTCTTCAGATGATACGAGAGAGCGATAGGAATCTAAGTTTACGGCAACTAAGCTGCCCGGCGCATACGAAGGATCATAAGGAGTAAGATAACCTGGGGCAGTAAGTACACCGGAATCAGCAACTTCTAAAGTGACCTCGGAAGACTCCGAAGTAACAACTACTCCCCGGATATAGATTAATACTCCAGGCCCTTCCGATTTATCGATATAATAAACTTCTTGGCCCGGACTAAGTGTTTCTAGATCCACTGAGCTTACTTTCCTTCTGCAGCCTCTTTCTTAAGGAGATCAGCTATCTCATCTTCAGGAGAAGCTTCTGTGTCATTTCCGATAGGTGCCGTTTCCCCTTCCCCCGCTAATGGGAGAGATTCTTCAACTTTAGGTTCCTCATTAAGGAGGTCGTCTAGCTTTTTTTCTTCAGCGCTCTTCGGCTCTTCTTCTTTCGCTTTTTCTTTCTTGGGCCCTTCTTCAGACTTCTTACCCTTGCCCTTCCCTAAGTAATCAAGAATTCTATCGAGTTCTTCGGGATGATTGGGATCAGAGAAATATCTCTCTACGACGGCAGCCGTCTTAATCCACTGACCAGTAACGCTATCATAGCTAATGCCGTAGTGGCTAGGATTGGGAGTTAGTGCTGCGCAGAGGATATTATATTCTTCTAATGGCATCCCTCCCACCATGAATGTTTCTCCACCAATTCTGCTGATCATCGCCGCATTGCGTACGATATTGCCGTCGGATGTTTGAGCTTTTCTCCAGTAACTTACAACAAAATTATCTGCACCGCAGTGTGGCCGGCTTGCTGTTGAGTAGACGTACTCGCCCTCTCTTACAGGTGCCGCCGAAACCTCTTGGCGGTCTACAAAGAGGTTAGTTAGGAAATCATCCGAGAAGGACACCACGAGCTTTCCTTCTTTATTGATGACCTCCCACCCTTTTATAATTTCAGTATGTAAGGAAGAATTGGAGCGAGATCCAGTACCTTCACCAGGCGCCCCTACCATTGGGTCTGATTGACCCTTGTATTCGTCGAATAGCTCTTCAACTTTAGCCTTGGCCTTGTCCGGATTAGTATCTACATAACTTTCTATCTGGCGCAGCTCTTTAAGCATATTACTAAAGACTACTTCCGCATCTTTGGCGGAAGCGAACTTTTTATAGAACTCTAAAACTGGCGGAGTTGTCCCCTCCCAGCCTAGTTGAACTACTGCGGTGCCACTTTCTGGATCTTCAAAGAACTCCGCCTTAAGTCGACGAACCATTGGTTGATCTGCTTTGCCAGGAGCAAAAGGGTCAACTACTTTAAAGCCATGCTCCCGGGGACCATTTGAAGGAACAACGGCGGCCTCACCTGGAGTTGCTTCATCCGCAAGTGCCTGCCGAATCCACGTAGGAACTAAGTCTATCTTCTTAATAGATCGTGCCATTGTAGCGCCCCTTTAATAGCTGTTCTGCTTATATACTGGTTTAGCATAATCATTAGTACAGCGTTCAAATAGCCAGTAGCTCGCAGTATCGCGCTCTTTGCTTAGCTGTCCTTCTGATTTAGACGCGAGCTTAAAACGAAGACCATCTATTTCAACCACATCGCCAACCTTAAGGGAAGCAGGGAGAAAATCTTTCGGTAAGCGAACGACTTCCTGGAAACTATTATTGTTAGGAGACATCGGCGTTGCTTTCTTCTCAAGAGAAATATTCTTCTTTGTATTCTCTCCAACGCGCTCAGTCGCGACAACCTTAGCCTCTTTCAACATCGCCGGCAACTCCGCAAAGTCAGGAAGCTTCATGTTACTGCCGCTGACATTGACCTTGAAAGGGACTAGCTTTATATCCTTTCCGTCAAGAACTTCTGCCTCAATAGTAATTTCGCCCATTCCCGAAGCAGGTTCCCATGTTGAAACGGTGTTCTTAATTTTAACGTTACCCGTCCCCCGCTGTTTCCATGCATCTGTAAAAGCAGATAGCGCCCTCTGCGTCACACGAGACTTAAGATCATCATAGCTCTTTTGGGCTGCTTCTGCAGCCAATCTAGAAGAATCTGCAACTTTTGTTTTCCAGGTAATATCGTCTTCGTAGTCTGCAGGAAGTTCTCGGGTGTCCGCTTTAACAACAAAGCGAGCTTCTTCCGCAGCGAGTGCTTCAACAACCGTAGGTTCTGTAAATTCCCCAACAAAGTTTACGTCAGCTGACCAAGACACTGCCTCATCTTTTAGCATCTCTGCAAGGAGTGTTTTTTTGTCCGCAGCTTGGTACTCTTCTTTAGAGACTGCACCGATAGCTTCTAGATCGCCATATGCAGCTGTGTGATATATCTTCAGATATCGAGTACCATCATCGACAACTTTGAAATCAGAGAAAGAAGCAGTAACAACGGGAGAGGATGTTACAGGAGCAGCTATTTCTTTAAGGGCTGCTTTGGCTAACGCTTCTTTAATATCTTTAGCGATGACATCAACTTCAGACTTGTTAATAGAAACAGGGATAGAGGCTATTCTTTCTTGGCTACCATCGAGGAATGATACCCTTGCAGTAATTTTGCCGGAGTACATCGGGACACTAGATTCTGCGTCTTCTGTAGCAGATAAGCTATCAACCTTTGTTTCGAGGATCTTTGCACCCGCAATAGTTCTTAGATGCGCAGTGAGCGTTCGCTCCGCTTTAAATACAAATTTCGCTTTAATATCCGACAAACGATATTCTTCAGCGGAATCTCTGCGCCGCAATGAATCGACCGCTTTAAACTTTCCGTCTAAATTGTTATCCATGGTGCTCCTCTGCTTTAATGACTTAACGTAAAATTGACATAACTTCTATATAAATAAACTGGCCGATAATAGTGTTTCTGCTTAGTTCGTCATAAAAATTGCACAGGCGACTGTGTATAATTAATATAAGCGACAATATTTGGGCCCGAATTGGCTTCGACTATGTTGCATTTTAGTTAATTGGTGTTCCGGGTTTGTCGGCTGGCCCGGTAACAAGCCGACAAAACATAACTGACAAGTCGTTACTTGCAGTGGCGAATGAGATTGTCAACAACGCGTTTGCGCGCGAATTGGCAGTAGCGTAAGCCCTCGGCCTAATAAGCCGTGTCACCCCAGTAGGTCTTCGCTCTCTTCCCACTACTGGGATCACGAAGAGAGCTGGTGGAGGGTAGCATGAAGCAGTCTACCCCTGTAGTACAGAAGTAAGTTGTCGAACTCAAATCGACTACGACACTAGACGTTAACTAAAATCAATTATAGCACGTGAGTTCGACTCTCACCGGGTCCACCACTTTAAATGAGCGAAGACGATAAGTTCAGAGCAAACCTCTGCCGCATCCTAGGCCATAACTACGATGAGATGGGCGTATGCCTCCGCTGTGAACCGGAGATAAGTGCCCAGCTAAAACACTCTTTATATTCTATGTCTGTGGGACGTAAAATTACAGGTAACCTCTTGGAGGAGGCAAAGATGTGTGCGGCTAACGTTCTAGAAACAATGCGCCAGGAGGGCAAAATAGATTCGTTCTCCGATTTGAGAACATCCCTATCCATCTACGGCTGCCCCACTATATTCGTAACCGTAAGATATCCACAGCAACTGACTAATATCCAACTGCAGGTGCAATTTAGCTAATGGAAATTAGAGGTACGACTTGGGAAATTAAATGCAGCTGTGGCGAATTTATTTCAGCTGATGATAACGCTCATAAGAGTAAATGTTTAGCTTTCCAGGTCAACGGCCTTATTGAGGAATACCGCGTCACCTTAGAAGTTCCTGCAGAGTACATAACTATGACATATGATTTTGAGCCAAGTTAAAAAGTTACGTAGAGATCTCTGTAGAGCTGTAGGACATGCCGAGCTTGACGTTCGATACCGGTGTACCCGTTATAAAAAGTTTAATTGGGTGGGTTATTTATGATGGCGGTTACGCAATAATCAACCCCACGCCTATTATGTCTATAAATATATCATGAGAGATGAAGATCTGCCCGATTTTACCCCGACGCATATTAATTCCGCGATTAAAGAGTTTATTCCAAATCTTTGCTGCGAAGTCAACCCAACCGTAATAGTTTACCGGAAAAGAGTGTGTCAGCGCTGTTTTGACGTATTACGCGCTAGTTATGGAGCAGATGCCTGGATGCTAGGCGGCGGCAGTGAATAAGTTAAATCACCTCACCAGGCCCAAACATTAGGTCTGAACAAAAGTTAAACATGTTTGAGCCGACAAAATCTCTAGAAACTATTCAGGCAGAACTATGCTGTTACGTAGCAAGAGCAGGAGGCTCTGTAGTAATTTCTTGTGACTCCTGCGGATGGTACATCTGTAACGAATGTTTTGTTGCACTGGGCCCAGTATCCGCCCAGATACTTTTACTGGGTACCTGTAAGAATTGTCGTAAGCCTTTCTCCTCCCACCTGGATCACTTGTCCGATCCTTAATCCCTCCTCCAAATTAAACAGCAACCCCGCTGTTTGGCCGTACCTCCCGCGAATTTTATTTGTCGCCCATCGAGGCATAAAGAAGGCGGCATCGCTGCTTCGCAACGCCGCACTCGCTCAATCTAATGAGATATCTTCAGAAACTACGTTTCTTCAGGAGAATCTTCTCTCGGAATAAGGGGATCATCTTGCAAAGTCGCCATGCCCTTCTGGGCTAGATCAAGAAGAATCCACTTCAGTCTAGAGACCTTACATCTAGTGCACTGACGTGGGCCCGGCTTATTGTCCCATGTATGCCCCATAAGGCGACAAAGATCTCTGCGCAGCTTCTTAATTTGGCTTATTCTCATCAGGTCGATCATACCAGCTTATCTAAGTGGACGCCGCTATCATCCAGGAGCTTTATTAACTTGTCGTAAAGCTCTGAGTCATGGATATCGGGATCATAAATAATGTCGTATATCTTCTCGCGCAGCTTCTCTTTCTTATTTTGTCTTTTCATCGGAGAGCTCCATTTTAAATTGACTGATAAGTTCCTCTTGAAGTTTAACTGCCTCCCGGTAATCAAAAGAGGAACTTAGGCCTAACACAGATCGAGTGTACACCTCCGCTTCAACTCGACACTCCTGATCTTTTGTCATCTCAAGATCGTACGCTTGCTTCAGTACTCGCCTAATAGGAGGAATCATGCAGGCGGCAACCTTCTTGTATCCATCTTCGGCCGACATTAATCTACTAAACGCCTCATCGATGGGCTTCACTGCAGCGCTGCCCGACTAACAAAATAGTACAACCCGCCGTACCCTACCACGAGAGTAATGGTACTTATTACTAAAAACCATAGGAAGTATTTAAGATAGATCATTGTTTTCTACATGAATTGTTTCATGTCCACATTCAGGGTAATTACAACAGGGACAATTCTTAAGACGTTCTTCAGCCAACTGTGTTTGGAGTCTCACAACGTACTGTCTCATCTCTCTTAGCGCATGCAGGAGATCTATTACTTTACAATAATGTTTTGTCCCTGCCTCATAATTCTGAAGACATTCAGAGCAGCCCATGATTATCAAAAGGTCTGTCTGGCTGCTTGTCTTGCTGCCTTCGGTACTTCCTTCTTTGTATCCGGAAGCGGTTCCCAGGTTACGCTGCCATCTGCATGAATGACAAATACAATCGGATAAGCTTTCGGATGCAGCTTTCCATCAGATCCAGGCACTAAGACTACGGGTACTCCGATCAAGATGCCTGGATCAGCAGGAGGAGCAGCAGTCGCAGCAGTCGCGGCATACTTGGTTACCCCAACGACCAAGCCTACGATAAAACTAATTAATAAAATCCATCGGATTTTTGTGTTTTTCATCCACCACCTCTATAAAAATCGACATATTCAATTTAATTATACACAGAAACCTAAAATTGGGTTTTAAAATTTTTGGTATATTTTAGGGCGATTTCGGCATTTAAACACAGATTTCGGGGTTTGGGTCGGCCGGATTTGGGGCTGATTTACTCCCAATCTTATACTATAATGTACCCTCAAAAATGCAGTTTGGGTGACAAATTTGGTAAAACCCGGGTACATTGAGAAAAACAAACAAAGTGGAAAAATGCACGATTTTGCCGGGTATATCTACCCCGGCGACATCCCCGGGTATATGCGGAGGGGATGTATACATGAGCGGGGTTAACATACCCCCGGAGGAGGTGGTAGCAATGGAGAAGATGCTTGACATGCTGATGGCGTTGGTCTTGATCGTCAGCTTCGTAGAGTGGATTCGTTCGGAGGTGAACGGATGAACGTTAAGCAGAGAAGGAAGGCGGTGGATACTGATCAAGTCACCGTGCTGGACGTTGTCGGGATGATCGCAGGAAGCGTGATCGTATTCGTTGGCATCTTAGCGTTCATCTTCGTTGCATCATTCAAAGGCTAAGGAGGAAGTATGATCAGCGTGTGTGCTTGGCATCAGCCTAAGCCGATTGTCATAGGGGAGAAGGAGCCTCTAGATGACAAACGTGAGACACACGTCATGTGTAACGATTGCGCGGCAGCTATTAATGCTGAGCTCGATCGAATCGAAAACAGAAGTAAAATCCATAGGAGAAAACAAATGAAGAAGCGAATCGTCAGCATCCTGATGTCAGCGAAGTTCCGCTGGGTTGCTTGCGGCAAGAAGCCGCTGTACATGGTGGACTAGCAATGATCACACAACCGGAGCCTGCTGCTCCTCTTGGTTCGATCGTTCGCATTCGAATCGGAAGCGTGATCAAGACGGAGGAGGACTTAGGGCATTACGTTCTGCATGCGATTTACTCCATGCAGAGCGAGGGTCGTGAGTTCAAGAAGTTGGAGCGCTAGGAGGAGCAATGAAGAAGAAGAAGCTTGTCTTCGTCGTCCAAGTTGACATTGAAGAAGAGAAGGACTTCGACCTCCGAGAACCCAACGTCCGAAAGTACATTCGCGACTTCAAGGAGGAGACCGAAGCATTGTACGACACGCGAGTGAAGATCGATGAGGTCAAGTTGTAAGTCGGTTCAATAGCTATACGCTATTGTATTGATAAGTCGTTTAAAGTTGCTGCTGGGAGAAAACTACAATGAACACTAACCACCCGCTGGACAAGTTCGTGAAGACGGTTGCGCCGAAGATTGTTCGCATCTCTTCGGGAGCGACGGCGTATATTCTGTCGCTCGAGCTGTTGGGACGATTGACGCCGCTGGGAGAGAAGATCTACACCGGCTGCGGCGACGACATGAACAGCATGCAGCGAACGCCCGTTCGTTAGTCAGCGGCCCAAAATTGGAATCGGAGGTCAAATGAAAACGATGGTACTGATGTTGCTGGCGTGTCTTCTGATGTGCGGGTGCAAAGGAGATCAGGCGCCGTTCTTCTTCAACAACGGTCCTGATCAGAATGCGCCTGCGCACAAGGAGTGTCCGAGAGTGAGTGACAGCTGCGGACCCAATTCGCCGCCTCACAAGGAGCTGTGATGAAACAACGACTGTTGTTTATGTACCTGATGTGGAAGCTGAGAAGCTTCTAACCTGTGCTACTTCCATCTGATGAGCCTCGGCGACAGCTACATGCTGTCGCCGAGGCTTTGTCTTTCTACTTGTAAGCTAATAGGAGAGTATATGAACAACGACATGCTGAAGGTTTCCACTGCGCGCCTTATCCTCGTCCGCGAGTTGGCGGAGGGGCCCAAGATGCACAAGCAGCTGCGCCTCGCCTACTTCGGCGAAGGACGAGCCGCTGGCAACGCTGCCAACACGTCCTTCTACAACAAGCTGAAGGCTGCTCTGGCGGATGGCTTGGTGAAGAAGACGGCTGTCGGAATGTACGAGCTCGACACCAAGGGTCTGGAAATGCTGACGTTCGTTCGCGAGCAGAAGATGGACCTGACGGCGGTGAAGAGCGAGGCGCAGGTGAGATGGGAGATGGAACACCCGCAGGCCTAAGAAGTAACTGAAGAGGAGGGAATGAAAGGTCCGATCCCTTTCATAGTCGTTTAAATAAAAGCCATAGGAGAAAACAAATGAGAATAGTGCTGTATGCTTCTATTCTTCCATCTGCCTGGAAGAAAGAATACCGTACGCAGGGCATTAAGAGAGTAGAGAACGTCAGTGATCTCTACGCTCAGCAGCGAGATGGCAAAGGAGGTTATATCGACATCAAGGATGCCATCTTAACGCAGGCGACCCCGTTCTGGATTCTATTCCCGAATCCTCCAGATTGGTCTAACGAAGTGGTGATTCAATTCTCTAAGGAATTGAAAGACATCTATGTTGACTTCGGAGATGAGCCCTCCGCGTATGCGGATCAGCTAATGCCGGAATGTCTAGAAGGAGAAGAAGAACTTACCTACGAGAAGCTTGATGTAGAGAAGTTCTTGAAGCAGAGCGCTCCCCTCTACGGTTCCTGGGTGAAGGAGATTCGCCCCGAAGAGATCATGGGAGTCTACCGGCTGAAGCACAATTCGCAGACGCAGCTGGTTGACGGAGAAGAAGTGCATAAGTGGATGGAACGACAGCCGCGCGTTATAAAGTAACAAAGGAGAAAGCGAAATGAAGAATGAGAGGCAGCCTCACCCACTCGGACCCTGGTTGTTCTACCAAGCGGAGTTCATTAAGATGAGGGACGACATCGGTCATTACATGAAGTTGATGTTCGTCCGGAGAGATGGCAAACCGAACAAAGACTACCAGATGGTCTACGTGTGGGCTCCCAATACGGTCGTCGCTGTTCGTCATATCCTCTTCAGCGGAGAAGAGGATCTCACGAAGTTCAACGACGCGGTAATTCCTCGGAGGGAATGACATGGGTGAGAAGCTTCCGAAGTTGTATCCATACCTCTTCACAGAGCGGCAGCGTTCCATCATTCACGCTGCTCTGGAAACAGAGTGGGAAGCAACCAGAGCTCTTCTAAAGGGAGAAGAGAACCGAGATGAGCTGATCACAATACGTGACTATATGAGTGAGACGGAGACACTCATGAAACAAATGAAGGAGGGACAATGAGCAAGAAAGATAGACACATAGTCGTTCCTGATACGTTTGAAGAGGCCGAAGCTGCTGACACCAGTACTCTTGAATCTGATGGAATCATGGAGGCTGCTTCACACTTTGTTATGAGTGAGACGGAGCCCCTCGAGATCACAGAAGAGTATATGTGCACGGCTTGCTTCGACGTTTTCACCAAGGCTGACCTTAATGGTAACCTCGATGACTGCCCTAACTGCAAAGAGAAAGAAGTAATCATGGAGAGGTGAATCGAAATGAAGAAGAGAAGGAAAGAATTCATGGTCACAATCAAAGTGAAGTGGAGAACGTCTGATGGGATCTTTGCGTTGGAAGATCTCCACGCGCTTCTTCAGAAGTTGAATAATGAATTAGAGGCGACGGAGAAGGGAAAGTTCGAAGCAGGAACGACCGGCGCGACGTTCACCGCTAAGTAACAAAGGAGAAATCAAATGACTAAGAAAGATAAAGTAGCACTAGAGAGGGCTTGGAAGAGAAAGATGGAGCTTACTGCGAAGGCACACAAGATCCTCTTAAGAGGATCTAAACACTTCGAAAAGGTTCAATCGGAGATCTTCAAGAAGATACGTGCTAGGGCCCTTAAGAGACAGGTGAGGGAGCCGTGGATGGCTACGACCTGGATTCCTGTCGTAGCTCCTCACTACGCTCCTTTCGATATAGTTGTTCGTATCGGGAGCAGAAGCAAGAAGCTCAGATACACCGTTAAGTAAAATAAAACCAATAGGAGAAACTAAAATGATGAAGATCACGTTCGAGAAGATGAAGATCCTGACGGCGCTGATCAACGGACCGAAATCTCACAAGCTCCTTCGCTTAGAGTACTACGGAGAGGAGCGAGCGAAGAACCCTGCTAACACTTCCTTCTATAATCAGCTCAACCGGATGATGGAGGCTGGACTGATCCAGAAAGATGTTGTGGGCGTCTACAGCATCACGGAGTTCGGTCAGCAGGTTCTTGAGGAGGCTATCTAGCATGAAAACATTATCAATAATCGAGGCGGTGATGGCTGCGTACCCCGACGTGAGATCATACGAGGTAACTCCTATGTTTGAGAACGAAGACGACCTCATTAAGTTCGCCCGCGAATGTGCGGCTTCAGTTGGAGCGAAACTCGTCATCGATGTACGGCCATCAGACTACTTATAGAGAGGCTATCTAACATGGAGATACCCGATGAATCCAATAGATGAGAAGTGCGTCTTCTGCGACGACGTAGCCGTAATAGAAGTGTGCGGAGAGAAGCCCGACGTCTGGATAGCAGTATGCCAGGCACACATTGATGACTACCGGGTGCAGCTCTGCACTATCTGTGGGTGTCTTCTAACTAAGCACGCGGCTACCTGTTCTAAGAATCCCGCTGCGGGAGGTGGCGCATAAGACTACATGCATCTGTCTGGGCCCAGGGGACAGGCAATTGTCTCTGCTACCCATACGTGTGGTGAGGTCTCAGGTGCACCTCACCAAAATAAAAAGGCCTTAAGTAAAATATATCCTCAGCGTCTGCGCACGACTCTATAGCCTTATCCTCACAAAAAGATATAGGGTCGATAAGTAAAATATCGCATCACCTTCATAGGAGCCTATACAAATGCTGACCCATGAACGCAATAAGAATCCTCGGACGAAGCGAGGGTGCCTCGCTTGCTACCAGATCGGTTCCACCGGAAAGGCGTTCGGATACATCGAGCTGACCTTGATGCCGATGTACGTCTCGAAGAAGGAAGGGGCGCCGCAGAAGTTGCCGGTCACGAAGGTCGTTGGTCTTTGCTTCAAGCATACCAAGGAGATGTGCGACCAGAGTCAGGGCTTCTGGCAAAAGACTCCCTTCGGGAAGATTCCCGTTCGCGATGAGGTCTACGCTCTTCGAGCGGAGTCCAAGGCCGTTAAGACTCCTTACTCCGCTCGGGACGAAGAGAAGACTTACCGGTCGGCGGCGCCGGGGGAGAGACCCTTCCTTCGCGTTCCGATGTGGTGGTGACATGAAGGCAAGCATCTTCGACGCGGCGGAAGTAGAACTTATCTATGGCATCCTCAATAAGATTGCCATGGCGGTTCCTCTGGATCAGACGGACAAGTCCGTGGCGAAAGCTCTGGTTGCCCGGTCGTTCGACTGGACGCTGGCGAAAGCTCTGGCTGCCCGGATCGAAGCGCGAGACAGTAAGCTTTATCCTCACAAAAGCTTTAATGGTCTTTAAGTAAAATAGATCATCGACGTAGCCGTTCAACGATATAAGTCCTTAGGGTGACCTAAGGCAGGAGAAAGAAATGTCCAACGAAGTCAAGCCGTTGCAGGTCAAGGAAGGGATGGTCGTGATTCTGCGGGCTCTGGAGAACGGGCCGCTCGGGTTCTCCAAGCTGCGGACCGCGTACTTCGGAGAGGGTCGCGCGAAGCTGCCCGCCACCACGGCCTTCTACATGAAGACCAAGGAAGCGCTGGAGAAGAAGCTGATCCAGAAGATCGACAAGACCTACAGCCTGACCGAGCTGGGCCAGGTGACCATCGCCGCTGTTCCGGACGAGGTCAAGGCCTCGGCGAAGTCCGAGGCGCAGAAGGCCTTCGAAGCCAGCCCGAAGGGCATCGCGTGGGCCGCGGCGCAGGCCGAGACCGAGGTCGCGGCTTAAGAACCGGACCCTGCCTTAGAGACGGCCGCGGCAGATCTATATGGTCTGCCGCGGCCTCTGTACAGAGATATCCGAGAGCCAGCCGTATATACCTAGACACAGTCTAGCCGTCTGGCTGATAGGCTTGGGTATCTCTATACAGGGGCTTGCAGTTAGTGGACGTGTAGCTAATGGAGTCCTGAGCAATCTCTATAGACAGTGGTATAGAGTTGAGACTGATACAAGTCCACTGGATGCATCTACTCGGTGCTACAAAATAGAGTACGCTAGTAGGAACCGGTGGCTCAGAGCTATGACCTCTTTATTCCGGAGGCCCATAGACACAGCTCCCTAATTAAAGGGACAAAAGGCCATCCTAGTACAGGGAATAGAAGGACGCTAGCAGTCACAGAGTTGGACGCCATAACGACTAGCAGCGCGTAGAGACTAGTCGAGTTAGTCACGGATGAGCTAGGCCCAGGTGAATCGATACCTGCGAAGGCGGGAGCGATCCGTGCACATTTTGTACCGCCGTTGAAGACCAATAACCATACAAGCGAGGTGTCATATGGCTTCGAAGGTCTATCGTCCCGACTCACTCGGTCAGGTGATGGAGATGAATCACTCCGCCCTGTGCTTCAAGTCGCATAAGGAATTCCGTCCCGTCAAGGAAGCTTACAACGTGGCCAAGGATCTCTTCGTCAGCGAGGAGCAGCTGTTCCAGCAGGCCGTCGAACGCTGGCACAAGGCCAAGGAAAATTTTCGGAACGCCCGGCAGCATTTCCGGATCTGCCTGGAGGCGCGGCAGACGCTTCAAAAAGATTGCCCGAGGTGCGAGCTGAATCGCTCCCTCACGGAAAAGAAGGACTAGCCTTCGTAGGAGGTCCAATGGATGAGACAGTCGTAGACTGGCTCGGTAGACCGCTGGGCATCGTAAAGAAGGAAGGGGATCGTACAACCGTCACCTCATGGACGGGAGATCCCCTCGGATCGGCAGATAATAAAGGTACGCGTACGTGGCTGGGACAACCCGTAAGTCCCAACAACGTGCCAGACCTCTTGCTGCCGAAGAAGTAAGTGCCCTACACTAGGTAACTAGGTAGGTTTGTCCGTATACCGTAAGGAGAAATACCATGGCTACGCATACGCATCCGTCCACCAAGGCCGCGGCCGTCCCCGTTCAGACCGCGATGTCCAACAAAGCCGGGAAGCTGACCCCGGGCCGCATCGTCCTGCTCCGAGAGCTGCACAAGGCGCCGGGCGGCATCCTGAGCTTCGGTCAGCTCCGGATGGCGTACTTCGGGAAAGAGAGGGGCGCGGGCAACAAAGCCACGACGGCGTTCTACATGGCTCTGCAGCGCGTGATCGAGTTCCTCTGGATCGACAAGAACCCCGAGGGCGGCTATCGGCTGTCCGAGGCGGGAAAGGACATCATCGAAGCGGAGCTCAAGAAGGACCCGCGCGCCGTGGACCGCGCTCAGTCGCAGGCGGCGTTGAAGTACCACGTCGCCTAGTAGCGTAAGCCGTACGATCACCTGAGCCCAGCCGGGAGGGCGGCAGCACTATCCCGGCACAATTTTGTTATACGTGGGATGTCGACTTAACTTCGAGGTATTAAAATGCTCCGAGAAGACATCAGTGCCACCATTCCCACCCTGCCTACCAGCGTCGTCTCTCCTGTCCATACCGAAGGATGCCGGACATCCCACCAGACCTTCAAGGAGAGACAGGCGCGGTACGAAGCCGCCAAGCGTCGCAACAAGGCTGCCCATGAGGCCTTCAAGGCCGCCGTCGCTTCTTGGGAAGCCGAGAAAGAGAAGTTCCGAGAAGATGCCGACATCTTCTTCACGACCTTGGACATCCGCAAGGCCATCCAGAGCAAGTGCGCCGGCTGCTGCGGCGGTCGCAAGACCAAGAGGTAACCCATGGATCTCGAAAATCCTAAGTGCCCTTTCTGGTCTAAGCGCATGACCAATAAAGATCTCAAGGCTCGCCGGTGCGCCTCCCAGCAGCTTGTGCCTGTGCCAACCCCTAAAGGCAAGACCCTCTTGATCTGCCGGCAGCACAGGGCAGAGTTTCTTCAGACCGGAAAAGTCCGCACCAAGGTCGAAGCCAACCAACCTTACTCGACCCGCATCTACCGACCCACGGAGTGGCACAAGTGAGCGACAAAGAAATCGCCAAGCGCTGGATGGATCATCTCTACGGAGTGACCAAGTGAGATTCTGGAATGACTTCCTCAGCCTCTTGATGGGCATCTATCTGTTCACATTCGGATGGATGTTCGTTTGGGGACTGATGTCCCACGTCGACCCCGTTCTTAACAGGTCGAATCGTTATCGATTCGAATTGATCTGCCCTGGCTATCAGCTCGGCAGATGGCTTACGGAGGCCGTCAAGTGAACGAACCTATCATACTTCCAAGCGGATGGATCATCACCGCGGACCCTAAGGCCGAGGGATGCAAGCGCGCCATCGTCTTCCTTAAGAAGCGAATCATCTTTATGTCGCCGGCCATGTTCAGTTTGCTGGAAACCGACAGGAAGGCTGTCTTGGCCTCTCTTAAGTTCCTGAATGCCGATGCCCTTCTGGATGCCGAAATGGCCGGGTCGCGCACAAGCGGAGTGGCCACATGATCTTGCTCCTGATCCTCCTGGCACTGTACGCTGCTCTCTTCCTCGGATGGGATGTATCCCGCTATGACAGGGAGAGAGGGGTCTGGGCGGCGTCGCTCTGGTTAGTCGGAACCGTTCTCTTAGCCGTCCTGGTCTTCCTCCGGCTCTTCCCCTGGTGGGTCGCTTTGATCTTCCAGTTCTGGTTGGACCAGGTCGTCAGCAACTTCAAACGGATCGACGGTAAAGAAGAAGTAGATTCTAATTTCTAGAAGGCAACGTAAAGGAAGGAGATATCATCTTCTATGATAGAGATAACCTTTGTGATGCAGCCGCATCCGAAACGGCCCGGCTGGTGGCAGCCTGTCGCCGTGGCGACGGTCTCCGAGATCATGAAGGACGGGAGCCGCCAGCCTATCAAGGGGACAATCGTCGTCGCACCCTGAACCTAAAATTTGGTTTTAGAATTGCAGCAGGCCGAACCGGGGCCACCGTGAAAGGATCGTGAAAGGATGTAGAAGCGGGGTTAACGACAAATCTATGATCAGAAAAGGTTCTTTTATTGTTCCTCATCCTAATCGTTATCTACCTTTAGTTTACCATGGCAAGGTAGGTAAGGTTGAATTAGCGGGTAAGAAAGGGGAAACGCTTGTCGCTAACTTACTCTCCGTTAAATTTGAAGGATCAGGGATGACGGAACCTTATCGGTTATTCCGGAAGGATGAAGTAAGACCAGCGACTAGAGAAGAAGTACGCGCACATAAGTTTGTTATAAATGTCGCGACAATGACAATAAGGAAGTAGTATGAAGAGAAAGGCGATCTGGACAGCATACGGCGTAGGTGTTATTACCTTCTATATCGTATGCTCGTGTTGTGTATTAATCAGGATGAAGCAGGCCCAGTTGCGGATTCGCTTAGAGAAGCAAGCTCTTTGCGTTCAACGGGGAGGAACTGACGCTTACGTTGATAGCGACGGCTACTGCGTAAAGAAGGTCATACCTAAATAATCGGAGATCCTGTGAAACGAATAGGCGTTATGTTCTTGGATTGTATCCAGTGCGCCTTATGTGTTCATATCGTTTATGACAATGGTAAGGCGAAGTGTATGCTTTGTTCTACCATTAGGCCTCTCCCAGAGCTTCCTAAATGAGATACATACTTCTGTCGCTACTTCTCTGCGGGTGTGGAGAGGTAAGACCTTTGCCGACATTACATTATACCTGCTATAAGAACGACAAAGAGGTCTTTAGCGGAGATAGAGACGTCCTTACGTTGTCGGCAGAGGATCGATTTGATAGGTGCGTCGTGCGAGAAAGATGAAAGTTAGAGCTTCTGGTTGGGTAATCCTTAAAGAGGGTAAGAAAGATCTAGCGTGTCTTATCAATAGGCATGCTCTGTGTAATGAAGAATGTAACAAGTATAGATCTTGTCGTAGGAGAAAGAGAGCCCATTGTTTGCGGTGTGATACTATTTTCGGATGGGCTAGATTAGATACCTTCCGTTCGTCGAAATGGAAGAAAGCTGCCATAGGTAATTCATTAGAGAGTTCATGATGCGCCAAGTTTGGTATCTTATCAAACCAGGTAGTACCAATCTAATTTGTTTAATCAAAGGGCATCTACTCTGTAGAATATATTGTCGCGTAACTAAGGCGTGTGGTAGAAGAGATAGAGCGCATTGCCCACGCTGCGGAGCTCTTACCGGATATCTAAAACAAGAGCGGGTGACTAATAAATTTCCTGAGGTACTGATAGACGGCGACGGATACGAATCTTAGAGGTACCTAACCTCACAAAAGGTTCTATGGGCGAAAGGTAAAATATAAGATGAGGATGACAATGACAACCATCTGCATCGCTTCATTGTTAGGACTCGAGGCAGTGAAGATTTACCTTTGCGCCAAGGCGTGGCGACTGCTAATGGAGAAAAAGAAATGAACCTCTTCAAGGCAGTAGAAACCTGGTTGTCGACATACCTATACACCACCAATGCGACCCTTCTTTTGATCATCGTTCTTTCGATGATCGTCGGGGCGTTCATAGGGAGACTATTGTGAGCAAGAAGATCAAGATCACGCGCCCTTTGAAGAGGCGGAAGACGAGGTTTCTCACAGGGAAGATTGTCGTTCGACCGTCTACTTGGCAAAGCTTCGGCATGCGATGGCTTACCAATCAGGCCGCCACTAAGAGCGATTATCAGACTGTCGGAGGCACTGAATGAGCACAGACAAAGTCGTCTGCAAGTGCGGTTCATCTTACGAGAGTAAGATCGAGATCAAGGTTGTCGAGGGAGTCAAGATCCCTGTCACCGATAAGAAGTGCCCTGGATGTCAGAAGAATGATAACTGGCTTATCGCTGAGAGCATGGAGCAAGTGAAGCTCGCTTGCGAAGAGGAGATGGCTTGGGCGAGGCTGGAAGCGGAGCGGCAGTCATCAGAACTTCACTATCCGAAAGACTGCTTGGACAGCAATTGTCATCAGTGTGATCCCCGATACAAGCAGCCCGTTTGAGCAGCTGGATTGGGTTGATGACCGCCAGCTACTTCTCCCCCTATTTACCCATATCGACAATGACCGATATCATAGTGTTTGTGATAGTATGGAACTTGATTGGGGTAGCAACCCTGTTCACGATTACTTCACCGAAGGCAAATTGCCGCTGCGGTAAAGTCGTCGAGGAGATCATTCCTCTAAAGCCTCTACTCAGGTTCATGACACGGATTGCTGCCAAATGGTCGCAAGAGAAGTATGGCACAGCCATGCTGATGCTAGCAGCTATCTTCCAAGCTGTGCCTGTGCTCGGCGCATGCGAACTCGTCCGCCGCTTTCATTTGAGTCGCCATGGCTCCCGCTGCTTGGTTTACCAGATGGTGCTGCTGGAGAGAAAGTAAATTGTCGGCGTCAGTCCTTCCCCAAGGCCAAGGTGTCAGTCGCCTTGGGGCTTTTTGTTAGGGCCGACAAGAGCATTTCTTATAGTATAAAGGTCAGACCCTAAAATTATATTCCGACAATGCTGATGCATTTAGCTCATTCTCGGGAAACATTTTAGGTTAAAGTGGATAGAATTTTGAGGTACACCCTCAAATTGATTTAGACTTATAGTAGTAGAATCATAAGAAAGTCGCTGAGAATCCAAAGGAGAGCTTCTCCGCAGCTGTCGGCGGACTACTTGATCATGGTGACCTGCGCGGCTAACGCACTCTACAAAAATTAGGGAGGTGAATGTTATGCGGAAGATCAGCAAGAACCTCGATAGAGGCATCCGCTACGAGAAGCCGCGCTGGCTGCAGAAGGAGACTGAATATGGTTATGGTCCCTTCCACTACAGCCGCGTCGAAGACTTCCTCAAGAGCACCGATGATCCGGTCTTCGTCAAGTTGTACGCCGAGTTCCGGGATCTGCAGCTGAAGGTGGAGCTCTCCGACAATGAGGAGGCGCGACGTCTCATCGAGGCGTTCTTGAAGTAGTCATGATGAAGAAACAAATCGTCATCGACAAGATTATAGTCCCCGAAGGACTTCATGTGCACCCCAGTTATTTTAACTGGCACAACAAACATTCCTCTGTCGAAGTTTTTGTCGAAGGTAAGGGATCGTTCAACGTCGACAAAGGATGTTCTGATTTATGCTTTGCACTCTGGCAGAGCAATATTTATACGACCGAATCTTGCGAAGATGGATATGTGCGCCTCGACAGAAAACAAGGTCTGTTAAAAGAATTGAATTCATACCAACAGAAGATGTGTTTGTCATCACTCGCCAAAGAGCATCTCACGATGTTCCATATAGCCAAGGTGTCTGAGAAAGATCATCTCCTATATGACGATCTCTTTATCATTTGGGGAGTTTGGGTGGAGAGATTAAAACACCTGGGCTTAAGGAATCGCGTACGCTGGGTTATATAAGAAAGTCGCTCAGAAGAATGGAGTACATGTACGATGGGTATTGAACACGAAGTCACGCCGACACTCATGGAGTTGAAGGACCGCATCGTCTCCTTGGAAACCAAACTCGCCGCCTACGAGCATGGGACGGACGACGCGGATTTGAGGGAGGCGCTAGAGGAAATCAAGTACGCAGGATCGCCCCCAGGCTGGATGCACGAAATTATCTCCGGCACCCTGCGCTCCGAGCGGGCGAAGGTGGCGGAGTTGAAGGGGATGACATCTTACGGGACTATGAGCGACCTGGGCGTGGCAAGAGCGGCCATTCGTCAGGAGTATGCTCGCGCCGAGTCCGCCGAGAGCCGGGTCAAGGAGTTGGAGGCGAAGGTCGCGGGGTTAGAAGCGCAAATCAGGAGGTCAATCTAGTGGCCACGAAAATAGATCAGAAGTGGGCGCAGTCGATTCTTGCCAACGTCAACGCCCTGATTTCCGAAGTGGAACGTCTCGAAGGTCAGGTCGAGTCGCTTGAGGCCCGCGTCAAGTCGCAGGGCGAGGCGCTGGCGGGGGCTGAGAAGGCGCTGGAAAACGCTGTGCCTAAAGTTCATGAATATTTGCCCAGCGTCGCTAATGACTTGACTACTGCCCTCGCCAAGCTGCGCGAGTCCGCGAAGGACGCCCGCATCGCCGATCTTCTGGAAGCAAACCAGGACTACGAAAAATACCAGGAAGAGGCGGAAATTAAAATCGCCGACCTGTCCGCGCGGCTGGAGGAGGCGCGCCGGAGTGCAGAAGACCTCGCAAAGACGGAATGCACATGCGGTGCTGACGACGGAGATAATCTCGGTTCCGGCGGTCAGGAGACGCGGTGCTTTATCCACGAAATACTTGCCCGCCTCGGCTCGCCGTCCCCGGTGGCGGCGCTCAAGGACAAGGTGGTGGAGTTAATTCAGGACGCGATAGACAATGGCGAGTACGACGTGTCGCAACCGGTGCTCGATGCAATGAAAGCCCTCGCCGCCGCCAAGGCCCAGGAGAAGCCGTGAAACATTTTATCGGCGGTTCTGCGCTCGGATTTACTCTGTCCGTATTCATGCCGAAAGAATGGCCAAATTGGCTTGGGGCGCTTCTTGGAGGGTTAATAGCCTGGGGACTACTGCCATAACCCCTCCAATCTAGTATAAGATCTTTCTCGCTACCAACAACTTACCATGAAGTATAAGCCTGGCACCTACGTTGTTCCGCTCGAAGTTTCTCCGGAAGAATGGGAACATGCTCCCTACTATAGCATTGAAATGGATCCGTACATAGGACAGGTAGGAAAGGCTGTCTCTCAATCCCATTCTGATAAAAACGTCTACCGCGTAATCTTTGAATTGTCTGCATATGATAAAACATTCTGGTATAGAGAGCACTGGCTTAGGCTAGCAACTGAAGAGGAGATCAGGAACTACAAGTTCATTAAAAACATCCGAAGGATGTAAGGAGGAGCCATGAGAGTAGCGTGCCTTGTTGTCACTGCGTTTGTGCTAACGATCTTCGCAGGAAGTTTTGCTCTCATCCTCATTGAGGATCCCCCTCACCCCGACGGAGTACAATTTTTATTAGCCCACGACAACTGCCGCATCTACGCGATTTGGAAAGATAGCCATGCTCATTTCATTAGCGTGTGTCGCAGTACCTTTGACCCTACCACTACTCGACATACCGTAGCACCCGTTGCAAGAAAAGAGATCACCCAATTCTAATGGAAATTATGATCGGAAAGAGTACAACGGAATTTTTACGTACTCTTTTACTCATCACAGTCGTGGGTCTAACGTTAGTAGGCCTTCTCTTTGAAGTGGATGGTTGCATGGATTACGGAACCAACATTATTGAAAGCCAGCTTGCTATTCAGCGAAGGCAACATCTTGACCACAAAGGAACTTACAAATGGTTCACGAAGCTACTGAAAAGGAATGTGAACTGATTAAGAATCGGTTCATGCGAATGTATCCAAAGGATAAACCTCTTTCGAATTCAGAAGCAGCAATGGTCGTCATCGCACTGAAGACAGGAAGGCAGTGGTTAAGGGTTCTGAAAGAAGAAACTGCCCCGAGATAAGATTCTTATACTAGTAGTTCTCCACCTCACAAAAAGACAACTGGGCGATAAGTAAAATATAATGAACACCAGCCATTATGAAGAATAAACTGTTACTCGCCATAGCGATGATTGTGGGGACTCTTTCTGCCTGTAAGCGCGAAGAGCAAGCGAAGAAATCTTACTGGCATCAAGAGCGATCAGGTTGGTTAGAACGATATCACGACGACGAGAAGAATGTAACCTGCTGGCTAATACCGGCAGGCCTCTCTTGCATCCCTGATTCGCAGCTGCAATCCTGCCACACAAATTTTCCATTGAATGAGTGGACGACATCAAAGCCGCGAATCTGCCCTAGATAAATAAATTTGCTGGTGCGCTTCTTAATACAACAAAGGACCAGGATATTAAAGACAATGATAAAATATGTACATGGGCTTAACTTGGTCACAGCAGCTCTATGCCTTCACGGCGCCATGGACGCGTTTAAAAGAGGCTGGAAAGCTATCGCTTTGACTAATTTTCTTCTGGCTGTAACGAATGTACTTGTCGTATTCTTCTAAGAGGAGACTCCATGAAATACAAGAGCTACAACGAGCCGGGCAGCGATCGTCGCAAGAGGAAGTATTCTCGCCGCGAAGTGTATTCGTTCAATCGCGAGCTTCACACCTCCAGATCGAAGAAGGAAGCTCGCGCTAAGGATTCCGCCAAGTAATAGCAGGTCGCTAGGTTAATAGTAGTGTCAGCAGAAGAGGAGAAGAGATGAAGAATCTGAAGCGCAGGAGAGGTCGCCCTCAAGATCTCACGGAGAAAGACGTTCAGAAGATCATTCGGGGAGTCAGACATAACTGGCTGATCGAGCGAGAGAAGCTTCTCTTGAAGAACAATTAACCTCCCTTTAAACAAGGAGGAGTAACATGAAGTTGCTAAGCAAGACGATGGGAGTAATATCTCTTATCGTCATCGTAGTAGGGCTAGTATTGTGCCTCAATGCACGGGCTAATGTGGAACCGTGTGTCTGGCCTAACCACTGCATCACCAAGTAAAAGAAAGCTTAGGCTTTGGAAATACAGAGTCTAAGCCAATTTTGTTTACAGGAGAGCATATGATCCCGAAAATCCTTGGAGTCGTAGTTGTCGCCACACTTGTCGGGATGTTGATCTACAATCCGCAGGCGCAGTGGAACAACCACTGGAAGAATGTACAGCAAGAAGAAGTCTTCCCTGACAACGCTCTTATTCACCAGAAGATGTTAAATGAACATGTCCCTCCGATCTTTACGTCGAAGCCTCCATTCTTTGGAATGGGAGATACGATGTCGTATTTGATTCACGGCGATCAGACGAAGAAGTAATATCTACGTAAGGAGAAATCAAATGGCCGATCCACAAGGTATGGACACAAAACAGTTGGTCAGCTATCTTTGGACCAATCGCAACAACCCGAGGAAGCTGACGGAGGTGGGTTTCGGAGTCGCCGACGCCCAGTCCTACTTCAGGCGCTTCCCGCAGTTCGTTCCGAAGTAGATTTCGCGGGGTCGCACCCTGCGGGTAACTTCCGCCTTTGGAAGAGTTAGCCACGGCATAGAGCCGTGCATAATTTAGTTCAGCGAAGGCTGACTAGAACTTACGCGAAGAAGCTCTCTGGGTTGCAATTGGGCTTCTTCGCGTAATTACGAGAGGGAGATGAACAGCCCTTCAGAGATAATTTCCCTCTCGACCAATTTGGGAGTGATAGCCCAGACAGACACTCGGACAGCTACAAGGGGCTATAGAGTGTCAGATGCGGATCGAATGCCTCATCCATATCGATCCTCTACAGGTGTATGTAAAGAACGAGATACACTTGAACTAGCCCATAGGCTAGAGTAAGTCACTCCTCATGAGAGTTCGTTTAATCAGAGTGAGGGGTGCACAATTCATTTGTGGGCTCTTAGCTTAGTTGGTCAAAGCACCGACCTCATAAGTCGGCAATCATTGGTTCGAGTCCAATAGGGCCCAGATTTTGTAAGAGGGATAGTCACACGCAGTAGACTCAAACCAATAAGATCTACTGTAGATGGATCAAACAGTTGCGAGGAGGAAGAGGCTGCCGCATAAGGGCCCCAACTGAACCTCGGCAAGCCAACTGTGCTAGGCGTAGCTTGACGCTGAATTTGCCCCTCTTACTTACTTCTTAAGGAGGCTGTATGCCTGAAGCCAAGCAGACTGTTTACACCGTCACCCTCAATGAAGAGAAACCTCCCCTCATGGTAGGGGAGACAGTTTACCACAACAATCCTATCCTCAATATTGTCTTCACCGGCAAGGGCTACCCCTCCACTCTAAAAGTGGGAGTAGGGAAGGTTCGCATGATTCTTCATGCTCTCCCGGAGCTCGTCGCCTTCTACGAGAAGTATAAGGGGAACCTTAGCTCAGCCGATTAGATAAGTTTTGTCTCGAGAAAGCGCAAGGATTTGCGCGAACAACCCTGCTGGGAAGTCGGGGAGATCCTGCGATTGTAACGGACCTTAATCCACGAATTTGTCGGAGGAATACTATGTCGCGCAAGAAGAATAACTGCTGTAAGCTATACCGCACATCTAGAGGGGGCTCTCTTAATCTAGAAATACACTCGGATTATTGCGTGACACTCCAGCAGTGCGGTTGTGGCACTAAAGGATGTAAGGACATCCCTGAACTAACCCAGAAAGAAATGGAGAATGCTTACCGCTGCTTCTTTACTCCTGAGAAGAAACAGGAGCGCGAGAAGATCTCCAGGGAACTTTAAGATCAATTGTTCTATGAACAAGGGTATCTGTTGTTTAATTAACCCCTGCGTTAAGTGTCGAATCTGCAACGAGAGCTGGTGCGAAGAACACTGGTTTGGGGTCGTTGACTCCAACACTGCTACCTCCCATTCATCTTCTTCCAATGAGTATGGTGGATGGGGAGTTTGCCCAAAGACCAAGCAGCACGTGCGATGGGATTCATCCAACTCTACTCGAGATTCGATATCTTGGATTTGCGCCGCTTAAGATCTTCCTTCCGCTAGTTTGGAAGGAATAGACACGTTAGTCTTCAACTGAAGACAGCTGTCGAAAGGTTAACGAGGCTAAACCTTACAAAACCTCGAGTACGATAACGCTCAACTCGAGCGTTCAAATGACCGGAACAGGAGCTCCTGAAATCCTAGTTAGTCACGGAGCGCGTCGCGAGGATTGGTGCTATCGAGAGATAGCACTTGGCGGACACCTCCAGGTGTTCGTTCATTTTCAAGTCCACACGAACATCCGTGCTATATTTATGGGCTCACCTCCTCCTGATGGTAGAGAACTTTGTTGCCAAATCAACCCTGCTCCTCTTTACATCATTCATAACAAGAAGATGGAGTACAAATTATGCGCGTTCTGCACACAGCCTATCTGTGAGCTGTGCATCGAAACATATAAGGCCTTAGACTTTTATCACCACAAATCTTGCAGAGATACGTGTCCTCACGATCGAAAGCATCATACCTTCTTCGCTCCCGATTTCGCGGCTTCTCCGTAGAAAGATGGAACAATATAGATGCCTTGAGTGCAACCATTCGTGGGAAGCCTCCACAGGACCTCAAACGTGTTCCTGTAAATCAATTTGGGTGTTATGGATTAACCATCCACTCATTCAGAAGTACTCCTAAGTCTACCCAACAACGCCCTGTTAGTCTTAATGGTAGAGCGCTCCCTTTACACGGGAGAGAAAGAGGTTCGATTCCTCTACGGGGCACCACTTTATGAAATGGCCAGACGGGAGGGATCTCTGCTGCACTGTCAATAGTTCATGGTTATGCTGCACTTTATGTCGTAATCCGATATGCGACACCTGCGGTGAATCTTATAAGGTAGAAGGATATTTCCACCATCGCCGCTGCTGGACTGCATGTCCTCATGGCGCATTTTTTCATAGTCGATTCGACGACAGACAATAAAGAGAATTCAACCCCATGAAAAGTTCTTGGACCACTCCCGAAATGTCGCTCTCTCAAAGCTGGATGAGAACTGCTCTGGAAGAAATGTTCGTTGCGCTACGACGTCAAGGACAAGGACTAACTTTGGATCAAGAAGATGTCATCTGGGCTACTATGGGAATGCCTCGATATCCTACTCCTCTTGTTCGTAAAGGTATCGGAGTGAATGATACTCTCTCGCCCTCTGCGCCAGCTCCCGCTGCTCCCGCTGCTCCCTTACCTGCTAAGGCAGGGGATACGCTAAGCTTTCCCTCTCCTATCGCGGAAGACACAGAGATGCTAGAGGCGCCGCGGATCGATATCACTCAGACCGATGAATATAAAGCAATGCTAAAGGCACGCCAGGAGAGAGGATCATGACGATAGGATCAGGGATCGCTGTCGTAGGGATTTGGCTTGGAGTAGGGATAATCAGCAATAGAGATCCTGCCCGCGGCATGTTTGCCGCATTCTTCGCAACATTCGCTACAATGATGGTTTGCGCTCCAAAGTAATATAACCTGTAGCCGTAAGGCTATGATAGCTCCGCCCTTCAGCACCGTCAATAGGGTAGTTAGTCACGATTGTTAACTGGGACAGAGGGAGACGAAAGTCAACATTACCTCATACCGAGTTAATATACCGTGCACATTTAAATCTAGGCGGCAAAGATGGTCCTATATGGAATAGACTTCGTCTTTAATGTCTAGCGAGATATCGGGGCTCCAAGCCCCTTGACCGCTTAACCAATGTGGGAGCGGCGGTCAGATAAACCCTCGGCAGCGGAGGGCAATACAGCTGAGCAGGAAGATCGCCTATCCCACAGCATCTTACTTGACAATGCAAGTCATGAAGAAGCTGAAGGCCCTCAGAGACATAGGTAACGTCTACGGTACAGTAGGAGAGAGGTCCATCCACTTTCCGTGCAAGGAAAGTAACGGTGCGCGCCATACACCCTGTACCTCATTTTGGTGAACCAGAGCACCTACATAACCTCGAGTGGTCTTATATACGATTCCACGCTTGCAGAGGTTCTCTGGCGGTAGACTAGAAAGGACATCTAGTCTTCTAAAGTACCTTGCGCAGGGCAAGTAAAAACCTGAAGTCCAAACCAAGGGAGAAGAACATGAAAGCCATCGATGGTATCGACCTGAAGACAGAGCTCGCTGCTGTCCAGCAGCAGGAGCTCGAAGAGCAGAAGCAGAAGCTGCGCGTCAAGATCGCGCATATCCGCGGCCAGCATTCCGAGGCAGCGGGTTCAGTCAGGAAGCTTCGAAAGGACTTGGAGAAGGCCGAAGCTTCCCTGGCGAAGCATCAGGCGCGACTCGCCAAGCTGGAAGCTGGCGACTGGTCCGTTCTCGACGAGGAGAAGGATCAGAAGCAGGGCAATCAGACTCCTGCTGCAGAGTAATTAGCCAGGTCCACTACAGTACACGAAAGACCTAACAAGATAGCGCACGTATGGAAGTAGATATAAGACTCCATACGTGCGCTATCTCTTAAGTTGGAAACCATGCCCAGACTATATTGGCTTACATTAGAGGTAACTTCCGTAATAATGGCATTTGATGGGATAGTAACGGCTGTTTATAGTCGCCTCTTCAATGGCGAAGGGTGGGAAAGTTGCGCTTGCGGTAAGCGGTTTTTCCGTGACCCTTTTTACAGAGATGAACCAAAGTCAGTTATTGTAGTATGGGCGTACTTGCTATTCCTTCTTTACCTATACTTGCCTTTAATAATCCCCTCAGAAATAGCCCAGAGACTTTTTCACCAACGAAAGTGTCTGCCATATCAATTAAGTAAAATTCACCATGAAGATGACACCACGTCAAATTATTGATGAACTTGCAAAGATGGATTATCGCGAGATGAAAGAGTTTCGAGTCCGTCTTATGGAGTATCTCGGGATCGACTTAGGACCTGACGATGGCTTAAGTTCTTCCGTTGCAGCAGGCCCAAAGCAACCTGTCTTGACAGGGGAGGCGAAGAAGTTCATCGACAGCCTATGAATTACGCTCACATTGACGAAGTCATGAAGGCATATGAGAAGTCAAAGGCGCGGGGCCTCATGTACAAGAAGTTTCGACTCAACGACGAATCCACCATCAAAAACCTTTCCTTCGGTGACTCGTGGGCACTAGGAGAGCAGCTGATCGCTGAACGATGGGGACTCGTATGACTCCTCCTCTCTGCTCATGTCCAACGTCCAACCCAGAAACATTTTGGACTCTCCTCCACGACCTAGCGCACTGGGAATTTGAAGGCTTTCTCATGCTCATAGACAATTTTGTCATCGGAGGACTAGTGTTAGGACTTCTGTGGCCTAAGATTAAGGAACACTGGGCGCACCACCTCGCTCGCGATAAGATGGACGGCATTAAATGAACGCAAGTGAGATACCCCAAGATTGTTTCAACTGCGCAGTTAAATTGGACGGCCTCATAGCTTAATGGATAAAGCCCTCGCCTTCTAAGCGAGTTATTCCAGGTTCAATTCCTGGTGAGGCCAAATTTATGGTTAAGTTCAAATCAAGATTATGTTGTCTTGTCAACCCATTCGCCGAATGCAAATACTGCAGAACAAAAATTTGTTCTGCATGCCAAAGAGCTCTCGGGGCCCTACATACCTAATAATGGTACAAGAAGTTAATGACCCATGCGCAGAAGATGGACTTATAGATTCCAGAGGGTATCACTGGTGGATCTAGTCTCGAATAAAGATAAGACTGCGCTTCCCTGTATTATAAATGGGTGTCAAGAGTGCAAACTCATACGCCTTGTCTGTAATATATTGAAGCACAATCGCGACGAATCATTTCGTCAACTAGATAAGCCTGCTATACTCCACTGTAGATGGTGTGGCCACGAATTGTCTAAGTCTGCTTTTAAAAGAGTTATCCAGTAATGACTAAGTTTGTGCCACAATTATGCTGTAGAGTTAATCCTCGTGTCAAGTGCAAATGCGGCGCCGTCGCATGTGTAACGTGCCTGGAAGCTGTTTCTTATGAAAATTCCCCTTGGAGGATTCTCAAGTCGCCTGAATCAAATGACCCCTGTGCGGATGAAGGGAACCTAGATTCTAGGGGATACCATTGGTGGAGAATAGCGTGAATCATCCTAAAAATTGCTTAGTCTGTAGTGTACAACGCCCTACAGGTCGACTCGAGATGTGGGAGTATAAGGAAGGAGAAAAAACTATCGCCGGGTTAATTTTCGGAGATTCTAAAGGAAGATGGGAGGATGGTCATTGGATTCGCTCTTCTCTTCTCAAGAATCTCGACATCGAGAATGGTCACGCACTCACACTGAATTCCCTATACGTGCTTGGGGAAAGATCAAACAAGTGTCTTCGCTGTTATCGAGGCACTGTCTCCGATGACAATCTATCAAGGCGTCTTGGAGCATGTGTAGCGTGTCAACAGAAGGGAATTGTCTCCAGCAAGGTATCAAATGAATAGTCTCTTACTACAAAAGATATTGGCGAACCCAATGATGGCACCAGGTCTCAGCATTTATGTAGCAGGTATGCTCGCCTTCATAATGAAGGATGTTCCTGGTCAAATCTGGGAGTTTGTGTCGAAGCACTCTACGACAACTCTATCAATGACCGCCAATACGGACAGTTTCTTTGCTCTAGCAGAGTGGATAGAAAATTCCCCCTACGCGAAGAAGTTTCGCACTATCCGTGTTGGAGACAACGACAAGATATCCGTCGGGTTTGGAAGACACTTCTTCATCTTCAAAAAGAGGATGTGCTGGCTCTCACGCAATCGTGTTCAGAATAAGAATTATGAATTAGAAGAGATTAGTCTCTCTTACTTTGGAAGAGATCAGCAAATCCTGAGAGACATTCTTAAAGAAGCAATGGAAGCGCGTCTGCAGTCAACCAAGACGCGAATTTACACCCACCCGCATGGAGAGTGGACCCTTCACGCGGAGCAGGAGAGGAGAGCGCTATCTACCGTTCTTCTTTCTGACGAGAACAGAAAAGCTCTTCTTAACCACCTCAATGATTATGTCAATCAGAAAGACTGGTATCTTAAACACGGCATTCCCTATAGAACCGGGATCTGTTTATCGGGCCCTCCCGGCACTGGAAAGACTTCGCTAGTCAGAGCCATCTGCGCTGAGTATAAGTTAAAGCTGTGCACGCTAGACCTGTCGCAGGTGGGCAATGGATCCTTAATGGTACTGATGTCTCGGCTAGAACCCAAGAGCCTACTACTAGTAGAAGACATAGATACCATCTCCGTAACAGAGGACAGAGACAGAGTTCAGCCTCGCGGAGAGAAGCTCTCACTAGAGACGCTGACTCTGGGAGGCGTTCTCAATGCGCTCGATGGAGTCGTAGGATCTGATGGGCGTATCTTAGTTGTCACCACCAATAAGCTAGCCAAGCTAGACCCTGCCCTATTGCGTCCCGGTCGCATCGATCTGGCTTTGGAACTCGGGTATTTAACACCCCCGCTGTTCGTAGAGGCGATGAAGAACTTCTTTCCTAACTTCATCGTGACTAATATCGACTGGCCTACAACTATGACGCCTGCTACACTGCAACAGATTATCCTGGGGCACAAGGATAATCCAAACAAGGTTTTAGAAGTTATTCAGCGAACAAAATAAATAGAGAGAACAATGACCCCGACGATAGAAGCCCCTGAGGTAGGTACCATCAGTATTTCGGATTCCCGAACAGAGAATGCAATGAATTGGAATGTCGTACTCCACAATTGCGACTGCCATACATTCACAGATGTAGAAGATTCTCTTGTCAGAGTTATCCGCTGCGACCTAGAGAAGGCGAAAGAGTACGCGATGACTGTTCACGAGAAAGGAGTCTGCGTCGTATTTTCAGCACACAAGGAAAGGGCGGAAGTAAAATATCTAGGATTAAAAGAAGACGGTCTAACAGTTGAACTGACTAAATAGTCTTCGTTTTCGGTATAGACATTAATATGAAAATTGCGGCGGTTAGTGACTCCCATCTCCGCAAGTACACGATACCTAAAGTAGATGTACTTGTGCACGCAGGAGATCATACCCTCCAAGGGAACTTTCAAGAGCTTAATCGTTCCATCGAGCAGTTAAAAGAACACAAGGAGAATGCTTCTCACATTGTTGTGATCGCAGGTAATCATGAACGTGTCGTAGAGAAAGACCCTTCGCTTGCGAAGCAACTTTACAAGGAAGCAGGTATCATCTATTTGCAGGATGATATGGTTGAAATTCAGGGTGTTAAATTTTACGGGTCACCTTACACTCCAGAGTTTTGTAACTGGGCGTTTGCTACCCATCAATTTGATGCAGAGGTTGGAATAGATCCTGAAGAAGTGTGGTCTCGTGTTCCCGAAGAAGTAGACGTACTAATCACCCATGGGCCACCATGGGGGCGCTTTGATGTTCCGTTTGGAAGCAACAGCCACGTAGGCTGCCCTACCCTAATGCGTCATCTTCAGCGAATCAAACCACAAGTCCATGTCTTTGGACACATACATTCTCCCGGAGATGTCGTAGGAGCAGATGGTATTCGATACATCAACGCTGCAGTGTGTAATGGTCTTTATGAGAGAGTGTATGAGCCAACCGTCTTCGAAATCGAACCCAGAGTCAAACCTGCCGCAGCTTATTTGTAAAGCAATGGGATGCGACTGGGAATCTATTTATGGAGGTACTAGATACAATCCGGAGATACGCGAGAAGTGCACTAGATGTCTTCTCGAACGCAAATGGGTAAACTTTGTTATGACAAAGCAGGTGCCCCGTAAAGATGGAACCAAACCCCCTAACGGCTACTGGGAATACGAAGATCCTAAATGACTTGTAAATTTAAGAAGGGCGATATCGTTGTTATCACCAGGAAATTTACGGGTGATAAGACATTGTCTTGGCTACCTGATATGGACAAATTGATAGGTATTCCTGGCATTGTTACAACCACATGGTCAAACGCCTGGGAAGCTGACACTGCAGCCACAGGCGTAAGAACTTATTTTGAGCCAGCCCCCGTTGTATCCTTCGCATACCGGAGCAGCGTTCTTCGTCCAGCAACTGAAGAAGAGAAGCAGTCATTCCTTTTAATCCATTTAGTCCGGAAAGATGAGAGTCTCTAAAAGCAACCACTCATGTCTAATTCATTTAAGATTGGCGACATTGTTGTCATAGAAAAATTATGGACCAGAGACGAAGAGGGCCCAGCTGGGCCTACCAAAAGAAGGTTCGGAGTAGATCATTCTCATATGCCTCTACTTATAGGCAAAGTAGGGGTAGTAGTTCCTCCCCGAGAGTTGGCTACAAGGGTGATGGGGTCAGGCCCTCTTTCTGAATGCTTAGATGACAATTTACTTTGCAAAGTAAGAACATATGATGTAGCGCACGAAGTAGGATGGGAAGAACCCGGATGGTATTACTACGCGGACGGGTTACGTCTCGCGACTGAAGAAGAGAAGAGATCATTCCTTCTAATTCACTTAATTCGGAAAGAAAGTTAAAGGCCTAACCTCACAAAAAGTCTGCGTGCTGTTTAGTAAAATATAACGATGCCGCAAGGAGATAGCAGCTATGCTACCCGCTTCTGCCAAGAAGAAAAAGATAAAGGTTCGCGTTAAGAGAAAGAGAGTGAACGCTACCGCTCATCAGCTGCAGCTGGAACGGGAACGCGAGTTTCTAGATCTGTAGCCATGAATAAACAAGTTCATGACTTCTGTCGCACAATCAATCCGGGATACGATGTTCTCCGACTTAAGACTTTCGTCATAAAGCATCCTATCTTAGCAGCTAAGGTCATGCAGAATCAATGGCCTGAAGAAGCAGATTATTGGAAATCAATAGTTGCTTGGTCACCTGGCTTCGTGGCCGGATGGCTGCACAGCGCTATGAAGAAAGATCGTTAGAGGTAAGAAATGATACATACTTGGGCGCCTGTGTGGATCTACACCCACCTGCTCTACGTGATAGTCTGGGCGCACTTCATGATGGACTTCATCTGTCAGCGCTGGATGAAGAATGCAATACTCAAGAAGCAAGTGTTTGGGCTTGCGACAATCTATGCATTGCCGTTCCTATTCTTCGGCCCATCCTTTGCGTTCGTCGCTCTTGGGGGTTGGTACTTCGTTACCTCACGGCTAGATGGAGATAGTTTGGCGATCGTGTACATCCGTCAGACAGTGCTGATAACTTCTCTCCTGCACCTTTCACACCGCTTCTTCATGGTATTCTAATATGAACAACAAAATTCAAAAAGAACTAGATAGACTTCTTGAGTTGGATAAGCAACGTACGCCGACCGGCAGTCAAGCCAGGTGTGGTAGTCGTCTGAAGAAGGGCGACCTAGGGGAGTTAACGAAAGAACTTTTATCGATAAAATCGGACAAAGAGTTAATTTCTTCCTTAAATGAACTGCCTGGTGAGATATTGCGGGCGCTCGGGACCGCTTCCGTAGAATTAAACTACAGAGTATATAATATAGCGACAGCGGACAAGATGACACATGATCTCGCGCGGCATACTCTTGAGCAGAAATCTCTCGGAAAGAAATGACAATTCCTCTTAAAATTCAGAAGGAAGTAGAAGCGCTACGAGTACTCGATAAGAAGAGGCAGCAAGAGGGCCCAGCACATAAAGTGTCGAAGCCTCCTTTCTCCTTCCTTAAGAAAGAAGATTACCGTGGCTTGCGAAAAGCGCTCTTGTCTATTTCTAACGACGCGGAACTTTTTAAGACTCTTAAGGAATTGGAAGCGCCTCTTCTATTTGGAGTTGTGCTGCCAAGGGAGGCAGCCCCGGATGTGTTAAAATTAGTTAACCGGGTAGAAACCTTCCTGAGAGAAAAGAAATATGACAATCCCACCTGAACTTCTAAAGCTTATTGTCGACCTCGAGAAGAGAAACGCGACGAAGATCTCTCTCGGAGATGTAGAGCCTCTCGCAGACTTCGCAGAGAAGCTTGAGTCTGATAACGACTTTATGGAATTTCTGACAAGCCTGCCTACCCAACTGATCGCACGGGTGGGAATAGTTTCCCCTCCTGTTCTTGCGCGTATTCAGAAACTCTTAGAGTTGAAAGAGACTCCTCTTGTGCAAGATGATAATCGCTTCGAGAGAACATACGACGAGGAATAGATGAACTTTCGACAAGCTAAGAAAATCTATTTGTACCCTGAGAATCACCAGAAGTCTTCTATCCTGAAAGCAGGAAGGATCTGGAGAAAGAGGTACCCTACCGCTATAAAGATAGGTGACCACGTTGTCGATATCGGATGTGGATGCAATCACACAGTCGTTACCGTGGGTAACAAGTATATAGGGATGATCAAGCCTCCCGACTCCCGTTTCCCCGACGAAGAACCCGACGCATACGTATGGAATGTCTCTCGGAGATATTTCCATAAGGACTATCAAGTCCTTAATCAAGGTGATGAATGTCAATATTGTAAAGCGCAAGGGCAGGACCATTGGGCAGGTAAGATCTAGAGGCAGGCAGCCCTATCAAGAATCAAATGGGTAAAAAGAAAGCGGTAGAGGATTGGCCCAGGACGAGGAAGTCTCCCCTCTGTTGCATTATCAATCCTATAACAGTATGCGTCGCATGCGACGCGAAGGTTTGCTATGACTGTAACACCAAAGATTGGGACGGAGCAGCGGAGCATGACGAGCGAGCAGCTGACTGGGGCCATCAAGATGTCGCATGTATTGGCCAAAGAGATGTTCGCCTGTGGGTAGATCCTATCTGAGGTAAAATTATGATACTCTGGTTAGACGATATTCGAGATCCTTCGGCCTTTCGACCTTCCGATGATCGCTATGTGTGGTGTAAGACCAATACGGAGTTTATCCGCAAACTAGACACGATGAGCGCTCATATTGAAGGCGTCGCCTTCGATCACGATAAGAGTCACGCTCTCGACAGCGAGAGTGTTGTCGCTCCGTTCTCTTGCGACGAGACGTACGAGCCTTCTGTTCGTTATCTAGTTCTCTGGGCGGAGAAGTATGATAAGAGGGATTTCCCTGTCGAGATCATAACTTCTAATGTCGCAGGTGCAGATCGGTATAAGAAAATTCTTACCGCCGAAGACAACACGCGGTTTAATATAATCATGAATCTTGGTGGCGTAAGAAGATAGTACTATGAATCTTTGTTGTCAAATCAACGCAGTGGTGTATTGTCAGTTCTGCGGAGTGGGAGTTTGTGGCACGTGCTATGCTAACCGAGAGTGGAGGCGGACCCCTACTTGCAGTCCCTGCACTCCACGTTCAATACATTTGACCCCAGATGGGCATTGGTTAACAAAATTAAAGCAGCCAAAGAAATTATGAATTCTTCCCTGTGCTGTATAATTAACCCATCACTCCACTGTAAATTCTGCAACATAGCTATGTGTGTTGATTGTTTTCAAAAAGCAAGGGCAGGTGTAGATCCCGCCTGCTCTGATAGAAAGTTCCTCATAGGATCTGCAGGGCATTGGATGACTAGGAGAACAGTATGGAACTTGTCGACATAGTGGTGACCTCTATATTAATACTATTGCTTTGGAAGCCCTTCGAATGGGTGACGACAAAGCTAGTGCTGAAGGCTATCCGCATTTGGAAAGGGATGGATAACGACGTAGAAGAGATTAGCGATGCGCTAGATGAGACTAAGAAGTGTGGCTCAACTTGTCGCTGTGGTAAACCTTGTGATAGGAGCGACTTTGCTGCAAAGAAAAACAAACCAAAGAAAGGAGCGTAAAGAATGTCATTAAAAGATAACGAGCTAGCGGCTGTAGTCGCCAAGGTTGGAGGGCTGTTAGGGGCAGGCTTGCTGGTACTGGCGGTATTGAATTCGTATGTTTTGGTACCTCAAGGCGAAGTGGGCGTTGTATTTGATAAGTGGTCTGGCGGAGTACAGTCAGAGACACTGCGAGAGGGGTGGCACTTCAAGTGGCCCATCAAGCAGAAGGTTACGACTTATCCCGTTTCGCTGCGAACGTATTCAGCGATTGGCTTGGGCGAAGGAACCAATCCTGATCACCCGGAGCTGGTGTCTCTGCCTACGAAGGGCGGTCAGCATATCGATCAGCAGATGTCGATGACGTATCACGTCGATCCTTCGAAGGCTTCTCTTGTCTTTGATAAGTTTCAGGGTCGCGATATCAATGACATTGAGGTCGAGTTCATTCGTCGGAATGTACAATCGGTGGCCACTAACGTCACTGGCACGTATGATCTGATGGATGTCTTAGGTCCTAAGAAGCTTGAGATTCAGGGTCTTATCCAGAGCGGCGTGAAAGAAAGGCTCGAGTCTTATGGCTTCGTGATTGATCAAATCAACCTGGGCTATGCTGTAGCGCCTGCTTCTATCGAGCAGTCTCTGCAGGCAAAGATGCAGTCTGAACAGGCGGCTGATGCGGCCAAGTATGGTCTGCAGAAGGCGGAGATGGATGCCCGTGCAAAGATCGCGACTGCTGAGGGCGAGGCGAAATCCAACGCCTTAGTACGGCAGCAGTTGAGTCCCGAATTCCTTCAGTTTAAGGAACTCGAGGTTCGCCTCAAGGCGATCGAGAAATGGGACGGTAAACTTCCCGAGCAGTTTGTTCCGGGCTCTGCAGTCCCCTTCCTTCAGCTGGAGAACAGCCGCAAGTAATTCGCAAGTAATTCGCAAGTAATTCGCAAGGGCCGGGCCTATCCATTAGGCAAAGTCAGATCTCTACTTAAGAGGTCAGTTAGTCACGGGGCACGTAACCCCGTGCACGATCTATGTCTACTAATTTAATTTGTCTTGTTAAAGGACATTACCCGTGCGACATAGAAGGTTGCACATGGTGCTACAACAACGATGAGATTACTGAGTGCTACCACTGCAAACAGCCTATAGAGAGGGATCTCTCTTCCTATGTCGGCGTTAATGGTCCTTCTCACCCATACAAATGGCGATTAATAAAATGAATGATCTCGCCTGCTTAGTCAATGGGCATTATCCATGTAAAAATCGGAACTGTGTAATTCATAATGCAGTAGTAGTAGAGTTGTGCTTTCAGTGCGGTCGAACGATAGAAAAAGCATCTGAGACGCCCACATCAGGTATTTACGAATGGCGATCAAAAGGAAGCGCTTAGAAAAGTTATGCTGTATCGTTAACACGCTAGTGTCTTGTGCATCGTGTGAACGGAAGTGGTGTAGCAAATGTTGGAAGTCTCTACCTTGGTGCGCAAAAAGTTCCTCTAAAAGACATTGGTTAATATTAAGAGCTTGATAGAAGATACGAGGTTCTAATTGTCTGAACAACTTTGCTGTATAGTTAATCCGAGATTTAGATGCACCACTTGTAGACGCAGCTGGTGTAGTGGTCATCAGCACCTATGGCATATGTTTCCATGCAAAGTTAAGACAACGCCTGTTTGGCATTCTGAGAATGATAACTATCATGATCTGGAGAAAATGGGCCCGCCGGCCGATTCCGGGGACTACAAGGCCTGGTGGATTGAGGATTAGGCATGATTTTCATCAAGAATAAGAAAGGATCTACTCTCATTGAGCTCATGATTATCGTTGCAATGCTTGGGGACAACGGTATCAACTTTATCAACGGATCATATACATACCCTCCTTATCATATTGTAAAGTACAAGAAAGAATATGGCGCCCCAGCAACCCGCTCAAGATAGTTGCCTTCCTTGTCAAGTACAAAGAATCATCGGCTTTGATGTCGAATGTTATCGATGTGGTGAAGGATACTGCCATCGTTGTTTTAAGAGAACAGACACAGGTGGACGACGATGCACCCTACGTCCTATCCGCGAGATAAGTGACGACGAGCAATGTGAAATAGAGTGGTCAGTAAGACTCCCTTCGTACTATCATTCATTTACTTATAAGAGGCCTGAGCCTTCAGAGGAGATTGAACAAAATGGCTGACGAAGAAGTTACAGACGAGATCGTAGAAGACACAGAAGTAGCGCACTACGACGCTTTCGCTGACCTTTGTAACAGGAAGCAGGGCGTCCAGTGCCCTAACCCCGAATGCGGAGATCATCTTTACTCGTATGTGGTTAATAAGAGCGTTAATTGTCGGTGTGGCCTGACATGGTCCTCGGGAGGATCCCTGTGCCTACGGTACGGCGTTGGATACCCTTTTACGCTCGCAGACGTGCGAGTCGTGAGCCAAAGGCTGGAAGATACCAGCTTTACTGCGCCCCACCCAGCAGAACCTAATATGGATGGCTTTGAGGAAGCTGTCGCTGAAGAGATGAATCAGACTGTAGAAGAGACCCTAGCTGATGGATCAGTGGTAGATCCAGAGGTGCCCTGATGATCATTCTTAGTCTTATCGGCTACGCTTGTGTTGGCGGCGTAGTGGCGGGCTCTTAACCAGAGTAGTCAAGAGCGCGACTCAAAGAGAAATTGGAGACTACGATCTCTTCCTCACAGGAGTGCTGTGGCCTATGACCTTTTGTATGCTTACTGGGTGGATTTGCTATCGGGTAGCATTTAAGTAGATTAGTCGCCTTATCCTCACAAAAAGACTAGAGGACTCAGAGTATAATATAAAACAAGATATGGCAAATAAATTCAACTTTGCTTGGCAGTTAGTCCGTGTTCAAGCGCGAAAGATAAAAGATGTAGAACAGAAGATCCAAAAGGTCGTAGAGTATCTGAAGGAGAATCCTAACATCCATAATTATGATCGCGTTCATAATTGGATGAAAATGACTGCCCTTGGGTACAAAGGCAATACCGCAGCAATCTCCCTTTTTAATCAAGCCATTAAAGAACTAGAGGATCACAAGAGTAAGTATGATGATCCTTTCGATAATGAGGCAGATCTTCATCTTGCCAAGACAGAAGATCTAAAAGCGGTGCTGACAGATTTAAATAGTCGGAAGTATGATTTCCAATACTCATCTGTACCTAAAGCTCATACGGAATTTGTTAAACAGTTAGAGACAGAACTGAAGTCGCGGTAGCATGAAGCTTCGTCGCCCCAAAGAACTTTGCTGCTTAATAAACTACAAGCTAACGTGCATCTATTGTAGAATCGTTTGGTGCAAAGATCACCACGATAATTCACGGAATGTAGTAGGCGCTCCATGCACGCAGCGAATAGGTAACTATGCGCCGGACGGGCACTGGAGCACTCCAGTTGGTCCAGAGGATAGAATCTCTTTTGGCTAAAATAAAAATTGAAGTGGTCCGAGATGTAAGACCGACAGATTCAAATCTCTGTTGTGTTATTCATCCTGATTATTGTTGTCTCTATTGTGGGCAGAAGTTATGTAAGATGTGCGCACAGCGTTGGTCAGGACGAAAACATTTCATCCTTGATCAGTGCAGAAAGAGATTTACCGAGAGCGACATCCTTGCAGCTAACATCTGCTTTAAGAAGAGATTCGTCAATGGTGAAATACCAAAGGGTCTTGGAGATTGTAAGATCTGTCTTAGTAAGAAAAAGTTGGGCATAAATGACCGAGGGAGGATATCCCTAGATGACTAATATAGAAGACATCTGGATTGATCTAGGTGGAGAAGGATGATCACCAGGGCACCCAGTGGAAGAATGGAAGATAAGAAAGATTTAGCTTGCGTAGTTAACGGCTGTACTCCCAAACAAGTAGCGGATCTTGAGAGACAGGGCAAGGGGCTTGAAGCGCTTGTCCCTGGCGGCGACTATTGCGACAGATGCGGAAGCGCAATGCGCATCTCCCAGATGTGGGCAGGAATGAAATGGAGATACTCTTGGTATAAGTTGCCTCACAGCTAGAACGCCGCAGCCCTCCTATTACAATACCTTATTGCATGAATACGCCACTATGTTGTATCATCAACTCGTATGTTGTATGTGAGTGTAAAGGGAGGCTGTGTATGGATCATTGGACAGAGGCAGTCAAAGATCCTGTAGCAGAATGGCTATGCCCTAACTGCAAGCGAACATGGAAGGACAAATACAGCATAGTGACACTTCCTGTCGTTAACGTTATACATAACAAGCAGCTGTGAACTCTAAACTCTGTTGTTGCGTTAATACCTGGAGTAAATGTTCTCTCTGTGGGAAAAGATGGTGCGCCGAGTGCTGGGATGCTGAAAAAGAAGATCACCGTGATTCAGATAAGCTAAATATATGCCCATCTGCGGGCGTTCAATTGCATTGGGTTAAGCCGCTTAGGCAACCCTATACTTTAGAAGAAAGGCGCTTACGATAATGAATTCTCGCCTTTGCTGCGTAGTTAATACCGAGGTGGCCTGTTCTATCTGTAGCAAGAGATGGTGCGCACTCGACTGGCTATCCGAGAGAAGAGACCATAGAGATCGAACTGCGTATACCAGGTGTCCTCGCACGAATCAAAAAGTTTACCACTCGGCAGGCACAGTCCCGCCATATACGCTGGTATCTGTCGAATAGCCTTTAACAACCATGAAAATCCCGAAGAGGGGGCTTTGTTGTATTGTCCATCCAGTATGGATATGTCTATCGTGTAACGATAGACAGTGTTATGAGTGTTGGGAGCAATGGTGCTCATTACATATAGAAAAACGACGAGGTAGCACACCTATCAGGGATTATATTTGCCAGGTGACAGGCAAAACTCTTCGGGTTACCCACGACACCGGCATTAACATTTGGCATGAGATTTGATTCATGGATAAACTAACAGAAGTTCTTGAGCGTATAGTCTCACAAGGAGGCGAGCCTTATTTTGTCGGTGGATACGTTCGCGATCATGTTCTGAAGATGTCTAGTAAGGATATAGACATAGAGGTGTTTAATATGTCGCTAGATGTTCTTCAGAAGACGTTAGAAACTTTCGGTACCGTAGATCTTGTCGGCAAACAGTTCGGTGTACTGAAGGTGCACGAATTGCCTAATGTAGATTTTAGTATACCTAGGCGCGATAATAAGACGGGAGTAGGCCATAAAGATTTTAAAGTAGAGCTGTGGGAGGGTGCTACTTTAGAACAAGCAGCGTCCCGCAGGGATCTTACTATGAACAGTATGTTCATGCGTCCCAGCGACCAGCAGATAATTGATCCCTTCAATGGATTAATTGATATGGCGAAGGGAAAGTTAAGAGCAACCACGCTCTCCACTTTTCTAGAAGATCCCCTAAGGCCATTAAGAGTGGCGCAATTCATATCGCGCTTCCCTCAAATGGGTCCCGATGATGAGTTAGTTTCCCTTTGTTCAAAGGCAGATCTCTCTCATCTGCCAGGAGAAAGAGTATGGGAAGAGTTTCGAAAACTTCTACTAAAGGGAAGTCGTCCCGATCTCGCTCTAGATTTTCTCGAGCACACTGGATTGTTGAGATTCTTCCCGGAGGTCAAGGCTACCATTGGGTGCATGCAACATCCAGTCTTCCACGCGGAGGGAGACGTCTTTACTCATACTAAGATGGCTCTCAAGGTAGCCACTACTCTTAAAGGTAGTGACGAGAAAGAGAATCTTCTTTTGATGTTGGCGACGCTTTGTCACGACTTTGGCAAACCTCTGACGACAGAATGGAGCCACGAGAAGCAACGACTTGTGTCGAATGGCCATGATGTTGCAGGCGTTAAGCCTGCAGAAGACTTCTTAAAGAGAATGAAAGCTCCATCGGAAGTTGTCGATGCAGTTAAAGTTCTTGTCAAAGAACATTTAAAGCCCTTTGAGTTGGTAAGAGAGAATGCTGGAGCGGCAGCATACAGACGCCTTGCTCGCCGTATGAATGGCACTTCTCTAAATCTCTTGGCAAAGTTATCCATCGCTGACGGAGATGGACGTATTTGTTACGATGAGAAGCATCAGACGCGCGATGACATAAATACCTTTCTCGCGAAGGCAAGTGAGATAGGCGTTCATAATCTGGATTCAATTCCTGAAGATGTAGTCAAAGGAAGACACCTCCTTGAAGAGGGGTTACAGCCAGGTCCTCTTATAGGTAAGATCCTGCAGGAGTGCCGGGCTTATCAAGACGAGTCTGGAGAAAAAGATCCTAAGAAGATTCTCGGAGTAGTATTCGCCAGGAATACAAGAGGACAGTGAATTTCAGGAAGGAGACGAGATGTGTAAATGGCCTCGAGGTTGTCGCAGAAAAGCGAGAGTATGGACTTTCGTTTCTCGACCAGGTATGGTAAATCATGCGTTCGGGAAGATGTGTAAAATACATGCAGCGGGCCTACAAATGTATTTTGGAAGTCTTATCAAGGTGCTGCCCTAATGTTGCCGAAAAGAGGGGATATAGTAAAGATAGATCAGCCGGTGCAGGCTCTGCCTGTTTACTCGTCCGGTGGGGGCCTTCTAAAGGATGGAGAAGCACAGACCTTCTTAGAAGGGACACTACTCCGATACCTTCGCACGACAGGTAGTAGTGTTGTAGTGCAACCAATTAATCCACCTAAGGTGCGGAGGATGTTGAAGATTGTTAATCCCGATACGAATAATCGGCAGACCTATCTTTTAGATGCTTATTCTGTCTCATTCTACTGTAAGAGAGAAGAGCTAAACTGGAATAAGAATGAAAGTCAGAACAGCCATTAGCGACGCAAAAATACTTTTCGTATTTGAAATTAACGTATGGGAAGCTGCCAAGTGGCATCTCACCGGCACATCTCTCACCGACGAGCTTGACGCTAGAGCGTGTAAAGCCGCCGGAATTAATCCTACAGACCCTACCATCGTTATAAAACAACAAGTTACAAACACTCCCGGTTGGCTTTTTCGAGTGACAATACAGCGCACAGTGTGGAAGGAATTTAAGGAATTCCCGTGAGTTTCTTCGCTAAAACAAGAATAGGCTCTATCGTAAAAATTACAGGGGGCGTACTCCGGGACAAGTATGCCATGATTGTAGGGGTCTTCCCTAAGACAAAAACCGCTGATGCGGGAGTCGCTGTCATAGTAGATCCTTCTGATTGGCCTGCGGAGGTCCCTTCTGCCTTTAATGCTATTTATGTTTTAGAAGAACGCGTCCTGGAGCTCACAAAAGAAGAACAGGCTTTGCTAAAACTCAAGTTCCCTAATCCAGATCAGTTTGAGGAATAGATGAAGCCACCGAAGAAGCGCAAGTCAGGTTCTCACAAGCCTAAACTATGTTGCCTTGTGGCAAAGGCATCTCCAATGCCTAGAGATGTCTTTTGTGTTAGGTGTCGTGAAATTTGGTGCAACATGTGTTACCGTTCGTTTGAAAGCGAAAATTATACACACATTGGGTGCGGTGGTCAATTGTACTTCGAGAGCGTTAGAGAAAGGTTAGAGAAAGAATGAGAGCGCTATGGCTAAAAAATTCAAAAGAGTATCGCGACTTAGCAAAAAACCATCCCCGGTAAAGAAGAAAGTTTTTATGTTACGTACTGTCGGTATCAATCTCAAATACAAGAGGACTAAATGAAACAGAAGATCGACGATCTCAAGCAAGGATTTACCTGGGTAAAAGTTAAGCACTACAATACTCCGGAGTACAAAGCGACTCATGTCGCTTTGGTCAAAGATGGCGAAGTTTTTGTGGGGATAGCTAGGGCTAATCCTAACGACCAATTTAGCAGAGCCATCGGGAGAGAGGTGGCCCTCGGCCGCGCGATGCACGTTTGGAAAGTGCATGTGGGCATTATTCAGGAGAGAGCCAGAGCGTTAGCACTGGGGCGCAAGACCGCCTACGTTCGAAAGTATGAGACGGTCGAGGAGCTGGAGAAGATCCTCCAAGAGGAGGTCTTTTCCGGGGAGGCCGTTCTCTCCCCACTCTAGAACTAATCTATGGACAGTCTTCCCGACTTCAACAGGATAATCATAGACGTGGCGGCCGCTGCTTTGCTCTGCTTGGGGATCTTAGGGGGGGGGGCTTATGTATCTTTTTTATTGTCCATGACGCGTATAAGTCTTTGGGGCTAAAGATTATACTAATGCCAGTAGGGGTAGCAGTACTATGGGCAGCTGGCCACTGTATTAGTGGGAGGGCTGCTGCTCAGCAGGTTCCATGCAGGGGATGTCATACTTACAGATATGGAAACATATTCAGCGAGTACTGGCACAAAAGGGCGTGTCTTCCCTTCTTAACGGAGAAAGTTGGTGGATAATAAACTCTGCTGTTTAGTGAATAGAGTCTACGGAAACTCTCTTCGCGGAAAGAATTATTGTGTTCGTTGCGACAAGATATTCTGTTCATTCACCTGCGAAGAAGAGACGCCTTGTGATACTCCTCAGCACAGGCACTTCACCTTCATCTTATTGCCGGGAACACAGTGGACTCCTAGCACGCACCCAGACAAAGAAGGCACAAGACAAAGGCTTGATTTAAGCCGTAACTACGATAAATGAAAAATCTAAACTCGTTGTTCATTGAGCATGGGCTTTATGATAAGCACACGCTAGATCTGTATGCGGAAAGACATACGGTACGCTTGCGTATGTCTGAAAGGCTACCCCATCTCGGCATCCTTCACTACCGAGATGATGTTGTTTTCGGGAAAGGTCAATGGACTGACTTTACAAAATCGTGCCGCGGAGTAGTTGTAGATTTCAATCAAAAGAAAATCTTGGCGCAAGGGTACAATAAGTTCTTTAACCTGGGAGAAGCTGAAGCGCCTTCACTCAGGGAGCTAGAAGCGAAGGGCGAATTTGTCGTGACAGAGAAGTTAGATGGATCTATGATTCTTCTCTTTTGGGATGAGACGACAAAACAGTTTGTCGCTACAACCAAAGGCTCGATAGACTCCGAGCAGGGCCAACATGCCACAACACTAATCCCTTCTTCTGTCCGCGATGTTAAACTCGTTCAATCGCATACTTTAATGTTCGAGCTCATTTCCCCCAAGTATCAAATTGTCGTCCCGTACGACAAGATTGGGTACGAAGAAGGACTCTACTTGATCGGAGTTCGCGAGTTAAAGTCGGAGAAGATCTTCTCTCCTAAAGAAGTTCTCGCCTTTGCGAAAGAGTATAATCTCAAGGCATACAAGACTTACCCCTTCGCAAGTCTCCAAGCTGTCGTAGAGGATGTCAAAGAGCTCCCATACACTCGCGAAGGATTCGTTGTTGTTTACAACGATGCGATGGTAAAGATCAAAGGTAAAGAGTATCTGCGTGTCCATAGGTTCATCTCTACCCTCAGCGATAAGAACTTGTTGGATGTAATGATTGCAGGTGAAGATAAGAATGTTGTCGAGAACATAGGATCAGTTCCTGAGGAGTACAGACAGGACGTACTCGATACGTTTGCTAACTTCAAAAGAAAGGCGCTGGACTTTCAGAAGCAGTGCTACTCTTACTTCGCAGACGTAGTAGGAAAGATTCCTGCTGATACACAGAAGATTGAGAATCAGAAGAGGAAAGCGTTCGCAGCACATGTACAGTCAATCCCTGAAGAGTACAGAGGCTTCTTATTTAAGATGTATGATCACAAAGAGCCGGAACTGACTCAGATTTATATGCTGTTCAAGAGAAGAGGGGTATGATAAACAGAATACTGTGTTGGTATGGACATCACATGTGGACTTATCAAATTCATGTTCCAAGTCGCTGTGTCGATGAACGTTTCTGCAAGAGCTGTAGGAAGACAGAGAACGTTTTACGACATCGATGGAGCAAATGGATAGTAGAGTTCTGGGGCAGCGAGACCCGTCAAACAGATGGAACTATTACTACCCATAAGATCGCGGTACAGACACGAGTGTGCGTAGATTGTAGTTTAAGGGAGTCGAACGAATATCACGCAAGGAAAGTATAATGAACACCGCTTGGGCTGCATGGTCCCTTATCTGCGTAGCACTTATGGCTAACGGAGCAAGGAACAGATACAATATCTACGGTTGGAAGGATAAATGGTTCGGTATCTTTTTAGTAGGAACTGTTTATAACGCAGTGGGGTTCTGGTTATTCCTAACTCACTAATGAGCATGGATCTTGTCTTTTTCTTCAGTGCACTAGCACTTCCCAGCTATATGCTAGTCTGCTTAGCAGATGTAGTGTTAGCAACCAGCTTAGAGAAGAAGCTACATTACTACCCACTGATAGACTTTGATTGCTTCTGCGGAAAGCACTGGAGCAATCTGTCGTCTCCAATTCTATTTCCTAATAGACTATACGACCTATATAAAATACACAGGCACATTAGTAGATGTCTCCCATGGATAATGGTCGCAGAATTCAACGGGCTAACCCCTTACTGGGGATCTAGCCTAGCAGAAGACTTATCAAAACCTTCGGTGCTGTCAAGCTTTATAACCAAAGAATGGCTCTTGAAGAAGGCTAGATTCAGAAGTCAAAGAGTAAGGGCAGGAAGAGATCCTTTTGATGACAGTGATGGACGCAAATAGGTCTAGTGGTGAAATGGCAAACACTGGAGACTTAAAATCTCCCGCTCGCAAGGGCTTGTGGGTTCGAGTCCCACCTAGACCACCAATTTATGTCTAAATTACAATTCTGGATTGTTAAATACGATCGTGGAGAAAAGTCTCACGCGACCGGATGGAATGCAGGGCAAGCCTTCGGGTGCTCATCTATTTGTAGAATGGGCCCGTATAACTGCCCAGAAGTAAGTCGTGCACCTTTTGACGGAAAGAACTTCCCCTCTTGTGTCCCCTGTGCGAAGTTAACTCAAAAGATGCTCCCAATGATAGCGATCAAATAATTATGGCAGACCTCTGTTGCTACGTATCTCCTATAATCAATACGGAGTACCCTTACTCTTATTGCTACTGTGTTCATTGTCATGATCTTATCTGCAATGAATGCTCCGGAAAATTTCTTTACATTTCTGATGATGATGGAAGTGGATACTTTCACCACCAGAAATGTAAAGAAATCTGCGATGAGAATCCCTCCATTTATAACAGTCAGTGGCATGAAAAGTACCCACGAACAGAGGATTGTAATGATCATGCCCTCTGCTTAAAAAGAAAGATTGTCACCGGGAAGAAGCCTTGAACAGCAACCTCTGTTGCCTCGCTAAAGCAGCGTATAGGTGCTGCGGATGCCATATAACTCTCTGCGAAGACCATTCCACAGAATACACAGCACCTATATGCGCTACACCACATAGGGTTACCATAGCCGCAGGGTCCCGTGTATGCCACGCGCATCCTCTAGATGATTTTGTTTTTGAAGAGGGGGCTTGGAGATTTTGGCATGAATGAGCAGCTATGCTGTCAAATACATCCGGCGTTCAGATGCTGTGAATGCGCTCTATCTGTATGTACAGAACATTTTTCCACTAGCCAGGAAAGAGAATGCAGACTAATCCCCGGGAATTCTCATTGCTGCCTTCATGGTCTAGAGACCACCTCCATACTCTTGTTCCAGAGATCATATGAAGAATAAGGCCCTTTGTTGCATATTAAATCCTGTTGTGCAGGAAATGTGTATAGACCGTTATTCGGAAATGGCAGCTAAGAAAGTCACAGAGGGGCTCGATGCATTTCTAAAGAAGCTTAAGATACCCCTACCTCCGTAGTCCTCACCTCACAAAAAGACTAGAGGACTCAGAGTATAATATATTAACAGAAGGCGCCTCTTACAGGAGTAAACAAAAACCGTTTGGAGAACACAATAGAATTTAAACGAGAAGGCGCAATGCAGTCTCTGCCCCTATGTTGTAGCGTTAATCCCGTTAGATGTGATACCCGTAAAGGTATGGCGTATTGTCCAGGTAACATAGGCATCTGTGCAGAACATCAAAAGGTTCTTTTTCAAGAGAAGGGCAAATGGATCACCCTCTGTAGAGCTTGTAGCGACGCAATCTATGAAGCCGATAAGAAAAGACGCCATGGTTAAGAACAATCTGTGTTGTCTAGTTAATCCATTCGTAAGGTGCAGGGAATGTTCAGCTACCAGGTGTGAGCAACATGGCGCTGCACCTTACGATTGTGGGACGGGCGTTTGGCCTGACACGCCCATAAAGGCGCACCTCTTCGAGTCGCTAATAGGATGGGGTCCTCTTATCTGGACAAAAGAATCTGGGTGGACATTTTGAAGAAACTATGCTGTGCTGTTAATCCCTATATAATGTGCGCTACCTGTGGGTGGACATGTTGTAAAGATTGTGGTAATGAGATTTGGGAGATGCCAGGAGGACTTCTCTATTCTACTCACGCAAAAGACTCTGAGGAGTGTTATTATTGGGATCCAATAACAGTCGCCTCTGCTGCATAATCAACCCTGTAGTTAGATGTACATCCTGTAGTACAACTAGATGTTCAGACCATGGAGAAGATCCTATCTATTTTGTGTACCTCCTTATACCTATATGGGTCACCACTTTATCACTACCTCTCCAAAAGCTACGTTTCGCCAAGCCCACTGGACAAAACAGCATGGGTGGGTAATATAATGTCTACGTCTTTCTGGAACTGGCTAAAGTTACTCCCTAGGGGATGTAGTAATGGGCATAAGTGGGTAATACCCATTAAGCATGTAAGAGGCAATGGCGCCATAGTATACGACTACTCCGAGGACGTTTTGTATAATGGCCTTCGCGTATGCGCTAGATGTAATGTACGAAATGACCAGAAGAAATCATGATATCAATTAACTATTTACATCAATGTCATGATCTGTGAACAGATACTAAGCATTAACTAGAAAAGTCTATGGCATTACCCCAGATAAGACCATCACCGCTATGTTGCCTTATTAGGCCTGCATTCATATGTAGAATATGCCACGCTAGAATCTGCGACGACTGTAATGACCAAGATTTAGCGGCTGCCGGCCAAGCTGGTGAAACTCCAAACAATTTTGGGCATGTAAGCAGGGAGTGCTTGTCAAGAACTCACGAGCAGCGAATGAACGACTGGATAGTTGTTGAACACGAAGGAGAATGATCTGTCTATGCTGCAGCGACATACCATGCAATCTTCTCTATGTTGTTTAATTAATCCAGAGCGCTACTGCCTCCCCTGTGGGAAGAGATATTGCAAAGAGTGTCTCCGAGTACTTATTCACACCACACCCAGTGATCAACTTTGTGAGGCAGGGTTTATCATTTGTAGTTGTGGATCGGCTGAAAAGAAGAGATGGAAAGAAGGGGCACCTGCCCCGAGAGTATTTCCTTGAATAATTTAGCGTGTCTTATTAACGGGCACGAATGGCACGGAGAGTTCGACGCGAACGACCTTTCCCTACAAGCCTCTTTGGCTACGGGGTTCAAGGTGCTGTATGATAGCAAGGCTATCTGTTATTGGTGTAAAGAAAGAATTTTCTGGTCGTATAAAAATCCTAGTAGGCCTCGCTGGCAAACGTCAAAGGAAATAAATGGCTAAGCTTACCGTTTTAGTAGGACCGCCTGGCAGTGGGAAGAGCACCTACGCAAAGACTACTCAAGCGACATATATCAACCAAGATTCTCAAGGAAAGAATCATCTTAACTTGTTCAACGAGGCGCTTTCTCGGAAGGAAGATATAATTGTCGATAGGATGGGCTTTGACAAGGGGCAACGCGCCCGCTACATCGATCCAGCCAAAGCAGCTGGCTACGAAGTTAACATCCGTACCTTTGTCGTTCCTCGTAAGGTTTGTTTCGAGAGAGTGATGGCGAGAGTAGGACATGAGACCATCAAAGATGAGGTCGCAGCCAGATCAGCTATCAATCTCTTCTTCGCCAAGTACGATAAGCCTACGGATGCGGAAGGCAAGCTTGAGTTCGTTCAGTATGGTAGCCAGGATCTGGGCGGAGTTGTTCGCACCAAGCCTAAGGCTATCATTTGCGATCTCGATGGCACGATGTGCAACATTGATCATCGGTTGCATTACGTGAAAAAGAATGTCGAGGGAGTTAAGCCTAACTGGTATATGTTCTTCAAAGGTATTCCTCGAGATACTCTCAATGAGTGGTGCGCTGATCTCGTTAGACGTTACAGCGGCGACCACCAGATCGTTTATTGTTCTGGGCGCGACGAAACTACGCGAGAGGTTACTGAGAAGTGGCTGAAGGAACAGGGCGTATGGTTCGGTCATCTCTTTATGCGAAGTGCCGGCGACCACCGTCCGGATAATATCGTTAAGGAGATCTTACTAGACTTCGATATCCTTACTCAGTTTGATCCGGTACTCATGATCGATGATCGTCAACAAGTGACAGACATGTGGCGACGGCGTGGATTTATTTGTTTGCAGTGCGCGAAAGGCGATTTCTAAGTTAGTATGGAAAAAGAAACGTCGTACAGGCATAGGGCCTTCGCTAGAAGAGTGGAGCGATTAGACCTTAAAGGAGATGGGATCTATACTGTAGATCCTTGTAAGCCTGGGCTATGTTGCCAAGTCAATCCACATGCAACGTGCGCTACTTGCAACAACAAACTCTGTCAGGAATGCGTGGATAAACTCTACGGGGCAGTACCTCCGTGGACTCTCGAGAATGAGTTCTGCGGGAAGTTCTGCGGGAGCTGGGTAATATAAGTTGTCACCAGCTTACTAAGGGAGATCTGGAGAAGAAGGCTCTAGAGATGGCCAATGATAGATACCTTAGAGAGGGGGGGGTACACATTATGTCCTATCTAAGCATCAGCGGAATTAATGGCCCATACTCTTCTCTTGAAGAGTCTGAATTTAGGGCGGATATTGCAGAAGCCCTGATCGAGAAAGGATTAGATCCTGTAGCGCAAACAACGAAATGCCCTACGTGCAAAGCGCGCAGAGGACAGAGTTGTCGTAACGAGAAGATGAAGAAGATTCCCTCTCACACAGAGAGAGGAGTTGCTGCATTGAAGATTTCGGTTAATCCGGAGGGCTAACAACATGGCTAAGAAAGTGACGTTAAAGAGTCAATCAGCGATCTGGTGGGCAAGAACCAAGAAGTCAGATGCCTTAACCACTCTCTGGCTTCAGAAACAGTTTATGGGCGAGGCTCGCGCGGCCGCTCGTCTAAAAGCGTACCTAGACAAGTTTAATCTTAATACTAAGGTTAGAAAGATTGTCCAGGTCATCGCTATGCAGGAAGGCGCCCACGCTGGATGGATTGCAGATCTTCTCCAGACAAGAAAGGCTTTACCTGATTTAGATCATGAGGATCGTTACTGGAAACATACTCTCAAGAACATCAAATCTTTTGACGATATGTGCGGAGTGGCTTGGGCTGCAGAGAACATGCGCTTGGTACGAATACGTACTATCGTTGAAGACACTAAAGCCCCTAAGGATATTCGCTCTACCTTCCAAAAGATTCTTAAGGATGAGATCTTCCACGAGAAGGCATTCCGTGCTTTATCTTCAACTTCTTCTAAGAAGAAAGCGCTGGTCAAGCATTCCGAAGGGATGAAAGCAATTGGATTATTCGCCTAAAGAGATTCAAATGGAACAGGAATTCCTTAGAACGAAAAAGCAGTCCTTATGCTGCTTATTGAATCCAATGTGGATTTGTCGCAGGTGTGGTGCAAAGAACTGCGAACTATGCTGGCGCATAGATCATGAGGCAGCTCAACTTCTTGGAATAAGCGTTAACCAGATGGGGCACTTGCCCGGCTGTACTATACTAAAAACAGAACTGACGACTATATGGGCAAGATATGCCTAAGGAACTATGTCTCGTGTGTCTCACCGGCCAAAGAGTATCGGGAGAAGTGTTCTGGTGCGAAGCATGCCATAGACAGGTATGCGTTAACCATGCTAATCCAGAATCCCTAGCAGGATGGGACTATACGAGTTTAAATCTGCTTTGTCCTGACTGTAAGTATAAAAAGTACCCTATCTCACTAGGGGTCTTCAATTCCCTAAAAATCATTGCGGGGATTGTATAGGGTGCTACGATGAGCCACAAAGAGAAGATGAAACTTCCCAAGAAAGAGGTTAAGATTAGAAAGACTTGGGGTAATCTTAATCCAATAACTAAGGTTATTGCGACAGAAAAAAAGTACAATCGAAATAAAGAGAAGAGAAGCTTCCGAAAAGAGACACACGAATGTGATTGGTAGCTAATGAAAGATAGCCAGGAAACTAAAAGGTTTCTTCGTCAGCTTCGTCAACGAAGAGAGAAGGCAGCGGCGCGACAAGAGCGACAAGCTAAAGAGCCACGGAATAGTATATGTAAGATATGGGGACACGAGAATGATGAAGCCATCTATTCCTGCACACTTTGTCGTATGATTCCCATAAAGCGCGCCGCGAATCTGCCCTGACGATATTGTATAAGTGCTCGAGATGTGATAGCATCATACAGGCAGACAATTAAATAAAGAAGTGCCTGTGCCGTTTTATCCATGCATATATTATTTGTGTGGATTGTAAAGAAGGATCTCACTCCCTGAGTTAGCGAGAATCTATGAATGACATTATCAAGAAAGCGATTGAGGAAGCGACTATAAAAGCAGGTGGGCTGCCTGAGAATGTCAAGGAAGTTCTAGCGCCCAAACCTAGGGAGTACTGTGACGGTCGATGCGGGGGAGGTCCTACGTTTGCAACAAGAGAAATTTCTCTCCCCAAGAGCGAACCTACAGAAGGCCTTCTTTCTAGAAAAGAGGCTGTTTGGCCCGTTGAACCTGGACAGATGTCCTTGTGGAAGTTAGAAACGGAGCAAGCCCATAGGAAGCGAGAACTGTTTCTCCAATCGCTTGATACCCCGGAACACTTAGATAGTGTACGTGAGGCCGGGGCTGCTTCTGCTCAAAAGAAAATGTCGCTTAAATCCCAAGCCACTCCTCCAAGAGAAATTGTTGATAAAGAGCCCAAACTTAAGAAAGTACCTCGACAAAATCGTCTAGGACAAACTAAGCTAATCGACGGCCTGTTAAGAGCTGGAAAGAATGAGAAAGAGATCTTCGCTGCGGTGAGAGAGCAGATTCCTTCCTATCCTGCAGATAAGCTGCCTAAGCTGATTAAGTTGCGACAATACCATGTGACAAAGAAATAACATGAGTCAGTGTCTTGTATGTTTAATAAACACGTCTTCAAGGTGTCTTAACTGTGGAAAAAGATGGTGCGTAGACTGTATCCGCCAGCGAGATATGGGAACAGATATAACTCGCTGTCCAAATAGGCCTCTCTACGGAGGCGGGGATGGTCATTGCGTTGTGCATAATCCATGGATCCCAAGATAACTAATCTTCAAGATAGCAGGAGTCTTTGCTGCATAGTTAATGGCAGAAAGTTGAAGATTCCCCGGGATTGTACGTGCAATTTTAAATTGTGCGACGAGTGCATTAACCGTAACAAGAACTCCAATTCTAAAATCTTCTGCGGCCGACGTAACTTAAACGCAGACGTTCATTACCGTTTCAATCCCTCATGTCCTTCCTTTAAAGGATATACTCTTGTCAATAACCCATAATAGAAAGCTTTGCTGCGTGGTTAATACGGTTTACGTATGCAGAGACTGTGGCGAAAAGTATTGTGGGCCATGCGGAGATGACCGATGGATCTTAGTGTGGGTACCTTGGCCATCTCCAAGGATTAGATGCCGTATCTGCAATGGAGGCCACATCTATAACAAAGACGAGATTAGGCTATTATGAATAATCTCTGTTGCACGGTAAATCCCGTCCTAAGGTGTGAGGTGTGTAAGTACTCGTACTGTCGGGATCATACATATCTGTGGCGGCGTCATCACCTCACAAAAAGATATAGGGCATTAAGTATAATATGATACAAGCTTCGCAGTTTGCACAAAGTTTGTATAGAAAGATCTTGTCGTAGCTACAGCAGCAAAGGAGGAGTAAGTTGAGACCACTCGAAGTTGAAGAAGTCCTCAAATCGATTATCAGCAAGGGAGTTAAGTGTCCTGTCGTTGTGAAGGGAGACGCCGGAATCGGAAAGAGCCAGGTCATCCAGAAGGTTGGTCGGGACTTGGGCATGCACGTGATTGATTTGCGTCTTGCCCAGATGGAGCCGGGAGATTTGATTGGTCTTCCCCGGACCGACCCGGAATCCCACAAGACGGTGTGGTACGCTCCGGAGTGGTGGCCTTCGAAGAGCGATAAGGGGACTATCGTATTCTTCGACGAGCTCAATCGCGCGCCTGTCGATGTGCGACAGGCGGTTTTCCAGGTGCTGACGGAGTATAAGATGCACACGCACGTCCTCCCTGAGAACACCTTCCTCGTCGCGGCTATCAACCCTGATGAGGGCGGCAAGATGAATTACCAGGTCGAGCAGTTCGACCCCGCCATGGTAAATCGCATGTGCTTCATCTCCATGGAACCTGATGGGCAGCAGTGGATCAACTGGGCCACCGCTGCGGGCGTGCATGAGATGGTGATTAAGTTTATCGCCGTCAATACCGCGATGTTGTACGCCGGCAGCGAGACGGGCCCTTTCCCGTCGCCTCGCTCGTGGGTCCGCTTGTCGGATCTGATGAATGCGAATGCGATTCCGGCGTCAGCCCAATCGGAGGTTATCTCCGGCCTGATCGGTGAGAAGCCGGCGATCTCGTTCATTCGCTTCTTGGATAAGTCTTACAAGAAGCCGGTGAGCGGCAAGGAAGTCCTGGAATCGTTCGCGAAGTTCAAGGACAAGATCAAGGCGCAGAAGAACGACGAGAACTTCGTTACGATCTCGGAGCTCGTCGGTCTCCTGGGCGACGGAGCGAAGCTGAAGAAGGATCAGCTGACCAACGTCACCGACTTCGCCTTGGCGTTGAAGCAAGAGGAGAAGATGGCCTTGCTGAAGAAGCTGCCGAATTCTCTTCTGTCGAAGCTCGGTCAGACCTCGCAGGACCTGTGCAATACGATCGCCTCTATCGCGGCTGAAATGGACAAGGAAAGAGGGCGGTAAGGTCTAAGTGATTCTGCGCCCGTACGGGGCCCTTTATTCGATTCGGGGGACAAGGTTAAAATCGAAAGTTAGTCACGGTAATTATCATCTGCGAGCGTAGGAAGGGTATCGATGATAAATCCGTGCACAATTTATGATTGAACTCCAAGATAGTAATTCTTTTGATCAAGAGGTAGCACAGGGATTAACACTAGTCGACGTGGGGGCCCCCGGTGCGCTCCGTGTAGAGCTTTAGCTCCAACTATAGAAGCAGTAAGTACCATCCTAGTGGGCAAACTTAAGGTAGTAAAGATAAACGCGGACGAACATACGGAGCTAGTAAATAAGTTAGGTGTCCATAGTATTCCGACTATTTTATACTACAAAGATGGCGCTCTAGTTAGACGCAGCGTCGGAGTAACAGACCAAGCCACTATTACTGCGGTTGTTGCATCACTCTAAAGACACGAACCAGCTTTGCTGTTAAATCCCTCTAAGGAACAAGGACGGTAATTGTGTTGCATTGAAATATAGGAGTCTACCCGTTAGGTAAACTCCTCCCTGGACGGTAAACTTCCAACCGTATAAATGGAAGAGTTAGCCACTCGCACGCCAGGTGCGGGTGCACAATTCATGACGAATCAGAATAAAGCAAGAGGGGATGGAACAGATCTATGTTGTCTAGTTAACCCTTATAGACGGCATCGAAATTGTTCTTATGCTTTTTGCATAGCTCATTACTGGAACGAATCCCGCGCACGAGCAGGACTAGGGCCACTGCAAGACGTAGCAAATACTCTTGACGGCAAATGTATTCGATGTGGTAAGGATGCAAGCACTGAAGCTGAATGGGAGTACGTTGTTGAAGAAAGCTAGGCTGTGCTGTTTAATAAACACCCACACAGCGTGTTCTGTTTGCGAAAAGAAGTGGTGTGCACCTCATTGGGTGCAGGAAGGGGCTAGTCATTATTTTTTCAAGACGGCGGGAAACCTCGAATACAGTTGCAACGGCTTATCTTTAATAAGAAGTGAACCTTGCGGAATCTACCTCAAAGTCTCTACTTGAGAAGCAAACTGAGATGCGGTTATAGTGATTCGAACAATCTTGGAGATAAATAATGAAACCTGCCACTTTACTTTCTAGAGAAGATATTGTATTACTACTAGAGCGCGCGCGTAGCCGGCGAATGTTCAGCGCAGAGGACCTCAGAGAATTCGCTTCAAATCTGCCGGATGACAAAGCATTTGCGCTGTCGCGACTACTCCCGAAAGATATTCAAGAGAAACTTCTCTCTCATAGAGACCAGACCTTTGCAGACAAGGTATTAAACTTTTGGAGTTCAATTTCAAAGGAAGGAGCCTTAGTAGAAGTAACTAAGGCTAAGGTTGCCGATGATCAGTTTTTAGTAACTCATGCAATCCCGTTGCTTACACTTATTGGGGTTGAAGGTTACTAAATAGTAGGTGTTTATAGAGATGTTTATGCCACGCACTTGTAGTGAGTTGTAGCTCGTGAGCCCCAATAAAGGGGGTGCGTCTGGTTAGATTATTGACGTACTCACCGAACTGCTAAAACAAGATCGTAATAGCGGTAATGTTCGGGAGATAAAAATCCGAATCCTGAGGATAGATTTTATGCAGACAGATCAACAGTTGTGTTGCATTATTAATCCAAGGTTCACCTGCGATAGATGCAAACAAAAGAGTTGTGAGGACCATTTCTTCGCCTGGCGCAATATCCATAAGATACCTTCGTACAAAGAGTCGTTACACAACAACGCCCATTGGTATTGCGAAAGTGCACGAGGATATATCGGAAGATATGGTAGACCAGTCTAAGCGCTTGTGCTGCATCGTTAATGAGATCGTCAAATGCGAAGACTGCGGCTATGGTATTTGTAAAGGTCACTTCTTCAAGAAGAGGGCTAGCAGCAGAACAAGATGTCTAAAGTGTTTCCGCAAGCAGATCATGCGGCACAGGCAAGGGAATGAACAACCTAAAATCTAAAGGAGACGGTACAGATTTATGTTGTCTAATAGCGCCTATTCGGAAGTGTTTAAACTGCGGTCTTACGCTATGTAATGACCACTGGTGGAATTCTGCTAGGGATTTGTTAGGGCTGTCTCCTCTGCCGACAACCGGAGGGGAGGATCCCCACGCTGTATGCCCTAGATGTTTTTATGCCAAAAAAGCTACATCTAAAGAGTTAGAGAGCTTACGCACCTGGGAAATTGCATGAAGTATTTTACTAGATGGGGATTTGAGCCAGGAAACGCCTCCACTGGATTCGAATTTGGTAATCGAGAATTATACTCAACTGATTGGGATCGACAAGAGAGATGGCGTCTAGTAGGGAATATCCTTACAGGATACATAGCTATCGGCCGCTTTAGAACAGCTCTTAAATTTTACCACCCCGGTTCCTGGCGATTCTATATGATTTTGGTTCATCCAACTCGCGGATAATTACGAGGGTTTCATAATGAAACTTTGCTGTATCGTTAATCCCTACACCATATGCATTTGTAACATGCAGTTTTGCTCACAATGCCTCGGAGATACTTCTAGAGATTCCTCTTTAGGAGGAGGGCACATTGTGCAAGTGAACAGTGCATGGGATGGTCGAGGACGATGTACAGTTACTGGGAAGATAGTGATCTGCTCACCTAAGCAGAAGAATACCGACCCGTGGCGATTAATATAGAGAGGGCAGATGGAGATTAAATGGTTTAAGAAGTACAGACCCCTCTGCTGCATCGTTAACCCAGTAGCATCTGAAGATACGCGTTCATACTACGATGGATACCAGACTTATGTGAAGAAAGTTTACTGCTGCGAAGCTGTAAACAGATGTGCTGATCATCATGCACCAGGATGTTGGAGAAGAATTAAGTGGCACCCGGTTGTTTAGTTTGTCTTATTAATCCAACACCATCGCTGCCTAGCAAATGCTATAGCTGTCTTGTAGAAGGAAAGTGCGCAGAGCATCATGCCGATAATTGTATAAGAAAAGTTATTTGGCGACTACAACAAAGTTTAGAAGAGTTATCGAAACCATCCGAGGATTAAATGGACAAAATACAAAAAGCGCAGATAGCATTACTTACTTCTAATGGTATCTTCTACGCTGCCCTCATGCAACAGATGAATCGCATTGAAGGGAAAGATGTCCTCCCTAAGGATGCTCTCGCTGCTGTTCTCGTCCAGAACGGTCGTATCAATCTTTATACGAACTGCGAACTCTACGACAAGTTTAATCTTGATCAGATGTGTCGAATCTTGGAGCATGAGATGCTCCACGTGATCTTAGAGCATGGTAGCCGTTGCCCGAGCGGCGCAGGTTCTCTGTGGAATATCGCATCAGATCTTGCCGTTAATTCATTAATCCCCGGCATGGATTTAGGGCTTCTTCCTGGTAAAGATCAGTTCAAAGATTTCCCCCTTGCCAAGTCTGCCGAATTTTACTACGGTCTGTTAAAGGATAAGCAGGGCAAAGGCGACTTATCTATTGACAAAGATGGCGATGTAAGTATGAAGGGTAAGGGCGGAAAGATGGAGAAGGTAAAGACGGGCAAGTGCCCCTCTACTGAAAAGAGCGATTCTAAGTCCTCCGACGCGGAAAAGCTTGCCAAAGAAGTAGTTAAGCAAGCGGTTGCAGAAGCGATGGCAGAATCGTCTAGAACAGCCGGCGGCGCTCCTGCTGGACTTGAATCTATCATTGATGATCTTCTGAAGAAGAGCACCGTTAATTGGAAAGCAGTCCTTCGCCAGTTCGTCGGCTCTGCAGTCAAGTGTGGATCCAAATCTACCTGGAAAAGACAGTCCCGTCGCTTTGGAGATACGCAGAAGGGCAAGATGCCCGACCGAATGTTAGAGGTGGCAGTCGCTATCGATACCTCGGGGTCTATCACAGATGAAGATCTTGCCGAGTTTGTTGGTGAGATGAAGGGTATCTTGAAGTCATACAAGTCAAAGATTCACGTCGTTGAGTGTGGCACATCCGTCGACAGGGCCTACGATCTTAAGCCGCATACCAAGATCAATTCAAAGTTCTTCGGTCGCGGCGGCGGAGACTTACGCCCCCCGTATGAATACTTCAAGGAAAAGAGGAAGAAGCCCAATGTATTAGTGTATTTTACGGACTGCTATGAACAAGCTCCCGACAAAGAAACTATCAAGACTTTGTGGGTACGACCGAGTCAGGTTGACGGTACTAAGCCGCCTGAGATGCCCTTTGGCAAAGTTCTGCAGATCCCTCGCCGGGGAGATTCTAGATCAGGCTACTGCCCTATTTGTAATCAGCCGGGGTGTAATTGTAACACGGCGGCGCGTCGCTAAGGATGATGATTGAATAAACTTTGCTGCCAAGTTAACACATACCTACTGTGTGAGGGATGTAACGCAAGGTGGTGTTTGACATTCCACATTAGTGGAATGTCAGAGGACCATCCTTACGTCGGAGCAGACCGCTGGAGATGCCCTGTTGTCCAAGAAGTTCAGCGTCGCTATGCAGGAAGGCGCCATATCTTTTATGTTAGGGCTAACGAGGTAAACCTAAATGGGTTACGCATTAACTAAGATACTTTTGTACGGAATTGAAGTTCCAGAAGAAGTAGCAGAGCGAATATATAACGACCCAGATTGCTACGACGAAGGTGAGTGTATTATCCTGGAAGCTCCGTATGAGGCAGGCGTATTGAAATCTATAAAGCACGAGCCCTGGATGGCTCAAGATGATGATAATTCTAGGTACGAAGTAGAATTATTATCAGATGGAACAGACTCTAGAATCGAGTCACTTACATTTGAACCGGGATTTCAACATTACTTCGGAGTCTCATTGGCATTCAAGGGGTACGGCAGTGACGATAATCTGTCGGGAAAATTTCATCACCCAGTAACGGCTAAACATCCTGAAGCAATTGATAGGTGGAGCAAGTATGCTCTTCCTATTTTATTAAAACACATGAAAGAAGTACCCAAGCCAGATTTGCATACAATAGGACAAACATGGTAGAAGAGATTTGGAAGACAGTACCATCGAACGACGACTACGCTGTGTCGAACTTTGGGCACATCAAGAGGACCAGGTGGGTCAATGGCGCCAAGCGCGCGGGTCGTTCTTTAGGATACAACTGCGAGAGCGGCTATAGAGAAGTAGCATTCTATGACACTAAGCATAGGAAGACAGTTAGACTTATACACCAAGTTGTCGCAGAAGCATTCTTAGGACCTTGCCCCCCAGGCAAAGAAATTAATCATAAAGATGGGAATAAGCGTAACAATAGATTAGACAATCTGGAGTACGTGACTCCCAGCCAGAACATCCGGCATGCTATCGAGACAGGGCTACTTGTACCTGTACGCGGGACTCAAGTCAGCACTTCTGTGCTAACGAACAGGCAAGTTCGGCGAATACGGGAGCGGTTTAAAAAAGGAGCGTCGATGTCGGATATTGCTAGACGTCTCAAGATAGGATTGACTACTGTTTCGGACATTGTTAATCGGCGTACTTGGACACATATTTAATAAGATGGTCCTGAGGAGAATGTGAGCAGCCAGGATACTCTAGACGATGATAGAGCAGACAGAGTACCTTTCAACGGGCTCTGTTGTCAAACCAACCCTGTTCTGGTCTGTGAAGGGTGCGGCGTACGCTGGTGCAATGATCATGAACTATCATATAGATGGCGAGATGCTATCTCGCATAGGAACTTGGGATACTCTATACCGAAAAAAGAATGTTGTTGGGATTGTCCAGTGGTGGGACACGTTCGACGCGTAGAGCCTCGCGTTAAAGACGCACCTTGGGCCTTCAGATCATTCTAATCAGATTTACGCTAATACGCACCGGAGACTATATTCTATGTCCAATGCACCGAGCGGAAAATGACTTTCAATAAAATCTTACTGGCGTATGCCATTGGATTTGTAGTCGCTCCATTTATTTCAGGTAAACTGGTCAAAGTGCCTCCCGAGCAAGCGGAGCAAAGAGTCTGGGTGGACTTGATTATCGCATGTATGTGGCCTGCATTCGCAGGATTTGTAATACTGCTAACGATCGTTAGTCTCCCCACCATTCTTAAAAATCTATCGAATAGACTCTCTGCTAAGTTAGAGGCTAAGCGGGAAGTCAAGAAAGTTCTAAGCGATCTTGGAGTAAAAGAATGACAGTATTCAATGTTACGTTGAAGGATAAGGATTATGTCATCAAAAGCTTTGATAAGATGAGAAACGTCAAAGCTATTAAACTCAAGAGACTGCTGGCGAAAGTTCCCGCTTGGGAAAGAGAAATAACGCGCCTTGAGGATACTACTCCCCTCGCTCTTCTGAAAGAAAGACTAGCTCTTCTAGAAAAGCTGTCTAAAGAAGAAGGGCTATCTTATAACAAACAAGGAACCCTTTCTTATTCAAAGGGGGCAGTCACTTTCGACGACCTTCGCAGCAGAATTTGCACACACCAAGACGGCTCTGTTTCTCTCGATGTATATGTCCCTAGGAGTAAGTATGGCGCGTACCGCTCACCGAGCGACAGGGTGTTGCGTATCTTCGTGGGAGATACCACACGAATAACTAACACAATCCTGCAGCACCTACTAAAGAAGGTGTGAGTGCGTAGCATTAAAATGAACTTGCCTATCCCCTGCAAGCAAGTAATGGGTTTTCCTTCGTCTGAGAAAAACGGGGATGCCGTCACAATATACGAAAGGAAGAAAGGGTGATTCCATGAAAATTGGACGAAAGGTGCTAGAATCGTGGCGTCGATTCCTGAGTAATATTTTGATCGCCCTTGGAGCCAAGGAATATATGCCAGCGCCTGCACCCATCAACACAATTGAAGCCATACTCTCAACTCTGAATGGTGGTCCAACGGGCCCCTGGGTAACCGTTGAAGGCTATCATGCGGTTTCAGTTCCGATAGTTAGTTCTAACTTCGTTAATTTTACTCCCCCAAATCCGGGCGGAATTATTTTGAAGACGTTTTTTAATACGGCAACGGGAGAGGTCCGCTTTTATGCGGCTAAGTTCCTGAATATCCCAGAGGGTGAGAGAGAGTTTCTTTTTCGGTAAATCTCATGTCCCCAGCTCCAACCAAAGCCGTTTTGGCCGAATCAGTTTCGCAATTAGCTCAAAAAGTCGTCGCGACGCGGAGTATGCAGGAGAAGTCTTTCTCTCGGAGAGAGTATAACTTTGCCATGTAACATCTTCTCCCCGGGTACTCCACTTGAATGTAGGAAGTAACTGTGATACCACACCTCACAAAAAGCCTCGTAGGCGTTTAGTATAATATATTATCAGCGGTAACCGCGAATAGCTTATTGCTGGCAACAAAATATATCTCGTACGGAGAGACAAAATGTCTATGGACAAGATGCAGAAGGCGCTGATCCATCTGCTGGGCGGCGACGGCATCTTTTATGCATCTCTGTTGATGCAGATGAGAACAATTGACGGGAAGGATCTCCCCAAGGATGCTCTCGCCGCGGTCTCCGTCCAAAACGGACGGATTCAGTTACACATTGATCCCCCTCGCTTAGAGCCATTTTCCGTTGATCAGGTCGCCCGGATCTTAGAGCATGAGTGCTTACATCTTGTGCTAGAACACATCGGCCGCATGGAAAATCGGCACCCTTACCTTTGGAATATCGCTACGGACCTTGCAGTGAATTCGTTGATCAACGGCATGGATATGGGATTGCTCTGCGGCAAGGAGCCTTTTACAGATATCCCTGAAAAGAAGTCGGCCGACTTCTACTACGCGATCCTTCGCGACAAATATGATATGAAGGAGGTTACCTTCAACGCCGACGGCACCGTTACCGTTAAAGATGGTAAGACCGGCAAATCGGTGACGTTGAAGCCTACAGGTGATCATAAAGATTGGGAGAAGTCTTCGAGTTCCGCAGCTGAAGCTTTGGCGAAAGAGGTAATTAAGCAGGCGGTGGCAGAAGCCGCGGCTTCTGCCAAAGCTGCAGGCAAGTGGCCTGCGGGTGTGAAAGAGCTTGTTGACGACCTGCTTGGTGCAGAGAAGATTAACTGGAAGAGGTTGTTGCGCCAGTATATCGGTAATAAGGTTAAGTCTGGCCAAAAGAATTCATGGAAGCGAGAGAGTAAGCGATTCGGGGAGATGCAGAAAGGTAAGCTGAAGAATCGCATCGTTAAGATAGGTGTCGCTATCGATACCTCTGGGTCTGTCAGCTCTGCCGAACTTCAGGAATTCATGAACGAGATCAACGCTATCATGGGCTCTTATAAGACAGATATTACGATCTTAGAGTGTGACGCTGCTGTGCAGAAAGTTTACACCATGAAAAGGCATATGAAGGTTGATCCTAAGTTCGCCGGCAGGGGAGGAACTTCTTTTATTCCTCCTTATGAATACTTCAAGGGCGTAGGCAAAGGTAAGCGCCCGGAGCTACTTGTGTATTTTACGGATGCTGAAGGAACTGCTCCTGCTACTGAAGAAATCAAGACCGTGTGGGTGATTACCTCTGCTTCTAGCATTGAAACCATGCCTTGGGGCAGAGTACTGAAAATTCCGCGAGATGAAGGAAAGAGGAAGCGCTAGTGGTAATTGCAGGGCTACTTATTGCTGTAGCAATACTAATCTGCGGCATACTTTACTTTCTCGGGATGGTCAGCGGCGTCCTTCGCAACCTAATCAAAGAGCTTAGGGAGGAAAGAGAATTAATCTTACTTCAGAAGCAAATCGTGTCACTTACTGCGAAGGAAGTAGCAATCCAGCGATCCCTGATTGACAAGCGGTACGAGATGATGGTCAATACTCTTACCATGATGAAGCTGATTGCTGACAAACAGGCTGACCCTGTTTGGGCAAAAAAGTTCGATGAAGGGCGTGAAAACTCGAAGTGGAATTAAAATGGAGAAGACACAGTATTACTGTGATAAGTGCGGCGAGGAAGACGAGCGCTGTCGGACTTGGCGTTTAGGTACTACAAGCGGATCCTACGAGGTTCTCTTTATTCTTTGTCGCAAATGCAAGACTAAAGTCTTCGACGATTTCGTCTCGGGCCTAAAAAGTTACAGCGACCTTAAACGGGACTCCGTAGAAATTGTTAGAAGCGGAAGAGTTTTGTGAAAAGTACGTATGAAATACTTTTGTAGCAACTGCGGTCTGGTAAATGACCCGGAGAAGTGTTCTTATTGTGACAATGAAGTTATTGAGGTCGTAGAAGAGAAGCCCAAGGTGAAAGTCTTCAAAGGACCAACTAAACTAAGCGACTTTGAAGACGCAGGGGGATAAAATTATATGTTTTGTCATAAGTGCGGGAATCAGATTCCGGAAGAGCGGCTGGAAATTTTACCGGAGACCCGGGTATGCGTTAGCTGCTCAACTGAGCCGCCTTACCGCGGCTTCGTAAGCACTACTCCTCGTCATAAGGGCACAGAACTTTCAATTACGAAAGATCCTGAAGCTGCCGCTCAAATGGATCGATACCGAATTTAATTATGGAAGAGTGGTATGATCCAACGCAAACTAAAAGACAGCTTCCTTGTATTTTAAATGGATGTAAGCCATGTGTCGCTAAAATATACTGTCAGACACATGACAAGCCCGTTAAAGGTAACATCCCTTCACTACCATCTCATTGTGCCGAATGCGGGGAGTACATTTATGATATTGATAAAGATACCAAAGGCATGTTCGAGGGCTAAATGGAACTCTGCTGCTCTATAAACGGCGACAACAAGTGCGTCTTCTGTAAGAAAGCATTCTGCTCAAATCATTCTTACAGGACGAAAGATTTATATGGGGTTTCATCAGAATACTCTTGCGTGGACTGCTACGACAAAGAAGTGAGAGAGCCTTTTCTTTCCAAGCCGAGGTCAGGTATGACTTTTGCAGATTTGGTTAGAGAAGTAAGGCGCCTTGAACCTCAAGGTTATATAAGTGTATCAGTTGCTGTGGATGATTCCCGACCAGGAGCTGTGCTCCCTGTAGCAAGGTGGGCAGTGTATCATCACAGTTACGGGCATTGCACAGGGAATTCTCCAGAACAGACCCTGGCGGAATTTAAGGCAAAAAGAAGCGCGCATTCCCTCCCTGCTGCGCCGTTGACCAACGTAACCATTTAATTATGTCTAGATCACGCTTTCTGAAGAGTGCCTCTGACCACGAGATTGGACGTATTAAGCAGTTTACAGCTAAGGCCCGAGACGAAGAACATCTTAGACAACTACTTCTAGTGCGAGCGGCTAGATGCGGGCCTGAAAAATTGGAAAGGTTTATCGCCGCTCTAAAACAGATGGGCAGACAGGATCTTGCTGGTTTTATTGAAATGGTAATGAAGAAGTAAATAACCGAGGTGAAATAGCATGGCCTGTGAAGGTGACAAAATCGCCAGTTACGATATGGGGCAGGTGTGTTATCGCTTAGAAGGATGCCCTGGGTGTGCGAAGTGCATTATCAAGTGCGATCCCCCTTGTGAGAACTGCCCAACTTGGGAAGGAACCAAACCTCGCGATCCAGAGCCCGGCGACTACGTAACGGTAGTGCAGCCTATCATCACTACTGACTATAAGGGACCTAAGTGGTCAGCTGCAATGGATTTAGCTGTTGGAAGGCTGGCTTGGGTCAAGAATGGAGACCCGGTTAACGGGTATAAACTCAAGTTCACGACTACTTCTAAGGATATCTTAGATCAATTCGTATACCCGCCGCAGGCGCTAAAGCTTGCATTTCCCGGCGATCAGGCTATCGACAAGATGATTAAGACCGCAAAGGAAGGGTCAGTTAACGAAGAGATGTAAGGATGAATGCAAACTCGTTGAGACAGCAGCTGGATCTAATATCGTTACTTAGATACGGATATGACATAGGATATAAAATGAACTTACATATAGGGGATTTACTTAGAGGACCTATTGCATACCAGGGAGACTATTTACTGAAGGTAATAGACTCGCAAAACGGTTATAGTATCTCTTATGGCCAAGCTTCTACTGTAGAAATTGTCGGCCGTAATATGGGCCCTTTACCTGTGGGATATAAGTGTAATGTAACACATGATGGTACTCTTCGAGGAGCAACTAATCAAGATTTAATAGCATTCGGTTGGGCGCCAAAAGACGAAAAGATTAACAGTTCATACAAAGGAGAAACTAAAATGAAGTTTGGCACGTGGCTTAACGACTATGTTGAGAAGCATCGTGACGTACTGTTCACGATTGCGGTAGTTCTCGTTCTTGATCATTATGTATTCGAGGGTAAGTTTCGCCAGAAGATCGAGGATATGGTCGAGGGCTTCTTAAAGAAGAATACGGCCGGAGCGTAACCTTATGAAGGATAAGGCACTCCCTTTCTTAATAGGGTTCGCTCTTGGCCATAGGGGGAGCTCTGTGCTAGTGCACGGAGTATACCTGACTATTATAGCTCTTCTGCTTGTTGCAAGACATTGGCATTAACTTCCAACAAGCTGTGTTGTATCGTTAATCCTTATGTAGAGTGCCCTGGGTGCAGCCATGGAATATGTGAACAGTGTCTTCTCGATGGCACAGGTGTGCGCTCATTGGCGTGTGCCGTATGCAATAATGCTCTCCGCTGGAGCAAACTTAGATGAAAGTAGAATCTCTAGGACGGCCTGCACACTTTTATATTCCAGCTAGTAAGTGGAATGATCCGGCCTACTCCTTTAGGAATAAGACGATTGACGTATTGATCCACGAGTTCATGATAGGAAACTATAATGGCTACACTGTAAGAGGTCCCTATAAGGGTAACTGGCGCCCACACAAAGGTGTTGCGCCAGTAGTGGAATCTGTTATAGAGATAAAGGTTTCTTTCAAAGGTAAAGACCGTATACCAAAACTTCAGAAGTTCTTAGCGGGTATGTGTTCTCTAATGAAAGAAGAATGCCTTTACCTAGAAACAGGGGAGGATAGTTGGATAATTCATCCTTAGTGCCACCTCTATGCTGTACAATCAATCCAATAAGAAGATGTCAAATATGTCGATGGACTGTATGTAACAGCCACTGGTGGACAAATTTCTTCGCAGGAGACGATTTCGAGATCGTAAACGATCGATGGCATGTACCTACAGTAGGTGGTCGAGATACGACCGCAGTCTGTCTTCGATGTAAAGGAGTGTCGTGGGGAACCTATGAAACAAATGACATCTAATTCAATGCAAGTTGAGGACGAATTTGTATCTGTTGATGGCAAAGTTAAATTACCGGGTGCCAAGGTAGGAACCTGGAAAGTTATCTCTGTCGGGCAGAGTAAGATGTACCTGCATAGCTCTCTCAGTGTAGAGGTAGCTTCTTCTTTAGCCCTCTGGGAAGATGTTGAAGGATTTACTGATACAGTAAAGCTTACGCGAGATATAGACGGTCTAATCGTAGGCGTTGCTATAAGGAAATAAAATGTCCAAGAAGACGAAGGTAATTGAATTATTTACTGGTCAAAGTTTTGAAGAGAGTGCTGTAGAGATGTTGGCCAGATTTGAACCAGGCCCTGTCTATCTTCTCTCCGCAGAAACCCCGGAAGGAAGCGGCCTCTATATTTGTGATGAGCCTTTCACCCTCGAGGAAGCGGAAGAGCAACACATGCCCAACTTCTCTGATGAAGTAGATGATCTAGAGGATGACGACATCCCTTTTGAAGAGGAGCTGGATCTTGAGTAAGATTTTTTCTTACAAAGGTAAAAAACTTACCCCGCTAACTCCTGCAGAGGCGGCCTCTCTAGATCGGGGAGATAAGCTAAAGTATATAGGCGACACCTTGGATACTGGGTACCTCCGCTCCGGAAGAATCGAGTGGGGTTCCTATTGGGGCAGAAAAGTAATCTCTCTCCCAGACAAGCCTTTCGTTAAATCTGATGTATTGAATGTATTGATAGTCCAATCTAACTCATATGTTCAGACGTCTATTGAGAGCAAAATAAAAAATCTTGCTCTTGTAGAAAGAGGAGACCCTTCCGCGTTTGACTTCAAGAAAGCCAAAAGATACATCCCGGTGAATTTAAAGGGGTTCAAACAAAATCTGCAAAATCAGGCGATGCGTGTCAAAGAAAATATAGATTTCTATTTAGAGGCTCTTCCTCTGCACAAGAAGCTAGAGCTTTTCAGCAAGCTAACTCCTCAAGAAATGGCCATTTACAATTTCTTGTATAAGGATATCGATGAGGTAGTAGGATTGAAAGATGTCGAAGGTATACAAAAAATCGAATCCTGACCTAGAACCTTCCTCAGAAGATATAGAGACTGCAGTGAATACTGCTAGAGTCTTTGGCCGCGGAAGAGCATTGTATCTTGAATTTAATTACGCCGGACGATTCCATAACTTTCAAATATCTAAAAGACAGATTCTATGGGCAGGAAGTCATGGATACAAAGCGCGCATGCTGGCCGTCTGCGTGTGGGAGCACATACTCCAGTATCCAAACAGTTTTCTTCCGCCGGAATTGATATTAGTGGTACTCATGGGTAACGACTGATGCACAAGAAGCATTCATTTACTAGAAAAGAGATAGCTCTTTTACTAGATCTAATTACGTTAACCACAAAACAAATAGACCCGGATACAATGAGGAAGTGGGGCGTGACCGAGAGCAAGCTGCGACAGATGTACTTTAAGTTGTATCGGATTTTGTAATGCGCACTTCACGGAAAAGGTGGCTAATGGATTTTGTTACTGCAGCAGCGATTTGGATATTAATACTCATTATTGTCGGTCTCTTAACAGCCATAGCGCTTCTGACCTGCGCGTTATGCATAGTACCTCTGTACTTATACCGATTTTATAAAGTAGTAGCGAGGAAGCTCCGGAGAAAATAAATGCCGATACGCACGTTTGAACTGTTTAGAACCGACGATGAGACCGGCATCAGTGGGGCAGGTAAGGTACTAGAGGGCTGCGTTTTCACTGATGGTGAGTGTGTCATTAGATGGGTAGCCCCTACGTCGCCAGGGCACAGCACTTCTACTTTCGATTCTTTCGGTTTATTCATGAGTATACATGTCGCGCCGCATCCAGACAATAAGACAAAAATTATCTTCAGTGATGGGGAAGAGTACTCCCACACTGAAAAAGTTGAAGAGCAGACCCCCGTGGAAGTCCCAAAGAAACGGGTACGCCGTAAGAAAGAAATGGCTTCCAATGGAAAATAAGTGTTTCTTCTGTTCAGATACAAATCTGTCCGTAGGACATTTGCAAGTATTCATCGGGGATAAGACATATCCTATTTGTGACAAATGTGATGAGACCATGCTCTCTATGTCTGAAGAAGAATATGCCGAAGATTAATTTGACTCAAACCGTAGAAGAGCGGGCGCTAGCCTTCCGGAAAGAGAAGTATTTAACTATGATGAGAAAGAGGCTTTCTCTCGTAGCGCGTAGAGCATATAATTCAACATATGGAGGGGCAGATGCCATAGATGAATATAGGACTCGATGCTATCGCATACGGAAAATAAAGAGCCTCGGAGAGATGTTAGTAGTTGCCCACGACATGGGCTTAGATGTACCTACGACGGTAAAGTTGGCTTTACAACCATTCCTAGCGGTAACTAGTGACGATTTTATAAACGCACCTGAAAAGTGGGACTGATGAGAGCATATCATATAACACCTACGAGAATGATGACTACCCCATTCTTGTGGAAATCTGTTAACATGATGAAGTATGTGAACAGAGACAGAGTGTTTGTAGTCACGCCAGAGACTAGAGAATGGTTGCGCGCAGGCCACTGGACTACAGTCACCCCCGAAAATTTAGCGCTATGCTTCCAATATTCAGATCGTCCATTGGGGATCAATTGGGACGCTAACTCCCTTGCTGCCCAAAAGGTAATGGATGTTTTTATTGGTAATGCAGAATTGAGAGAGATTGCCCTTGGGAGTAGATATCTCCGCCCGGAAATGTACACTACATTCATGGAGTCTACGTACAAAGATGCTGTTATAGAGCATGCTGCCCTTCTTAAGAAAGCGGCGGACTCATATCGTTTCACAGGAAACGTCACTGCGTGGACTCCTCGCCTGCTTAGTAGAGCTGACACATATCACATAGAATTCATTTGGGATATACACGTATCATCATATGGAACTGAAGAGTTAATAGCATACGAGGTTGCAAGTAGCGCACCTATAGACAAGATTCCCGATCACCTCATTCAGAAGATGCTTCCCTTCTTTCTTCCGAAGAGAAACGGCTGTCATAATGTTGTGGCAGAAAGGGACCTGTTCCGAGAAGCTATCCGCAGACAACTTCTCGTAATGAACACGCCCTCTACCGTTGTTGTAGGATCACAGCCTCGCCCAGTGTTTGTTCCAAAGTCGTTATAATTTGTCATTCTCAGGAGAACTTAGATGGCTACCAAGAGACGGATAAGAAAAACACGAGAGCGTGTCCTCAGTGAGGGCGGTAGCGAAACGCTTTCTGTCCATAGTGTTATGGGCGATATAAGCGCTTCTTTATCGCGGAAGGTGCTAAGATATCTTAAGGTAAGACCCGGCGATCGATTGCAAGTTGTCGCCCGTAATGGGGTAATAGAAATTTCTCCTCTTCTCAGCGTGGATGACGAAATCAAACAGTATCTTTCTCATTAAGAGACCAAAATGTCTAATATTAGATTGTTTAAAGTCGGCGCCGATCCCGAATTCGGCCTACTCGATAATCAAGGTAGGTTAGTTGAGGCGTGCGACGTGATGCAGGTTCGTCATCGGTTCGGGTTAGATGGGTGCAGCGCCATTGCGGAGATGCGGCCGGAGCCTTCGATAAACCCTTCTCAAGTAGTAAGAAATCTCTATCAGGACATGGTAGAGGGTTACTATCGCAGCGAGAAGATGCAGAATCTTCGGTGGAAGGCGGGAAGCGTTGTGCAGAGCTCCCGACATACTACCAGGGACGAAATATTTACCATTGGAGGGCATATCCATCTGGGCATCCGGGCTGCTGTTGCCCCTAGAGTATTCGGAAGTCGCGAAAGCTACTACGAGGAGCTTGCCTCCTACCTAGATACTTATCTTGCTCAGATAATGCGTCTTCTAGAAGACCCTTTAGAGTTAAGTGATCGCGTAGAGAATGGCTACGGAGCTCTGGGAGATTACCGTAGTAATAGCCACGGTATGGAATACAGGACTCTGGGTAGCTGGCTTACTTCCCCGCGAATAGCAGAAGGGGCGCTGTGCCTAGCACAGACTGTCGCATACCAGCACATATGGATGACAGCGCACAAGAAAGAAGATTTCCTCCTGGAGAGGTTGTCTCCCTCATACACAGCAGGCTCGCAGGACTTTGAGGAGTCTTCTGTCAATTCTCATGAGCTTCGAACATACCGGAAAAAATTTCCAACTCTTCGAGATCAGATTAGAAGATTTAAGCTCTACAAAAGACACGAACTTCCTATCGAGTTTATCTTCAAGTTAGTTGAGTCAAACCGAACTTGGTTCCCTGGAAAAGATATAGATATGAAGGTTGCTTGGGGGATCACTTCTGCAGCCAGAATTGAAAATACAAGAAAGCCTGAAAGAGTGCTACCTGTCGTTAAATTCGAAGATATTTGGAAGAGAGCACTAGCATAAACGGAGAGTTATGAGTATCACTTGGTCTAATGATGCAAACTTAGATCGTATTTGTTTAGACATCAACAAATACATTAGTAACTATCGAATGCGAAATTACTATATTTATGGTCTGCAGCAAGACAATAGGCCCCATGTGGCTGTAGCGCCCTATGCGTCTCCTTTGCTTATTGACCTCTTTAAGAGAAGTAATTATACATTAGAGGTAAAAGAGAAGGCGTTGCGCTACTGTGATAACTGCGATACCTCTCACTCCCTTGGTGATTGTTGTTGTGATTCGAAGTGTGGTCTTTGTGATAGGCGCAACATAACAATTGGACTACGTAGAGACGTAAGAAGCAGCCCAGCTATCGCTAGAAAGTTAGTAAAGACCATAATTTTTAGCTTAGAAGGTAAGTTGGTAGCACCGCCCACTGTCAAATTGAATTTGGGTCGACATGTTAGAAAAGTATCTTTCATTCCGAAAAAGGCCTCCGCAAGTGCGGCTACCTCCCCAAACAAGCTGACGAGCAAAGAGCTTGCTTCGTTAAACAGGGCTTTAAGTGCAGCCGACTTATAGTATATGCGGGTATGCTGAAAAATTTTAAACTAGACACGGAGAACAAACATGTGTAGACTAGCGGCGTTCCCGCCGATGTTTCCCAAGAAGAAAGCTCTAGAGATCATAGAGGATTTTTGCCGAGGAAATGACGATGGGACTGGAAGCGTTTACGTTAAGGATGGAAAGTTTATTGTTAATAAGTGGAATGCTTCTTTTGAAGAGGTTGTGAAGAGGGGGCTACCCCTATTAGACCATATGCCTTTCAATGGGTGGACGTTAGCTCATGTGAGAGCCGCTTCTCACGGCGCCGTTACGTACAACAATACCCACCCCTTCGTGAAGGGTGATTTCGCTATGGTCCATAACGGAATCTTTCAGGAGTATGCGCCGGTGCGCGCTGCGCTCGCAGTAGATCACACTTTCAGGGGCCAAACGGATAGCGAGGTAGCTGCCCGCCTGTGGCAGGTCGTCGGCAGAAAGAATTTTATTAAGACGGTAGACACCGGCGTCTACATGTTTCTAAAAAGAAATGGGAGAGTAGATGTTATTTGTAAGTCTGGAGGAGATTTAGTATATCAAAATACTAAATATGGAACAGTTATGGCTTCATCTCTTCCTCTCTCTTACAAAAGAACGTTATCTATTCTTGAAGGCGATTTGAAGCTTGGGAAGAATGGAAAAATTATTAATTCCAATTTAGAAAAGGATCCCGCTTCCAATTGGAATTGGACGTATAATCCTCCCGAGTGGGTAGATAGCTCCTACGAAGAATCTCCTCCTAAGAAAGGGAAGAAAAAGAAGAGGTCTCGCAAAATAGACGATGTATGGAATTTTCCTGAAGAAGAAGTTTTTGGGGCCAGCGTAGATTCAGCAGATCGAGAACTGGCCGATAAAAATGGGTATATCTTTATAAGATAATACTTCCGCATAGTCCTCACCTCACAAAAAGACTAGAGGACTCAGAGTATAATATATTAACAGAAGGCGTATTTGTGGTTAAGGAGATTGTGACAATGGGTATAGTGACGGACGTGTTAAGAAAAGCGTCAGCTAAGAAAAGTACGAAGCCATCGACAGATATGGTAGAGTTGACAGTAACTTCTGGTACACTTGCTAAGCACAAGCAAAAGTATGATGCAGCAAAAGTTGCTAAGGCAGAGTTAGAGCTCTCAGAAGAAGAGTTACTGGGTGAAGTAGTCCCTTCATACATTGAGAAGATTAAAGAAGAATATGTAAGCTCTGCGCGTATTCATGAAGGCGACATTGAAGCGACGATTTCATGGAAAGATGCATATAGCAAAATTCCTGTTGAAAAGGCGGAAGAGATAAAGGATCTTGTAGGAAGCCGGTTTGATGACTACTTCAAAGAAGTTAACGAGATTGTTGTAAAAGAAGAAGTAGCGGCTAATCCTGAACTTTTAGAAGAGCTTATCAATGCTGTTGGCCCAGATACCTTCTCGAAGTATTTCGATGTTGCGCAGCACTTAAGGCCGACAACGAGATTTACAGAAGAGAGGCACCGGACCTTATCCCCCTCTGTTAATGATCAGCTGAATGAAACTGTGCGACAGTATAAGCCCTCTGTGCGAGTCGTTGTTAAATAACCTCCGGTACTTCGTTGCTATGAATAGTAATAACGTATGTCTCGTTTGTCTTATTCATCCTGATTTGAAATGTAATTCATGTCAGAGACCATACTGCGGCAACTGTTGGATGACTCCGGATCGCAGATGTCACAACTCCCCATATGATCCAATAAGTAGCTGGAGATGGCCAAATACTCCAGAATTAGCCGGCTAATATGAAAGCAGAAAAGATGTGCGACGACGGTGCACCCTGCACCTGGATTTCCGAAGAAGAGTACGACGAGGAAGGAGACAGCCGCTTAGTTACTTTCTGTAGCAAATGCTTTCGCTATAAGAACAAAGTTAAAGAAAAAATCTCCCCTCCTGAGGATAAAAATCTTGACCAAGGAAGAATTCTGTAATCTTTCAGCTCATTCCCGTATAAAATATATCGGCTCAGACGAAGCACTAAAGGCAGTTCTCGTGCGTCACTCCAGCGTTGCCCTTACAAAGGGAGTTGTCGTGTCGTGGACAGTAGATAAGGCCAAGTCGAGTTGGAGCTCAGAAAAAGAACAAGGTCTTGTCCTCTACCTCTATAGCGGCCCGCTTGTGAAGAATATTATTCCGGAAGACTGGATTGTCGTTGATGCGAAGCGAGTAGATTTGGCTAGAGCCCGGGAAAAGAGGGCGGTAAAAGCTACTGACTCTAGAGTTCGTCGAGAGCTTAATCAATTCTCTGAATCTTTCAGAAACATGAAGAATGTTAAGGCTCGCATCGATGAATGGCTAGAGAATGTTCCTTTCGCCTCAAGGTTTCAAATTTTAGCTAGTCTTACTGAAGAGCAAAAAGCTTGGCTAGATCTACTAGATCTTCCTCCTGAGGAAGTGATCGCGTTAATTAAGAAAGCCAGCGGAGCACTCTCAGAGGGAAAGACTTTAGAGGTTAAGGATGAGTGAGCTACCTTGCATTGTTAATAAGTCGCATACCCTGACCATAACTGTTAAGAAAACAGACCAGGACCAAATAGGCTACTATTTTCCTGCCTGCGACTTCTGCGGGGCATCTCTTATAGGAGTAGAGCTTTGCGCCTTGCCTCAACCGGTACCCCGGTAACCATTATGAAACTTCCTATTCTATATAGACAAAACTCCAAGGGCACCCTCCAACAGTGGCACATCAGCGTGTCGGACAATAAAGTCACCACTGTGTACGGTCTATTTGGAGGCAAGATGCAGACCACAGTTGATGTCGTTAAAGAAGGTAAGAATGTCGGTCGGTCTAATGAAACCACTGCTTCAGAGCAAGCTGAGCTACAAGCGCAGCAGCAGTTCGCTGCTAAGCTGAAGGAAGGATATACACCTGACCGAACTCTTGCAGAGTCTACTAAGAACACCCTTGATGCAGTAGAACCAATGTTAGCACATCCAATCGAAAATAAGTTAAAGTATGTTGTCTTTCCTGCGCTAGCGCAGCCCAAGCTAGACGGGGCTCGTTGTATTGCTATTATGAAGAAGGGAAAGGTAAAACTTTGGTCTCGGACGCAGAAAGAGTATATTGCCTCTCCGCATATTGTTGCGGAGATTGAAAAGCTCCTGGGGCACAAGCAAGATTTGATTCTCGATGGCGAGCTATACAACCATGACTATAAGAAAGATTTTAACACTATCATGTCGCTGATTAAGCGGGAAGACGTACATCCTAATCATGAATTAGTCCAGTATCATATCTATGACGTTGTGGGCTCAGGCGTTTGGACTGACAGAACTAAAGTCTTAGCAGAGCTCGGGGTTGCTCGCTTCTGCAAGAAGGTCGAAACGGTTGTTGTTCGCTCTCAAGAAGAACTTGAAGAGTATCAAGCGGTATGCGTTGAGAATGGCTACGAAGGATGTATGTATCGTAACCCAGACGCTCTTTACGAGAACAAGAGAAGCTCAGGACTCTTAAAGGTCAAAGATTTTAAGGACGACGAATTTAAGATAGTTGACGTTGAAGAAGGTCGCGGCAAGCTCATGGGCCGCGTCGGTGCTTTCTATTGTGAGCTAAATGATGGAAGTGGTCGACAATTTAAAGCAAAGCCTATGGGGACATTAACCTACGTTGAGGAGCTTTGGAAGAATAAATCCGAGTGTCTTGGTAAGATGGCGACAGTTAAATATCAAAATCTTACACCTGATGGTATGCCGCGATTTCCTGTATTAAAGTGTATTCGCGACTACGAATAAAGTTGGAGTTAGTTAGATGACTAACCGTCTCTGCTGTATTGTTAATCTAGACGTCGAATGCAGAGTATGTGGAAAGAAGTGGTGCGCCGAGTGCTGGGACACCTTTATCAGAAAAGATTCTCATAACGATTGTAAATGTACAAAAGACTCGACGCAAGAATTAACCTTCCGTGGAGTAGACCACGAAGGCAAGATAATATTTACTAGGGAGCCATTTAGGAAGCCAGAACGATATGTCTTTGAATGAACTTTGTTGCCAAGTCAACCCTTTCTATATCTGTAGCGGTTGTGGCTTTCGCCAGTGCCGTGATCATTGGCGACAATGGCGAAGTATTGACCAGACACACTTCGCACAAAACCAATGCGCAGTTACTAAGAGGCTCTTCCCCGTTATCTGGGTAGCTTAGCTCAGGAGAGCAATCAGTAAAATATGTTCATCTTTGTCTACGGGACACTTCGCCGGGGTGGCAGCCTTAATTATAAAATTCAGGACTTGAAAGAGCCTGTTGGAGTATTCCATACTCTCCCTAAATACACACTATACGATATGAGATGCCCTTGTCTGGCTAGAGGCGGGGGCACCAGCGTCGTAGGGGAGGTGTACGAAATACAAGATCTCGAGGAGATTGCAGATATACACAGCATGGAAGTCCACGCAGGCTACACCCTAGAGCAAGTAGAGCTAGAAGGCTTCTCAGAAGAGGTGCACGCATACTTTCAAGCGCCTGAGCCAAGCTGGGGGAACAACATTATCGATAGCGGCGACTATATTCGTTATAAGCTGAATCGGTATGAAGAAAACCAATAAAAGCAAGTTATGCTGTGAAGTTTCACCCAAGTATAACTGCGTTATTTGTAACCACAAAGAGTGTAGAGATCATTGTGCCGTCTCGGGCTACAATCGGGGTAAACACTGGTTTTGGTATCCCTTTTCTGCAACAGAATCTCGAGATAATGTATTGACATTGGCAGAGATCTGTCGAGAATGTTACCGTAAACATTACATTGACTAAAATTAAAATAGAACGTGAAGAGAAGTTAGACGTTATCGTCGGCAATAGAGTCTACAAAGTAGGCACTCTTTATCACGTTGTAAACGGTGACGACAGGAATCACGCTTACATTCTAAAGAGGATTTATAAGGTTGGCCGGGACTGGATGTTGGCGTTAGGCGAACATAATTATGATGCAGAGATTAGAGGCAACGACTTAGAAGCATCGGACATGCGCAACTTTCGCAAGTGTGAGTGTAGCTTCCTTTGTCAAGGGTTTATTTTAAAGAACTTCAAATGGATTTAGCAATCAAGCTTCGCTCTATCATAGAAAAGACTAAGGAAATGTTAAACTATTTCCCACATATTAAAACCATCAATGGACAAGGAGCATCGGCGGGACGCGCTGGAGAATCGGCGCCGACACATCTACGAAGTGGGGAAGATCCCCTCCGAGATCAAACGTTTCCACAAAGCGATTAAGAATTTAACAAAGACCGAAAGGTTCATGTCGGCATTCCTACAATCTTGTATTAGATACGGGTATGTCACGTCTTATAGATCGCAGCAGGTCATACGACTGGGTACTTCTGATCAATACATCATCTCAGACTTCTTTCTTCATTATCCCGAAGTTATAATTGAAGTCGATGGTCCTGAACATCAAAGAGCTAAAGACGCTCTGCGAGATAAAGAAGTATATCGTCTCTTTGATTATAAAACAATTCGCGTTTCGAACAAAGATATAACTCGAAATAACAAGGCGGTTCGCACTCGATTAATTCGAGAACTAGCCAAAGCTGAAGGGCTTAGTATTAAAAAGATTCGTGATCGTGTAAAACAATATTGGCATTTACAAACTTTGGAAGGATTCAATAATGAAGTACAAGAGTAGGACCGACTGGTATAAAAGAGGTTCTCCGGTACTCGAGCGAAAAGTGCTATACTACGTCGCATGGACTATCAGCACGTCCCTCATGCTCCTCTCTGTTGTTTTAGCAGCTGTTGCTGTTTGGTGTTTAAGAGACATTCCAGATTTGCTACTGACGTGTCAGTTACTATTTATAGCATGGGGGCTATCATGGATAGCATGGATGGTATTACCTAGTGGCAAAGAAGAATAGAGACGCTCTTTGTTGTCAAATCAACCAGGTAGGTACCTGCGGCGTTTGCCTCAAAAAGTTGTGCGAAGACCACGCAGGTTTGTCGTACAGTGTCTGTAAAAGCAATAAGTGTTATACGATATACGTGTACAGAGCTACTGAACAAGCTAAAGCGTTAGAGCTGCAGAAGCAAATGCAGCTAGAACGGATGCGTAAAGACAGAAGAACTCCGACATCAAAAGATATATCTTCATCAGGATATCGTCTTCTCAAGAAGATAGAGTCCCGGAAAAAGAAATAACTATAAGCTATGCTTATTTCAAAATAAGACTCCTTCTCCTCACAAAAAGACCAGTTGACGATTTGTAAAATATAATATGGAAGATTTCTATAACGAAGAATTAATCAAGGAACGTGGCTTTAGATGCAAAGACTGCTCTCAATTGATGCATCAGCATACGTTCACCGGCGACTGGCATAAGACAGGGGCGGTAGATCGCTGGGGAAATCCCACAACTGAATTCCGTTATAAAAATAAATGCGACGAGAATTTTCGCGCGCCGGGGGTTTGGTACAGTGATCTTCGATACCCAAACCTCTTATTGATCAATAAGAAGTGGTATCATTTTTCTCACAGAGCTTCTATGCTCGCACTTGTTGTAAAGTCAGATGTAGCAGTTACAGTGGACAGGAGAGATTCTTTACAGTCCCCTAAGCCAGTCCTTATTGAGACGTACGGGGATATGTATAACTTTGCTGCTCAGCAGGGGATTTTAGAAAAGCTTAAGCGGCTCGTAGATGCGGAGACGTTTAAGTCTATGCAGTCAAAGTCTATCGAAAGGGCAATGAAAAAGTTATCCGCGTAATATGAGTGAGCGATGTCTGCCATGCCTTGTACATGATAAGAAGTGGTGCAGCCACTTTCTCTACAGAGCAGAATGTGCTGAATGCGAGTGGGATCAACTATACGCTCGACAGATCTTGTCCATCGCATGTCCAAAGTGCCATAAGTGGATAACTCCTAAGAAGTTACAGCTAGGGAAAGATTATTATTAGTATCGAATTTTGTACAATATCACTTAAGAACAAAGGGGAAAGAAATGACTATCGTAGAGGCCTTAAAAACCAAGAAGCGCTTAAATAAGAAGTTAGAGGATCTTCGCCGGAAGATTTCGGACTACAGCGCCCATCTCGACTCTGAGAAGCCGGTGTATGGAGCAGACCAGAAGGCTCGTGTCGAAGGGTGGGTACAAGCCCACCGGGACTTAGTGTCCAAGATCGAGGAGCTTTCGATTGCCATCCAGAAGACTAATCTCGCGACTCAAGTAGAGATTACACTGGGCGGTAAGCCTGTAAAGAAGTCGATTTCTCAGTGGATCCTTCGCCGCACGTCGCTGGCTGCTCATGAGCAGGCTTGCTTTGCTGCTTTGCATGACCGCAATCTCAGAGATCAGACGGTCGTAGCCTCTGATGGTAAGACGAAGCAGACGATCTCAGTCGTTCGCTATTTCGATCCTGTCGAGCGTGATAGAATGGTAGATGTGTACCGCCACGAGCCGTCGATGATTGATCAGAAGCTTGAGGTCGTAAACGCAACTACTCAGTTGGTTGATGACGTGCAAGTTACGGAAGAAGCTTAAGATCTAGACTGACCGACTACCTAAAGCTTCGGCGATGGGTGTGCTCAAATGGATATTCGGCAGTAAGAGCTAAGGTACTGAAAGCTCTTAATTGTACAACCGCTACGCAAAGAGAATAAAACCAGCAAAAAGGAACGCTAATTAACGCGACAGTTAATTATTTCCAATTACATGGGAACATCGATCGGGCTCAATTGCCCAATGGTTAATTAGGGAGCAATCCCCAATAACTTCAAGGCTAAAGGCTTAAGGATCAAGTGATCAAGTTCACAAGGTATAAGGGGTAAGGGGTAAGGATCATCTGAATGGTATTACATTCAGAAACCCAAGAACAAGTTACCGTTTTTCCTTTTCTTCATCTGGAACTTCCTTGGCTTCCTTTTCGGGAGCGGGTCGTACACATTTTGAAATGAAACGGGTGGGGAGGCCTGCACATGGTGAGTAAATTAACTCCTCCACTCTGTTGCTTAGTTAATCCTGTCTTTATCTGTAGCACTTGTGACCAGGACTTGTGCGCGGAATGTATGAGCAAATTCCATACAGAAAAGGAAGGGTGGCATCAAAACTGCATACCCCCGCGCACCTCACTATGCCCCTGCGCGTTAACAGGCCCAATATGAAACACCGACTAATATTTGAAGATGTGATGAGAGCAAAGTGTTCTTGTGGAGAATGGGCTTATATAGGCCTTACCGCAGAAGCAAACGCTTCAATCAAAAAGGTATATAGGTACCATACTGAGCTTCAGACCTTACCGAGAAAGGTAGCACGAAAGGTAAAATCTAAGAAGAAGGGTTAGATATGATGTGTATTAATTGTGGAGTAGAGATTCCGTCAGCTCGGCTGGAAGTGATCCCCGAGACAAAGACTTGTGTAAATTGTAGCGAGGTCCAGCCGTATAAGGCCATTGTCAACGGTTCTGCAAAAAATAAGAACTTTGAAGTTCAAATTATCCCAGGGGATAGCCCTATAGTAGATTATCTCGAAGAGCAGGGGCAAAGAGGATTCTCTTCATTGTCTGACGACGAGTAACAACACTTTTACAATAAATGGCCGAAAAAGATTACATTTCCGTTAGAAAGGAGCAGCCTCTCTGCTGCATAATTAATCCTCGCTATATCTGCGATAAGTGCAGCTCACGCATCTGCGCAGATTGCTGCTACGTAAGTGATCAAGAAGTGATGAACAGTAATGTTAGTAACAAGCAGGTAACAATGCGACGAAAGGATCACATAGATACATCGTGCATCGATTTAAATGACGAGATCCATTCAACATGGCGAAAAATAATCTAGACAAAAGAAAATCAGAGCGTGCCCACGCAAAACGGAGAGCTAAGAGTCGGTACGCTCTCGACTTTACAAAAGAGATTCGTAATCTATTCATTAGAAAAATTCAGAGCAATGAGGCGAAGTTCCTTTCTAAGCAGTCAAGAAGAGTATCTCTCTTTTCGCTTGACCACGAAGAGCAAAAGTATGTCGTTGTATACGACAGGCAAAGAGGAGAAATTGTAACTTTTCTTCCGGCAGATGCAAACAATAATATAGACGGGAGTGCGCCATGGTTGAAATGAAAAGTACCCAATGGTGGAAAGAATTTAACGAAAAGTCTATTCTAATTGGGTATCGGGGTAGTAAAACGTTCGGCACCTTCCGTCCTAGCACCGACCCCAAATCTATAGATGACGTTGACGTTATGAGCGTTATAATACAGTCCCCAGAAGCTTACTACGGCTTCGGTAGGCAAGAGACATTCGAAAGAATGGAACTTCCTTGGGACGTTGTTGTATATGACGCACGCAAGTTCGTCAGTCTCTTGACCAAGATGAACCCTAACGTCCTATCTCTTCTTTGGCTACCGAAGAATCTTTACATAAAGGTAACACCGCTCGGCCAACGTCTTATAGATAATAAGCATCTCTTTGTGAGTAAAGAAGCATACAAGAGTTTTACTGGCTACGCGTACAGTCAGCTCCATAAGATGGAAAATGGCGCGTTTCAAGGTTACATGGGCGACAAGAGAAAACGACTTGTTGAAGCGCATGGCTACGACACAAAGAATGCGAGTCACTTAATACGTCTCCTTAAGACCGGCATGGAGTTTCTTTCTACTGGTGAACTTAATGTCATGAGAGAAGATAACACTTATCTCGTGGATATAAAGAACGGAAAGTATCCTGTTGAGTATATAAAATCCGAAGCAGATAGACTCTTCAAGCTATCAGAAACTGCACTAGTTAATAGTAAACTGCCTGACCGGGTTGATCGAGAGAAGGCGGAAACATTACTTGTTGGTATAATGAAAGATTATTTCGCGGAATCGGTATGCAGAAGTTAAAGAAGGTTGAAGTAAAGAAGCTCACATCACTGCTTGTCGCTAGCTTCCAGGCAAAGTTAGAGCTTGAAAGATTAGACCGAAGTCTAGACAAGATGGCAGATTGGGCCCAATCTTCATCTCCGAAACATAAAATCTTTCTCACCTGCAAAAAGAAAATTCAGCGCCTAGAAGCGGAGAGGCGCTCTATCAATTATATGCTTTCTCCATTTGGAATTAAAATAGCATGAATATGTTTAAAGATGCTTACGAGGAGCTTGAACGCATCCGTCATCTGGAAAAAGGATGGGATGGGTATCGCGGAGCACCATTTTCTCCAGAATTAATCAACCATTGCAAAGCAGTAATAAACCAATTAGAACAGTACTGCGCGGACCACTGTGTGATGGTAAAAGAAATTTGTACGGGCCTAGCAAGCGACGGATCTATCGACATAGAAGTTCATTACAAGAATAAATCTATGTTCTTGATATTTTATCCAGATTCTTATAAAGATACATTTCAAGTGTATAAGAAAGAGGCGGCTGAGCAGAAGGAAACAGTATCTTTTCCTTTCCCGGATATCTCCGTACAATTTACGTGGCTTTTCAGTTAAAAAAGTGGAAAATAACAAAGATTTGTCGAGACGACAAGAAAGTGGACCAGTTGCTAAGATTCCGGACCGCGCCAATTTTGTTTGCAACATTAAGGGCCACTCATGGATCAGCGCTCCTAATACTACACATAAGTGTGTTGAATGTGGGCTGATTTATGATTGTAAGCCGAAGGAATCTAAATGTCCTATTGCCATTCAGATTCCCAAATGACTTTGGTGCGCTACTTCTAAAGTAGAGATTTCAGCGTGGCTGAACATCTGAGCTAATTGCCCGCGCCAACCCACTTTCTTGGAGATTTTATGCCCTGGCACCATGAACCTGAACTTACTAAAATTTTACCACCAGAGGTCCTTCTGACGAAAGAAGTACTCTGGGTATCCTCTTATAACGAACCCGACAGGTGGGTTAAAGATCTTAAAGAAGCGCATTATTCGCTGATTGGGGAATACGAAGTAGACTTAAACCACAAGCTTCTCCGGTTTGAATTTGATGAATCCCTCCGAAAGGAGATTCCCAATGCTCCTCACTTCCAGAGTGTTCTCATCAATAACACTTTACCTCCCGTAAAGCTAGGAAACTTTTTCGAGGCGACTAAATAATATGGCTATTGTTTCAACAAACCCTGTAAAGCGGTACATGCCTGGGGATCGTAAAAGAAAATTTTTTGAAGAACAACGGAGGAGATATCTCGCCCCTGATAAGACAGTGGCTTCAAAAGAAGCTGCCGACTTAGTTTTCCTTTTCAAAAAGAAGGCAACGAGCCGTCTCAAGAGATTTTATGAAGAGTCACAGCGGATGGACATAAAGTTTGCGGCTCTTCTTCAGAAAGTTGAAGACCTTGGGTATCATATTACACAGCTTCGCGCCAACGCCGTGGATGTGGAGTATTATAATAATCCGAGGAAGAAAAATAAATTTGTCAGATTTTCCGTCTCAGCTCAACGCGGCAACCATACGTTCGAAGGTGAGCTCACCGTCACTCCTGCTTCTATGAACATCCAGTTGATGTGCCCTAATTTACGGGCAGTAAGATCCAAGGGAGGCTTTACTCTACATCACCTAAAAGTATCTTACTACCGATCAATAGTTGTCAATGATAACTATCTTGCGGCATTATTAAAATGAATAACCAAGACGACAAACAACTTATAGACTCCTCTTTTCTTTTTAAACGGAATTTTTATATAGATACGATAGTATGGCTTGAAGACAATGTGCCAGGGTTTTACACCGCTGAGCGATTCTACCGCGACAATGACATATTTCATCCATCGCGCATCTTCAGAAAGATAACCAACGTTGCGCGGTGGCTTCCTCTTCTATGGAATGACTACGATTGGGACTACTATCCTTTGTACAAGATGCTCCACCAAAAGATTAAGTTCATGAAGGAGCATCACAGAGATCATCACAACCACACCGATTGGGAAGAGGTGGTAGCGCAGCTACAGACAGTCGAAGATTGTTTGGATCGGTTATTAAGAGATAACTACCTTGAAAAGGAATGGGATGCCCATCGCGCCCGGTTTCCAAGGGATAAATGGTTCGACAGCTGGGTACAATTACCTGATGGGTCACGCCAGATGCCATCTATGTCCGACGATGAGCGAGATGCTTTTAAAATTCTCCACGACGAGGAGGAGAGACTCCGTCAAGCAGATCTAGATACTCTAGGGCAGACAATATCTAGGCACGTGAGGGGCTGGTGGGATTAAGTTTTGTCGCTCTTGTGGATTAACTAATTAATTAAAGGAAATGGTATGAATGAACAGACGCCTGCAGATTCGACGAACAAAGATAGTGATCTTGCATTAGCAGAGCTCGGGCAAGCGGTGCATGCTCTAATACAGAACAATCTTCGGTATGAAGTGCTCATTCGCGCAGTAGTAGAATTACTAGAAGCTAAGAAGCTACCAGACGGCTCGTCTGTACTGACAACTGACGAACTGAATAATCGCGCAGGGGTCATTCGAAAAACGTTAATCGAGCAAGCTCAGAAGGCGCAGAAGGATGCTCTACAGCCTTCTGCGGGAACTTCTCCGAAGAGTGCTTAACCTTTGCTGCATAGTTAATACCACAGCGCGCTGCAACGGCTGTCACAAAAAATTGTGTATACGCCATGTAGAGCGTCAAACTCTTCTAGACCCTTCAGCAGAGGAGGGCCTATCACCTGAAGAATTGGAGAATGCCTTACTCTCCTGGTGCAGAGAGTGTTATCCTCCCAGAGTCGCAACGGACTACTAATGAAAAATCTCCCGGAGAAGCATGGCTGGGGCTTTTGCGGTAGTGAAATTCAGCTGCCAGCCGACCTATTTAAACGTATCGTGGATTGCTACATAAATGTAGTTTATTATGCAGGCGTTGCAATGGTCGGTAAAAAGTTCCAAAATGATATGGAAGTCATCAGCGTCGATGCATGGAAATTTGCTTTCGACAAAGAGGATCTAGCAGCAGCATTAATTCACTTCTATTGCGATGCTCTGCCAACCTCATATCAAAAGATTATCCAGGAAACTATAGCTGCTCATCCTTTGAAGGGGAAAGCCCCTGCTACTATCCCGCTGAGTAGCAAAGCTGCTAAAGTTCGTTGGGAAGAATACGTAGATAAATTCGAGGCCCTCGAAGGGGAGGTCATGGCGTGGGCTCTTACTAATTTGGAAAAGATTCCTAATGCCCTTCCTAATTTCGACGGAGAATGGGAAGACGACGAAGATCAAGAGGACGAATAAGTTACCACTTGCTTTTCTTGGCAAGTTATACTATAATATAAGTGAGATACCCCTGCTAGGTAGGCTGATGCTTCCAAGGCGCCAGCGTCTTTAATATGAGTAAGAAAAAGAAAGAGACTGATACTGACGTTCCCATAGAACATCTGATAGATGAAATCTTAGGGAATATAGGCGTTGAAACAAATCCCCGTTATGACGATGATTGCAGCGGATGTAGTGGCACACCCTATGTTGTGGGCCGAGATGAGGCGTCAACTGAGCTGGCAACATTGTTTAAACGATATGTTCAGGCAGAATTACAGCGGCGAGGAATTACTGAGGTTATCTAATGAGTAAAATTACTATCGAAGTAACTAAAGAGGATATTAAGAAGGGGGTGAAAGGGGAGGCAACTTCGTGCGCAATAGCTAGAGCGGCTAAACGCCAAGGTCTCCGCTTTGTCTGTGTAGCGGCTGATACAAAAGGTAAGGATGCTGTGTTCGCGTTTAAAGCAAAAGAAAAGCACTACGCCGGTATCTTACCGAAGTCAATAGCTAAATGGATTGATAGGTTCGATGCTGGCGATCCTGTCGAGCCCATTACCGTTAATGTTGCGGTAAAAGAAATGTCTACAGAGGAATTTAACCACTGGCGCACAATATAAATATGACTCCAATGTATTTGAGAGTACTGCTTGATGCAAAGCCAAGAGACTTTGGCTATACTGTAGTGGAGTACAATTTAACAAATGGTACCTTCAAAAAGATGGAAATCAAAGCGGAAGATACCAAAATGAGAGTGGAAGCTGCGGGACAACAATACGAAGCATATGTTCGGGGGTGGCAGTTAGTTCCAAAGAATCTTTGGATGAAAGACTTTGAAACGTACTTGTCACTCCGACAGATGAGAGGGTATACGGGCGAAGTTCCGACGGCACTGGAAAAACAAAATGGATGAAACAGTAACAGATTGGTTAGGCAGACCCCTTGGTATTATTAAGAAGGAGGGGGATAAATCGGTTGTCACCGATTGGCAAGGTAAGCCTCTAGGATCTGCAGATAGCAATGGAACGAAAGACTTCCTCGGACGTCCTTTAAGTCCAAAGAATGTACCAGGGATTTTAATCAAGAAGCAATAGGAGCGCTGATGGCAAAGCTCAGCCCTTCGGGGTTGGATGAATATATTGGCCAAGAGCGTGTCAAACGTAACCTACAAACGATAATATCGTCGGCAGATAGTCGACATTTATTCGATGATCCGATCGATCACATGTTGTTATGTGGACCGCCAGGCCTTGGAAAAACGTCGTTAGCAGAGATCGTTGCAGCAGAATTACGCAGGCCTCTCGTAAAGTTTATGGGGCCGCAGTTGAAAGATGTAGAAGATCTTAACGTTATAACAAGCACCCTTCCATGGACATTCTTGTTCATTGATGAGATCCACGCACTCCCAACAAAAGTTGAAGAAGCGCTATACGAAGCAATGGATGACTTCAAATGGAAAGGTGAGCCTATCAATTCGTTTACCCTTATCGGAGCAACCACCAAAGAAGGCTTATTGAGTAAGCCCCTCAGAAGTCGGTTCACGATCGCGGAAACATTGACCCTTTACTCCGTAGAAGACTTAAATAAAATCGTAAGTAGATCAGCGACAATTCTTAATTTGTCTATAGACGACAAGGCAGTGGAATTGGTGTCGCGCCGAGCTCGAGGTACCCCTAGAATAGCTAATCAGCTTCTGAAGCGTATAAGTTACTACAGCCGCGTTATAACGCCTGAAATCGCACAAAACGCTTTGGACAACATAGGAGTTGATTCTTTTGGCCTTGAGATGCGAGATCGCAGTATTCTAACAACGATCTCGAAAGACTTCAGCGGGGGCCCTGTTGGTATAGATTCATTAGCTTCAATTCTTGGTGAAGACGTGGCGACAATTGAAGCAAGAGAACCATACTTGGTATCCGCTGGGTTGATTCAGCGGACCGGGAAGGGAAGAATTCTAACGTCATCGGGGCAAGAGTACGTCAAGTCTCTTGGAGATAAGAAATGAAGAATCAGCCTGTGATTTTAACTAAAATTGTCAACCAGCTAGTCGAGGTCCGATCAAAAAATCTTCTTCCGGCGAAGATAAAGATATCTCTCAAGGATCTAAAGAAACTGCTAAAACATTCTTCTAAGAATGGACTAAAGAAGCACATTAAAGAAACTGGCAGATTATGGGGTCTAGAAATTTCTTTGCTTGGTAAAGGATCTGCGATCCAGATCGTATCTAGGGATGAGGAAGAGCTGCCAGGTAGCCCGGATAGCAGGCGCCAGAAGAGGAAATGACATGTGTAGTAATCATCTTAGCAAAGAGCAGGCAGAAGAGCAAATAGAGAAGATCCTAAACTACATAGAGGATCTAGACTCCTTTGTGCATGGTACAAAGCAAGAAGCTCTACTGCGTTCAATGTTTGTTGAACTTATCAAGTTAAGAGATGGCTACATTAATGTTCACTAAATAGCTGCGGATAGAGAATGGGCAAGTGTGATTCATGTAGCACCACTATTACAGGCGGTGTAAAAGTAACGTACCAGTATACGAGCGGGGATGTAATAGAGCAGGTGCTCATCTGTTTTAGTTGCTATTATCAATTGCGAATCAAGCCATGATTAACCTCTGTTGTATAGTAAACCCATATTTATCATGCGACTCGTGCAATCAGAGGCTCTGCGAAGACTGCGTCAGTCCTCTCTGGAAATCTCATGGCCTAGAGGATCGAGGCTGAAAATTGTGGAAATGTCCTTCTACGCTTGAATACGTTATCCTAGATGATAGGCTGGGCCCTGGTGCTCATTTTCGCAAATTCTATGGATTAATAATTTAAAATTGGTTTCGCCCCTTAGAAATAATATCTACAAACTTGACGCGGGCCAAGCAGCAATATTTGATATTACGGGGTCTGCGTTAGTGCCCGACATGGCTAGAGGCTCTGCGATGGAGATGGTTTCGCTTCCACAACGGCAGATGAGGTGCACCGTGTGGGAAGAGATTGGGTTTATTCTTCACGGCCCGTTACCAAGTTAACTTCTCCACCTAACAAATTGTTAATTGGTATTTTTGTAAAATATAGTGTAAGATATATGAGTCACATATAAGGGAAACATTTAAAAGGTAATAGTATAACGTTTTTATAAAGGTATGCACGCGCTAGGCGACTTTTTGTCGAAGTCAAACAACCCCTCCTGCTTTATTGGTGAAACTTTACCTAAAACAGAATGGCCGACCCTACATAATAGCCGTAATTACCAGCAAGATAAAGCGGCCGGATCTCAGGTGAGTATGTAAACTTAGACGACGTTGTAAAGATTACATACCTCTGAATCCGACAAATGGGTCAGAGGTTTTTTTATTGATTTAATGCCCTTATGGTGTAACAGATAGCATACGACGCTTCGAACGTCGCGGTGAGAGTGCAATTCTTTCTAAGGGCACCAGATTTATGCACGATGAAGATATAGCTTGGTTAAAGTCAGAACTTTTATCCGGACAGTTCTTTTGGCGCATGCTCATATGTTCATGGAAACATCGGCTCGTATGGACTCAACTCAATGATCTCGGTAATAATGAATGGGTACAAGTAAGTGGGAGATGCTACCCCCATTGCAACCACGAGTGCGAAATGTGGCACTGCACTAAGTGTCACCCTTGCGGAGAAGAGCTAGATAAGCTCTTTAAGAAGATTTGACGCGCTTGTAGCTCAATGGAAGAGCACACGGTTGATAACCGTGCTACGAAAGTTCGATTCTTTCCTGGCGCAAGTTATGATAACTGTAAAATCAAAAGTTCGAATCGTTGGTGTAGAAGGTAGTGGAAAGGTTTTATCGATTGATCCAGATGGTTTGTCGATCGTCGAAATGAAAGATAAAGTAATCTCTGCACTTACCAGTGATTTGATACTAGTTAAATAGATTTAGCACTCGTGGCGCTTGGATGCGCGAGCCGCCTTATAAGCGGTTGACCTGCAGATGGCAGGACGGACTGGGTTCGATTCCCAGCGGGTGCACCAGATGTGGCATTAGCATATGAGTAATGTAACTGGCTGTGACCCAGTAGAAACGGATGCGAATTCCGTATGCCACCCCAATTCGCGGGGTAGAGATCGGTTAGGATCTCCTGAGTCTCATAAGCTCGGCTAGGCAGGTGCAACCCCTGTCCCCGCAACCATTTGCCGCAGGAGCTAGTCTAGTGATAGCGTCCGTCTGAAGAACGGAAGAAGCAGGTGCGATCCCTGACTGCGGCACCAGTTTGAAGAGTATGACGGTCTCTTTCAAGTATATACGAAAGTATTGAATGTAAGATTGTATTAACCGTCTCCAATTTAGGACTTGTAGCTCAAATGGATAAAGTAGCCTCGACCTTACCTTCTGCAAGGTCGAGGCTGAAATATAGGATATAATTTAGAATATCAGAAGGAATACCAACTAGAGCGCTACCACAGGCAGCGACAGGAAGCTATATTGGCTCTTGGTGGCCACTGTGTGAATTGTGGCACAATAGAAAATTTAGAGTTGGATCACGTTAATCCTGCAACAAAAGAAATCGAGTTGGGCAGACTCTATGGCGTCGAAGAAGAGAAATTTTGGGATGAGGTAGCTAAATGCCAGGTGCTTTGTAGGAAATGCCACGAGTACAAATCTATTTTAGATGCAGGTAACACGCCTACAAAAGGTAGAGATGTGCATGGGACGTTAACGGCATATAGATACTGTCGTAGTGACCCTAGAGGGTCGCGCTATCAACTCTGTAAAGATACTTGGAATAAGTGGAATAACGAATACAAGAAGCGCAGAAAGTTAGAAGGGCCATAAACTTTTAAAGTGAAGTACTAGACTTTTAATCTAGCAAACTCGGGGCAGTACCGAGATGGCCCACCAATTTATGAAGTTCTTCACATATAATCAGAATAACAGCGGTGGCGACTTTTGGTATGATGAGAAGAGAGGTATCTCAACATTCGTCATAATTGAAGCTGAATCTGCAAGTAAAGCTGACGCGAGGGCAGAAGAAATCGGATTATATTGGGATGGTGTAGGAAGTGGCACAGACTGTGACTGCTGTGGAGATAGATGGCACCCTAAGTATGACGGCGGTGGGGATGCTATCCCTTCTGTATACGGAGTACCCGTTCACTTTTTGACAGTAAAGAATGAACTCTCACGGTGGCAAAGTGGCTATGAATGTTTCGTGCATTACGCAGATGGGCGCATCATCGGGTTCTATAAATAATATGGAATTGTGTTGTTTAGTCAAGGGCGTATCGAGATGCCATAAGTGCAGTAATTTGTTATGTCAAAATCATAGATTCCTCCATTGCGATGGAACTTACTATTACCATAAAGAATGTCTCGAAGAGATCGCCTCTGCGAAATTAAAGATTTAGGTCTTATAGTGAAATGGCAATCACAGGACCCTGCGAAGGTCCAAGTTCAAGTTCAACTCTTGATAAGACCACCAGATAGTCGGGCGCGAGGCGGGTTTAATTCCCGTTGTGGCAGGCAATGCTGTTTCTTGCAAGTGACTATACCCAAGAAAGCTGATGCTACATGGTGTATCGAGAACATGCGCCCACGATTTGACGTTATAGCTTCTGAAGCTTTACTAGATGAGCACGGAGCTCTTACCTCCGGGAACCAGGCGCGATACCTGGCAGAAGCACCCCTTTGTCGGAAGCAGACCTAATGGCTGCTTAATAATAACCTAGTAGAGAGGTGTTTAACATGAATGACCTAACGCCGTTTGATAGCTGGCGCAGAGAGTTGGATAATATGTTCGGTGCTCTTCACGATGAGATGTTTAACGTCTTCGGAAGAAAGGATTCTTTTATCGACTTCGCGACAAAGAGTGCCTTTCCTAAAGTGAATATCTTACAGAAGGAAGAGGACTTGGTAGTTGAAGTTGCAATCCCGCATTACCATCCCGAAAACATTGAAGTGTCCATCCAAGATGGAATCTTAACTGTCAAAGGAGCGGCTGTTGCGGATTCGGCGCAAGACGGACAGTATTTAGTAAGAGAAGTCGCTAAGAGAGCTTTTTCTAGATCTTGGCAGCTTCCAAAGGAAACCACAGAGGAGCAGGTTTCTGCTAAGTACGACCACGGCGTCCTTTACTTAACGATAAAGGGAATTGCCAAGAAGGTCGCGCCTAAGAAGGTCGTTAAGAAGATAGAAATTAGTAAATAACAAAGATCGGGATTATGGATGCACCAAGACCTGGATGTGATCCCGAGTCCAGGCACAATTTATTACAGGGTAGTTTAATTGGTAAAACACGAAGCTTTGAACTTCGGTAATAAAGGTTCGACTCCCTTCAGGTACACCAGATTTATTGGCACTTAGCTTTCAGGGTGAGAGCGCCGAGCTGTTAACTCGGAATGAGCCTGGTTCGATCCCAGGAGTGCCAGCCACTTTATTGGAGAGTCGTCTAATGGTAGGACGTGAAGCTTTGAACTTCACTGTGGTGGTTCGATTCCATCCTCTCCAGCCAGATTAATTCGAGATTCAGCCAACTGGTAGGCTATCGCACTCTGAATGCGACAATTGAGGTTCGAACCCTTGATCTCGAGCCAATTTATGGAACAAAAGAAGGTACCTAAGTGTTTATACCCGAGATGTGAGGCGCTTCCTAAATGTCATTATGAAGGAAGAGGGGAATATTCAGGTGATCACTTTAGTTACGAACCCGGTTCATGTTCCGAACTCGATTATGAGTATGCCACCCACAAGTGGATCTGTGATGAGCATTGGGATCTTCTGCAGTTTATCAAAGATTCAGATGTTCTTGAGTTTGATGAAGATTGAAATAATTAATGGCCTCGTGGTGGAATGGCAGACACAGCGGTCTTAGAAGCCGCGCTTTGCGAGTTCGACTCTCGCCGAGGCTACCAATTTTAGAAGGAGATGCCTATGTAATGACTAAACATAGTCGCGCATGGTGCCTGCAGACTAATAATTCTAATTATCGGCGTACCATCGAAGTACGCGAAATGTGGTAATCTTCGAGGGCTCGCAAATCCTGAACCGAGCAAACCAATTTATGAAGCGAAACCGTACAGTAATCAAAAGTAAATTTCCTGCCCCTGGAGAGACCGCAAAGAAGTTTGGGGTATCCAAAGCTAGGTTAGCTTGGATTGTGAAACAAGCAAATAGCGCGTTCGTCTACCGGCTAGGACAGTAGCCTTTCAAGCTACGAGAACGGGTTCAACTCCCGTACGCGCTACCAATTTGACGTAGCGGCACAGAAGGGTGTGCATGGTGAAAACCTTAACTAGTATGCTGACTCTTTACTAGTACCCGAGACAGGTTGCTCCTGTCGAGGAGTGAGTTGATTCGCAATCAACCAAGTTGTCAGCGAGCGGGTATCAAGGCCCGCCTACGTCATTCAATCTGTGATACAGTTATGTTGCTTAATCAATACGCACATTCGGTGCGCGGAATGTCACGCACGACTTTGGTGTCGCGAATGTTATGAACGAGAGATGACCTCTCCATACAAAACGCATAGCCCCCTTTTCTGTGGTGACATTTGTCAGTTTGTGTATAATAAGAAGCGTGAGCGTTAATTATGGCATGTTTAGCATGTCTCGTTAATCCAATAAGGCGATGCAGGAAATGCCTAGAAATATTCTGTGATGATTGTTACTTCTTGACGACGAGACTGATTTCCGCTAAACTGCGGGCGTAGCAAAAAAGACCGGTCTCAGGGGGCAAACCCTGAGACCGGGTACGGATTACTTAACCAACATCAGTACGAGCTTCACGGCGAGCAGAACCAACTGCTCTACGAGTTGCTTGTTCATGTAGTCCTCTAAGTATAAAGAATGTGTGGATTCGGATTGCGATAACGTAGTCCGACTTAAAAAGATTGTATTACAGGGATTAGCATAAAAGTAATGTACCCGCCTTGGAAGCGAGAGAAAGTAGCGCAATACTACTATCCCTGACCATTTTATGAAACAGATACGGTTATGTTGTTTGGTAAATCGGATCTTTGAATGTGCACAATGCAAAACTAGCCAGTGCTGGCACTGTGCGATGAGAGAATTTTGCTGTCCACATCCCATGAGATTTCACCTAAATGAATATGTTATGGAACCAGATTAAGCATCAGAGGCCCTAATGGCAGGGCAGTGGACTGTAAATCCATGGCTTCGGCAAGTAGGTTCGATTCCTACCTGATGCACCAATTTACACACCAGGAGTTCATTGTTTATGGGGATGTATGATGACGTTGAATTTGAGATGAGCTGCCCCAGCTGCGGTGAAAAAGTAAGTGGCTTTCAATCAAAAGATGGACCATGTCTTTTGTTGAAGGTAAATGTTTCGCAGATTCGCAACTTCTACACGTCTTGTAGTAAGTGCAGCACCTGGATAGACTGTGTCTATATTCCTCCTACTGGGGTAGGGACCATTGTGGCTTCTTATCAAAAAGAGGGGGTTCGCCGAGAAGAGAAGATTCTATGGGATTCTAGCGCCGAGAAGGAACTAGAACATTCTAGTTGAGAGTAACTTATTGGTGAGTTGGGAGAGCGGCTTAATCCAGAGTCCTGCTAAGACTCCGACTGTCAAAGGTCCGTTGGTTCAAATCCAACACTCACCGCCGATTTAAGGAGATGTGGCCGAGTGGTTTAAGGCAGCGGTCTTGAAAACCGCCAGGTGTAACAGCCTCTAGAGTTCGAATCTCTACGTCTCCGTTCTTTTTGGAAGATCAACTGATCAAGGATCAGCGCCGTCTCGAAAGCGGCTGGGTCGCAATGCGACTGAGGAGCGTGACCTCGATCTTCCGCCATGGTGAGTTATCCAATCAAGGATTGGCCTCGTTTGGAAAGCGAGTGGCTCGCGTGAGCGAGTATAGGGCAGGACTATAGCTCACCGCCAATATCCGTACGGCGAGCTTACTTTCTACTCGAAACAACAGGAAGAGTTAGCCACGGCTTAAAGAGGCCCTTAGCGGGGTGCCGTGCAAGATTGTATCAAGGTCTGTTGAGGAAGATTCTATCAGGAGTAATCCTGACGAAGCCAAATCGAAAGAGGAGGCAACCGACGCCAGCGGTAAAGAATCCACGTAAGCCCTATACCTTAAGGTATCGAAAAGAAGGAGTCCAAAAGGACGGTAAACTTCCTATTTCGATGGGCCATCACAGCTGGGCTAGCACTAATTAGGCGGTGGGGTAAGCCGTACCGGAGGAGGGCCTTTAGGCTTAGTAACTCCGAGAAGGTCTCTTATAAGGCTAGCTGAAAGAGATCCAGTACGCGGATGTGGGGATAAAGACAAGGTCAGCTTGATACAATTAATTTATGGGAGTAAAGTGTTTCAGCAGCACAGCGGTCTCCAAAACCGTTAGGCCTGGTGCGACTCCAGGTGCTCCCGCCGCTATGAATAAATCAGCGACAGATTTAGTATGCATCGTTAACGGGCATGATTGGTGGATTGTAGATCCTCACCTGAATAAATTCAGAGGTTACTGGTGTAAACAATGCTTGCGAAAGACTGCTCGTCCGCTGACACTCGAAGACTTAGGTTTATAGTTTATGTTTCTTAAAAACTTATGCAAGATATTAGGACATGATTGGGGTAAATTTATTACTTCCCGCTGCCGCCCGCGCTATGCCTATAGGAATTGTCGACGTAAGTGTGGAGCCTTTCAAACAAAAACAGGAATCGATTACGGCACAACAATCATAACATATGGGTAAATCTTTACTGTGTCTCATTAAGGGGCATCAATGGTATTGGGCAGAATCAGGTAAGTACAGATGTGCGCAAGCAGGCGACGGATGTACCGCATATAGTAGATTTTTGTCGTTTAAAGGTAACGGGGAAGATGTGACCATAGCCCATTACGAATAATGCACCGTTAGACAAGTGGGAAGTCGAAAGTCTGCAAAACTTTTATGAGCGCGTTCGATTCGCGCACGGTGCTGATTTTCTATGTTCATAACTAAAGCAGCAACAGCCGGTATGGTGGAATGGCAGACACGGGCGCCTTAAGAGCGCTCGATCGAAAGATCACCTGCAGGTTCAAGTCCTGCTACCGGTACCAATTTATGAAACTTTGTTGTATAGTTAATACTTATAGCTTTTGTAAGCTATGTGGTTTAAAAGTATGTCGCCAATGTATAATTATTCAAGGTAAATGTCCTAAAAGTATCTGGAATGAAATTCTCTGGAATGAAATTCATAGATGGTATATAGTGGAGAGATAAAATGTCATAGGAATTATGTTGTTTAGTGAATGGCAGTGAAGAGTGCTATAAGTGTAAAGATAAAATTTGTACGGATCATTGCAGAGGGTTTAACGAAAAATTGCCGTGCAGATGTGGCACTTGTAATGATACCGAATTAAGGACCTATTGTCTTCCATGCGTTGATAAATTTCAACCAGCAGATTACTACGAGGCAGATTAATATGTCGTAGAACAATTTAATTTCGTTGCCATGTTTAACTGCAGGAAAACATATTCCATGCGAAATATCTTATCGTGTAGAAAAAGATAAATATGGGCGTATTAAACATAGATATGCAGGGTGTCAAGTTCATCACAGGACAAAGCAGCAGAACCGGCGAGAGTATTGTACTTATGGAATACAGTTTCATTGTTACTGCGGATTAGATTTAAAGTGTAGTTGGAACCCCCGTATTCGGGATTACGAATTTTCCGTTTTTGAAAAGACTTTCTGTACGCCAGCAGCTCATTATCAACAGTATATACAATGTCCCGCTAACTTCAAAAGCGAAAGCAAGATGTGTGGTTGGCATGGATTAAAATATCCTCACTGTCGCCTTTGTAAAGAGCCTCTCTTAGGAGAACCTCTTGGAAAAGTTAATGGCAAATGGGTATACAGTCCCTTTAGTTTAGCAAAAAGAATTTGGCGTACATTAACTGCCTCCGTAACCTAATAGCAAGGTAGCCACCTCTAAAGTGCGCGTATGAGGGTGCAAATCCCTCCGGCGGCTCCAATTTGTTGCCTCCTTAGCTCAGTGGCAGAGCAGTAGTTTTGTAAACTACCTACCTCAGTTCGATTCTGGGAGGAGGCTCCAATTTATGAGAATGTGGAAAGTAGATCCAACTAAGATGTGTCGTAAACACCTACTAGGCGAGCATGTCGAGATGCATATGTTCGTAGGCTCCCTCAACAAAGGGACTATAAAGGATTTTCCAAATTCTCGCTTTGTGAAAGAGGGGCTGGTTGAGGTCCACTACCTTAAAGCCCGCCATGAAGAGTTAGTGGCTGAGATGGGGAGGAGGGGTTACGTCCACAAAACTCCTTTGCCTGCTTTCGAAGAATACGTATGTGGTTCAATAGACGTTGCCGCTAACGAAAAAGAACTTGGGCGTAGATGTGGCGACTGCCAGTTTGAAAATGATGGCCTCCCCTCATCGTCCCCAAGAAAACAGAATATTCACAAGAGGTAAGGGTTGAATTACAACGAGTGGCTGATTAAGCAAGCGGTAGAGAAGGCTAAAGCAGAAATAAATTCTGCGGAGTCTGAAGACGACGCAGTTGAGGCGCCAGAAGAAGCGGCTGCGCTTGACCCTCGCAAAGATAAAAAAGTTTCAATGAATCGGCAGGTCCTAGAAGGAGATCCCTTTTTCGCCATCCGAAAAAATCAAGTTAAGTGGCCTACTATTCGTAAGGTGTTCATGGACGATGACAATGTCGCCCAAATTAAAAAGTATGCGACAGGGAAAGGGCGCTCTATTGTATTTCTTGATGGGACTTACGAAACCAAGCTTAACCGGTATGTAGGTAAGTCTCCTGTAGAGCGCGCCGTCTTCTTTGAGTTTATGCTCAAGGATAAAAATATCTCTGGCGCCATCTTTATCTTATGCTGGATTGGTAATTTTCATAACGGGTGTATTTTTCATGCGGCGCCCCAATTTCCTCAGATGAACTGTTGGGTCGAAGCGCTTGGCCAAGAAAAAGCGACCCTGTTTTTTGAAAAACACGCTTTCAAGGTTTATAAGGAGATCGTTAATATTCTCCATGGCGGTGGACCTATTATAGACGATGAGGTTCGCAAGTTCATTGAGAACGGTAATAAGATAATTTAGAGCTGTCCGTAGGGGCCTTTCTATCGCTTCGAGTCCCTTACCAACCCCGGAGCAGAGCGATGTCAGGGTGAGGGCGGGCAGCTTGGCTTTAAGAAATTATGGAAAATTATAAACAGTGGGTAATTAAACAGGGGATAGAGAAAGCTGTTAAATCGCTTTCTAAAGAAGCAGGCGGCAAGGAAGTTGTAGAGCTAGTGAAAGATCCTACTTGGCAAAAACTACGGGAGTCATTTGTAGGCACCTGGAAGAAAACCCCTGATGAAAATGTGCGTAGGCTTAAGCAGTTCCTGGGCACTAATCCCAGTATAGACAAGTTACGCATTGTACTTAATTATCTAACTTGTAGCGGCTTTCGCACAGGAAATATTAAGCACGCCGGTGCTGATAAATTACGCGATTGGGTAAGAAATCGTCTAGCGGAGAAGAGGGAGAAACTAAAACAGGGCTCGTAGTCTAACGGCAAGGCGACCGCCTTCTAAGCGGTATCATGAGAGTTCAATTCTCTCCGAGCCCACCACTTTATGAAACTCTGTTGTCAGATTAATCCATTTATCTGGTGTTACAATTGTAGTTTGTCTTTCTGCATTAGCTGTACGGATGATCACATGAATACTCACTCTAAGGGAACACGTATTCGATGGGATTTTCATTGCAACAGAAACTTAGATAATCCATTAGAGTTTTATAAATCCTAAAGGTCTAGTGAGATATGAGTTTACAGTCTGATTTGTGTAAGATTCTTTATCATGATTGGCAGTACGAAGGTCCAGACACGTATTGCGCAAGATGTGATAAAGGATGGGTCTACGAAGAAGATTGGGATGAATATTGTAAACGTCTTTCGCAAGCAGAGAAAAATCAGCACCAAGGTAAATTACTTTTAGCCTCTTGTCGTCAAAATAAAGAATAGCGTTTGTAGCTCAATAGCAGAGCGCTCCCTTGACATGGGAGAGGTAGTAGGAGCGTTACCTACCAGGCGCACCAATTTATGGAACCGTAGAGGAGCGGCCGTCCTCATCTCCCTGTCACGGAGAGAAACGCGGGTTCGAATCCCGTCGGTTCCGCCATTTTATAGCTCAGTTCGCCTAGCGGTATGGCGCCTCTCCTACACAGAGGAATAATGTTGGTTCAACTCCAACACTGAGCACCACTTTATAGTATGCACTGAGTGAATGATCGATTCTTCCTAGGAATTCACTTGGGCTATAAACTTCCACCTGCCCCATGGAAGAGAGTAGGTGTGATTCCTACTTGGGGCACAGATTTGCGGGATTAGCATAAAAGTAATGCGCGTCATTGCCAATGATGATAAAGGGGAGCGTTACCATCTGGAGCGAAACACCTAACGTGGGTTACTATCTGATACTTTAATAAGTATGGATAAGAAATGTAAGAAGTGCGGGGAAGTAAAGCCGTTGGAGTCGTTTAACCAGCGGAGTGATCGTAAAGATGGTCGCGTAAGTAATTGCAAGGATTGCCATCATAAGTACGCCAAGAAGGTCTATAAGAACAACAAAGGGACTTTTATTGGCCGCGTTGCAAAGGGGCACAAAGAGCGAAGACAGTTCTTTTACGATTTAAAGGATAATAAACCCTGCGCCGACTGTAAAGTTGTGCACCGTTACTTCGCGCTAGACTACGATCATCGAGACCCTTCACAAAAAAGTTTTAACGTATCGCAGTTAATACAATGGACGAACAAAGAAAAGATTCTCGCAGAGATCGCGAAGTGCGATCTCATTTGTTCTAACTGTCACAGATACCGTACTTTCAAACGTAAGATGCAGGTATAGTTTAGTGGTAAAATTCCTCGTCGCCAACGAGAGGATACGAGTTCGATTCTCGTTACCTGCTCCAATTTACGTCCTTATAGTGAAATGGCAATCATAGGAGTTTCCTAAACTCTTGGTCTGAGTTCGACTCTCAGTAAGGACACCAATTTAGTTCCGCAGGTATGAGGAGCTATGTATTACAATCCGGAGCAGTACGGACTTGAAATCGTCGAAGAGTTAAACGATCCAGACGCGAGCTATTCCTTTGATATGTTCGTCATTTGGATTCGCAAGGTGGACGGAGAGTTGTTCTACGGAACAGATAGTGGCTGCTCCTGTCCTTCTCCTTTCGAAAAGATCTCTGGGGTCGAGGAGCTAACGCGACTAGGAGATCTGGCTTCTTTCGAAAGAGAACTTATCGCTTGGGGCTCGAGATACTTTGACGCTCAAGAGCTTCAAGCTGTCGTCGATAAAGTTCGAGTAGCAAAGATGTATAAGTGTACATTGCTACTATAACGGAGTCGAAAGACTCCAAATGGGCCTTAGGTGTAGTTGGGTGCACGTCTGCTTTGCAAGCAGAAGGTAGCGAGTTCGATCCTCGCAAGGTCCACCAATTTAGCACTCGTAGCTCAATGGCAGAGCGGTCTCTCGATAGGGGATTGGTTCGTGGTTCAAGTCCACGCGGGTGCACCATATGAAATGTCAGAAGTGTCAAGATGAAGGGCTTAGAAGTAGACTTTTTGTCAAACAAGTAGATAGTCCCGCTACAAGTGTTCAGGTGTATTATGATGAGAATGGTAAACTGCATCAGCACGATCCAGTAGGAATGTCTACAGACTATAGATGTAGTAATGGTCATTCCTGGACAGCATACGCAACTCCATTTTGTTTTAACTGCAGTGAATAGCAATATAAGGTTCTGAGGGAGTGCCTTACCCAACGGTATAAATAACCAGTCCCTCTCCAATTTTGCGGGTGTAGTTCAATGGTAGAATACCTTCCTTCCAAGTAGAAGACGCCGGTTCGATTCCGGTCACCCGCTCCAATCTCTAGGCTGGCTGCATCCTAGGATGGTGTTAATACGCCGAAAGTGACGGACTGTAAGAGTCAGCTTCAATTTAAGCCTACGTATTCCAACGGCAGAGAAAGTGGTCTAAGAAGCCATAAAGTAAAGGTTCGAATCCTTTCGTAGGCAAATTTTAAGGTCCTGTGGCGGAATGGCATACGCGGTCGTCTCAAACACGATCTTTTGAGAGTTCGACTCTCTCCAGGACTACCAATTTATAGCGGGGTAGAGCAGTGGTAGCTCGCAAGGCCCATAACCTTGAGGTCGGTGGTTCAAATCCATCCCCCGCAACCATTTATGGAATTATGTTGCATGCTTAATCCGTTATTTCAGTGTCGTTACTGTTTAAATAAAGTATGCGACGTTCATGTAAGAAAAGAGATGGTCTTAATTTATTACGAATATCTAGCAACAGCTAAAGCGCTAGGAGCAGATATTTCGTTGTTCTCGTATAACTGTGGTTGCCAAGATGATAGCGAAATATGAATTGCCCTGTTTGTGGGTATGTCCTTCAATTTATACCATGGGATGGATTGTCTGCTTCGGATGAAATATGTCCATCCTGTGGAATTCAGTTCGGATACGACGACGCTGCTGGTGGAAATGTTCAAGCGCGTGAAGAAATTTATAAGCGTTGGCGAATCAAAAATAAATAACAATTTATTGCCGCGGTAGTTCAAAAGTAGAACAGGGCTTTCATAAGGCCAAAACGAAGGAGCATTACCTTCTCGCGGTACCAATTTATGAATCTATGTTGTATTGTTAACGGAGATGCATGTGTTTGTGGAGAACTAATGTGTGACGATCATTGGTGGTATCCTGAAATCAATCATCCTCATTGGACTAGTGAAGGGCAATGTCGTAAAATAGTAAGCGCCACCAAGGTGTAGATAACGACATAATTGTTTCGTAAACAATAGAGCTGAGTGTGAGTCTCAGTGGTGGCTCCGATTTATGTTATTAACAGAAGCGATTTGTAAAATTTTAGGGCATGCATTAGAGGACCTGGATGTCGCGTATTTCCCAAGAGAGATACAAAATGATGGAATTGTACATCAATAACCGCTGGTATAGTGATAATGGCAGCACAAACCCTTGGTAAGGGTTAAGTTCGAGTTCGATCCTCGGTACCAGCTCCAATTTGTCGGGAGGAGAAACAATATGAAGCACTGGTTAGAAGCAGCATTAATCTGTTTCGGAAGTAGTAGGTAGATCTTAAATAAGGGAGAATTGATATGGCTGACACGCTAGTCTTAAATAGATCGTTCTATGCTGTGCATGTCTCAGATTGGCAGAAAGCTGTCACTCTCCTCTATACAGGGCACGCAAAGGCCGTTGATGAAAATCTCATAACATATGACTTTAATGATTGGGTGGAGTTATCCAAGCTAATGGAGAAGAATGGGAAAGGTTTTGTTCATACTTCTTCCCTCCGTATTGCAGTGCCTGAAGTTATTCAGTTAACCAGGTATGATAAGCTTCCACGGCAGGAAGTTAAATTCTCCCGTAGAAATGTGTTAGAGCATTATAACTTCCAGTGCTGCTACTGCGGAAAGCGCTTTACTAAGTCTACCAAATCCTCGAAGGAGGAGCTTCCTGAGTGGAACTTAGATCATGTTATACCTCGATCTAAGGGCGGGAAGTCAAACTGGGACAATATCGTCTTAGCTTGTCTACCGTGTAACTCTATCAAGGATGATAAGCTTCTCGGGGACGTTATTTACCCAAAGGGGCATCCTAGAGCGGGCCAGCCGATGACGCTAAAAGTTAAGCCGCACCGTCCAGAGTGGAAGGGTTCTCGTACTCTTGTATCAACCAATGCGATCATCCCAGTAAGTTGGCAGCGCTTAATTGACGCTAAGTATTGGGAGTCGGAGTTAGATCCGTAGGAGGAAAGTAATGCTGCAGAAAGGGGATGTTGTGAGGGCACGGGGTAAGCTAAAGAAGATAGCTGATTTCGTAGCCAGCCTTGACAAAGAAGACTTGAGAATACTAGCAAGCTTCTTCGAAGGGGACGCGAAAGGTCCTGCGGATGCGAAAAAGCTTAAGAAACCCTTGGTTATTAATAACTTCTATAATGCTGGGGCAGAGATTGAAGTTCGTCTTTCGAAAGAGGATCTCTGGTCTGACAAATTAGAATACTGGGAGAAAGTAGAGGGAGACGAAGAAGGATCTCCAGTTCTTCCTGTGGACAAAAAGCCTTTGGAACCCACCGGGGCTATATCCGAGAAGATGACGAATTAATTAGGCATAGAAAAGGCCGATGCATTAAGTAACATGCATCGGCCTTTTCTTTTGGTTTAGTTGCGTTCCGCGGCCAGATTAACCTCGTCAGTTACAAACCACGCAGCTTGCCCTGGTTCAAAAGAAACTAATACACGCATCAAAGGCTCAGGCCCATGCTCTGGGCACATATAGAGATCCGGGCGGATCTCGAGAATCTTTCCTTTCTTTCCATGATATCGCTCATCCACGTTGGGATTGTTTGACACTACTTCGACAGAATCATCCTCTTTAAGGCTCGCTCTCTTTTCTATAGCGGGCTCTAATTCGGGTTGTTCCATAACTGTATCAAAAGGAACGTTATTCCCTTGCATAACGTCTTGGGGGCTTGTCCGAGAGCTCGGGAATGCATTCTGGCGATGTCGTTCAACCATCTTCATTGTTGTGAAGATACGGCTCTTAAGTTCTTTTAAGAAGTCTTCTTCTGAAGTCGTAGAGGGGAGATAATCTACGATCTCTAGCACAGCGTCTTCAGCTAGGCGGCTAACCTCTTCTGTGTCAGGATTGAGTGTCACTTCCCCGCCTGGAAGATCCTCGTACGCCAAATTATTGGATAACTTATCAACTAACTGCTGTAACATCTGCGCAGCAGGCGCTCTATACTTCTCGACAAGCGCGCGTTGCTTATCAGTTAACGGCAGAGTAGCCAACTTCTTAATATCAGAAGGTCCCCCTACTAATGTAGGAAAGGATATATAGTCGAACTTGCCCGCTAGAGAGCTAGCCCATTCTGACGCCAACTGAGCCTTATCAGGCCCTACTAGCGCGCCCACCTGTTCCAGGGAAGGACCTGCCCAGGCTTGTGTCGGATAAGCGACCTTCTCAAGACCTGGCGGCTTTTCTAGGCCAAGGATTTTCTTAGCTTTATCTGCCCGCCCAGGGGTGAGCTTGCTAAGAAAATTATAAAACCATCCCGTGACGGCATCTGCTTTAACACCAAACTTGTCTGCTATATTTTTATACAAAGCCTCCGGTGTCGATCCTCCATAGGCTTTGTATATCTTTTGAACATCCTCTAAAATTTTTTTGTCTGTAAGTCGTCGATTTTCTATAGTAACTGTGTTAGAGTCCGGTAGGTATCTAAACCAGAAGTTATCTGCGTCGCCACCACTGCGGTGTCCTTGGGCTGTTTGTGGAACGTTTTGGATTAATGTAGCAACCTCGTCGCCTCCAAGTTTTCTTACTTCATCCATAGTTAAGGAAGCGAACATACCTTGGGGGTATGATTTGTATTTGCTTTCAGGAATCTGATTGAGAACGAAATTTCTAAGAAGTTCTCTAGTACGTACCTGAGGAACAACTTCCTGTTTTACTTTTGCTTTTCGGCTACCCGCTAAATACTTTTCTGCTTCAGCGTTAATTTTACTACGCATTCCTTCAAAGCTTGCGCTCAAATTAACTCCAATCTCTGTATCTAATTGAGAATCGTAGCGATAACTAACGAGTGGAACTGCTTTGCCTGCATGATCTTTAGCGGCACCAGAGGACCAGTATAGTCCTTCCGACTTTTCTTTTATCGCTTTAAAGACATGCGCAAAGATTGTAGGTAGCGACTGCTCGGCTAGACGTATGAGGGGCATGAGCTTTTCACCCCGAGCAGTGTATTGTTTGATAGCTCCCGCGATCGCAGCCATTATCCCTGTGATTTGTAATTCCAGAGATACAGTAGATCCATCTGCCGGATCTCCTTTGATTAGCTTTGCTCCTCCTGAAAAAGTTTTTGCGGTACCAGGAAATTCTCTGAAAACAATTCTGCCATCAAATGGCATGACCTCGCCAAAGTTGATTGGAGCATCAATTGGGGCTATTACAGATACAGATGTTTGCGCATCAATACCGCTCCAAAAAGTTGTCGCGTCGATAATGGTTTCCTTCTCAGGTTGCAATGTAGGTCCCTCTGCTACAGGTGGTTTCTCTGCAGGGACGTCCTCTAAGGGGGATTCCTCGGGCAGTAAAGGTTCTTCAGCTTCAGGCATTATCTTTCTCCAGCCTTAAAAATAGAAATTGAGGCCGTGCGACTTTGTAAATCTATTCTATCTGCTTTAATATGGACGTCTGTGGGTAATCTTTCTTCTAAGAATGTTACAATTCTCGCTAGCGTCTGTACCTCGTCGAGGTCAGTAGAAATAGAGTCAGCCTCCCAACTACATTCAACTTTAATTTTATCGGGGGTTAGAGTAAATGTGGCAGATACAGGCGACAGTGCCCCTAATTTCATGGCGGGCATAGCTTCAAAGAATGCGGGTGATTGGACAGGCGCCACGTACGGGGTATTCTTGTATGACCAGTATCCTTCTCCCATAGTGCCAGGTTGATCTCCGGGCTTATTGGATCGTTCTCTCTCTTTACCTACCTTATTTTTATCCTCTTGAAGCTTCTTCTTTCGATTCCAATCCTTGAAGCGATTCCAGAGTTCCTCTTGATTGACCGGCTGAGGAAAGCCGCTGAAGTTTTGACTGTCTCCAAGATAATCATGATAGGCTTGAGATGGATCACCCCGGTGGGATTCTTCGCCGTAGTCATCTTTTTCGGATAACTGCTTCGTCATTATTTCGTCGGTTTCCCAGCTATCGTATGTTGCGGACTCTATATTTATATCGCTAGGGTTCATACTTCTCCTTTAGTTATATGAGGGCATACTCCACCGTTCATCCGTTTGCCGTGGTTACAATTTGCACAAAGTAGCTGAAAACGTGTTTGGTCCGGATTCTTGAGTATGTACCGCGCGCTATTTGAGCCGCAGCTTCTATTTACTTCTAAGTGTCCATCGTTATTGATGTGATCGAAATTTAGGAATAGTAGCTCCTCTACAGAACATCCGGGGCAGTTGCATACATTACCCAAAACCCTCTTGGCCCGAACTACAATTTCCTGACCAATGGCGCTTTGAATTCTTACACACTCTCGACACTTTCCTTTTGGAGTTCGACCAACAATTGAGAAAATATGGCCATGAACACAATGCTGGGTTGTAGGACGGTTACCTCTTTTTCTTGGAAGACGTTTGACCGCTTGTGTAGAAGAAGAGCTAATGTGAGGACAGATCCCATTATTCATCCTTTTCCCGTGATTACAATTCGAGCAAAGTAACTGCAGTTTTGTTTGCCCTGGATTATTTATGACAAAGCGAGCGGAAACGTTAGCGCTTTTGTAATTTTCCATAAATCCATCATTATCCACATGGTCAAATTCCAAAAACTGAGATTCTTTTTCGTCACACCCAGGGCAGTTACATCTACTACCAAGAAGACTTTTTGCCAAAGCGATACGTTTTCGATTAAAGAGCTTGGTTTCTATTGCTTTACAAGCAACGCACTGTCCTAAAAGAGTGCGACCGCGTACTGAAAGAAGGTGCCCGTGACTACAAACAAGCTTTTTAACTACACCTTTCTTAGGATGAATTTTACCTCTCGTAGTAACACGCTGTCTTTGACACTCATTACATCCATTACTCTTACTCCGACCAACAATAAAGGTATCATGCCCTTTGGGACAAAATTGCTTTTTTAGGTAATCCCAGTTCCTTTCTCTTGTACCCATAAATTTAACCTATCCATACATAGTCGTGTTCATGGCCCCATATCACTTTACGTCCAGGAATTATCGCGTCGTCAAGGGGGTTCCAAGCGCTAATATCCCTTCCGAAGTCATCAGCACAAACCTTCTTATTGCACTTTTGACAGTACCACTCTGGATTAATTAGACAGCAAAGCTTCATTTAAAGGTCCTCTCCAAATTCATCTTTGGGCGCGCCATATTCCTTTCGGCGCCTTGCTATCTCCTCTTCGACGGCTTTACGCTGTTCTTCGGTAAATTCACTGCTGCCGGAATAAGGAGCTTTTTCTTGGGCAGGGGCAACGACCTGGGGAACTGCACGAGGTCCTCTTACACCTGGGCTCTTCCAGCGGTCGTAGAAGTACTGCTTCTTTAAGTTTGCATCGGGAGTGTCTGGAATTGGAGGCACCCCATATTGGTTACGGAAATCCGCTAATTCTTTCTTAAGAAGAATATATTGTTTTTTATCTTCTATGGAGTCACTTTCTTTTAACTTATCCATAGATTTGAGTCTTTCTAGAAGATCTTTTCGTGCTTTGTCATATTTTTCTTTTGCTGTCTCTAGTTGCTCGCCACGATTTATGTATTTTAATTTTCCGTTCGACAAAGAAATTCCCGCGGCGCGAAGTCGCTCTAAAGTAGATCCTGCCTTCTTTTCGTGATCTACTGCACGTAAAAGAAGCTCTTTTCCTTCCGGAGGAAGCTGATTATTAAGCTTCTTTAAGAAGTCATTGGTAACCTCAACTTTCTTTTTCTCTGCTTCAGAAATAAGATCAGACCATGGAGAATGAAATTTGCTTACGTCCATAGGAGTCAATCTTTTGCCCCGGCTGTACTCAGGCAGGGCGGATGAATTCCCCATCAATATCCATGCTGCTGGAGTTACTCGGTACTTCTCTCCATCTATATCCGCATAAGGTTCTATTGTTCCCGACAATTTAAACCACTGATCTTCTAACTTTTTATATTGGGTAATTGAATCGTTTAGCTCTTTGACGCCCGGGGCAATAGGATTTCCTTCTGAATCCACCTCAACCTGTAGACGTTTGTAGAAGGGGAGTAGCTTTTGGGCTGCCTTCTGGCTCTCCTCCTGCTCTTCAGAAAAGCGTTTGCGTAAAGGCTCCGTAAATTTCCAAGCCATCTCCTCTCTACTTTTCTCCAAATCAGCTAATCCTTCTACTGCCGTTTTAGGAAGTTCTTTGAATCCTTGTATATCTTTGTCATATGTTTTGAGATAAGCCTGGTAAGTCTGCCACGTGTTACCACCACTTCCATACTCTTTTTTAAAAGCATCATCGTGTTTGATGGCATCTGCTAAAGAACTACGCCACATTGCATTGCGCTCTAGCAGCTGAAGCTGCGCAACGCGGAACTCTAGATCTCCTTTAACAGCAGCCGACGCTCTGTCTAGATTTTTTTGGGCAGCATCTATTCTTTCTTTAAATGCGCTCAGGGCTTTCTCAATAGATTCCCACTGTTCATCCGATACATTTGAAGGTCGCTGCTTATTGATTTCGTATTTTTCTTTAGCCTCATCTATCCATGCTCTTAAGGTGGCTATCTGTTTTGTGGCGTCTGGCAACTTTTGTGCAATTTTTTCTAAATCACGAAGAGCCTCTCTACCTTCCTCCATAGAAGGGTACTCGCTCATTCTTTCTTTGATCTCGTTATCAAGTTCCGCCTGCACCGTCTTCCACTCGTTAAAAGAACTGATACCGTAGCGGCGTCCATGCTCTCCGAGCACCTCTCTACGAATTTCGGGGTACTTGTCCCATACAGTAAAAGCGTCCTGAGCTGTCTTGGCCAGCTCTTCTATCTTACGTGTTTGTTCTTCAGGATTTAGCTGATCTAGTACCGCAAATGCGGGACCTTCTTTTGCCATCGCTAAATACTTTTCGATGGCAGCTTTAGCGGCCGGATCTTTTTCTTTTTTGATGTGCTGCTTTAAAATGTCGAAGCGTTTATGATGTGTTAGCCATTCAATCGCTTGCTTCCGTACTTCTTCATTGGAGTTAGCGAGTGCCTCAGTCATGAACTCGGTATCTCCTAGATCGCCGAGATTAAGAACAATGTTGCGCTGTAATACAGGCCGTTTATGCGTTGCTCTATAGATGTCCTTGAGTTGGTTTGTATACCCAAGATCAATCAAATACTTGATGGCCAAAGGGTGCCATGGTGTATAGAGTGCGCGGCCTAAGGCCTGGGCGTCTTTTAAATCAAAGAGGGAGCGAAGCGCTTCTTCTTGGATCCCAGTAGCGGCGGGAAGTTTAAGAAGCTGTTCAATGACCTCAGATAACTGATTAGCGGTAGCGACAGAAAGAATTTTTTGAAGCCCCTTCTTTTCATTTTTAAATTCGCGTATAGCGTGCTGCAGCCCCTCAACATCCTTGGAAGCTCCTAAAAATTCTATGGCTTTAAATGCTTCAGCATCCTCTCCACTGAGCATCTTGAGTGCTTCTTCTCTAGAAGAAGGATCTGCAGCCGCTTCCTTGTGCACCATTTGCTTAGGATCGCCGAGCTCTTCTACATCCTGCTCTTCTTTATCTTTAAAAATAATCTTATAGATGGTGTTGAGGAGAGAGCGCCATTTTCCTTCGGGGCGCCCGTAAAATTGACGCACGTCTTTAAGTAAAAGATTGTCGTCGCGATCACCCAGAGGAACTGCAGAGCTATACCCTACTTGTGGATTGGACAGTGGCCAGGTAGTTGGAGGTTGGCGCGATTCAAGTTCGATACTGCCCAAAGGCAGAGCGCCTTCTTTCTCAAAAGAGGTTTCATCGATATCTTCTTCTTTTTCAGGAAGGGGAAGACTATTCTTGGTAGTTTTTTGCGTGGCATATTGGGCATACCATCGAATATCTTTAACCAATAAGGATAATAATTCCTCTTTATTCTTAACAGATAACGATTCGAATGTCGTCTGGTACTTAAGCTGAGACGCCCAGTTGAGAAATTCCGTTAGTTTACTAACCTCCTTAAGATCCGCATGAGTAGAAACTAGTGTCTCCTGAAGTTTAGTGATTCTAACTTCTTTTTCTTCTACGTCCTTAAGATTCTGACGAACTTCCACAATCTTCTTCTTAAGGGAATCAATTTCTTCTTTAAAGTCGACGGCATCGCGAGCCTGAGTCGCCAAAGTGAGCTGCCCTTCAGCATTTTCCAAATTATCTTGGTTGAGAGCCACCTTGGCATGAAAGATATAATCTTTCGCAGAGGGCTGCATTACTTTGGTTTCTGGTTTCTCTTTCTTGAGCTCTATTTCGCGAGGCAGCCCAAAATGTGCGCGCATTTTGGCCCGAACTCGTGGATCTGCGTCTTGTAATCCAATAATAATAAGTTTACGTACGCCAGGAAGAACTTCCTCAGAAAAGGTATATTTGCCTGGCGTGATAATTTTTAGATTATTATCAAGTACCGGAGCTGTTTCTTCTACGACAAGTTTCTTGGGTAGCTTATCTACAATTTCATATACGATATCGCGCAATTCTGAGTAAGGCTCATTCGCAAGTTGCACTAGCATCCATTCTGGGATATCTTCTGCAGGTTGATCCCTTCTCCCTTTCGCCTTCTGGGGATTGAATACGAACTCTCCTTTATTGGTCCATGGAAGAAAATCGACGGATGGGTTAATCATTAGCGTATAAGCTAATGCGCGTATATCCGCGTCTGCGTCCTCTGCGGCCTCTGTTAGTAGATTCTTTGTTGCTTTGAAGCGACCTGAAGAGCTATATCCCCTACTCTCTTTGCCAACACCGTAGGCGAGTACAAGGGTGTTCAGCGCTTCCTTTCTCAGAGAAGCAGGTAGATCCTTTGTCTTCCATACAGCAAATAACCCTTCTTCTCCTGAAGTACCTGCAGTCTCAAGGCGACGAACTGCAGCGCTCTGCACTGCGTAAGGTTCTTGTTTAAACTTGTCAGAAAGAATATACTCCTGAACTCTTTCGACATCAGCGTCGCGTAATACTTTACGTTTTGCCTCGATGCTTCCTCCTGTAGGAAACATTTCATTCCCATCTAAAACCAAATTAGCTTGGGCGGCGTAGTCGCTGCTCGCAGGTTTTGATAGCTTGCCTGCTAGTATATTCACCTGCTCTTTAAGTTTTGCGACATCTTGATTAGACCAGCTTGCAGGAAGAAGCTTATATTTTGCTATCGCCTCAGATAGTTCTTTAAAACGACGTTCTCGAAGGAGTGTCTTATAGAGACCAGATACGATTGCTTTATGTAGCGCTGGATTTTCTTTTCCAGAACTCTGCAGGTCTTTAAACGCTTGATCCCAATCTTCTGAGATAGCGCTTTGAAGCAGCCTAGACTCCCAGGAAAGACGTGTTTTAACATCGGTGTCAGGTTGATTTCTACGAAAGAGTTTTGAAATTTCAACTGCTTTAGCGGTGATCCGGCCGGATAGCCAATCAGCTAACCCTTTTCTCTCCTGGCCTTTTTTGACCGCAGTAGATAAGAAGTCGCTTGCGTCAAAATACCCCACGACAGTTCCGGGTATACAATTGGGACCTTTCACGTAGCGAACCTGGTATACAACCTCAGATGAAGTTGTCAACGGCTTAAAAGGCTTATCGTTGGCTCCTCGATTACTTTTCCCAACGCCTGGAAGAAAGAAAATAGGAGCCCTATCGCCTTCCTGGGGGATAGGGATGGTGGGCGTCTTACCTTCCTGCATCTTTTCTGCAGGCGACTTATTAACCGGATGCACTTTAGCTTGTTCGGGATCTACGCCTTTAAGTCTGTCTGTGCTGGATGGCTTATTTCCGATACGAGTAGCCTCATACTCCCCCGAAATATTTTCTGGAGTATCTATTGTTAGAGTCAGGGAGGGGATATAAAAACGGGCAGCAATGTCCGGATCCATATCCAGAATAGCTTGCTTGGTCATACCTTCAGTGCGACCAACTTGCTCGGCTTCATCCTTTGACAGGGGCTTTTTCATCTTCTTAAGCATATGAAGAAGGCGATTAGGATTAATTTTATCCCACAGACGTGTATACGCTTTTGATGCGTCAGATCCTTCAACACTTTCGTCGTCTGCGGGCGGATATAACGTTTCTACAGGATACTTGTAATCACCTGTTCCACCTCCATCGTTGTGTTGATCCCAGAAAGGTTGCATGGGGAGAGTAGGCATGAAAGCTGCGGTGAGTTCCGCGGCTCCTAAAGGGGTGTTATTAATTTTACTCTTCTTTGTAAGCGCGAAAAGTTTGTTGAGAAGATACTTAGCCTTCTCTGGGTCTGTCTTTTCAACTTCGCCTATCTGTCGAATAAACTCTTCTTTTTCTTTTTCTGATAAAGGTTTTGTGACAGGAATCTTGGTTAAAGGAAGAGCAGGAGCTAGATTATCCTCTTTGGCAATGATAGGGGGTCTAGAATCGTCTCCAGGGATGGTAGGAGTCAAGGCTACTTCGTAAGTGACACCCCATACATTATCACTAGAAACGGCTACTACAGTACCTGTTCCTGCTGTCTTTAATTCATTAACAAATGTTCGGTCGTATTCATTCTGCTCTTTTGAAACTCCGGGTGGAGGAGTAGCTGGAACTGTTGGTAAGTTAATGAATGTAACTTTATCGCCTGGTTTGAATTTCGCAGCCTCTTTTTTAATGGCGCCACCGAGTTGTTTTTGTAAATCCTGATGCATCCGTCTGATTTGCGTCGCAGTCGCGCCTTCACGAGATACACTATTAAGTAAGTTAAAGACTCTTACGTTCTTTTGTCGGGAAGGGTTATCCGCCAAATACTTCCCTAGTTTCGCTAAGCTGCCCTGGACACTATCGCTGTCCCATCTCATCTCTTCACGCAGCTTTTCCCAGGCTTCATCTTTACCGATGCGCTGAATTTCTTTAAAAGAAAGAATCTTTGCTTCTTCGTTAATTGAAGAAGTTAATTGACTAAGGGGAGCAGAATCGTCGGTTAATTGAATAATTTCAGGACTGGAGATGACGGCAGATAACTTAGTTCCTATTTTAATAACTTTATCATTTGCCACTGAGAATACATCTTGCATAGAATACTGCAGAGAGGAGTGAGCTACCCTGACTTTCTTAAATTTCTGAGGATTGACCCAGACGATACCAGTGTTGTCTGCCACGAAACCTGTGGGCACCTTGCCCGCATACCTATAGTTTCCATCTTCATCAGAATATGCCGTAAGATAAAATTGATTATTTTCAATAGCAATAATTGCTAATGTTTTAATACCTTTCTTTTGCATATCAGGTTGCCCTGGTACTACATCTAATGAAAAGATGTACTTATTCCGATCAAAATCAAGCCCAAACTGATTTTGTTCACGATCTCTTTCAATATTTAAAAGATTCCCGCCGCGAACAATGGTTTGTAACTTCTTTATAGTCTTGGGGGCGGTATTAAATAATTTCTGGATGTTTTCTGCAGCAATGTCTCTAAACTTATTTTCATTGCTAATAAAACCGTTAATGTCAAGGCAGCTCTGCAGAGCAGTAGCGACATCCGAGGGAAAATCCCCGATGCAAAAAGTTACTTCACGCTTCTCGAGATTAAAGTTCATTGAGGTATAAGCCACGAGCTTCTAATTTGATGAAGTCGCCTGCCAAGATAAGCCCCAGGGTTGGATTGTCAATGTAAGAGGTACTTATGCCTATAACGCGGCCATCATCTGTAATAACAGGTCCGCCGCTGTTGCCGTTGTTGAGGGGGCAGCTAACTTGGATTAAATGAAGGTAAGGTTGGTCATACCAACGATCAGCGCTTACGATACCATCTGCAGCACTCCAAAAAAGAAAATGTGGGTGACCCAGTGCAGTCACGTGTGTGCCCGCCGGCGGTGCATTCACAGCAATTTGTAACGCAGGTATCTTAGGCATCTTTTCGATGTACAGAACTGCTACATCTATAATTTTATTATATCTAACAACCTTGGCGTGATATACCGAATCATTCTGCCAAAATTTAACTTTAAGATTCTTCTGTTTTTTCCCTAGACAGTTGGTTAGCCCATGTGCTACTGTAGTCACATACCCCTTATTGGAGGAGACAAACCCTGAAGTTAAAATTAATCCATCCTTATAGGGGCACCCTATGGCTACTACACTCTCGTTCGTTTGCTCTATAACCTCTGGAAGAGGAGTTGGCCTTATTGCAATACTATAGAATTGCGTGAACGTCAAAAGGAGCGTTAGCGCGTAGATTCCGTTGCGCACGGGAACTTCAAAGAATTTCTGCAAGATGTACTCCATTGACATCTAAGGGGCCTGTCCATCTTCTGGAGGCTTCTCTGGGCTTTCCTTTCCTTCTAGCACCATTTTTAGATATTTGTCGTATTCTTCCAATCTAAAATAATAAACATCCACATACTTATGGCATTTAGTGCACTCGGTGTATATAGACGCATAGACTCTACCACGCCAGCTTAAGACGTGGTAGAAGGCCCATAACCTGCAGTAAGCGCACAGAACTCTAGAGTTCGTTAACATGCCGTCATCTTTATAGATAGGCGGCACCTATCGCCGCGTGTTGGCTAGGGGTGCTAGTGCCTATTGTTTACTTTGATTCTGAGGGCGCTTTGGGTGCAGCTGCCTTCTCTTCTTCAATCGCAAGATAGCAATTGCAGGTGCCGCAAAATACGACGTTGCGCGCTTCGCCAATTGCAATTTTCTTCAGATTTGAAGTCTTCTCGCGACAGTTTGAACAATGGTAAGTTCCTGACATAATTATTTTCTCCTTAAGTATAACCTAAACGTACATCTTTCCGTTGGCCATTACACATCCATCGACAACTTTGATAACGCGACCATCGAAGACTCCGGATGGAAGTACATCAGCACTCCAAAATCCATTTGCCCAACGGGTACTCCCGTCTGTTAAATATCCAGGATTCAATCTGCACAGGCAAGGAACCATTGTATACTGGTTAGTAGATCGTTGATCTCCGCTGTTGTGCTGTAATTCAGTAGCTTCGGTGTGGTGATGTCCACAAATAACGCTGCGCGCAGGAAACTTTCTGCGCATAGCTGCTATAGATCCTACTTGGTGTCCATGAATATACGTTAGACGTCCTAAGCTTAGTTCCTTTCCAAAAGGAAGAACTTTAAAGCCGAGCGTATCTGTTTGAAGATGACGCACTAGAAGATCGGCTAAAACCTGTTTGCGAATCTCCGCTAAATCTGATTTAAATGTCATACTCTCAACACCAAGTGTAACATTGCCGGCTAGGGCGGGGTAAGTCATGCACGCCCAGTATAGCCATTCCTCGTGGTTGCCAGGGATATAAATCTTTTCGCAGTTTGCGGGGAGTACAGATGCTAGCTCTTTCAAAACTTCGCGCCCAGACTTAAGCTCCTGTTCTAACATGCCGCGAAGTTTTTCCAATCCAATGTATTTGAATTCTTTTTCATTCCAATGTGACGCCCACTCAAGGTTAAGGAAATCGCCGCCGATAAGAAAGTGCGTTGGCTTATAATCCTTAATGTAACTGTACACAGGCGATAAGTTGATGTTGTGGGGGCAGTGCACGTCGAAGAGAGCAACATGTCTCTTCATGGTGGGAGCGAGCGATACTTTCTTGACACTCATCTATTTTCCTCTCATCAAGCAGAGTTAATTGCTACTCGTTCTGCTTTATTCTCTTCGTAATATTTCTTGTTACCCGCAGCACATTTTTCTTTATTTGCTTTACGGTAAAGAATGTCGTACTGCTTCTTCTCTAACTTTGTCATATCGCTATTCTATAATACACCTTTCCGACTAAATTACTTTTCGGGAGTTCCTGCGGGTTTTCGGAAAGGTGCTAAAGCTTTATAAACTTCGCCGACTAGCTTTCCGTCATCCTCTGCTAGTGCGGCGTGCTCTAAAGACTCATGACGATAAGCATCTCCAAGACGAACCCACTTCTCCTTCTCTTTTGCATCGTTCGTATCGTTAGATAACTTATAACAAGCTGCCGCGCGCGAACCCCAAGTCCATGCTGTCTCGGTGTTGATCATTACTTCTGTTTTACCCTTAACTTCTCCTAGGGCTTTTTCGACATTAAGCATTGACGCTCCTGCGGTTGCTACAATATTATACTTATGAAGTATATCTTTTAGACTTTGCGACGGAGAATGTATCTTCCCTTCTAGATAGCCTTGCACTTCCAGGGCGGAAGTTTCTCCATATTCTCGTTGAATACGCGTTAGTAAGAATGTAAGAAGCTGATCTCCCTGTTTATAAAATGCGCTGAAAGGATTTTTAACTTCTTGTCCGGGATGTCCGGCAGGCTCCCATGTGTTGCTGGGGTAATCTTGCTTAACATTACGATTACCAATGTCTAGCTGGCTCTCTCCCATCCCTTTCGGATCACCGACTCTTCTTTGTTGAATACGAAGATCTTCGCGTCCGGTCGCAAGAGGGACGGCTATAAGACGCTCAGGTTGCGAGGTGTATAGCACATCTGTATCCTCATCGCGAATGTCAAAGGTTTTATCTGCGTTTATTCGCTCAATAAATCCCGTATACTCAGCACCCCAGGGCGCCTTATCATTCTTTTTAACACGAACTCTGTCGCCTATTTGAAAAGCTACTAATTCAATACGACCGATAGGTAGAAATGACGACATCGGTTCTGCTAATGCCCCTGGGTTACTTTTACTGAAATTAACTGCCTGATTTTGTCCGGGCCATTTGTTATGCTTACCCATTCCTTTGTCAGTGAACTCTTGGGAACCTACTTGGAGTGATCCGATATTTTCATAAACGATTTTGGTCGCCTCATCTAAAGAAATATCATTACCGTGAGCTACAGCGGTGCATAGATCACAAAAAACGTCGTAGGGTAGAGTAGTCTGATACCCTGCTACTTGTTTCTTAATGTACTCCTGCGGTGAATTCATTACACTTTTCTACAAGCCGGGCAGGGAGTAGCTCCTTCATCTTTGCACTTCGCACACGAAACAGATAGCCATAATTCATCGTCCATGCATGAGCAAGGGAGACTGCCAACACCAGCACATTTAGCGCATACATCTAAACTTGAACGTGTCCACTTCATTTTTTGGCCAGGATTTGATGGATCTTCAGTTTCGAAGTCGTTACCCATGTCCTCGGTTATTTCTTTTTCAATAGTTTGCTTTCCATCAGGGCTTGTATATTTATATTTCACTGCCTCTTTCTTCAATTCTTTTGGAGGTGTGAACTCTTTGGAGGGGGCAGCTTCTTCCGGAAGTATTTCTGGGGCTTCCTTTTTAACAGGGACCCGCACCTCTACGTGGGCTGACTGAAGATACTTAACAAATTCCTTGAGATCTTTCTTTGAGTATTGGTAGTTATTCTTTGGGTCTGCCATCCATTCTTCAATATCGGCAGTTGTAACCACAGTGGGTTGATGGTCATAACTATTTAAAAATTCTTGAACAGCGTCAAAATTAGGTTTAATGACCGCCTCTTTCTTTAGTTCCTCTGCGTTGAGCGCAGCTGATTCTTCTGAGGGATTGCTCTTTGCCTGAATTTCTGCTTCAAATTCTTTTTCAAGAGCGGTGTACGCCTCTGGGTTCTTTTGCTTTAAATTCTGTATTGCTTTAAGAAGAGATTCCGTGACTGCAGAAGGCGGAGCAATGCTCTCTGCGACCTTTTGAAGACTCATCTTGCCTGCTTTACTTAAAGCTTCTTCAGGCAATGTAACGTTGCCGCCGCAATCAAGCTCTACTAGATAAAATTCTTCAGCGCCATCATTGGCCGCCAAGATTACCTTCTCTCGGACAGTGCCTAGCTCCCCTTTGTATGACTCGCCGTTGAGTTCAACTGTACCAACTTTAACCCGATCTCCTAGCTGATACTTATACGAGAGGCCCTCATTTTCCCAAGGGTATTTCTCTAGATCTGATGCTGCTTCTTTAAGAATTGCTACTTTATCTAAGTTAGCAACTTTAGTAATTCCAAGAATATTACCAGAGGTAAAAGCCACTTCTGCGTCGTTGCAATCGGTGATCACTACCTCTGTGCCCTCAGGTAATGCGCCCACAGATGTGTTAAGGACGGCGTTGTCGCCTGCGTTAAAGATCATTTTGGACTCCTGCGAAGATCCTTTCATGTGTTTAAATTGTTCCATTTGTTGTAAGTGATGTTTTGCTTCAGATTCTGTTTTATGTGAAGATAAAATTTCATGCGTCTTATGGCTTTTGATTACCCAAGGGGCTTCTTCTCCTTTTGAATTCTTATGTCCAGGCACATGTTCTACGTAGGCCACCACCATAAGAGATGCCTTCTTGCTCGACTTGCATGTGCCACATGTGCAGCTGTCTCCGTAGCATCTTTCATGAGCGCCAAGGTCACACTGTGTACAAAGGCCATCGGCTGCTTCCGAAAAAACAGAAAGGTCAGAGCTGGTTTTAACTTCTCCAACCAATTCAGATTCCTTCCTAAAAGAAAGAATTTGATCTTTAGCTTCCTTAGTTATAGGACTGGTTGGTGCTTCGTTTTGAACATTAGAATTTCCGCGATTGGGTTCCACAAATACTCCGGTGCCGTCTGAATTCGCTACTCCAACGTTCGCTTTACCTTCTTGCCCTACTTCACTGGGCATTCTTTTAGAAGCGACCCATTCTGCGTAAACTTTACGGGCAACTCTCTGCACATTTTCTTCTACATACTGAGGAGCTTTTTCAACAAGATACTCCGCCACTTTCTTTTCAATATCTTCTTCGCTGCCCTGGATATTAGAAGCTGCTAGCCATTCTGCTAACACAGTTACTAGCTGTTTTTCTTCTTCCGCACTTGGTCCTCGAGTATTTGGTTTAATAATAGATGATACGTCTGCTGCCACTTTGTTTAAATTTGATTTAGTTTCCATGGGGATCCAGTGGTCATGTAAAAACTTAAGATTGCCGTCCATCTTTGTAATATCATTATGCCTCTTTTCTAACGCAAATAAAGAGGCCTTGAGTCTATCTTTTTCGGAATCTTGTGCAGAACTTATCTCTTCTTTAAGATTTTTAATCTGGTCATCTAGCCCTTCTACTTCATAAAACCGAGGCAACTTGCGATGAGCTTTTTCTAAAAACGTTTCTAGCGGTAAATTTTCATCGAGGATATCTACAATGTCGTCTACAGGTTTCTCTCCAACCTGTTTATTCTTGTCAGAAGGCATCCGTACCATTTCAGATATGACTGGTGCGACTTTTAACCAGATGTCTTGTTCCGTTCTTGATTTCGAAGGAGCTCTTGGGGGTGCGGGAGTTTCTTTGACTTTAATAATATCGTCTTTTGAGTAATCCGCTTCTGGGGAGTCAGGGTGACGTTTCCACGGCTTACTTTTGTGAGTCTTTCCGTTAACCAGCTGATCTTTATAAGCCTCTACTGACTTCTCTAATCTTTCTTCTCTTGTTGCCTGTCTAGACAAGAGCTTAGTTCTAAAATAATCTTTTGCTTGATAAGCGAGACGGGCCAACCTGTCCTCGAAAGCTTTTTTAACGTTGTGCATTTGATCTAAAGGAACATGCTCTTTGACTAGGATACCGAACTCATCTTTTTGCCCTAGAAGAGCGTTTCTAAGATCGTTGACTGCAGCAGCAAACGCTTCGTAGTCTTTATCTGAGAATTTCCCCCACAACTTGTCGTCAGCATACTCTTTAAATATCTCTTCGCTAACAAATAAAAAATCTAAGGCGTCATTACGTTCCTGCAGTAATGGCCTCACTTTTTCTACAACTTCTTTCGCGTCTTGCTCGCTCATCTTTAAGAAAGGTATGAATTGGTATCTCGGGAAGGGTCAGCAACTATATCAACTTTCCGATTAGGAAACTTCTTGGCTAGCGCCCTTGCTTTGATTTGTAAATCGGGCAAAAATGAAGATGTGCGGACATTCTGCCAAATACCATTTTCATCTTGCGCTATCAGCTGGTATGAAGCTGGCTCTGATTTTTTATTCATTGAGAAAGGTCCTCCTACTTCTATGTTCTCGGGGCGTACTGGAGTTGGTTCTCCTTTGGTGCGCTCTCCAAGAGATTCTTTTATGGGTTTAACTGTATAAGGTATATTTGCAATATTGCAGGCTAGCTGCAGCACTAGATTATAACGATAGGCTGCCCCTCCCTCTGACCATTCTTCCGGAATGATAAAAAAGACAACAGATGCAGCGCTGTGCTGCTTGAGGACTTTCGCGGTTTCTTTTCCTAAGCTCTCAACCTCATCTATGTCTATAATATGATCCTGAAGAGGAATAGCGTTCTCTTCGAATACTAATCCATATTCTGATGTAATTACCGCAAATTCCTCTCCGGCATCCTTCGCTAACTGTCGCACGTACCAAACACGATCAGAATAGTAGCGTCTGTGGGGAGGGAGAGGGTTAGGATCTGGATTAGCTGTTTTGGAGCCGTAGGTTACGTACATTGTATTAAGATAGACCTTCTTCTTTCTCTACGGGGTTCTTCGACTTGACTACATCAAAAGTATCGTGCGCGTCATCAAACGAGTAATAGCTCGGGTACATAGTTCCTTCTACCTTGATGATGTAAGTTTTATCGTCATCATTTACGTAGGCGACGTGGGCGCGCGCTCCGTTGTGTTTGGCCTCTAAGGATGTCCCGGCTTTCCACTTCGAGGCAGCTTCTTTATATACTGCTTCATCTTGAGAGGCGTCTACGCGCATCTGACATTCGTTGCAAGTATTTTCAGCGGTGCAGCTGCAGGATGCCTCCTTTTTCGGATTCATTTTCTGTTGGCGCTTTTCCTCCTCTTTCTTAGGATCGGGGTCTGCAGGTAAATCTACAATCTCATGCCCGTCATGCGCCTTATCTCCGGGAGCGGGTACTTTACCGCATTTCATGCACCACGCTTCTGCTTCTTTCTTTAATCCTTTGCGAGCGGTGTCGCTGCGATCTAATTTAGCTACTCCTGTCTTGGGGTAGAGCTCTAGCGCCCGCTCTCGCGCTTCTTTCTCTTTCTCATTCTGTTCATGGACCGCTTCAAAGAATGCCGCTGAGTCTAGCTGGCTATGTTGCGGTATTAAGTTAAAAAGTCGCTGCTCCGCCTTCTTTCTATTCTTCTTTACTTCCCCTAGAGTTGTGTGGAAGTACTCTGCATAATTTTCGGGAACAGGTTTCCCCATGCCTACAAGTTCTCTTTCGGTTAGCTGTTCTGCTAAAACAAAATCAGATAGCCCCATCGTTAAGCGTTCCCAGTCTCGCTGGATCGTCTGCGCGCGCGTTTCATCAGCGCTATAGGCTGCTTCCTTTATAAATTTAGGAACTACTGAATCGCTGGTGGCGAACTTCTCTGCACCATCTTTATTTGGTGGAAGAATATCGCCGATATTAATATTTGACATTTTGTTAATCCCCTCATCTAAAAGTCCCAATTGATCTTGCAAAATCTTGTTTGGCAATTCTTGTTGCAACTTCTTTTGTCGTCTCGCATCGTTATATTGTTTCAGCTTTTCAATATTTACAGGATCGTTCTTATAGGCTATGTCCGCCTGGGTGTGTCCCTGCAACTGATGGTATTCTCGAAACTTATTTTTACAGTCTTCAGCCAGCCCGTTCCAAAAATCTTTCCACATTTCTTTAGCGAGTTCTGGATCCTTTACACGCGCTAAAGAAATATCTGTCCAATCTTTCTGTTGTGCAGGCGTTATACTTTTATAGAATTCATCCCAAAAATCTTTGCGCATCTTGTTCTGTTCTTCTAGATCAAGACCTTCGAATTCTTTTAAAAACTGTTTATCTAGCTTAGACTCTTTAATTAAATCTATTAACCAATGATCCATGTTATAGAAGGGTTTTGTTTCTTAGATGGGCTAGTCCGTTTACGAAGCTGATAAAAGCATCGCGCACTTCATCTTGATATGCGTGATCTGTCATCTTATCACGAATTTCCTGCCACTTCATCTCACAGCTCAAGCATAGAAAACAATTAACTTTAGGTCCCGGTTTTGTCGAAGTTTCTATGCGCGCTTGGCATCGAGTACATCTGAGGATGTACGCTAGACTCTTCTCGTTTTCCATTAAAATATCTCCACTGTCTCTACTACCTGGCTTGTTATTACTTTTATTCCTCGGTAGACTTGCAGAGCGTAGGGTGAGCGGACTTTTCCGTGTTTTTGGGATATATCTTGGAATAACATCTCTTGCTGCATCTGACGAAAAAGATTTTCATTTAAAACAATGACCGAAGCTCTCTTCGCCTGCCCTTCAATTTCACTGATACGATCATCTACTATCTGAAAGATGCTATCCATTATCATTTCTGTTCCTCAACTCGGGCCCCGCAACTTCTATTCCCGCAAGCGCCGCATATCTTTTCTATCTGTTCGCGAGTATATTCCTTACCTATCTCTTTAAAAGTTTTTAGGGCACCTTCTGAAGCTACTCTTTCAAAACAGCATTCGGAGCATATAATCTCATTTTCTAACAGGGGGCAGTGAAAGTAGAATACGTGAACGCCAAGACTACATTCGCACATTGAACATATATAAAACCCGCGTTCTTTAGCTTCGACATGTCCTTTGCAACTATTCATAAAGGTGCGGGTATTTTTCTCGCAGGTTCGCGGATTTTTCTGTTATTGTGCTATCCGCCATCCCTTCTGCACCATATTTCCCAGTAGATTGTCTATTAAACATCTTATAATGACGTATCTGTTCATCTGAGAAGGAGTGCTGGGCAAGCCGGGATATCTGTATGGCTCTAAAATACTCGTCTCCTTTTTCTGTAAGCTGATACATATCTAAGCGAGGATCGTTTGCGGTGTAAAGTCGCCTGACCCATCTACAAAATAATAGCCGCTTTCTGAAGATGCCCTCGAAGCGGCGCTGGGATATCCTGAGTAGGGTGCACCCTAGTTGTATTGTTTCAAAGTATGAATGGGGGACGTTATCTGCAAAAAGCGCAAGCATCCTTCGGTCTGTTTCAGTATACATCAGGCTTTTCCTAAACTATTGGACATTCTATTTCTTTAATATCCTTTCTTTTTCTTAAGATCATTAATTAAATTAACGACCTCTTCTCCGTTATCTTCTCCCATTGCTAACGCTAGATACCCGAGAGTTCTGCGGCGAAGGGCTTGGTCTGTTTCGCTTACTTTGCGGGCCAACCCTAGCGGTTTTATGTAATCTTCTAGCTTCTTTCCAGCGACCTTAAAGAAGCTCTTTTCTGCGAGAATTTGTTCGTAAAACATGGAGGGGGTATTGAACTCCATGTCGAGGGCTTCTTTAAGCCTTAAATTTGTTATAGTAAGCTGCATAACTATTGAGTCGGGAGATACATTTGCGATAAACGCAGCGATGCGCGCAACATAGATCTTGTCTTCAATGTCTAAGTAAATTTGCGCCGCTCTCACGTCTTTTAGAATATCCAAATTAAAATTAGATAGAGGGTACTGACATACTAAGGTATAATTAAGAATATTCTTATCGAATAAGGCTGTAGTGTACACCTGCGACCAGAACCTTATGGTGAGCAAGTTGTTCTTTAAAACAAAATTACCCTTAGTATCTGCTTCTTTCGTTGGCAAGGTTACTAAGTCCTTAACTGCTTTTGTCTTCTTATTTTTTTTAATCATTGGACATCCCCTGCTTCACCTAGAATTTCTTTCTCAAGTTTACCCTGTATTCTAGGGATGCGCTTAAGCTGAGAATTGACATTATTGATCTCTTGAACACAAGAAACTACTTGGTAGCGTATATTGTCCCTTGCAACCATGTCGGGGGTGGAAACATACGACTTACTTAGTTGTACTAGCTCGCCGTACTGAGCGTCTAGTAGTGCGTGGGCTTCTGTAGTGAAATCTTTTATAAATCCAAACCATATATGTAGCTTCTCTACAGGGTCGGTGTACTCCAGAAGGGACTCTTCGATTTCATCAACACGTCTTTTAATAAAAAGGTCGTATGGCATAGTATATACTCTTATGAATAATACACTTTTTAAAGAACGTCTTTAAAAGTTTCGGCCATGTCCTGGTGGCTTTTTATCTCTTCGTAGAACTTTCCTTTTATTTCCTCTACCTTGTCTGGAGCTACTCTCATAACAACCATGAAGAATAGCTGGATTAGTTTATAGAGCTGAGAATTGACCATCTCCGTCAGATGAGCGTTAGACTCTTCAGCTAGTTCTCCGGATAACTTAAGCTGAGTCTGTACCATGCTATGTATCTCTTTCAGGTAGTGCCCTACGACTGCCTCTAATCCTGCAGTAGTTCCTTCCATCTCTTGAAGAGCTTCTATATGCTTCATTCGCTGAATACACTTCTTAATGAGACGCTCTAGTAACTCTTTTTTGTTAGAGATGTCGGTGCTGCCGTCTAGAATAGCGATGCGTTCTGCTGAAAAAGACTGTAATTCTGATTTTTCAACGATGGCAAGTTCTGTCCGTGTTGGCTCTATAACTGTTCCGGAAGCTATGGAAAGTTTTTTCTTAGCTTCGTACCAGTCTATGTAAGTGCCTATTGTAGGCGGAGTAGGTACCCCTTGCGAACCTTTGTAATTTGCTTTGATATAGCCTTCGATGGCCCATTCTCTTTTGCCGCTGTCGATCATCTGATTAATTTCCATCAGAAGTTTTTTAGGTAAAAGGAGCATCTTCGATTTGTAATTACGAATATCTCCTTCTGTTTCAAACGTTCTTTTCATAAAAGGTTATCGGCGTACTGTCCAAAAATCGTCAGTTAAATCGGGATTAGTCATGAAGTCGTACGGGAGATAAAAGTATCCTTTGTCGCCCCAGTAAGGACCCCAACTATTCCGTACGATAAACATCCTCGTCTGATCAGAATATCCGACGCACATTACAGCGTGGCCACCCAGACGCTGTTCGTTAGTTGTAGGTATTGGAACTATTCCTGTCGATGCAACAGAATCACTTTCGAATGACTCAAATACTTGGAAGCCAAAAACAAAAGGATACCCGAGCGCTAAGCAGCTTTTTAAAGCGGCTATATCTGTCCCATCGAGAGACTGGTACAAACTTATCTTATGGTTAGCTGCTTCTGCGAAACTAGCAGGAGTAGGTTGCTTAAACGCTAGAGAAGGATCGTATGGCCAGGTGATTTCAGAGCAAGCTCCTGTCGCTACTAACGATTTAATTCCATCACGCAACTGAGCCCCATTATCTTGGGTAGGATCTCCCTCTATCATACGCTCATTCCAGTATATAAAAAGACGGCTAAACGGGATAAAATCTGTTCCGAATTCTTCTGGCTGGTTTGTTTGCCCAGCAGCCTCTTCTTGTAGTTCTAAAAACCCAAGAGCGCCTGCTAATGCATTAGCTGTGCAGGATCCTAGATCTCCTTGGTTAACGACTGGAGGGCACTTAGCGCGCAGATCAACTGAGGAAGGAAAATCAGAGGGGGCGTATGTGTAGGTTATATCTCTAAAATCAAACTTATCTTTAACCCAGTTATAACGCCTCTTAGGATAGGCAGTGGCGGCGCCAAAAAAGAGATCCCGAACTTTTTGAATCCAGCTAAGTAGTATGTGCATTACTCTACCTCTTCAAATAGCGGAGTGAATGGAGTTTCGAGTTCAGCTAAAATATCTATATGTTTTCTTAAGGCAGCCAACATGTCATCCGGCAGATCTTCTGTAATTTCTACAGTATCAACTAAATTATTATTAATGTGTAATCGTGCGGTAGTCTTTAATTCATCAGTAGGTCGTAACTCTAAGAGTATGAGTTTCGGACTATCTCCACCAATAAATGAAAGGTAACACTGGGGTGATACGACATTGCGTTTGTAGTAGTGAGATAGCACGTTGTTCGCAGAGTCTACGAGTGTGCAATACTTTTGAATGTCCTCTTTAATTGTAAGGACATCATTACCATTATCTAAGCGGATGTTATACCATTTATCATTAAATGTACTGGTTATAGTCCCTGTTTCGTTAATGGACATTACTTTTACAGGGTCCCCTTCATTGTAAATAAACCGGCGTAGGGGAGAGATTGATCCATTTTCTGTTTCCTGAAAGAAGTTTTGAATCTCAGGGAGGTCTAGTAGCGTAGATACAATTTTCTTTTTAAGCCCAGTGATACGCGGAGGAGACAATTTCATCATCCGAGCCGTATCAGGATTTGAAAAATTGGACTCGTACAGATAAGAGTATGCCTTGAAGAGCTGAGGACTTTCGCTGGAAAGTTTTTGCTCTATCTTATTTCGTAGAAGTGTATAATTGAGTCCACCTTCTTTTCTGAGGGTAGAAATAGAAGTGAGGAATTCCTCTAGCGCCTGCTGCTTCTTTAATTTCTTAGTCTCCTCAACTAGCGCAGCGATCTCCGGCTGCTTCATTAAAAATTCCATTATGTAAGGGACAGATCCGCTCGTCTGCCCTTTAAAAGGACCGTGAATCAGATTGCGGATTCTCGCTGCGTTAGGCTGGGAAAGTGCAAGATACTCTTTCTGCGCCTCTTTGAGCTCATCAGCTGCTTTGGGATTACTTTTGGCTTTCTCTTTAAGCTGTCTGAAGAAGTCAGTGACTAAGCGCTGTCGCTTCTCAGCATCTTCTATTTTACTTGCAGTGGGAGGGATAGTAGCTGGGAGGGAAGAAACGTCTACCTGGTGCTTCTTTAGGAAGGCTATCTCTTTTGCACGAGGCCTGCTTGTTTCTAAGCCGTATGCACGAGCAACATCAGATGCTTTTTCACAGTCAATAAAGATTCTCTTAAAAATGTCTAGAAGACGATTAGCTGATTCTTGTGTAAACTTGCTACCGGGCTTATTAACTCTTGCTTCAAGCCATTTACGAAAAGGTTCATAGTATTCGTTAAAGTCAAATAGATTTTCTTCCTTTGCACGCTCGGCAACAGTCTCTTCCAGAGAGAGAGATTCTTCCCCTCCTAAGGGCTGTGTTAACGATAGAGGGATTCCTCCCTTGGATGGATCTGCTTGCCGCGCGAAAGCATCCTTGCGAGACTTGATCTCATTTTCCATTGCGCGAAAGAGATAAGTACCCAGGCTTGCTCTTTGCCCTTCAAACCCGGCACTTCCAGTATTTGTATCTTCCGCTTTAAAGGGATTGTAAGACCTTATAGCCCTCATGACCACAGCGTGAGCAAAATCATCTACGACATCTTGGTCTACATCACCTGTTTCTGGATTAAAAGCTGCTCGGCCTGTTTTAGGATCGACTACTTCTTTTCCTTTTTTAACTGCGAAGCCTTTGGCTAGATCGAGGACAGGGCTGCTACCCGCGCTGCCGGTACCACCTGACCATTTGGATGGGTCGAGTCCGGTGACTTCAGACCACTGTTCAGCAAGTTCGGGGTCCGGTGCACGCAACATATCAGATTGTTCATCCTGAGTTAAGAAAGGACCATGCCATCCTACTTCTACTCTTGAAGGATATATGGAGGTAAATAATTCCTTGACCTTCTCTGCTTGTTTTGTCGCTTTTTCTAATTCTTCAGGAGGGGTATCGGGAGGGAAAAACTCTTTTGCAGGAGGAAGAGGAGTCTGCCCCGACTCCTTCTTTTCGCGGTATTGTAGCTGGAGCGCCTTATTAACGGCATCACCGTAGCTGTTATTGAGGGTATTTAACTCTTGTTTAGCAGTGAGCCACTCTTGGCGCTTTTGTCGCCATTCATCTGTGGATCCTATCATGCCTGCTTCTTTTAAAAGCAAATATGCCCATACCCGTGCTTGGTCGCTAAACTTGTGGAGCAACTCTAACTGTTCAGAGGATAGATCGTCGTCGCTGTTCGATTTGACGTAGATAATGGCGCTCATTAGGTTGTTATATGGTATATACCAGGGAACAGAGAATTTTCCTACTGCTATTTACTATATAAAGTAAACTATAATATAAAAGCGACAAATCTAGGATAGATTGAGCTGTTTTTTTATTTTCTTGACGCATGCGGTCAGCACTATACTTACGTAAGGCTGAGTGACGCTAAATGCGTCGGCTATCTGAACTTCGCTCATTCCTATCACGTAGTAGGATGTAAAAAATTGGAACTGCACTTCTGTCAGTACTTTTGTCGCCGCGATAAATAAATTATTTACCATGGTTTCTTTCCGCTTGTGGTAGGACTCCCTCTCTTCCGCTAGATCGGGGGCAGGCTGCTTACTCAGTAGCAGTTCAACTTCTTCAACATCCAGCGGGATCTCTCGCTGGAATCTCCAAGCGACCCTATTCAGGTTAATGTCTACCTGACTCTGAAAATTATTGTCGCTCATTAGGCGTCGTCTGAAGGTAACGTTTCGCTTTCAGGTTCGTAGCTTCTTAGTACTCCAGTTAAAAATTCTAGCCCTACATTGACTCGGGTAGGCCTGCCAAATACATTCATTTCAAGCACAGCGTGCCCTGCGCGAATTTCAATGATAGTCCCTTTGCATCCAATAAAAGGGCCGTTGCACACTTCTATTAGGGTACCAATTTTTAGGCTGGGTGCTTCGAAATTCTCGACTTCTAGCTGCTTGAACGATTCTAATTGCTTGATTCTTTGAACTTCCTCTTCAGAGAGAGCTGCAGGGATTTTAGTTCCTGTCACATACAAAAAGTATGCGGGAATTTTTCTTTCTGTCAGAAACTCTTCGAAAGCAATTGGATCGTGAATTGCTACAAGGGTGTAGTCGTAAAATAAAAACTGCTTACGTAGCACTGTTGTATTGCGTAATTTGCGTGGCTGAAAATATCCAGGCATCCAGAAGGTAGGCGTTTCGGGGGCGGCCCCTATACTCGAATTGATTGTGCGTATATTAGCAATTCCGTTTGTTTTCAATACGTAATATCGTTTTACGGATGTATCAATTACAGGTACGTCGGCTGTTATTGCGTCTCCCATGAGAGTCCCCCTTACTTCCAGCTCTTGCCAGAAGCTATTGCTTTTATTGTTGCGGCTCTTACTCGGAAAGCGCGGGCAAGGAATGCATGAGATTTAGTCGGGAGTAGTTCTCTAATTAGGCTGACACTTTCTGTAGTTAGTTTTGCGCTGCCACTTTTAGCGCCTCTTGGTCCTTTATTAAGTCCAGTACGCCAAGCGTGACGGACATTTTCAGCGAGGGATACATATTCTAAATTATCCCAGTGATTGTTGCTTTTATTTCCATCTTTATGGTTTACTTGATCGTCCAGTGAAGCGGGACCTATAAAAGCTTCGGCGACTAATCTATGGACTAAATAGTTCTTCCCCTGGCCTTCTGAGGTAGGAAGCCATACAGCTAGATATCCTTTGCTGATGTAGCTTGGCTTTATTGGTCCAGGTTTTGAAGTTCTGGAAGAAGTTATTCTACGAACGTTTCCTAAGTCGGAAACTTCGTAATTAGTATTGTGGATTATCTTTACCCATCGTTCCATAAGATCGAATCCTTTCGGATAGATTGAGGGATTGCAATCTTAAAAAGGCATCAGCGCCATTATTCTTTACAAAGGAATCTGGGTCTGATCCTGTGGGTAGATTTATCTGCCGGTACTGAATGCCATTATCTTTTAACATACGAATGATTTTTTGAGCACAGTCTCGTCCGGCTTGATCCCCATCAGTTGCTACTATAATCTCTTCTGCGAATCTCATCAGCAAGCTTAGCTGTTCTAGTGAAAGCTTGGATCCCAGCATGGCTACGCTATTTTTGATTCCATTTTCATAAAGCGTTAACAAGTCAAAGTTTCCTTCAACAATGACTGCTTTACGCGTACGCAGTATCTCTTTGTATGTTACATTGAGACCAAACAAATGACGACTCTTGGTGTATTTAGAGTGTATATATCTTTTAACATCCACGGACCTAGAGGCGACTGCGACTAAGTTATTATACAGATCTTTTATGGGAAATAGAACCGTGTCGTGGAATCGAAAATCTATGAGGGGTGCAAACTCTGGATTGGTACACTGTCCATAGCTATCACATGTGCCGATTTCAAAGGCTCTGATAGTTTCGTTGGAGAGCCCTCTGCTGCGTAGATAATCTAAATACTTATTAGACATTAGCGGTTTTAGCTACCCATCTTTTCATTGTAGTGATATTGTGGACTATAGCGTTCATCTGCTCTTGATCAACGTCTACATCAAAGTAATTCTCAGGGCGAGAAAGTTTGGGGCCTACTAGACCTGTAGTAGCGTGTAGCCTATTCTTGGATAGTCCTTGTACCACAGGGAGAGAAGTGTCGCATGATCGGATGTTAGGGGCCTGATGCATTGTCAGTTCTATAGGGTTATTTCCCATCCCTAGCAGGTGGATTGGCTTCTTAAGATTGCCTGCAGCTGTATGCGTTGCGAGATGCACTGCTCTAACCCTCGCATTCGTAAGATCTGGGGCAAAACTCTTGCATCCTACGTAACTGAAACCCACTACATCAATATGTGGATTGTCGCGCATATGCGCTAAACAATTTAGCCAGTCAGGTACATTAGCGCCCTGAACTACCCCCATGACCCGGAATTTACCTAGATTCCCGGAATCGTCGAGATACTTAATAAAGTCATTTGTCGCCTTTATAGTTTTCTTCGAACTACCAAATGCGTCAGGGGCTACTATCTCTGTGGCGTTGAGGCGCTTTGCAGCGTCAACTATTTGTGGAGAAGATAAGGGCTGGCTCAGTTCGAAAGCAGAATTGTCACAGATGGTGTAGTTGTTTGCTTTCTTATAGTGCTCTAGGTATGTTGGATCATCTACTAAGTGCGCGAGCGCAAAATTATAATCATTATGTACTCCTAAAGTTTTAAGATGCTTTGTGGGCAGCTCAAAGGCTAATTCTATTGGCACTTGTTTTCTCCAGTACTGTCTTAATTATATCTAGGCGATCTTCTACAGAACCTTCTATCTGATAAACTTTTAGATTGTACTGCCGGATAATTCTGGTTTGAATATCATCTATCTTGCGACGATATTCTTCATCAGGGGAACGTATTCCGTCTAATTCCAACTTAACATCTTCTGTGAGGGGTATGTGAAAAATATGCGAATATTTTTTGCACTGTTCTACGATATTATCATTATACCATTTCAACAAGTTAAGTTTTTTTGCTTGCTCCTCCGCGTTGATATCCCCACTATTAAGCAATGCATAAGAGAACCTATCGATAATAGTCCGGTCTGCTATGAGCACCTTGCCCGCATTTTCACGTTCCAGCCTAATGTACTCATCTTCTATTAGCTGCTGAGTCGAAGCATTCGCTTCTTTGTTAATCTTAAAGCCACGTCGTTCTAGAGATCTAGCAACCTCTGCTATATGAACAACAGGGACCCCATACATCTTTTCAAGTAGAGGGATCGTAGGTTTGATCAGAGTGGTCTTTCCTACAGAGGCAGTTCCTACGAAAGCGATGTATGGGGTCTTATTCATAATTTAATAGAATGCGCGATTGAGCGACTTCCATTCTCCCGCTATCTTCTTCTGGCTAATATACGCTGTCGCGTTATGATGATGGATACTCTCAAAGTTTCTGACACGGACTTTTGCCCAGACAGCCTCAGGGAGAGAGTGTACTTTCCTCATAACATCTCTAGCGACATCTTCTACAAACTTAGGATTTTCATACCCTTGAATGGTTACGAATTTTTCATCAGGTCTCTTAAGAAGAGTATATAGTTCTGCAGAGCCTGACGTTTCAGAAATGCGAATTAGATCTTCCAGCCAAGCCCCGGGGCTGATGGGATCTGTTCTTACTTGTAGAGTAACTAATCCCCTCTGGGCGTGGGCACCCTTGCCTACGTCAGCCGCGGCGTCTGTCACACACATTGCCTTACTGCAGGGGCAATATGTAGCGATAGGGACGTTTACTTCTACGACGAACCGAGTCTTTCCGTCTTGCATCTGTCCTACAAATGCGCATTCATACGCCATTGGGCTTTCTCTTTTAGAGACTGGAGTAGTTTTATTCATCCAGAACTGAAAAGTAGTCTTGACATAGACATCGGGAGTTTCTAATCTATCAGAAAGCGACTTAAGAAGATCGGGAAAGTCATACCCTGATAGTGAACGACCCGCGCCGTAATCCAATAAAAGTTCGGCGAACCGGCTCATATTTGTGCCTTTAAGGGCTGGATCTAATGATCCATACATATCAAAAGTACCCAGTGTTTGTATTTCACCACCGGTCTTTCGTTTAACTACAAGAGGAAATACAACACCATCGATGCCGACTCGATTAATTGCTAATCCACGTGTATCTTCTACAGCATGAATATCCGGCAACGAAGATTTATTGTATCCTGTCAATTCTCCGGGATTTGCGTCCGTAACTGCTGCGTGCTCCGTGTTCATTACTATCTCCATTTTATTTGCCGCTACTACCGAATCCATTCTCTCCTCTATTGCTAGTGGAGAGTTCGTTTACAATTTCAAATTCAGTTGGAATAACTTTCTGCAAAGATATCTGACCGATTCTATCGCCCTTCTTAACGTTATAATAAGTTTTTGATAGGTTATGAAGAATGGTTCCTAATTTTCCTTTATAATTTTCGTCCACAGTGCCAACGTGGCAGAAGATTCCTCTTGAAGCTAAACCGCTTCTTCCGTTGATCATTACTTTGTACCCTTGTGGAATTTCTAAACCAAAACCACAATCTACGGAAGCAGTCGTGCCTGGGGGAATCTCTACATCCTCTACGCTATAGATATCAAACGCGGCATCGCCTACACGCTGCATTTTTGGTAACTGAGCGTCAGGATGCATTAGCTTTACTCCTACTACCGCAGGAAGAAGAGAACTATCTAATGTTTCTGATAATGTTCTCCAAGCTGCGGCTGCTCTAACGGCCACCTCTATCGCTACGACTTTCTTAGTTTCATCCATAATGTATATTACAGATGAAACTGCGTAATTTTCACAAGGCCTTCAGGCGCAAAAATTGCGTTTTTCTTTCCTGAATTAATTTTTTCAACCATCTTACGAAATGCGGATAATTCTTCTGCAGTGGGAAATATACCCCGGTCGCAATTACCCAATTCATAAACTGTTAATGTGTTCGCGCGCGTGTTAACAGCACCTATCTGTAGCCCAGTGATTCTGGATAGTGACCTTCTTTTCGATTTAACTTTCTTTTCGTTTTTAGCCATAGTATCCCTTAAGCCTTTACTTCTGTTAATGCTCCCCAGCGCTGCCCTTTCTTAATTTCAGCAGCCATCGCGACGTTGATGCCTTCAATGGGACGTTCGATTCCTTCTTTAATTATTTTCAACGATTCAGTTATTTCTTCATCAGGTACTTCATAAATAACCGAGTCGTGAACAGTTAACACGAGCTGCCCTTTCATTCCCCTCTTTTCAAATTCTCTTTTAATACGCGCTCCAGCAATCATGCACATATCTGAAGCTCCTGATTGAATAGGACTATTCTTCGCCTGCCTTTCTGCTTCGGATCGAACCATTTCATCGTTACTATTAATGCCAGGGAGCCTGCGCAGACGTCCGAAGTGATTCTTTACGTATCCATTTGTGCGTGCGAAGTTTACCGTATCCTTGAGCCATCTCTTTGCTTTGGGGTAGCGATTAAAGAAGATCTGTACAACCTTTTCGGCTTCATCTTCACTGATGCCCAATTGTTGTGCGACAGACCATGTGCTCCTTCCATACATAAGTCCGAATACAATAGCTTTCGCGTCCTGTCGTTGTTTCTTTGTGACTTGCTCAAGAGGTACTCCGAAAGCAGATGATGCGGTCATCTTGTGAATATCTTTGCCGGAGGATATGTCCGCGATCATTTGAGGATCTTGAGAATACTGCGCCCAAAATCTAAACTCTGCTTGCCCGTAGTCAGCCTCAATAAGGGTGTGCCCTTTCTTGGCAATAAAGATACCGCGAATGGTCGAGTCTCTTGGAATGTTCTGTAGGTTCGGTTCTGCCGACGACAATCGTCCGGTTACGGTTCCGTGTAGTTTATAAGTGGAGTGTATGCGCCCTGCATCATCTAACCACGATGACAATCCTTCAATAAAGGTGCTTAGCATCTTCGTAGTTTCGCGATATTGCAGCAATAACTTAGGGACAGCGTGCGTAGAATACGTTTCTGCTAGTTCGGTAAGGGTTGCCTTATCGGTAGACAAGGCTCCCTTCTTTGTCGTATGCTTTGTCTTGAATCCGTTCTTTTCAAAAAGAATCTCTCTAAGTTCTTTAGCGGAATTGATATTAAATGCGCCCGTCTTTGCGAATAGCTGCGCCTGCAAGTCCTCTTTCTTGCGACTGTAGTCTACTCTCAATTTTTCAATATACTCCGTATCAACCTGTACTCCTACCAATTCTGTCTGTAGCAGTACCTCTTGTGCAGGATTCACTACTTGCCTATAAAGTCTGGTTAGATTTTGTGCGGCAAGTAATGGCTCGAACTTCTTAAATAGCCGGAAGGTGCAGTCGGCGTCTGCGGCATTATACTTTACCAATGTGGCAAAGGGAAGCATTATGTATTGCTTCTTAATGAGTTTGTTGGCTGCGAAAAAGTCAGATACCTCTTTATCGTATCCACCCATGTCAGTGTACACCCACGCACAATCTTTTAATCCGTGAAGATTCTCGGCGTTCTCGTCAAGTAAGTGGTGTGCTAACATTGTATCGAACCATACATTGGCGACAGGATACCCGTTGTATATCAAGTGTTTTAGGTCGAATTTTCCATTATGGAAAATTTTCTTTGAGGGGAGCGCTAATGCTTTCTGTAGGCGCGTCCTGATCTTTAGGAAGGTCGCATCGTCCCAAAAACAAGCGATGGGCTGCTCTATTAGATCCCCGTTTGCGTCGTACGAAGGAATCTGGGATTTTAGAAGGGGCAAGCACCATCCTGTCCTCTCTTTCCAGGAAAATCCTATGCTGATGATTTGACTCTTTTGCCAGTCTAGCCCTGTGGTCTCCAGGTCTAGCGCTATTTCAGGTTCTGATTCAAGATGTTTAAATAGCTCATTTAATTTCTCGGGAGTGTCGGCGACTTGATAAGAGCCAAGGCCAATTGAGGATATTCCTACTGTCGTAGAAGAGGTATTAATGCGAGCGAGGTCTTGCACTGTTACCCCTTCATACTTTGGATTACGGAGAATAGCTGCCGGATGAAAAATTGGCATAATTTTGCAGTTATACTTATCAGACCAAATTTCCAATCCGCGCTTGCTTGTGATATTGACGTTCTTTGCCCCTAGGATATATCTTAAAGCGGTGTTGCCTGCGGGTACAATAATAGTAGGCTTGACTTCGGCTATTTCCTGCTCTAAGAAAGGGGCGCACGCTTCTATTTCCTCGTACTCTGGTTCTCTGACTGCTTTCGTAGTTCCTTTGGGGAGACAGCGCACAACGTTGGAGAAGAATACGTTTCTATAGTCTAACCCAGCTGCCTGCATTAGTTTCTTTAGGATGAGCCCTGCTGGACCTACGAAGGGTTGGCCGTATACATCTTCTTTCAAGCCAGGACCTTCTCCTATAATGAAAATTTTAGCAGAGGGATCGCCCGTACCGTTTACTATGTTCTTCCGATCTTTGCAAAGACCGCATTTCGTGCAACCTGCATTATCTATCATTGGTCTTCCTCTGGATTAATTCCATATGAATCAAACCGGAGCCTTTGCAAGTGGGGCAATGCGCTCTATCTCCTTTAACATAGCATTCCGGACAGATTTTTGAAACTATAATGGGCATACGCGTAGCTTTCTTAGTCATCTGGCGTCCTTTACTTCTTGGGATTTTTGCGCGGCTTCTTGGTAGGTTTTTTGAAAACAATCGGCTTACCGTTAAGATCTTTCATATCAAAGCCGAACGTCTGCAGGAGTTGCTGAGCAGCAGGGTCATCTGACTTAAGCAGGATAATACCCACCATTGTAAAAAAATCTCTTGGCAGTTTATATCCTTCATAGAAAACTACTTCCTGGACAGCGGGTGAGGGAGGTGCTGCAGCTGGCGGAGTGCCGGGAGATTCGGCTGCAATCAAATCGGCCACTCTCTTCGCCTCTGTTCTCTTGAGATACTCCACAGCGGTTTCTCCAGGTTTTATATCCGGTTCTACTTCCCGCTGCAACTTCTTTATAAAATTTATATCTAGCTTGTTGTTTGACATATTTTATATTACAACAAGTTATAAGTCTTTTAGCTTGGTCGTAAATTCGTCGATTATTTTTTGTAAGTCTTCCAATGTGGGGGAGTAAGCTTCTTTTGATTTATCAACTAAAAACAAGTACTGCTCTACTCCAAATTTACGGATGTACCACGCGCGAGACAAATCGGGGTCGCGATATTCTAAAAAATTACATTTGTTGCATGCACCTATGACATTTTTGTCGCACCAGCGCAAAATCTTTCGGCGTCTGCGCACAAAATGAAAGCAGCACTGTATCGGATTGATTCCGCAGAGAGGGCATTTTCCGTATAGGCTGACGGATATTTTTCGTACATAATCACTTAGCGCTTTGTCCGCCTTCTTATGGGCGCGGCGCAGCTGTACTCGAAGGGGAATCTTTCTCTTCTTTTTCTTTGCCATAAACTAAACGTAAGTAGTTATCACTTTTTCCCCTACTCTCTTTAATCTAATAATTTTATCAGCGCCCTTTATTACCCCTTCTTGATGGCTGACTAAAATAATTTGTCTCTGTGTTAATTTAGAATATTGTTGAAGAAATAAGCCAAATCTTTCTTGGTGATCTGCGGAAAGCTGACTTCCTACCTCGTCTAGCACTACGGCTCCTTCAATCTTAGGATGATGAAGATCTATGCATACTAACCGAAGAATGGTAGATACTATCGCTTTTACTCCTCCGGCTTCGCATCTGACAATATTTAAAAACTGCTTAAGATTATCATCCCAAAGCTTGAACTCTACAGATACAGCACTTCTCTTATTCTCAAATACAATTTTAAACTTTAGCGCTTTATCTCCATACACCTCTTGGATAGCTTGAGTGACTATCGACTCTATTTTACCAATACTTCTTTCGCGGGTCTCTTCTGAAACAAGCTGCAACAGTGTGGACGTTTTTAGGTAGACATCTGCAAGGTCTTCTGCTTCTGCAATGGTCTGTAGATTTTCTTTGTACTGCTTATTCAGAATCTCCTGCTGACCCTCAAGATTGCGGAGCTTACTTTCAGCGATAGCGACATGTTTTTCAAACTGCTCTAGAGATAGCATCTTCACCTTCGAGAATAATCAGCTATTAAGATCTTAATCTCATGTAACGCTCTTTTTATAATCCTCTTACAGCATTATGTAGCTGCTGTATGGGTATTGCGCTTAAGGGAATAGAAAATTTTTTGACGTCTTTCGGAGTAAACATACTCACTGAGTAGGAACTATGTACTGAATCCATCGATATTTCTACTATATATCCCTTGTTACGATGTTCTTTAATAATCTTAAGAGGATCTTTTTGGGCCATTGTAATTTACCTCATCGAAAGAAATTTCGTCTTCCTTAATTACAATACTATTATTTGCTACTACCATTGAAATATTAACGCGAGTAGTAGCTTTTGTGATGTCGTATTCAATATCAACAGACTGCACTCCACCTATTTTCTTGCCATTAAAGTAAACAACTTTATTAAAAACGTTGTCGCACCCTGTCTTAAGCTTTTTCTTAGCCATTATAGCAGCTCCTTGGGGAGATTGCTTTTTGCCAGTTCATCCTCGATATGCTTCTGCAAGCGAGACACTACGTTGGCTAAATTGCTGGGAGTAAGTTCCTCTACGGGAACTACTCCCAGCTCTCTGACTGTTTTATATAAGGCTTCAATATCTTGAAGAAGTTTCTGCTTCTCTTCGTTAAGGAACTGCTCACGAGACTGGGCAACTGCCTCCTTCTTCTTGAGATCAGAAAGTTGGTCCCTTAATTGATTTATCTTCATTAGCGGGGGTAAGCGGGTTCGGATAATTTCTTTGATTGCTGTGCCAGATATTCATTTACCAATTTAGAACTGTAAGTTGCTTCCGCGCCAGGAGTCTCATACCACTTTACCTCTACTAAGGTAAGTTCTTTTGGGAGTTTCTTTTCAAGTTGATAAAACGCCCACTTAGCGAGATACTCGGCTGTCGGAGGTTCAGGGGTTATGATATACTTCTTATTTCGTGCGGTAACAAAATCTCGATCTTTTTCGTCGCGGGACCACACAGCAAACCCATGATCTAGTACATCGTGAATTTCCGTTGTCATTAATTCTTTAAGAATCTTGAAGTCGAATACCATCCCTTGGCTGCTACTTCCTTCTGTTGCATTTACTTCTCCTTCTACAACTGCGATAACCCTTGCGCGATGGCCATGAAGTTGATTGCAAAACGAAAAGTGATTTGGAAGAGTATGCCCGTAATCAAGTCCTATTTCTCTGCTAATTCTAACCATTTATATGTCCTCTCAAGATTCCTACAAAATTCAAGTTTCGCTATGACGCTTTACTCCCTTCGGAAATCCCAATTTAACGACCTCTCTGCATGGGAGAGTAAACATTGCCACGTCCAAGTGCCCACCCTACCGTTGGCTTTACGAAATGAATCTGCCCAGTGCGTCGCAGTTCTTGGAGGACGTTATCTAGCCTCTTTTCGTCACGGGTGCGTAGCGTACGCGCTAACTTTCCGAACTTGAGTGGTCCATTATTGTTAAGCGCGGTAATAACTCTAGCTTTTAGATTAGCAACTGCAAGGTTCATCGTGTCTCCTAGGCTAATGTTTTAGCCGTTTTTATTCTATCAACTGCTTCTTTAATGATATTTGGTGCTACTTTATTTGCGATTCCTACTTCCTGAATTAACTTTTCTATATCTTGACTTTCAAACTGTGTTTGTGCTATGCTGTCAATAAACTGCTTAAGATTTAACTCGCTAGATTTAAGTTGATCGTGAAGAGCAATATCAAAGATTAATTCGCCTTTAGGGCATCCTAAAGATATCTTTTCATGGTATACCACCAATTCTTCAGGAGTTGCTTCAAAATATATTACAGAAGGATCAATATCTTTTTCCGCAATACTTGTGCGAGTTAACACTCCCGGGTTTACAATATGTGTGTTGGTCACAGGGTTATATTTTTCAAACGGCGGATGAAAGTCGCCGCAAAATATAAAGTTGTTTTTAGAGACCTTTAGCACGTCGTCAACAAATACGTGCTCGAAAGGCGCTACTTGGGGTGTCACCATATTATGACTAAATAGTATAGTAGGAAAGTCAGTCCCATATAGGGCTGCGGAATGCTCTCTGGTGTGCCCTATCCCTCTGATAGGAATGTCTAGCAGTACTGCGTCTCCTTCTAATTTCTTAATGGTGTTAGAAGTGAATAGATTGCCGAGAGCTGTTCCGGGTACCCCATCTCTGCAGCCCTGGAGATCATGATTGCCGACGATCGAGTAAACGACACAAGGAAATTCTTTGATGTAGTCGGTTACCTTATTGACTAGCCAAATTTCCGGGCGTGCCTTATCAAACACATCTCCGAGAAAGAATACGAAGTCTACGTCTTTCTTTTCAGCAATATCACGAATTTTTCTTAGCTTGAGGAACTGCGCCTCAAGAAAATTGTCGATTCTTTTAACAGGAGTGTAGTCGCAAAAATGCGCGTCTCCGACGACAAGAGCTTTGAACATTTATTCCTTGTGGATTACCACTTTCCCTTTGTAGTACCCTATTACTCCTGCTCGGAGGAAATGCTCACGAAATTCTCCTTTCCAGGGGTTAGCGAAAGAGGTGGTGGATATTTGTGTCATCATGTCTGCTATCTCTTTTGCGTTGACAATGATCACATAATCGTTTTCAATCATTACGATATGATACCTAGATCGCGTGCTTGTTCTAACGTTAAAGTTTTTTCTGCGCCGACCATTGCTTGGAGAGTTCTTTTAGACCACTGCTTACCAAATCCGATGGTTTTCTTAATGAACTCTACCGCTTCAGCATCCGCTTGTACTTCCAGATTCTTTGCGCGCTCCGTTTCTTTAAATTTTATATCTCTAAAGTCTTTTGTCGTCACAGCACCCTCTTTCCATTGTCGGTAGTGGGCCATCTCGTGCAAGAAAGTAAATAGGGCCACGTCTTCGGGGGATAGGGTAACTCCTAGCACTTTAGATATCCTCTCAGCTTTCTCTTCTATAGCTTTGAGATTCACATGCATTTGTGGTCCATCTGTATCTACACTAAAAGCGCCCAGCGTCTTTCCTATACGTAATGGATTAGGTATAGTTGCGGTTTTCGAAGTTTTACTCATAAAATCTCCTTATTTATCTGAAGCAGTGTAGGCGGCGACGATCTTCTTTACTAGCGGGTGCCTTACTACGTCTTCGTCTCCGAAGTGAACAACTCCAATCTCTGGTACTTCTTTTAAAACTTTAACAGCGTGGGTAAGACCGGAAGAGCCCTTCTGGGGGAGATCAATCTGAGTTACGTCGCCAGTTACAATGCTCTTTGATCCTGCACCAAGACGTGTTAAAAACATCTTCATTTGCTCCTGGGTTGTGTTTTGGGCTTCGTCCAAAATAATAAAAGAATTTTCAAGAGTTCTGCCTCGCATGTACGCGAGAGGGGCAATTTCGATTGTGCCATTATCCCACAAACTCATGAACTTATCAGGTCCTATCAAAGCAATGAACGAATCGAAGATTGGCCGTAAGTATGGATTGACTTTCTCCTGCAGATCTCCAGGCAAAAATCCTAACTTCTCCCCTGCTTCTACAATAGGGCGTGAGATTACAATTCTATTAACTGTTCCGTCCCGAAGTGCTTTTAAGGCACAGGAAACTGCTAAATAGGTCTTGCCTGTTCCTGCTGGACCAACTGCAAAGGTTAATTCGGAATTAGCAACTGTTTCTAGATAAGCTTTTTGCTTAGGGGTGCGTACCGTTAAAGTTTTGAGAATAAACGTAACCGGAGGAAAAGAGTCATCTTCGTCGGAGGTGTATCTGCGTTTTTTACTCATGTATTCCTTTAGACTTTTAATTTTATTTCCTGACCACACACATCACAAATAGGGGTCTTTATCTTTTCTTCATCTATTTGTGCCTCAAGTGTTTCTCTTGTTGTAGCTAGCGTTTTAATATACATTTGAGTATTTACAATAGACTGCTGGGTTGCAACTATTTTGCGATTGAGATCTTGTAGAGGCTGCAGTACTTCTTGCTGCAAATAAATTAACTTTTCCAATCGAGCAATTTCTGCGGGAAAGTCAATGGCCTTAAGATTCTGCGCTTCTTGATAATCTTTCTTCCACTGTAGTGCTCTGGCTACTAATGTATTCCCTTTCTGTTGCAAACCAGCCACTTTCTTTAATTTCGATAGGCGCTCTTGTTCATAAGCGACGGTCTCTCTGAGATCCTTGATATTTTTAAACGCTTTAAGCTTATCTAGCAACTGAATATTATTTTCCTGTAAAAATTGCACCTCTGAGGATTTAGTCCTTCTGTCCTTTGACAGATCGCGAAGAGCGTAGTCTATCCAGTGTAATCCTGACAACTTGCTTAGCACCCTTGTTCTGTCAGTACCAGATGTGTACAGTAAGAAAAGGGGATCGTCTTGGTTTGCGATATTCGCGAATAGGGGATCTTTGACCCCGATATCGATGGGCATTACGCCTAGGGCAGAGGTGATTTCGGGTGGAAGAGTTGTTCCGAATGCTTCAAAGCGCTGTGTTTCTTTTCCGTCAGTGAGCAGAATTTTATTGACTTTTAAACTCTTCTGGCGAATAATTATCTTGCCAGAGGAAAGTTTTGCAGTAATCTCCGTATATTTGGAATCAAATCGCTGATAATCTTCATACCAATTATTATACAGGAGGAAGTCGAGAGCCCTTACGATGCTGCTTTTGCCGGAGCGGGTAGATCCTACTATGACGTTAAAATAAGGAGAAAATTCAATTGAGGTACTGCTGTGCGTTTGAAAATCAGCTACTTTAAGTTCCTTGAGATAAATCATCCTAATTTCCCACAGCTAGGGCATAGTGTTGCATCTTCCATTATATTCTCTCGAAGGTCATTTCCTCTAAGGTAAGAAAAGTAGCATTCGAAGCAGAATTTATACTTACAATACCTACAAGTATAATAAGGAGTAACTAAGCAGCATAGGAGCTGCTGGGTCATTAAGTCTTCCGCTGATTATTATAAAGAATGACGTGCTCTCTGGGAGAGTAGCGGTACCCATTTTCCATGCATATGTCGTTGACAGCAGGTCCATGAGCTAAAATCTCATCTCGAGTAATACCCTCTGGCATCAGGTAGATGCGGTGTGGTGGTAACTTTAACTCTTTCTGGATCTCTTTAATTTCCGAAAGATCTTCAGGGCCTGTTACAACGAACTTAAGATAAGAGGGGTATCTCTTCAAAAGAGCGTCCAGTACTACGTAATTCACCCGAAGCTTTGAGTGTTCTTTCTCAAATGGCGATCCAAACGGTGTTGATGACTTAAGCTTCGGAGATATTGAGAATAAAATATTCCCTGTAAGATCAAGAGGTTCTTGCCCCTTTCTCTTCTGCTTAGAATTAATTTCAACATATTTTGTACCATTAGTCTCGACGGTAATGTGGAACCCTGTTACTAACAGCGCTAATGATAAATCTGATAGATTCGTGCCCCATAGAGTAGGCTCGCCGCCGCTGATAATTGCGTGGGTGATAACTGCTTTTCTATCGGTTCCGTCGTCATTTTTAGAAGCCAGCTGTATCGTTTTATCATATATCTGCTGAGTCGTCATCGGATTATTTAAATCAGGATTCCAGCTAGTGAAAGGCGTGTCGCAAATATTGCGAGATCCTGTTTTAGGATCCGTCCAGCGACAGCGGAGGTTGCAAGTAGACGTCCTGATTAAGATAGAGGGAGTGCCTACTAGGGGTCCTTCTCCTTGTGAACATCTGTAGATTTCCGAAACTAGAATTTCTCTTTCTGCGGTATTAACCACAGTTTTAGTAGTTTCTGCAATCACTGGTGTGGTTACTTCAGCGGTCTGCTCTGACATTTAAATCCCCTTCCATGTGTTGAAAACAAGAATATTGCGAATTTGCTGGCTCTGATATATTATACACTCTTGCAGATTCGAGGTAAACACTTCTTATTTAGAATACTCTTGGGCAGCTTCGAAACCACCTTGCTATAAAGTATTTCATTACAATGCTGACAAAAATATTCAGAGATGACCTTTGTAGTTTCAACTCTTAAGCGACATTCTATAGTGTGGCTGTGGGCGTCTTCATCACCCTTGGGTTTACTTTTAATCTCGTCTTGAGGAGGAGGTTCTGCAATGATAGAAACTCCTGTTGTATATGCATTGCCTACTCCACCGGTGGACGGAAAACAGGTGGAGCAGTAACATCCATACGGGTGGCCGAAATAAGAACCGTAGGTAGAGCCTGCATTGATACTAATGCTGCCTTGCCCAGTAACAGTATTGGCGCTTAACTGTGGAGTGCTTAATGTATTGCTTACCATTACGTTTCCTGCCGAGAGGTAGTTTGTCGTAATAGAATTGGAGACAGGATTCTCGCTCCATTGCCACGAACCATCATAGTTTGCTGTAAGAATCTGATTTGTTGCAGGTGTATTTCTCGCACTTACATTAGATGTTGACATAATTATTTTCCTAATCCGTTGATAAAAACTGCATCACGATGGATTAAGTCGTGATGCAGTGGAGGTAGAGGCTGTATCTTACGCCTTTGTGGATGCTAGCAGTAAATCTTCTACCTGTTTAGTTAGCGTAGGATCTTCTTGAATTGCTTTGATTGCGTTATCGCGGCCAACCCATTTATTAGCTCCTAAGGAATAAGTGTGCCCTGTTACTGTTAAAATACCCTTATCTGTCGCATACTCTAGCATGTCAAGAACTGTATCAATTCCTTTTCCATATACAAAGGTTAATTCTGCTGATTTGAGAGGAGCGGCCACTTTATTCTTGACACAAGTTATATTAATACGGTGACCTAAAACATCCTTGCCATCTTTAATGTCAGATCCGCCGGTTCTTCTGACGTTGAGACGTACGGAACTATAGAATTTAAGAGCCTCTCCGCCAGGAGTTGTCGTAGGATTTCCATACATAACCCCTACATTCTGGCGCGTCTGGTTGATAAATATCACAACTGTTTTAGTCTTTCCTACTATAGGAGTTAATTTTCTTAACGCTTGGCTCATCATTCTGGCTTGAAGCGCCATGAACTGTTTACCCACTTCTTCTTCCATTTCTGCTTTTGGAAGAAGTGCCGCAGTTGAATCTAATACAATAATATCGTACTCGTTCGTGGCGGTAAGACGTTCTAGAATCTCTAAGGCTTGCTCACCAAAATCTGGCTGAACGAAATATAGCGAGTCGGTATCAATGCCCATAGACTGAGCATACTCCACACTAAACGCATGCTCCACGTCAATAAAGGCAGCGCGCCCGCCCGCTTTCTGCGCTTGTGCGATTGCTAGGAGGCTCATTGTGGTCTTGCCACCTGAAGGGGCACCAAAAATTTCAATGATTCTCCCGCGGGGGTATCCTCCTACTCCAATGGCTGCGTCTAATAAAAATGAACCGGAACGGATTGCATCCACAGTAATTGCGTCCATTTCGCCCAGCATACGTACCGACGTACCTAGATCTTTTTCAATACTAGCTAATGCTTGTTTTAATGATTGTCGTTCAATCGCCACAGTTGTCTCCATAAAATCAGTATGAGACGAGCGGCTATCACAGCCGCTCGTCTCTTTTGGAAGCTTTAGAAGGGTACGTCATCTACAGCTACTTCTGCACGCGGAGAAGCAGCGGTCGGCGTGGGTGTCTTCTTTGAAGAAGCAGGCGCCTTGCTCAAGCGTACTTCGGTAACGTTTGCGAATACCTTACCGCGCTCGCTAGTCTTCTGCTCTACCGTGACCTGTACATTCTTATTCTTAAGAACGTCTACGTCAAGTTCATCTTCAACTGAAGATGTATCAATTCCCAAGCTTTGTAGCGTCTTGTCTAACTTATTACCTGGGACTAACTTTGCGGGGCGAATCATAGATACTTCTGTGCCGTCAAAGTTGCCACCTGTAATCCGGAAGAAGAACTTGAGGCAGGGCCCAAAGCTTCCTTTCGCTGGCTGAATATCAGAGAGCACTGCATTGTACTCTCCGTCCTCTACGCCTTTAGTCTTCTGAATTTTAAATCCCACGTGTACTACCTCCTAGATTTTATAATCTGTAATTAATCTTACACATTCGGCGACTTTTTTCCACCGCTAACTTGAAGTTTAACTTTCAAATTCTTTTGCTTAATAAGCTTCCAAAATCGCTTGTTACATTCAGGTACCGAAACGATACCTGTGCCGTAGATCTCTTTAATAGTCAGGTCTTTGATAGGGTCAAGATTGACCCCTAGAGCTCTTAATCCGATACGAGGCATTATGCTGTTTCGTCTACAGGTGTTCGACGAACTCCTAGGGTGCGCTCTCTGAACGGGCTAGCAGCAGCTCTATTAATATCCCCGATGTCTACCTGGAGCTGGATAACAGAGATCTGTCTGGAGATATTAGTATTAGCACTATCCAATAGATTGTATTTAGCTTGGACAAGCTTCTGAAAACTCTCAGCATCATTGAGATCAATTTCGGTAGCGTTAACGCGTGCGTACTCTTCAGGGAGTTTTGCGTTGCAAGCAGCTCTTCTAAGCCCCTCAGACTTAAGTTCTGTTACAGTTCTATCACTATTAAGAATGGCGTCGAACTTTGCTTCATATAGCATTTTCGCTTCTTGGTGAGAGCGACTTCTCTCAGACACATTAGCAATAGCTTCTGCCATTATAGAGGCTACTCTGTCTTTTAGCGCATGGACTTCTGCGATCTTGGCGTTAAGTTGGCCTATACCTGTAGCAGTTGGGTCACTATCTAGTTCTATCTTAATAGTGGAGAGTTCTTTCCGGAGCTCGGAATATTTTTCGTAGGGAATCATTATTCTTTATCCTCCGCCATGATGGGCTCTCCTGGCCGTGCGAGCTTAAGCACTTCTGAGTACTTTTCAAGGTCTCGGAGAGTCAGAGACTTCACTTGTAATGCTAACTTATCTGTTTCAGCGATAAATTCTTCTTTAGTAGTATACTCAATCTCGCGCTCTAGTCGTGTGGAGAATTCTTCAGAAGTGAAGTGAGGAGCTCCGGCGCTTAACTTACGCGAATAACTTTTTGCGATTGTAGCTTTCATGTTAAACCTCTTTAAGCGGGTACTGAAAATTTTGTCGTAGAATCAAGGTAAGAGGTTGGGTCAGTTACCCCTGCTTCGACAAAGCTTTCACGTCTCTCGTAACAAGTTCCACAGACGCCGCACGCTTTTTCTCCTCCTTTATAGCAGCTCCAGGTTTCCTCGAATGAAACATTCAGCTTACTGCCGAGCTTTACAATATCCGTCTTTGACATATTAATGAAGGGGCGCTCAATCTGAACGGTATGCCAGTCCGCCAACCCAAGAGCTTTGTTTAAAGCATCAACGAACTCTTCTCGACAGTCTGGATAAATTGCATGATCGCCAGAGTGTGCTGCGTATGCAATAGTGTCTGCCTTTTCAGATATGGCCCAAGCTGCTGCGACAGATAACATTAGCATGTTTCGGTTTGGAACAACCGTAAGTTTCATGTTCTCTGCGGCATAATGTCCTTCCGGTACAGAAACCGACGCATCTGTCTGTGAACTCCCACCGAGCAACGGCTTTAGAGAAGATAAGTCTACAACTCGGTGCTCTACGCCAAGTTTTTCACAATTTCTCTTTGCGAACTCAAGTTCCTTAGAATGTCGTTGACCGTAGTTAATAGACAGCGCTTTAACGTCCCTACCTTCTGCCTTGAGCTTGTAAAGTAAAGTGGTTGAGTCGAGACCGCCGGAATAAATCAAAATAGTTTTCATCGTTAATCCTTGTTGTTTTATTAAATTCTACTGCTTATTACTTATACAACTTAATTTATTAGTTACTTCTGCTACTAGATTGACAGCCTCCTCTTGATTAATGTCTTGGATCAATCTTTGGTCAACCTGGCGCATAATCTTCATTACCTCTTCTAGCTGATCCGGATGCGCATACAAGCATTCGCGAAACTGGCTGCTCAGCTGCAAGTTGAGCGTACTATTATACGGAGCAGGTTGAGCTACCCTATTAATCTTATCCCGAAGCGTCTGGAGATCGCTGTAAAGTTTATATTGCGCTTGTGCATAGGAAATTTTTTCCATCCTGGCGTAGAAATCGACTGCGTCGCCACCTCTGCTGCACGTGTAGCAATAGTAGCTATCTGTGTCCTTGTAGATAGTAAAATTTGGGCGATGTTCATCTCTATGAAAAGGGCAGTATGCGATGAATAAATTTCCTTGCTTTGTTGTCTCGAGACCGTATTTTTCTGCTAGCTCTAAAATTTTCATAAGGAGAGCCCAGAGAATAGCTTTTCTGGGCTCTTATTATCTAGTTATTGACTGTGACTAATGGAGTTACATTTACTGCTCGTGGACCTTTTTCGGATAATTCAAGATCGAACTCAACATCTTGCTTCTCAGTTAACGTCTTGTATCCTTCCATCTTAATGGATGTGTGATGAACGAAAACATCCTTCCCGCCATCATCAGGGGTAATGAATCCAAATCCCTTTTGATTATTAAACCACTTTACGAAACCTTTCATGCACTATTTACCTACCTATTTTATTTTCAGTTGAAGATTACAATTTTGCTAATTCAGCGCGTACTGCTGCTAAAACGGCAGTAAGCCCACCAGATACGGACGCTTCTGCAGCCTCGAGATCAGCCTCTAAAGTTGCTTCTAAGTTCTGAAGGTATTCTTTTGCAGTAGCGAGATCAGTTATAAGTACTGATTCTAAGTCTGACGACTCTTCGTTAAGATACCACCCAGCTGCTCCGCCCGCTAAGAACGCAAGCGCTAATAAAAAATATTCCATAGTTTGCTCCTCCTTACTACTATCTTACATCATTTTCTCAAGATCTTTCCGCAATCGTCGGATAACCGTATTGATGTTGGTGCCTGTAACACCTAGTTCTTTCGCTATACTGCTCTGGGAATGACCAGTATATAGCCTCTCCAAGATCTGCTTCTGTTTCTCGTTGCTCTTATCATAAAGAACTTTGAGAACAGCTTTGTCAGCATATTCATCAAATATGTTCTCGTCGATGCTGAATGTGTCATACTTTGGAGCGCTGTCATCTTCTCCCCACGAAGAAACAAGAGCGTCTAAAGAATAAGTCTTTCGGTGATCTCGCTTTGCTGCTCTTGTCTTCTTTAGCTTATTGCGCAGTAGATTCTTATTGTACATCCAGAAGAAAGAAGTGAATCGGCAAAATGGCTTCTTTGTGGTTTTATATCTTTCAACAGACTCTAGAAGGTTCTCCAGTACATACGATCGAGCTTCACCGTATGAAAATGAATTATTCCAGCTGTAGCTGATAGCATCTAAAAAGTCGGGGGTACGCGTCATTACAGTTTCAATGATTTGATTCCTTAAAAGAAGGATCTTCTCTTTTAAGGAATCAATCAGAACTGGATCAGTTGCAGTAGATAACTGCAGTTGGAGTGCTTCTCGAGCTTGAAATATAGGGAGCACTTCGTCATTCAAATCCGAGAGTCTCTGGTGGCGGGCCTTTGGTGTGGCTTTTTCTTTTTCAGTCATCTTATCTCCATTTCGCGCCAACTCTTATTTAAAGAGTTGCCTACTGTTGATTGTAAGGCTACAATTACATTATACGATATCTAACCAAAGAAAGCAAGTGGTCTCTTTGTGTTAAATCTCACAAACTCCCTTTGGACAGTCGTTAGCTAGCAGCTCAGCGGTGTGCTTCTCTGAGAATCTCTTCTTGGCTTCTTCCAAAGGGATGGCTTTCAGAGGTGGTTCTTCTACGGTGCCATCCTCTTTGACAAATCCGCGAGTATTTTCTCTATAGAAAGTCACCCCTTTGAGGTAGGGGAGATATTCTAACCACAGTTTCGCTACGTCTTCAATGGGATAATCTTCCGGGATGTTAATGGTCTTACTTACTGCATTGTCAATATGCTTCTGAACAATTTTTTGCACTTCCATGTGATCTTTTACTGACAAAGAGTGCGTACCCACGAAGTGTCCTACATCCTTTCCTTCTTTCATGAATTTTTCGAAAAGAGGGTGGAATATAAGCTCGGTTTTGCGAACATCTTTATCCCAATACCTTCTTTCGTATGCAGGGGCGAACATTGGCTCTATTCCGCTAGAACAATTGCCTGATAGGATTGATACTGTCCCAGTGGGGGCTTGTGTTAAAATTGCGCAGTTTCTTATTCCGTGCTCTAGTACCAGCGATTTAATTTTTTCAGGCATCCTTTTCATAAATCCTGACTCTATGTGTTTCTCAGGTATACATAGAGGAAATGCTCCTTTCTCTACTGCTAGCATGACTGACGCTTCGTATGCTACCTTAGAAATAAATCTAAACAGCTTGTCAGTGAATTGATTTCCTTCTATGGAACCGTAGCGATATCCCGCTAACGTAAGCATATCCGCTAGTCCTGTAGTTCCTAGCCCTATCCTCCGGAGGTTATTTGATTTTATCTTCATTTCCGGGAGAGGGTAGTGATTAACGGATAGGGTATTGTCTAGGAATCTCACTGCTGTGCGTATAGTATTGCCTAGAAGTGCCCAATCTATTCCTGTATCTGTTATGAAATTAGGAAGTACTAAGTGGCCTAGGCAGCAGCAGTCGTAGGCAGAGAGGGCTATCTCACCGCACGGGTTTGTCGTAACGAGCGGTTCAATATATCCAATATTGCTCTCGTTTTCCACTAATTCCCAATTTAGAAATCCGGGTTCAGCTGAGTTGTATGCGTTGTTAACAATAGTGTCCCACAGCTGTCGTGCTTTGATTGTCTTCTTATATTTTCCTTTCCACTGCAATTCCCAATCATCATTATTCTTAACAGCTTTAATAAACTCTTTGGTTTTCTTGCTTCTCACGGAGACATTAGCGTGAGTTAGTTCTCCTTTAGTAAGCTTAGCGTTAAGAAACTCCTCAATGTCTGGATGATCCAAATCTAGACTAAACATCAGAGCAACACGTCGTTGCCCTCCTGCTTTTACGGGTTTGGCGCATCCGTCAATCATCCTCATTAACTCTACTGCACCTGGGGCTTCTCCTTTTTGGCCGGAGATAGTAGCTCCGCGAGGCCGCACGTCGGAAAAATCATCTCCACATCCTCCTCCAGTCATAGAGGTAACTATCATGTTGTAAGCAGAATGAGCCCATCCCTCTCTTGAGTCCTTGATGGGATCTAATACGAAGCAATTCAGCAGCTGCGGGTTGATCCTTCCGGAGTTATACCATATTCTTCCGCCGGGAACAAATAAATTACTCACCAGTACTTCATTGAATTTATCCTGGTAGACTTTCTGCTTTTCTGGAATTTCGGCTGAACTTATTTGACGAGCTACTCGTAAACACGCCTCGCTCCATGTTTCCTGCTCTGTGAAGGCATATCTCTTCTGAAAAATTTCCAGAGAGAACCCTTCGGGTGTGAATTGATTCATTGCTATCTCCTGATTTTATTTTTAAAAGCGAAGTGAAGCGGAAGCATAGGGCCCTAGGGTATCTATATCCCACCGATAACCGTATCCTACTCCTATATAGGTGTTTGTGAATATGCCTATTTTCTGGTGGTAAGATAGCCCCACGTCTGCAGAATGGGAGGCGATGGTTAGGTCTGGATAAAATCGCCATATTCTCCAGTAGCTAAACTGTAGGCCAAAGTCTGCGGATGCTTTGTGGCCATTTTCACCTGGATAAATAAGGCCGGCTAACCTCATCTGCATTTCTGCGCCAAAGAAAGAATTGTCGTATCGTTCAACCAGTAGCTTATTTACATTTGGGCTACTACTTTCGACTGTCCCATTTTTTAAAACAGTTACGGTGGTAGCAGCGGTGGTGCATGCGCCTGTGCTTGTCTTGGGAATTATCTCTATGACAGAGCTTATATCTTTTCGAGGAATGTCGACGGCAGGAAGCACTTTCTTATCGATAATATGATCAATAATAGATTTCTTTGGGGGCAAGGAAGTGATAACTGTGGCTTTACTTGCTGCCAGTATCTGTTCGTTCAGTTGACGAACTTCTTCGAGGTGTCGCGCATATCCAACAGCTCCTATCATTATTAAGCAAGCGATGATGGTATGTAGAGCATACTGTTTGGCGGTGTTATACCAATTAGTTATTGTCGCTAACATCTGAATTCTCTCCTGTTCCCGTAAATGATGTTCCTTGCGCGTATGCTAATGCTCCAGGATTAAGAGGAATTCCGCCTACTGTGGGAGCAATGAATCTTTCGGTCATCAGCATCTTATCAAAACATGCATCAATCGTAAATCTACATCCTTTGTCATCGCGTATGGCAATCGTTGCTGCTGTCATTTCAACAACGTCACTAACTTCTAATTCGTCCCTATCTGTTAAACGAAGGGATAATAGAGTATCTGCGTGCGCGGATATTAGATGGGAAAGTCCGATATTTTCTACATTGTACTTATACTTCGCCTCTTTGATGCCATCTCTATTCGCCTGCGCTGCGGTAATGATAGGGATGTTCATCTCCCTCGCGATGTATCGAATTTCTTCAGTAACCTTGCCAATTGATTCCCACTGGTCTTTTCCTTTAACGGAAGGCTTTACGATAGTAAGATAATCTACTACGACTAAATCAAATTTGTGCGGAAACGTCTTAATCTTAGATCGTAGATATGTCGTATTACAATCAGGGGCGTCGATAACATAAAGCTTATTGGTTCTCGATTTTTGAATATTGAGGCATTGTTTATATATTTCTTCTTCCATCGGATTTAGCTTACCGTCACGAATTTTGCTGTAAGACAGCCCTGACGCTCGTGCGTCGTATCTTCTTTCTACCTGTTCTTTAGGCATTTCAACAGATACATATAGAACGTTGTATCCTGCTGTGTGAACATTGTGAGCGATGTTCATCAGCGCAGTTGATTTGCCTTCTTTAACTGCGGCAATAAGAACCATTAGTTGCCCGCCGCGAACTCCATTGGTTACATTGTCAAACGTAGGCCACCCTATGTGTATGCCCTTATATTTATCTGGGTTGTTCTTGATGTCTACGTAATGCGCAAGCCGAGAATCTGCTGACTTGTCAAGAAATCCTTCTCTTACATCCTCTCTTCCTGTTAATTCTAGTTTAACTATTCCTTCTTTTAAACTCTCGATAGATTGGTTGACATTGTCAGAATCGAGGTGGTTTACTGATGCTATAAGCGTTTCCCTTAGCTTATGTTCTTTGAAATTCTGCTTGAGTTGGTCTATGAGGAAAGTAAGAGGTCTATCTTCGTATGACGCTGAACGGAGTTCAGAGAAGAGCAGTGCTACTCTCTGTTTCTGTTCTTCTGCAATTTTACTCTTATCCAAAACTAGTTTTAGAGTATCAGTAGAAGGAAGAGTGCCGTACTTGTTGAAATACCAGGAGATAATTTCAAAAAGCTTTTTGTTAGTAGCGTCTAGTAGTAAGTCTGCTTCTACTTGTTTTTCTGCAGCCAGTTGGAGATCTGATGCAGAAAACAGTGCCTTCTTTAAAAACTCTCTTTCTATGCTCATGAATTTGCTGTACCTTGACGAAAATCTATGCCTTTAAACTCATATGGAGTGGTGCATTCATTTAAAATTGAATAAACTTCTTCTCCATAAACATCTTTGATCTTCTTGAAATAAAGATTACTTGTAATTATAGTCGTCTGTAGATTGTTAAATCTGCGACGAAGAACGTCGTTGAAGCAGGCACTTACTAACTGGTTATTGGTTTTTGTTTCATTTCCCACTTCATCTATAACTAATACATCAGTGCTTAAAACAAGGTCTTCATACTGAGCTTTTATTTCTTCATCTTTCCATCCGCTAGCGTATAAATCAACCAAAGCACTCAACGTTACGAAATAGCCGGATCTGCCTCTCTTCATCGATTCCATCAAGACTATAGAGGCTATGCCGGTTTTCGCTAGGCCTGTAGAACCAAATAGGTATAGCCCTCTCCCCTCTTCCAGATTCTTTTCGAGATTAGAAAGATATGTAGCTATCTTAGATCGTACTTCCGTTGTCTGAGGGTGTGTAATTTGATCAAAGGTTAAATTCCGGTACTTCGTTGCGATATTGGCTTTAACTTTCTTGAATTCAAATCTAAAGGCGTCTACACAACTGCATTTGTAATTAGTTCCGTGGCAGCGAGAGCATCCTTCTATTATTTGTTTTTTAATTTTGAGTAAGTATTTTCTATCTCTTTCAGATAACATCCAAGCTCCTTACTTCAACCACTTTTCTTTTTCCGCTTTCAACCAAGCTTTCATTTCATCGTCTAATACCATTTCCGGAGCTTTAACCTTACTGGATCTAACTGATTTCATACCTGTCTTCAAATAAATACTGGTCATATTGAATATCCAGTTCATGTCTATAGGCGTTAGCCTTTTTCTTTTGGGATATTCTTCGAACATTGCATCGATAAAGGGGAAGATATCTTTAAGAGGTCTCCCTGCTTCAAAAAATCTGCGCATCACTTTTAACATAATAGCGCAATCCCTCGCAAAGATAACGGGGTATTCTTTATTTTCTGTAGTGAGGTACTTTTTTGCAAAGTACTTTACGAAATCATTGGATGTGTAGTCTCTTAGCGGCTTGTCTCTTTGTACCATTAGCATAGGAATTTAATGAATAAAAAAGCTCCAGATTACGCGCTGGAGCACCGCGATATAGAAGCGTCAGGCTTAAGTTAATTAGTTTTCTTAAGCTTAGATCTGCGAACGCTGATCAAATTGCGGACACTCTTTTCTGGCGTTTCGGGGAAGACTGCTAATACATTCTTTACAATATCATCGACTGATAGGTTGCTAGCTAACCCTTCGTCTACGACATTCGACTTCTTGAGTTTCCCAGTTTTAGGCTTTGCCGCTACCGCCGTATTAGAATCGGCGGGCTGATTCGTTTCTTGTGACATTGCTATCTCCTCTACAATTTTTACAATTGGTGCTAGCTGATAATCCAATGGAAGTTGTACGTTATTTTGCGTTTCTAGCGATCGCACAACGACCTCTTTTTCTTTCTTCTCTAAAACTTCTACGGCGATATTATGAGCAGTAGAATAAGTGTTACCGATTACAGCTCTAGACGCACTGATCATGTTTATTATTACAGCAGCTGCGACAAAATCTTACGTAGGGAATACTATTTGCTCTGGTCCTGAAATGCGCTTAATCAAAAACTCTGGTTCGGTCTTATAAATCTTTAATCGATCCTTAGCATGGGTTCCCAGATATTTGCAGTGATCGTCATAGATATCGATAATCGTGACCTTGTTTTTCTTAGCCGTTTTTCTGAGTGCCCTGCCCACTAATTGCAGCGAATCTATTGACGATTTATTTGCTTTAGCGTTAATAAGTACGTCCAGTGACGGACAATCAATTCCTTCCCCGAATACGGTAGTAGCTATCACTATTTCTATCTTTCTATCATTAAGATCTGCCAGTATCTTCTTTCTTTCAGCAGAATCGATTTGACCACTCGCAAATCGTATCTTCCCCGGAGCACATGCTTTAAGCATGGTTTCGAGCATTCTTCCGTGCTCAATGCGTGTTACTGCAATCAGTGAAGTCTTTCCAGCTGCCATCGCTTTAAGTGCAGCTCTAACTACTGCTTTGTTTCTAAATGTATTATTGACCACTTGCTGTTCATACATGTGAGGATATCCGAAAGCGTTTGGTCGTCCGTGATCAAACTCATACAAGTAGATAGTCGGCTTTGATAGATATCCTCTTGCTATCAGTTCCGATGCAGAAATATCAACACATCTAGCACCAGTGTGAGCATCTAAAAGAAGATCCGCGTTATCTTCCCGGAAAGGCGATGCGCTAAATCCCCAGCGATAGTACGCTTGTTTACATTCTACTAAGACTTTTCCGAAAATTGTAGCAGCCACGTGATGGCACTCATCGATGATAACGCATTGGGCATTTTCAACAACGCCTTTAATAAGCTCAGGCTTAGAGATCTCTGTCTTATCATTTTCTACATCTTTTAATCCTTGTAATGTCCCACCATATGCTCGATGTATAGTCTGTATCATACCTACGGTGATTCTCTGAGGAGCCACTTCCCCGCAGCCAATGCGCCCTATGGGCACGCCTAGCCTTTTTTCCAATCTTTCTACTAACTGGTGAAAAATATCCTGTTTATGGATAAGTACTAAGGTAGGCAGATTGGTGCGGCTTATGAGTTCCGCTATGATCTCAGTTTTTCCAGCACCAGTGGCAGCTCTGATCATCCCTCTCTGCTTGGCAAGAGCTTTGTCGGCCGCTTCTAGTTGATAATCTCTCAGATCAATACCTTTGATTGGTATTCTTTCTCCTAGTACCGGCGCGATACGTGTATCATCGATATCATAGGATACTCCTTGTGCATTACAGGCGTCCCTAAAGTGATTGAACAGCCCTGTAGGGAAAGACAGCCCTCTCTTATTGAAGAGTTTCTTTCTTCCATCCCAGTGCTTGTTTTGAAATTGCTGTGAGTAAAGAGCTCCAGGGACTTCATAAGACATGCGATAAGATAGGTCTTCCCACAGCTCGACAGGGACTTCCCCTGTGATGCTTGTGGTAATATTCCCTATGTGGGCCGTACAATTTACCGTTGCTGCTGTCGCAGGAAGTATTGACATCAATAATATTACAGTGTTTTTAGGAGAGAATGTCTTTTTGATTTTGGACAAGGCGATTAAGACAGCTCTGCGCGTCTTTGTGTTATATCAAGAGATGGCGCAAGGAATTCGCATTTATGCGCGTAATAACTAATATTAAAGCTATTGTTGCTAACTTGTGGTGTTATGTATTTGTCGCTTCGTGGCGTATTTTGCTTGGTAAAATTGTCGGCGGTCATATTTGCGATGACGATTTGTAAAATAAAGCAGTTGTTACGGCTGATTTATTTAAATCTAATATCTAATGATACATCTAATTCTTAATCCAATTCTAAATTAGAATCCAATTCAAGATTACGGATTATTATTTCATAATAATCCGATACGCCTGGACACAGCTCCAGGCGATCGATTTATGGAATTATGCGTAACAGCCACATTGATAGTGTAGTATTGTTTGTGAGCCGAGATTTGTAGGAGATATATGAGAAAGGATTTTAAAGAAAAGAAGGAAGTGGAAATAACCGTTAGGCGTACAGTGTGCGACATTTGCGATAGCGTCGTAGAAGATGGTATCGCCGCCGTGCGGCTGTCTACATTCATAGAGAGAGCTACTACCCCAGAAATGTTTTATAACAATAGTATACCCCCAGGTGCTGCATTTTTAGAAATATGCTCAGCAGCATGCTTGGAGAAAAATATAAAAGGGATCATCTTGATTTTAAATTCCAAGATGATCCCTTCGGCTCCAGATAATAAAAACGCCTTTGTTTCCTTAGGCGGAGACGTTGCGAATACAGCAGCACCGGGCACTATTACAATCAGCTCCTATCAGGCTAGTACTACACCAAGGTAACTGGTCCATTAATTGCTGCGGAAGTAGTCTCTACTGTATAGCTAGTAGGAGCCTGAGCTGCCTTGATTGAAGCAGCTCTACCGTTCGCCACCGCCTCTACTTGAGAAAGACTAGTAGGAGTAGATATCTCAGAACTAAGAACCACAACGTCTCCTACACCAAAGTTAGTACCCGCTCCATAAACAAACTGATAATGGACATAATAAGTAATGCTAGGAGACGCCGAAGTAGATTCTGATCCTCCGTTAGCGGTACCTAACAAAAGAGAAGTAGCAGCAGTTCCTCCCGTTACTTGGACGCGACTTGTTGATGAACCAGCAGTTCCCGAAGTTAAAACCAATTGATCTGCTGCAGGGTTGTAAACTGCAGTGAACCCCGTGAAGGCTTTGAGAGGAGCAGTTCCTCCCGGGACCCAGGAATTAACAGTAGCCTGAATAAATGCGGCTATATCATAGATGTTATGCTCTGCCGGAAAAGTAACCGTCTGAGCAGCGCCATCGTTATCTATTTCGATAGTCAATGTTGTGGAGGCCGCTAAAGTAGAAGCAGGAGCGACTCCTGAAATAGATGTGCCGTAAAGCTGAGTATCTATTGTAACCCCTACGATAGAATCCACCGCGGGTGTAATAGGTGTGAATGAACTGTTTCCATAAGATTGTGCCATAGCATCTCCTTACTCGTGAACTGCTTTTATAAGATCAAAAGGCGTCCACGAATCTCTGATTTTGTCTAAAAGTGTACGCTCTTGATGAACAAAAGCGAGTAATATTGAACATTGAGGACATCTTGAAACGACAGGAGCATTCTTTCCATAACATATCGTGATTCTGCTTGAACACGCGGGACATGCAAAGAATAACATAAAACCTCCATCGATCTTGCTCGTTAACTAAAATCCAACTTATCAACCAAAGTATAATGAGGCAAACCATCTGCACCTGAAACCATCTTCATAGCCTGACCTACTTTAGAAGGATCAAGCGTTCCTATAACGCTGCAATGAACCCACCTTACAACACCGTAACTGCGCTGCGCTTGTTCTATAATTAATTGACCAAATTTCAAGTCGCCCGTCTTAGCAGCCGCTAATAATATATTAAAAGTATCATCTACACTTTGCCCTTGAACTGCGAGATCTAATGCTTCGCATCGAGGATGCTGAGAAGTAGAAGAACTCCCTGGAATAACTTCGTTAAGTTCAGGACATCTATAGCCCGAATGAATAATAACAGGAGCATTAACAATACTTCTTATAGTTTCTCCGAGCTGCGCCAATGTTAATAATTTTTGAACCTGAGCATCAGTCAACGTCCTATTTTGTTGCTGCAAAGAAGCATTAGCCGTCGCAGTTAACTCGAACAAGGTAAAGTGAGGGGATAGCTGGATATTTTCACGCAAGCTGCCCCCATTTTCAACTGGCGGAATTACTGATGCAGGAACAATATCTTGTTGATAAGTAGACGATTTAAATAATAAGTTAAGTATAGTTGTTAACCAAGAAGGCATAAAATCTCCTGCGTGTTATTACCAAATACCAGGAGTTCCTGGATTAGTAACTCTCGAACCCGTAACAACCAGGTTAATATGTGCCGCTGTTGTCGTATTTGGATTAGCAAATTGAATTCCCGTGAAGGTAGCATTAACAAAAAGGAAACTATCAACAACAAATGTATTGCTTCCAGATGTTTGAACAAGAGTAACGGTAACAGGCTGATCTGTCTGAATCCATAAGACTGACGCCGTAGCTATATCTCCTAGAGATTGTGATGTAGCTGTTGTTGACGGATTAATCGTAAATGTCTCGGCGAAATAATCTCCTTGGGTGATATTAGATGTACTCAAGGAAGGATTTGCTAATAAAGTAAACCCCATACCAGCAGCAGGAGTTACTCCATTAATTGTAAATGAGGCTTGTTGTGCAATATTAACTGACATTTTAATTCTCCAATTAAACAATATCTCTGTAACTCAAAACTTGAGCCGTAAGAGAAGAAAAAGATTGCCCACCTGTTTGAGTAATATCTAGAGCTTGGCTAGTATTAAATAATACGGTAGCTGTAGCGCTTACTTCCCCCGAAACGTTAGATCCAGCCGCCAAAACTTGCTGGTAAGTACCTATCCCTGAAGGCCTAACTGCGACGTTATAAAATCCGGATCCTGGATTTCCATTTGATCCGTTAAATGAAACTTGCGCAACTGTACAAGTAGGAGGCAATTCTGCTGCGAAAGAGATATTGGTGCCGTAACCAGATGCAGCCGTGGGCGGATTAAGATAAAAATTATCAGATCCTACTTTTTGAGTTAATTGCAATAGACTAGATGAATTACTTCTTGCCCATCCTACTCGACGAAATAATGTATAGCCAGATGGCAAAGTAGGGGAGGTGGCTGATAACGAAAATAGAGAGGCTACTGAAGAGCCAGTAGCATTAGTAATCACATGGAGTGCATACCACGTACTAGATGCAATAGATCCTGTATCTAACCCATTTGCTCCGGAAGCGCTAATATTTGCAGTTAAACTAATATTACTAAGGACAACCCCTTGAACCGATAAAGTAGCAGCAGTTACGGTTGCATGGCTTGTTGTAGTTATATTTGACACTAACTGTGACTGTATGCTATTTCCAAGCGCAGAGATAACAGAAGTAACAATCGGAGACGCAGTTAATGTACCCGTAATATCAACATTTCGGGGAATTGTAACCGTATCTGTGAGAGAATCTCGTTGCAGAGTATTTCCATCGACAGTTCCAAATAATCTCAAGTCAGTCGTTGACGTAATGTTTCCAGGGCCTGAAACACTTCCTACCCAAGTAACCTGCCACAAAACAAAATTATTAGGATTAGATGTTACTGTCGCAATTGGCAACACGTTGTAATAATTCAGCGCGCTAGTAGATACCCCTTGAACACCATAGCTAGTATTAGTTGGAGACCCATTGGCAGCGAGCAAAAGCTGCATTGTTGAAGTATTAATATAGACAGTGTAGGTTCCATTATCTAAAGGCACCCCAGTAGCGCTAAGGAAATAAAACAAGTAGCTCTGAGTTATAGTAGAGAGAGAAGCGACGTTACCATTTACATTTAAAGCTTCTGTAGCCCCGAATGTGTATATCTTCAAGTCGTCATATCCAAATCCTGGCCCAGGACCTGAACCTGCTCCTGAAAACACCTCAGCGTACAATGCAGAAGTAGTTGATAATTGGCTTGTTGTAGAAGAAAAGCCAGATTCCATAAACAACTGAAGCAACTGACCCGAGGTAATTCCCGTAAAAGTACCTGTGATATCATTAATAGATAATCCATGCACATTAGTGGGAGTAACAGTTCCAGTACCAAGACCCAGAACATGATAAGGAAAAGTAACTTCTTGATTAGATTGATAAGGAAGAGACAGCGCACTTAAAGTTTGAGTAGATGTAGGAACAGCTGCTAGGAGATTAGAGGGCTTTAATGTGAAAGTAGTGCGCGCGGTAGTAGTTAACGTTTGAGTAGTATCAATGACACCCAGAAATATAGAATTAGCAAAAGGCTGGTACGCGGCTGGATTACCGACAGAAGGACCAATATTAGTAACTACATCAATACGATATCCTTCAGTGCCACTCGTGAACAGCCTCTGATTAGTATTTTCCGCTAAAGTGAAAACTGTAGGGTCAATAGTATCTACATACGTTATATAAACGTAGTTAACTACCGACGAAGTAAGAGGAACAAGATAACTTCCAGTAGATGCTGGAGTTATAGTCGTCCCTCCTATACCATTATCCGTGGCTAGAGTTAAATTAGCAGCACTATAAGCTATGCTGGAATTATTAATAAGAACCCGCTGCCCATTAACGTCATAAGCAACTCCCGTCCCTATATTTACTGCAAAGGAAGGAGAAGTTACGACGGTCATAGCAAATGGCGTTGCTTCTGAAAGTAATTGTGAATTAGGAACTATGCCGTAATTAAATTCATCAGTGAGACGCGTAGTTATCGCCTGCTCTTTAGTACTTTGCGCACGCGCAAGATCTGCTTGCAATACAGGCTGATCCGAATACCAGATTTCTTTTTCCATAGATTAAGCCCCGAACCATTCTACCAAAACATATCCGGATCCTCCAGCCCCTCCGGAGCCAACGCCTCCGGTGCCGCAACCACCTCCACCACCGCCTGCGCCAGAATTAGCAGCTCCTGAAGTCCCCGCAGGAGAAGTACCTGTTCCGCCACTAGGGCCAGTTACAATCCCCGTCAAAGGGCCTGCGCCACCTGCCCCCGCTGTGCCGCCACTGCCGCTTACTCCCCAAAGAGCTCCAGCACCTCCAGCTTGCCCTCCCGAATCTGATTGACCAGGCCGTCCTCCTTGAGCACTATACGACCCAAAAGAGGATACAGAGCCCGCACTACCTGGAAGATCGGTGTCAGCCCCTGATCCACTCCCTCCTGAACCCACCGTAATACTTACAACTCCAGAGACAGGGACAACAGATTGATATACCCCCCCTGAACCGCCTCCGCCGCCTCCAAAGTAACTACTGTCCCCGGGAGTATATCCTCCGGCTCCGCCACCTCCTCCCCCTACTACTGTTATTCGTGCTAGCGTTACGCCTGAAGGAGTAGACCATGTACCATTTGATGTAAAAAGCTGATATTGATAAGTCGCAGAAGAATCAATCTGAGCCTGCAGCCCCTGAATCATACTTAGCAATAGAGTGTACATTAGCTTACAGTCTCCGTTATTGTTTTAACTGACCCATCCGTGTTATACGTAAGGGTTGTGGTTAGCACTTCATTACCCATATAAGCGGTAGATTGGGTTAATTGATTGCTCGTATTATAGGCAAGAGATATGACTGCGGGATATACGACACCCGCTGTTCCTACAGAAGAAGTACTTCCTGATATACGAATCTCTTGGAGAAGCCCACTACTCGAGGAACCTGCTGCAGGAGATACCGGAAATCCTAGAATAGAAGCAGCCGTCCCCCCAGTTATTACCAAAGATATTGGCGATAAAATTTTAATTTGGCCGGCAGCTGTCGCGACAGCTGTAACGTTTGGTATTGCGGTGTTTATGGAAGATACTGCATTTTGGATTGTTGTATTCACAGGAAGTGATGGAAACGTTACAGACGCTGCTGTTCCATCTGTAGTTAAGTTAAGCGTAGTGCCCCCTAGACCTGTAAAAGAGTTACTAGGGAAAGTAACAGCCGTAGACCCTATCAACCTAGCATTAAACAGCGTGAGTGCGCGGTTATCCGTGGCTGCCCCCGTAGATAAACCTAAGACTGTTTGTAGCTGAAGATTGCGCGAAGCACCTGTACCAAATATACGCAAATCAGTAATTGGTAATACTAAGTAAGAACCATTCCACTGTATAGACGCAATAGGGAATGCTGAAGCCGGCAAAGAAGATGCCATCTGTACCGTCTTGAGAATAGAATCAATATAGAAATAATAGGCGCCTGCTGCTATCGGAGATCCAGATGGGTAAGGGTTTACGAAATAAAACGTTGATGTAGACGGAATATTAGTTGAAGAAATAATAGTTCCGTTCATATTGACGTATTCACCAGAAGCAAGAGGTGCGATAGTTACCGCATTTGCAGATGGGGGTGACGCCTGAAAAACAGCCGTAGGGGATAATGAAGAGGTAAGAGAGCTTGCATTACCCGTTGGAGTAACAATGCCTGAAGTAGCGAGAATTTCCCCGAGATCATTGATATCAGATAGTCCAATATCTGCAGCAGAAGTACCATGAGGGTTAGTAGCTGTTACAACCCCTGTGCCTACAGCGTTAAGATGATCTGTTAAATAAATATTAGAACCCAGATTATATGTAGCTGTCGGCTGATTGAGATGAAGCTGCCCTCCAACTGTTTCAGCACGAGAGATAAGACTTTGACATCTAACGTGAAGCACACTATAAGATATTGTCACCGACGCAGAAGCGTTAGCTGCGTTAAATGTCACAATTCCTGAAGAAAAATTAACAGTAAACTGGCCCGCAGCGGGTGTTGTAGTCACATAAGTATATCCAGAAATAACAGGTATGCTGTTGGGCCTATCTAAGTCTGAGGGAATATTTGGTTCGACAGGCAAAGATAATTGATAAGGCGAAGATGCAGGGATATTAACAGGACCATAAGAAGTAGAATCAAGAGTATTAGAGGAGTTTATCGAAGTTACAACACCGCCAGCAGTCACTACTTCCCCGATAAGCACATAATTGGTAGGGTCGGGATTAGTACTAGTGGTAGTTACAGCAAACTGATACCCATCTTCTCCACTAACAAATAAGCGTTCGTTGGTGGATTCGGCCAATGTGAAGGTCGAAGGATCCAAAACCTGTAGGTACCCCACCCATATTCTATTTGTAGCATTATTTACAACAGGAATATTCTGAGAACCGGTTGACTGTGGAGTTAAAGTAGTACCTCCAATGCCATTATCTGTCTGGGTTGTAGCTAGCGAAGAATTATATGAAGATAAAGGAGCAGAAATTAATATTCTTTCTCCAGAAGGTGAAACAGCTGTACCTGTGCCTACGGTAACAAATAAACCAGTGCTAGGCCCTTGCTGAATAAGGAAAGCACTAGATTCACCATTTGTCTGTGAATTATTAATGACACCATAGTCAAAAAGATCCAGCTGCCTCTCAGTGATCGCTTCTTCTTTAGTACTTTGCGCGCGCACAAGATCATCTCGAAGCACAGGCTGATCTTCATACCACTGTTCTTTTTTCATGTTAAGAGGCTTCCACTAGAATAAATTTCGTCCAAGCAGGTAGTATTTTAGTTAACAAATAAGAGATATTTGTAAGATCTAAATTAAATTCTCCAGGATTATTAAGAGTTATTTGAATACCGAATCCTGCTTCAGTATTACTGTATAACGTTGGGGGCAACGGAACGTCTGCTGTATATGTTACAGCAACAGTCTGCCCTGCTGCCGATGCAGCAAATATCAAATTTGAAGGTGAGGCAAAATCGCAAGTAAACTGATTAGTGGCCAAGACAGGCGAAATAGACCCTGCTACTGACGGTGTTGGTACAAATACATAGGCATTCTGAGTTAAATCACTCATTGTAGTAGAGGAATTAGTAGTGCCCGAATAAGTAGAAGTCAGCGTTAGATGAGTATTATCGGTGACAGACTCGACTGTGTAGGATACGTTAGTGCCCAACTGACTCGCAAACACCACGGTATCTCCTACCGAAACGCTAGCAGTAAAAGTGGTACTTGTGCCAACCACTTGAGAAGATCCTTTTGTAACAGATACAGTCCCTGAAAGATATGGCGCTACAGTTGGAATGTCGCAAGGAGTTCCTGAAAGAGCTACAGTGTAAGGAAAACTAGAAGGAATCGCTTCGGTTTGAGCTGTTTCAGCAGGGAGATAGGAGAATATATTGGGTTGAGAAAGAAAGACAACCGTATGGGAATTTCCAGCTTGCGAGGCAGGAAAAGTCAAGATACTGCCATTACCCGTAACAATATTATTAACGAATTGTCCCGCTGCAGGAACTGTGGGAGGAGTTTTATATACAAGACCAGTAGTTTGAATTGCGCCATCTGCAGTCAGCAATCGAAGCGGTGCAGCTGCGGTTCCCCCAGACACAACTACGGAGCTAGAAGTAGTTGGCGACGGATTTCCTGAAACCAAAGTGTATGTATCCACAGCAGGGTTGTACAGTGCTAAAAATTGAGAGTAAGAAGGCTGATTAGAAGGAGTAGCCGCTGTGAGAGCTCTCACTAGCGTTTGTATTTCCGCCGCAATCGCTGTTTTGGAATTAAAAGGACCAGAACCCATTGTAATAGTCTGGGCGCCATCGCCATCGATATTGATGATGATGGTCTGTCCTGCGACATTATAATTTGGAGTATATGTAATCGATATAGAAGCGCCTGCCGCTGCAGAATTGAAAGTCAGAACCCCTGTAGCGAAATTAACCGAGAATTGCGACGCTGTAGGAGTTCCTGTAGTAAAAGTATACCCCGAGATACTGGGTATACCTGCGGGAAGGTGTGAGAGAGTAACGGTGTAAGGACTGGAAGATGATACAGTTCGGCTATCTGTAACAGTGGCGACAGCTCCCGAAATAAGAGAGCCGGGTATAATAGGATCATTCGCAGTGCCTGCAGACAGGGTAGCAGAAAATGTACCAGACACTACTATATTTTCAACAGTTTGCGTTCCATTTGCCGTAATAAAATTGAGCACATCCGAAATTGGAGTTATCGTAGGAGGCACGCCCGTGAAGGCAGTGCACACCAGGCTAGCCGCATTATACGTTGCGCCGTTCAAGGACGCCGCTTTAAGATTTGTTAAGATCAGACGATAGTCCGTAGGAGACATTGTCGAGGGCTGCGGATACCCATAGAGTGCTCCAAGGGTAGCTGCCAGACGATCATCTCTCGCATGATATGCATTACAGTCTCGAAGCACCTCCTCCTTTTCCAGATAAATTCTATCAAATTCATACGCGTACGCCAGATAGACTTTAGCGATGTTACTAAGATTAGGAGGCAGCGTAGAAGGAAAAACGTTATCTACAGTTGCATCTCTAAGCGCGTACGCGTTATCAACCGGATACACATGGAAATCAGGGAGCGCTCCTAATAATCGGCTAACTGACTCAAGGAGAATGCTTGGGATAGTATTAACTGTTAAAGATTCAGAAAAAGGTCCAAAAGACATTCCGTTCTTTACGCATACTTGCGCATAAAAAAGAGAAACGATGCTTTGTAGTCGATCCGGAACAGGAATTACAAACCCCTTCGCTACGTTGCCTCTGTCGTACGAAATAATAGGAGCGCTTGTAGAAGGGTAATAGCAGACGGTTATTGTGGCCGGTAGATCTGTAGCGTTAAAAGTGATTTGACTGAACGGAAGACTCGCAACAAACTGTTCAGGCCCCGGAATGTTCGTTGTGCTAGAAACGTCTAAGAAAGTAGTTGTGTTATCATTAACGATCAAAATTCCGCCAGGCAATGAACTTAGGATGACAGAATTCCCTCGAGCCTCGTAGCCTCCATGCGCAAGCCCCAGTAAAAGAGAAGCAGCTGCTGTTCCTCCAGACACAACTACGGAACTTAAATAACCAGTACTTCCTGACAACAGCTGATACGTTGCTAAGGTCGGTGAAAATACTGCGGTAAAGTTATTGTAAGAAGCCTGCAAAGAGGGATTAGTAGCGGTCAGGGCGCGTACTTTAGCTTGAATGTCCGCCGCAATCGCGTTACCAGAGGTGTCTGTTCCTAAGGTGATTGTTTTTATTCCATCACCATCGATATTAAGCAAGAGAGTAACTCCCGAGCTTACAGTGGTAGCGGCGTATGCGGCAGATAAAGATTGACCTGCAGCGATCACATTAAATGTTTGTGTCGTAGTTTCAAATATTGTCGGCATGCCAAACGCCGGATCTGTATCAATCTGCAGTTGAAAGTCAAGATTTATTAAAGAAGGAGTTATAAGCGCAGGAGAGAATGTCCAATAAAGAAGATACTCATTATCAGTTTCAGTCCGCGCAAAGTTAAGACCCACGGGCTGAGTAGGACTCGAGCCCGCATAAAGCTCTGCGTTATATAAAAATGTATCAAACGGCGAATTAGATGACATACGCTATGCTAACCTAGCAAGACCACGGAAGAACCATTATATCCTTTGAATTGATTGTCAGTAGTATTAAACCAAACTTGTCCAATTGAAGGCGAGACCGGATCAGCGGAAACAGATTGCTCTATCAGAGTAGTGAATGCCAAGGAGCCCGTGACCGTAACATTGGTGAATGTAAAATTGATATTATCTGAAGTAATACCTGTTACCGTATTATAGATAGGCACTAGCAAGCTAGTGATATTGTTTATAGTCTCTGCTCTAACTAACGAACCCAACCCTGTATAAGAGATAGTAACGATACTCCCTACATTGGCGGGATTGAATTGTACTGTGCCATTTACATAATTAACGTAAAACTGATTAGCTGCAGGAGAGCTAAGAACTTCTGTATAGGAACTCCCGCCCACCTGCACTACAGCCACCCCAGTAGGCACTACAGAGGAAAGTTGTCGGGGAAGCTCTCTTAAAGGGATTACGGAAATGCCCCCCACAGCCGCAGGAATTGTATACGTAGAGTATAAAGAAGGAATTCCTCCAGGAAGAGTCTGTCCCGGTAAACTGCGCTCATCAAACAGAGTAAGAATTGATGTTGATAAAATTGGGGTAGGATCAATAGAAATAGACATATATTCCCTTAAGTAATCACTATTGAATTGGGAGCAGGATTAGGCGCAAGATATTCATTTTCTGCCGTTGTTAACGTAGTCACTGACGTAAATGTAGGATTAGTAGGGGTACTTATTTCAATAGAAATTGGAATGCTTACAGAAGCCACGCCAGGAGTGTCTTGAATGGTAGCGATAATGTCTGATTCGCTAATAGAGGTTCCTAGTGTTGACGATTCTAGCAAAGAGGTTACGTTACTCACTGCAGCCGTGGCTACATCTGCCTTTGTAAACCCCGGATACACTGTAATAAACGCGCCCACGTTAACTAAAATTTCAATCGCTTCACGGATAAGTACATCTGCCCCAATAATGCGATTATTATTAGAATTAATTCCCGTTTGAAGATTGACAATTAAATTATTAACTGAATAATTTACAGTCCAAGACGAGCCAGAGTCAGGAAAAGGAGAGCCGAGAAATTGAATAGAAGTTTGCGCTTCAGTAGAGCCTCCCGTAGAAGTCGTTGTATCTTGTAAGACAATGAAATGGGTGCCTTCTACGAAATTAAAACTCTGCGCAGCTACGGTGCCGGAGATAGTGCTATTAACAGACTCGCTTTCCACTGGCTGCTGGAGCAAAACATAAGAAGTAGTCCCCGAAATAAATGTTTGTGTTTCAGTAACAGGAGTAGGGATATCTCCCATCACATAGATATCTGCTGCATTCCCATACGAGCTGCGCACTAGCAAAGGATCCGTTGGGCCTACCAACAAAGAGGATACAACGTTAGGGTTAGCATTAACAAAGTTAAGAAGGCCGTTCGGAGTACCCATTGCCGTGCCTGATAAGAGCGTCGTAATACGAGACAGCAAGGAAGCGTCTGACTCTGCATCTGTTCCCCCATAGGTGCTAGCAGAGTTACTGACTGTCATTCCTCCAGGCAAAGAAGTAGCAAGGACCACTATTGTTCCGGCAGCTACGTTACCTGCCGAGCCTACTGAAGACGCTTGTATCGGCACTACTAATTGATAATTTCCGGTCGTAGGATTAAAGTAAGTACTAGCGTACGCTGCTGTGAACGTCATAGTAGTCGTAGTAGCAAAAGAAATAATATTAGGGTTAGTAAGGCTTGTTTGCGTAGTTAATTCTGTGCCCGCAGGAATTGTAATACTGCTAGAGGTTGTTGAGAACGTTGAAAGAGTAAAGGTGACAAATCCTTGAGAAGCTAGCCCAGCATTACGCGTTAGCCCAACGCTATTAGCCAGATCATCTAATTCATTATTTATAAATTGTGTAGGGTCGTTAAGTTCCTGGATTGCTTCGACTCTCGCTAATTCCGTCCATACCAATCCAAATTCTTGCGCAGGCGATTCTACAACAACATCCCGGGCGACAGATCCCGCCAAAAGAGACAATTGAGGTATTACCCCCTGAATGTAGGTAACAGCGCTATTGATAACCTGGGTTATAGTTCTGATGGCCATTGTTTATCCTTCGACCTGTATAGTGCTTCCTGATGTCAATCCTGCACGAGTAATTACTTGAAAACTAACTTGAATTCCCGGTACCCCTGTGATAAGAGATACATTGAGATTAAGCAGTGTATCAATCTGCTCGTTAAGATCTGGATTGGCTTGATTAATAAACTGATATATACGAAGGGTGTCAATTAAGTCCGTAGTAATATTCGCAGTAAGTTCATTTAAATTAAGTTGCGCGCCGACAAAACTATTTAAAGAAGATCCATACATAGGCGTAAAAATATTAGCGCCACGTGCTGTCACCAGGATTTTTTCCATGCTTTGTACAAGATTCGGGACATTATCGACAAGAGCAAAGTCTGCGTTGGTATCGACAATTAGGTCGTTAGTGCCTTGCCCCCAAAACATAGAAGGCCTCTGATTTTGAGATGGATCGTTGTAATCCCGTAGCGTCTGCAAAAGAAAGTCCATTTAAGTTCCTTACACGTGAAATTGTGCAGCGATGGCATTAACGACAGCCTGCCATGCTAAAATTTGCGCCTGCAACGAAGCAATTAATAAATTAAGTTGCTGTAACTGCTTTTGGGCCTGGAGAAGGCGGTATTGCCACAGATTAATATTAGCCCATGACGGTATAAGCTTTTTTACAAAATTTGAAGGAGTAGCTAGTATGCTTGCCATTGCCTCCTCGATAGCTTGCACTGGCGGGCACTGCAGATACGCTGGATTTGAAAACGGAAAAATATTAAGCTTATTTTCTGCAGAAGCAAGAAGTGATTTAAACGTATTGATAAATGTTTCCAGCAAAGTAATGGTCGCTTCTAACTCAGCTACTTCTACTTCAAGAAGACCCACTTGAACAGCCGCCAACGCAATCAGCGCGTTAAGAGCTGCTTTAAATTCAGATAGTAACCCCAGATCAGCGAGCAGCAACAAAAATTCTTCAAGGCAAAGGAGTGCGCCGATATTGGAAAGCCACCCGACGTTATTAGCTGCTGTCGGATTCTGCTGCTGCAATTGCCGCAACTGCGCCGTTAGAATATCTAAACCCATTAGCTCACCGCCACTAAAATACCGCTAACGAAACTAAGCGTTACTCCTGAAACAGTAACACTGGTAGTCAACCCGGGTAACTCATTAATACTAAGGATTCCAATGATAGAAGTATTCCCTACAATAGAAGTAGCCCCTTTGATAGAGGTGAGGCCGACTATACCTGTCTGCCCTACTATTGACACGCTGCCAAGTATTTCGGTTGTCGCTGAATTTATAACCACAGAATCTGCAGGGGCAGAAATTCCCGCCGCTGCTGGACCAAAAAGATTAATAATAGGGCTGTTAATGCTAGTACTTAAAGGGTTAATGGTTAGCGTAGAAACATCGATAAGGGCGGTTAATTGAATTTGCGGTACAATAAGAGGACTCGGAACAGCTGCAACTAAATTATAGCTTATTCCCGAAAGTAGTATGCCGAGAAGAGGGTCAGCTGCACCAAGGGTGAATGACCCATCAAATGCACATTCAAGTCTTGTTATAGGAATACCTGTGGTAGGATTTCTTTGACCAAGACTAATAGAAGTAACACCCAGAGTATCGTCGATATGGATGTAATGCTGCTCCACAGCATTACCATGGGTATAAATGTCTACGTTAGTACCCTCTATATCGATCGAGTCTGTAGCGTCACTAGCCTCTATTCGCTGCGACTGAGATCCCGAATATAAAATTGCATCACCTTGGTTTCGAAGCCATAGCCGTCCTCCTGGCGTTATCGAGGTAGATGTATTGGTGCCAAGTGCTGATAAAGTAATCTCTCCATTTTGAAAAACGGGTGTAGGCTGCGTAAGAGACAAGCTGGCCGTCTCTATAGATATTGGAGAAAAAATAGGAAGAGGATCGCTGAGTAAAAATCCAAACTTAGCGGTGGCAGCTGAATCTCTATAAAAAGCAACCTTAGAGCCGATTGGAGGAAGCGTTTCTTTATTACTACTTACAGGCATCTGCACATTGGTAACCAGCACTCCCTGGGTTAATTCTTGCACAGTAGCCCGGCTCACAGGGTTTGCTTCTAACCCCGGAGTATTATACGCAGTAATTATTCCTTCGTACCACTGAATCATAATTTAAGGATTAAATGTAGATAGGGTGTTAATAGTTACAGGAGTCTGTGCAGTTGTCGCCGGAGGAACACCGGGAGCACCTGGAGCATTAGCTAGCGCTTCAGACGAGACTACCGAGAAATCATCTGTAGGCGTAGCGCCAGATGAAGAGGTTGCTTGGAATGGGGCAATATTAGGAACACCTGCCCCGCCGTTATACACAACAGGAGTATCATGAAATTGAGAAACGAAATCTTCCATCTCAGGCAACCTGCGAAATGTAGGAGAAGCTAGGGGCTGCTGCGAAGTTGTAGTCGCACCGTTAGCTATAACTTGCCCATAAACAGCGTCACGAACTGCAGTAAGAGTAAAAGAGCAGGTATACGTACTCCCAACCATTAAACTTTTTGTTACATGGGTAATGTACCCAAATTTCTGATTCTTAGTATCAAAGAAAGTCCGCCCTACCTGGATTGCGGGATCGGCGATAGCTGTAATAGTAGCGGTAAATTTGCCCATGTTTTGATATTCCAAAAAGAAGCGACAATAATGAAAAATTCCATTGTACAATGAAGAGGAATCTGTTGTACCACTTGTTAAAGAATAGCGCGGGATGGCTCGTACATTTGGGTTAACAACAGTAGTGGCCATACTTAATCCGTACTGAGATACAATCTTTCCGTTGCTGTAAAAATATTGCAACTGTGGAATAATCGGCGCTGAGATAAGATCTGCTCCGTACGCGACAGGCTGTTTAGAAACAAGACCTTTGAGTGTCTGGCTGTAACTAGACGATATTATGATTATATCATCCGATGTAATCATAAAAGCGCCTGCAGCATTGATAGGAACAGTCGAAGCAGCTACCGCAGTGCCATTTGCACCCGTTGTCAGAGACACTTGAGTTGAGGCAGTTGCTGAATTATCCTGGGACTGTAATCGGTATATAGGAACATAGTTATTATATTGGGGAGTTCTATAAACGAATCTTCCCCCAGGTGTTTCAAAAAGTTCTAAGTAGCATGAGCTGATGACATCGCTCATAATCTCAAAAGGGGTCTTAAGATCCGAGATAAAATTGCTAAGACTTGCTGAAAGATATATATAGTAAGCTTTCCACGCAGATGCCTGCGTTTGGTTATTAGAAGTATTAGAGATATCCAAGAAAGGATTGATCTCAAGAACACTACCACCAGAGCCATCTGCTTCTTTCGGAATGCTAGTCAATGTGCCTGCTGTCGCATTAAAAGGATTAAACGCACCGGCGACTTGTCCAGTTACAGAATTAAATCCAAATGGAGGAGTATCTGATGTCTCATTACTTCCTCCGTATTCAACGCCCAATTTCTCTACCTCTGTCGAGGTAGCCACTCGCACGTTAAATCGCCGCTGTCGCATTACGTTTGCATACAAAAACTCCGGCATATTAAATAAGCTCCAGGGACCTGCTAATTGGCCCGTAGAGGAAGTCGGATCAGTCTCTCCAAATTGATTAAACGCCCTCATGCTCAAAATATCTAAGAAAGAGGCGATATTATTTGTAGCATCGCGAAGAATTGTTCCACCGAGAGTCGTGGTTTGTTGTTGCTGCAAATACTGCTGCTGGGCTGCCAATGTCGCCGCAGTAATAGCCGCAGCAGAAGATCCGTTAGCTGCTCCGATGGTACTCTGTTGAACAGCTATGTCGTTCAACTCTGCCGCAGTTACCGGATTAGCTGCTAGCGAACTTAAGGTTATCTTTTGATGGGGTACAGGAATTTGTACTCGCAAAAGATAAAGACTATCTAACAGCAGAGTTAAAATCTGAAGAGGATCTTTCCCCTGAAATAAATTTTGGTATAAACTAAAAAATCCATTAGTAGCTGCATTTACTTCGGCTGCGTCAAAAACAGATCCTTGATAGATTGTTGAATTATAAATTCGTTTTGTTGCACTCATCAGTCCCATAGACCCCATAAGATTTATAGTAACTGTATTAACAGCGCCAGGAGTTTCTGAAGAGGCGATATCAAGCACAAATCCGTTGAATTCTGAGGCATACGTTGCAAATTTTCTATTATCGGGTTGTCCTGATAAAAAGGTTACAGGAGTCGCCAGAAATAAAGATTCTTTATCAAAAAAGAAAGGATCTAGTGTTGATTGTTCAATCTTAGATTCAATATATTCGGGCGCAATCTCATGTCTATAGACAAATAGACTTAGAAAGTCATGTTTTTGAATTAAGTCACTAAGCAAGAGACCATCCTGCTTAGAGTCTGTCAAGAGAGTTTGTAGTTGCTGTAGCTGCACATCGGTCTGTCCCGGCTTTGCGGTCAACTGGTTTTTAATTGCTTGTTGAGAAGCAGTCAGACTGGACGACACCCCTAAAGGAGCAGACCCCGTCTGCAGAGAAGCCGTTGCTACCATCGTACTAAGACTAGGTTGTGCGCCGATCAAAGATACTATACGAGCAAGCTCATCAGTTGCTGCCCCCGTACTAAAATACTCTAGAATTAGTGTTTTTTTACGAGGATCCTTAATCCCCCTTAGACGCATTGCGATTTCTGTTTTGGCGCAGTCTGCACTATATGCATCCCCATATCCCGAAAGAAAGAACGAAGGAAGAGTAGGTCCTCCGTTATCTTCAAGCGTCTGCAGCTGCGCGATGCGCGATGCCAAATCACCAGCTAATAATGTTGAAATGGGTTCAACGGACTCTGGGTCCAATGTGGGAATAGCATTATCTGACGCCATTGCAGAAGCAGAGATAGGAATATTATTAATATATCCAGCATAATCTCCATCAGCATCCGGGAAGAAAATAGGCCTACGCACAGCCGTTGGTCCAGGCGCTGGTGATAAATCTTGGAAAGAAACTATATCATTCTGCAGAGTCACTGACGCGCTAAGGCTGCCTGCAGAAGACAGATTACCTAAATCTTGATCAACAGTATATTGAATAATATAGCGAGACATATCGAATCTACTTAGGTCTGCAACATTTAGATCGTATATGAAGCGGCTAACTTGAAATTGCTGTAATGCCGTAGAAAGAGTAGATGCGCTGCTGCTCAATTCCCCCGTTGTCGCCTGTTGTTGACTCGCAATTACCATAACATTGTTAATTGCAGTTCCTAGTGCACTCAAGAGTTCTTGTTGATAGCCTGCAGCGGCTGCAACAGTACCTGCATCAGCAGTCTGTTGTAAAAAAGATTGTAGCGCCGTTACATCCGCGATATTGAGAAAAGAAATATCTACGGTACTAGATGCAGAAGTCGAACTGGAAGTAGAACCACTAGCATCTCTGGAAGGATCAGTGACTACGATTTTACCCGCTTTGACAGTCGGCAGATTTAAAAACGATGAAATACTTGCTATTGCTGCTGAAACGGTAGTGGGAATATTGGTATCAAAGAATCCTGCAGTCGTAGGGATCCCTTGGAAGATAAGAGCGCCAACGTTCGAATTTATAGCGCGCAGAGTACCTAGTAAAAAAAAGGCTTGCGAAGATAGGTTTTGAGAAGCAGATATCAAAGAAGTAGTGCTAGGGGGTAGCTGTTGAGCCCCTGACCCCTCATACTCTATATATGGTGTAAATTTATATAAATAACTACGAACCTTAAGATAGTCAATAAGCAGAGGACTAGACGTATCTTGATCATTATTTTGGCCACTAGGGGTAGTTGTGGTACCTCCAGTTGCCGTATTAGAGAACGTTCCTCCACCGTTGCTAATCATTAGACAAACTTCCCCAAGACAGATCCCAGCGCAACATTGGCCCGAGCGATAGGAGCATTAACTGTCTGCGTAAGAGTATTGAGTGCAGTACCCAGTACCCCGGATGAAGGAGCCAGCGAAAAATCTTGGATATTAAATTGCTCTCCCTGGAGAAATTGGAATACAATAGTGTAAGGCCACCGCTGGTGCCTATCAATAGAATGACCAACTTCGATAGAATCTATAAATCCTCTATAGTTCTTAGTTTTATAGAATAAAGTGCTAATATTTGTCGTATTAGTTACTTCGTAATTTCTTTTTAAAAACATTAGTTCGGCTTGTGCCGTTGTACCCGTTGACAAGCCATTAATGGTTAATATTTCTGGCTGGTTGTACCATATTTGAAATCGTACACCCGCCTGAGTACTAACTGACCCTTTAACAATGGGCTTAGTAATGCTTAAATTCGTCGGGTTAACCTGAAAGTTAACACCATTAATTTTCAGGGGATATTTAGTATTAGCCATAATTATTTATTATATTTATCGAGGCCGGAAACGTGGTCGATCGCCTTACCTATATTCCACCCGGCTACTGCAGCGCCGCCCAAAACTAGCAGTGGAGAAGCAACTCCTGCTAAGCCTGCACCTCCCATAATACCCGCTGTTCCAGCTACCTCTGCTTCTCCTGCAGCAGTAGCCGCAGTAGCTGCTGCCGTGCGTGCTGCCAAATTACCTGCAACGTTAGCAATACCGCCTACTTTTCCTGCGATAGCAAGACCACCAATAGCGCCGCTAAGGCCTGTTAAAATAGCGCCGTACCCAGATATGTAGCTAAGAATGTCATGAGTATAATTTTCAATTCGCTTGAGAGGCTCAACACCCGCCGCTATAATTGTCAGACCTTCTGCAATTTTATCCTGCGGATCTTTAAGCTTTTCGATGGCAGCATTAATATTTTCCAGCTTACCAGACTTCAACGCTTCTACCAATGCAGGCAAATCGCGTGCGCTGTGAATATTCATTCCAAATACTTGAGTAGCGACTTGCTCAGCAGCAATTCCCTGCTTAACAGTTCCGCCGCCAATCTGGGACAAAATCTTATTAAACACCATAACCGCAGTTTTTTCTGGATGATCAAAATCTTTCATTGTCTGCTGATCGATCGTTTTGCCGGTGGCATACTGAATTACTCCCGCCATTCTACTCATAGACATTGACGCCAAACCTTGTGCAAAGTTTCCAGCCAGATTAGCGAGCTCGGTAGGAGCTAATTTACTAGACATTTCTCCCGCTGATTTACTAAACGCTCTCATTATTATTTCAGCGTCTTTAATTGTCCCACCGTTTTGTCGAAGGGCTTGGTACATATCAAGCAGCCTATCCGTCGTTTCTTCAACGGAAAGACCTAAATTTTTAGAAATTCCTACGGACACATCCTCTACATCAGCAAGATCATCCGCCTTCAATTTAAGATCACGCGCTCCACGAATCAATCTCTCGGTAATCTTATCAACGTTTGCACCATACTCACCCATCATGCCAAACATCTTCCGCATACTCGCGGCAGATTCTCCCGCAGCCTGCGGAGCTTGAGCTAGGACTTTATTTAGCAGCTCCATCCTCTCAACAGGATCAGTAGCGCTACCGGTTGAACCAAACATGGAATTAGATAAATTTTGCGGGCCGTTAGGGGCAAAAAAAGAAGTAGGAGCCGAGGCTCCTGCACCATTCATAAAACCCGCACTACGACCCATAGCCCCGATCATTTGGGACTGAAATCGAATGTCTATAAGATCAAAAAATTTATTGAATTTATCTGTCCAACTGGCTGCGCTTCCTTCAAGCTGCGCATTTTTAAAATCCTTCATGGCATGAGCTTTTGCTATTTCAATTTTATCTTGGCTAAGACCCATCATTTCACCAGATCGTTGAATACTCTTAATAATTTCTTGTTGTTTTAGCTGTTCTCGGGTTATCCCTGCTTGAACATTTAAATATTTTTCGGCCATCAGGAGCATGTCTTTCTGATCCCCGAGGCCCTTCGCCATGCGAATAGCCGCCTGCCTCTCCTTGCCTTCGAGACCCGTCATGATTCCATACATTTCATCATACTTATCAATAACGGAGGCAACCATCTTGGAGTAGTCAGTAAACTGCTTACCCCTTATGCCTTCTTTATCAATTATGCTCTGATACAAAGCGGCTATGCGCTCAAGCGCATTCGCCTGGGCATTTAGATTAGTCGCATCAGCAGATGCACCCGGATTTGGTGCAGAAGAGTCCCCCGGCAAGGGGACATCTCCTAAGTTATCAGCCATTAGTTCCTCTCAAATCAGTCACGACTAATAATATCCACATCTACCTCTTCTTCCGGCGGATTATCAACGATACCCAAAGCAACCTTCTCTTCAGGTGTAAGAGGACCAATTTTATCTATGATATCCTGCGCAAAAGTAGTGGAAACAGCGTCAGGAGTTTTCTTACTGAAATACGCCTGCGGCTGTATATGCATGCAGATATTTTTGACCTGCTCAGCAAATTCTTCCTTATCCCTTCGTATGTTAATTAAAAACCATAGCCGCTGGGCAGCAGTCAAGTCTAAAAACTTCTTATCGTCCGGAGTACAGTTTAAGAGCTTACAGATTTCGTAGTCGGCACGAAACGGTATCTCCTCAAGGTCTAGGTTTTTTTTAAACTAGATAGAGTCTTTTCCTGTTCATCCATCATTTCCTGATAGACATCGTAAAAAGATTGCAGCACTCTACCCTGCAAACCACTGTAAAACTTCCGTAAACGATCTACGTCTGCCTCGGAGTACTTCTCATCGTTAATTGCGAGTGTCGCATTTGCCAGGGTCTCAACCTGTAGATGAGTGTACCGCACAAGAGGATCCGTCGTGTCGGTGGGAATAGTTGATAGGATTTTTTGTTGGCGGGATAAGGACAATGTTTGGACAGTAAGCGTCGCCCCCGCGAAAACTTCGCGGGTTCTCTGAATATATCCAAGTTGTGAAATTTCAGCTAATGTCATGGGCTTTACGGCAGGAGCTTCAGCAGTTGCTTGGGTCATTTCTTTTCCTCTACGGAACGACTAACTTTTTAAGCTTGAACGACTTCTCTGTTTGCGTAAGTGATATTGACAGTTTGAACGATTTTTAAATTATCTCGGACCGCATAAGCTTTTGGATTAGTGGTAAACCAGCATCCAGTGTAAATAGTAATAACTTCGGGCAGATTAGACCCCGCAGGCGCCACTTCAACCTTGATCATCGCAAAAGGCGCATACTGGAATACAATGTCCCCATTTTCAATTTGGAATACATCAAGAGCATCTCCAGAGTACAAAACAACACGGTCTAACGTAATAGTGCGCGCTTCGACCTGATTTGGTAGAACCTCTTGAACGACGCCCGGGTTATCTGAGTCCATTTGAAAACGAATCTGCGCTGGGCGTGAGTTAGTCTCGGAAAAACTTTCCACAGCACCAATAGGCGCACTCTGCACCGCAGATAAAATTGATGCGGGGTTAGACAGAGCAGCCGCGTTAAGTGTATCCATTGGAATGAGTCGAATAGTAACGGATGTAGATAGCCGCGCTGAAGTCTGGGGTAAAAGTGGAACTGCCATTTTTAGTTCTCCTTAAAATCAATTAAGACGTAAACAACTGTCTGTCTGCATAGTAGATAGTAGCGTCTTCATAGACGCCGAGAGCCCCGCTACCAACGTTAGTATCTCTGGCTATACTTCCAAGCAAACAGTTCCGGTAAAATGTGATAAGAGAATTACCCGCAGGATCAACCTCGTTCTTAATAAAGATGTACGGGTTTAATATGGCCTGTCCCAATAATCCGCCGTCAACAGTCCCATCACTCGGTATCCCCTGGCTTGAATTTACCCCAAGGGTATTAAAGCCTAGCAAACTGATTAAATCGTTAGCATAGGTTACTGCCCGGCGTATCCTAAAAGAATGCCTTACCGGAGACGCCATAATCTCCAGCGGTGCACCAAGCCCATCAGAATCTACTTCATATCTCCAGTCGAGCGCTCTGTTCTGCTCTTCATAAAAAGAAACAAGACCATCCATATACTGCATTTGTTTCTGAATGGCAAGCCCTGTGGACGATGGTGAAAAGATGCTAGAGAACGACGTACTGAGACTTATAGAGCTCTCTGGTAAAAAATATATTGAAACAGATGTCGCGAGTCGCTGCGTCGTTACGGGCAGCTGCGGTATAGCCATCTATTAGGTCTCCAGAGAGAAGACTACTGAGATGTAACGTAATCCATAGACCGGAGCAATTTCAAATGAAATGTCAATCTGCCTAGGATCCAAGGAGTTAATAGTCGCCTGTACATTCCGATAATCAGTTATGATATTCAATGAGACTAAGTTATTCAAAAGAACTTGAATAGTAGCAGTAATCATACTCGTGGTGTTCGAAAGAATCTTAACACCAATGAATATAGAGTTGAGTAGCGTACGAGTCGTAGATGCTGTAAAGTCTACGATTTCCGTGACAGTGTACTCCTGGTTATCTATTGTTGATCGATCAGTCGTTGTATCTTCTGTAACGAGAACAATATTGTTCTGAAGCTCAATAACCGTTACGCCGCCGTTGCGTAAAGTCAACTTATTAGTGCGCGTAATAGGCCCTGTTCCGACGTTCGTAAACGGCGTGAGCTGTTGTCGCAGAAGAGGGGTTGCCACGTCATTATTACCATTGATACGCACACCTGCCACTGCAGCCGCTAAATAAGACCCATCTAAGTTTGCGGTATTTCCTCCCAGGGTCATCTGACACTGAGGAGGCCACAATAGAAGGAATCTCCTCCCTTCGCCACTTGCATCAATGGACGCCGCTTGTGCGATCGCCGAAGTCATAGTTGCAGATGTGGGATCTAATCCCATAATAGCTGTACGCTCATTCATCTCAAGGGGCGCACTGCAGTTAACGACGTTAGAGACAATAGAAGGGTATAACATTGGGTCAGGCGTTAAGCACACGACAATATTAACGCCGCTAACAGTTGCCAATTTATTAAGAGCGTTTTGGAATCCCGCCAATGGAGCCCCGTCATGGGGGCTTACTTGAACAACAACAATTCCCCCGGTATTAGCGCTATTAGTGAACACAATCTGCGACCCAAGAGAAATAGTGCTTGTAGACCCGTCGCTGTTTGTCGTTAAAGTACCGTTAGTATTGGCTGTTGGTACAGGACCATATATCGACGTGATACTTGTCAGATCCGTAAAAAGCTGTGGACCATAATCATCCAAAGTAGAAGTGGTTACCTTCGGAGTTCCATAGCTAAATGAATACTGAACACCTGCGGAAGGCTCATATGGACCATATATTAATACGCCCGGAGTAAAACCAATCGCAGCATTCGCAGTACCTGAGCCAAGCTGAAGAGAGGCATTATTGGTAGAAACTGTGGCTACCTGTATATAATTCTGGGATCCTTCAACCAAAACGCTCGCTTTAAGGTTACCCACAACATTAAGAACAGCATTCATCTGTTCCACAATACCTACGCCCCCACTCAATGTTGTAGATGCGTTTGTAGTGCCTGAATAGTCTGGAGACACCCCATACAATGACCCAAGGGTCAGAGAAGTATTACTGGCTATCGACGCGATAACATACGAAACACCTGCTTGGGCTCCAAACTGTATCAACTGCCCTACGCTTAAGGCAGTTGTAAATGAAGTACCCGTACCTGTAACTGCGGCAGAGCCGTTTGTGACAGAAACAGTTCCTGTGATAGCAGTGTACTCGGTAGGCTCTACGTTAGTTCCGGTAAAAACTACTGTTTGTGCATTCGATTGCCCGTTGGCATAGAGAGGAAGAGTCAGTCCATTAAGGTTATTACCAGTAGGCATCGCAGTTGCGCCCACATCTACTCCACCCGTAAAAGTAGCAGCGCCGGAGGGGCTCCAGCTAACATTTCCTCCGACAGTTTCTGTACCGGTATTAGCAACACCAAGTTTAAGCTCAGTAGCAGCAGTTCCTCCTGTTACTTGGACAGATCCAATAGGTGTTGTTCCGGAGGTTAACGTGTACGTTCCGCTATAGCCTGTACCGCTAAAAGTAGCAGTAAAGTTAAGATAGGCAGACTGGTTAGTAGAGGTATTAGCAGTCAGGGCGCGCACCTTAGCTTGAATGTCTGCTGCGACAGCTGCTCCAGAAGCATCTGTTCCCAACGTGATTGTCTGTACTCCATCGTTATTAATATTAAGGGAAAGAGTCTGAGAGGAAGATGGCGCATTAGTAGTTGCCCCAGATACGCTAGTAGGCAGAGAAAGAATGTAGTCTTCATTTAGAGTATAGCTAACATTATTTTGATCGGTAATAGTGCTAGGCAGTGACAGCGCAGAGGGCGAGAGAGTATCAAGACCATTAACAGTAGACCCACGCGTCAGGGTCGTCGAAACAGTCTTATAAGTCAAACCAGTACCTATAAGGCCAACAACGCGGATTCCTCCAGGAATAGAGGGAATATTTGTAGAAGGCACAAATTCAACGACTGTGCCAGAAAGTGCCCCCTCAGCTGCTAAGGACGGTGAATTATCTGCCATGTTGTTTCTCTCCTAAAATTTATTCTTATAAATTGAACGATTGGTTAATTCCGCCCGGGGTAGTAATTCTGCCTGAAACACCTGTCAATGAAGAATTCAGAGGAGTAATATCTTCATCAAGCCACTCTGCATACAGGTGCATCATAACTCCCGAAGTGTAGTACCAACGGTCATTTTCAAATTTACGTCTATCAGCAAGGATCGAAGTACGAAGGATACCTATACCGTTATTAGCTAAGTCATCCGTTATGATCTTGAACTTTTCGTACAGACGATCTACTAGCTGATCGCGCGTTATCACATCCAGCGCAGTCGCCTCTATCGTTACATTGATATCCATAGGAGCGCCCCTGCGCTCGCTCTGGTTACCATTTTTATCTGTAAACTCTTCAAAAAAATCTTCTTGTATAAATCGATGCTCTTCACCGCTGGCAGTCATTACGTCAATCGTAGGCAAAGAATAATAATCTTGGGGCGTCGCATCATTAATTGTAATTGCAGTACAATCAAAATTTACAGATACGTCTGTATTGAAACTTAAAGTCGCTGCCGCATTGGTTGCGCCGAGATAATTCGTCGTCAATTTAAGCTGAGTGTCACTAGCAATATATTGAACGTAATAGGTGTTAGTGTCTCCGCTAATTTGCACCATAGCACCGGTATTAAGCGACTTAGTAAAAGTAGTTCCAACTCCCTCGACTACAGGCGTATTTGCAACAACACTAACTGTTCCTGGAATTGATTGGTATGCAGCATTTTGCACGTAAGTGTACAGTGGATCATACGAAAACTGTCGGCGAATATTTAAAACAATTGCATCCCTTACACGCTTGATAATAATTGGGCCAAGCCAAGAATATTCAGCCATGTGTTTATATTAGAGGATTTGTATCTGATGGGATAGGCGGAACAATTGGACAAGTAAGCCCAGTCTGATTATCCGCTAATCCTGCAATCGGGATCTGATAAATAATATTATTTCGTTCAATCTCAGTAGTATTAAAAGTAAAATGAAGGATATGATGGCGCCACTTGGACACATCTACTTCTGTAATCCATAACCTCTGGTTATTCCGGCGAACGATAAAATCTTTATTATTCAGCTGGGGCTCCCAAAGAGCCCAGTTGCCTACCGCGTTAAACGTGCGGCGCAGGCCCTGATCATACTGCGTGATAACCTGAGGAACAGTGCCACTCTTTAAACTTACAAAAATATCAAAAGGTCCGTAATATCCACCAACGAAAGGAGTGCCGTACCCAATAGTATCGTTCGGTACTTCTCTAACAGTTCGTCTGATCGGATCATAATTGGGAGATAACGTGCCTGAATATAAGCGTTTATAAAGAAGAACTCTTTCGCCGCCGACTGCTAGCATCCAGCGCAGCTTTTCTCTCATGTCAAAGGAACCTCGTTACGAGGGGGTCAACCCTATCTTCAACTGAGGGCAAGATTTGTAGGCAGCTCATTTTAGAGAACCTCTCGGATCTTAACCAAGCAATCTACTAAATTTTTCTTAAGCAGTAAACTCGCGTTCGTACGAACTCCCAATGACCGCACAGCTACACTTTTCTTCTTTAGAAGCTGTTGAGCTGTTCTTCTTCCAATACCAAGAGCTACGGCAACCTTCTGCACGGTTCCAAGTTCATCGTATAACTTCTGTAATTCTTCTTTAGTTAAGTGAGACATTATAGTTTAAGGTAGTTAATAACTATGTTACTATTTGCCGCAGGAGGGGCTGTGAACGTAAAAGACATTTGATCGGGATTTTCATTAAAATCTGTAGTGGGTAGCCTGTTAACACCATCGATAAAAACCTGCAGAGACCCGAATCTAAATAAATTAGCGGTTGTGAAAACGGTATTAGTGCCATTTACTAATCCACCCGGCACCTCACTAACAACAAGCGCATCGTACTGCAAGGTCGTCGCTCTAAATGGTTTTTCTTCAAAGTCATCGAAGGTTTGATCAGATACTGCGTTTGATTGCTGGATGTTGCTTTTATATCCAGTATTATCAACTGCTAGGACTTTATAGAAGAAAATAACTCCGAAAGTATAAGGAACTTTATCAATAAATTGGTAAGTAGGAGAAGCAACCTGTCCTACTTTTTCAAATCCCTGGTACTCCTGTGTCGATCTCCAAATCTCATAAACAGTAACTACTTCCTCAGGAGAATTAAGATCCCATTCAATCAGGAAGCGTCTTCCCGCTAGTAGATTTTCAACAGAGACATTAGAAACAACGCTTGGCATGTTAGATTGCCTTACTTAACATTCCCGAAGGAAGTTCTAAGATACCAAGATATGCCACTCTACTGATATCATCCAAATATATAGAATCTCCCGCGAACAAGACTTCAGTAGCGCCGCTATTAGATTTAGAGTTAACCTCTGCTAATGTACCTGCAGGCAAACTAACCCGGAATTCTCCAATCTTCTCAACACTGCCAAACACGGGCCGATCTGAAATAAATAAGTTTCCCTGACTATCCTGGTAAACAGATTTATCGCAAGTAAATTCCGCTGATAACTCGATAGTATCCCCTATATTAAATGGAGATTCTGTCGCATAACGTTCAATGGAGATATCTTCAACACCGCCCATAGCTCTCGCCTTCTCTTTAAGAGTTTCTACGGTACACGCTTTGTCGGCGGCAATATGTACGTCCATAGTGACGCGAAATAGGCCACTAAGTTTCTGATCTCCCGACTCTTCTTTAGCGCTCAGCTTATTAAGTTTTTCCATAGTCTCCTACTCGATATTATAAGTGCCCTATACTAAATCCCTTTAATTTTTCGCCTACGACAAATTAAGATTATTTATGAAGATGATGAGGATTAAACACGCAATAAAATGAATAGAATGCTTTGGACAAGAGATGATTATAAAGAAAGCACATCGAACTACATCTTTGATACCGCGTGAAGCTGCCAATGCTAAAGACTCCGCCTCGCTTTGGCCGCTTTAGCAATATTCAAATCTCAAATATAATTAAGAATTTCCAGAATAAATGAGTTAAAATGAGTTAAACAAGAAGCTGGACCCCAACGCAATTTTTAGGAATTGGCCTAATTGAGATTGGTACCTAGGAGTACCCAATCCACGACCACCCTGAGCAATAACTCTTGTTTTTTTGTAATTCACGATCATACGCTCGTAGGCTTTTGTAGTATTAATTAAGGCGGTATTAATTTTAGAAGTTTGATCAATCGCGACAGTTATACCCTGGTCACTCCAAGTAAAGTCATCAATTGTCGCTCCCATTTGCATAAAGATTTGTGCATACAAACTTCCGCCAAATCGAACGATAGGAACAATTGCCTCCGGTAATGAATGGAGAGTAAGATCTTCCGTAGGAGGGATTGCGTTAATATCCGCAACAACCGTCTCAAGAAACATCAACATCCTTTCATCGTTCGCGGTAGCGCGAAATCGTTCAGGCATGAGAGTCATCGCGTCTCGCACAATAATTCTTTCTCTTTCTGTCCACTTACGCTTCAATGGATCATCGTTGAGATAGCATTGATAAGGATGATGACAAAAGTCATGATTAGGGTACATAAATGCCTCGGTTACGCATAGAATTCATCAACGATTATAATACCTGCGGCTCCATTTCCACCATTAAACCCTGAAACGTTTACAGAGACTCCACCTGAGCCTCCAGCGCCAACAGTGTAAGTGTAAGTAGATGAGGGAGAATTAATAATCAATTCAACATATTCTCCAGATCCGCCTCCTCCTCCTCCGATATAATCGAGATCGTACGCTGCCCCTCCTCCCCCGGAACCAGAGTTAGTAGCTGCAGGAATTCCTGCGATATTAGCATTTGTGCATGCGACACCTGCTCCGGCGCCGCCGAAAGCAGAATTTCCTCCTGCACCTCCCATAGCGACATCAAAGTTTCCTGATTGAATACCCCACGACCCGTATGCTCCCGAAATTCTAAAAGAAGCAGAGCCGGATCCACTACTCCCTCCAGCACCCCCTGAGGCGGGTATATACCCAGAATTATTGCCACATGTTCCGCCTGATCCGTAATTAGCAGTTATGGAGTTAAAAGAGGTAGCAGTTCCATTTGCGCCATTATTAACATCGGGGCCACCTCCGCCACCCCCGCCGCCAACCATTCTAAGGCGCAATTGAACTGCCCCCGCGGGAGTAGTATACGTAGCAGATGTACCTGACGTTAATACTGTCCGTGTTGGATTAGTCGGAGTCTGCCAAGAAGCTGCAGACGAGGAAGTAGCCGTCAGCACCTGACCAGTAGTAGGAGCAGTTCCTGTCTGCGTTAGCAGAATCGGATGAATACTTGTCATAGTTAGACTGGGATCTCTTCCCAAACCATAGTAACGTTAAACGTCTGACCCGGAGCAGCAGTTCCTACAAACCATATCGCATTACCCGGAGTAAGAACAAGCGTTCCATCAAATGCATAGTTAGCACTAAATATCCCGGTTCCAGCGGTTGCAGATTCTTGAGAAAGTCCGAGATTCATTAGCCAGGTTGGGGCAGTCGTGAGAGTAGCCGCGGAAGGAGTAAACTTCATTGTGGAAACAGTTCCTCCGCCTAGGAGAGCAGATACTGGAGTACCTGCAGTAAAGGCCGAGATAGGGGCAGCTGTTCCTATTGCTGATCCTGCTGAGCCAGTATACGCCAATCCAATAGTTGCTACGACAGGAGTTCCTACTGTCGCAACTCCTAAGTTAGCATAGAGAATAGACGCGTTCTTCGTGTTACCTGATGGATTCCACAATCCAAAAGTCATAGCTGTACCCGAATAGACTGGAAGCGCTACTCCTGCAGCTGCTGTAGAGCCGATAAAGGTATTACCGCGATAAGTCTGGGTATAGAATTTTCCGTGAAGGTCTGCTACGATAGTCTCTCCTGCTTTACCAGATAGAGCAGTATAAATCTGCCCGTCTGGTAAACTCTGACTAGGAACAGGTCCTACCTGTATTTGGTTTAGCATGTGTTAATTTCCTCTAATTATTAATTCCCCGAAGTTATACTATCTTCTGGGTAACTTGTCTCAAATTCTCTTCTCATTGCATCGAGATCTTCTCTAACGCCGTTTCCGTAAGCCTCTATGAAATTGTTTATCTTGAGTTCTATCAACATCTGCTTTAATAGATCTAATAACGGAACTAAACTTCCAGGATTAATAGCAGTTTTAAGATTTCCCCGGGTGTCTAGCTGCAAAGACGCTTGTTGCCCATTTGACATCTGAATAGGGAAACTGTTAAAGTAGCCCCCAACAAGCGTCGAAGTAGCCCCTGGGGTACCTGGTAAAATAGTTCCATCAGATTCTAACGCAACATCCGCTTCATATAAGATCATCAAAGTATCAGTAGAATTAAGCGCACTGCAGTTATATTGTACAACAACAGAAGTACCCGTCGTAGAAACTAATCCATAAGATGTTCCAACTGCATACAAAATTTGGTTAGCTGTTACATCAATAATAGCATAGAGCTGTGAAACATTAAATGCAGTTGTATCCCCTGGGATCCCGCTAGGAATTCCATAGAGATTGATTGTGTTTGTCGAAGGAGTAAAAGTGTATGCGGGGGTTATTGCTTGTTTCATTGTATTAGCCGAATATTAATGCATACTGAATATAAGGGGCAGTTTGCCACGTAGGAGCACTAGACCCGTTAGAAGTCAGCACTTGCCCACTGGTGCCAGCTGCAGTAAAGCTAGTAGAACTTGCACCAGTTTGGTAAGGAATTTCTCCTGCAGCCCCTCCCGTTAAATTAGATGCTGTTGTAGCAATGCCACTAGAAGCAGAACTGGCAACAAAGAAAGATAGAGTTGCCCCAGATACGGGAGCAGTATTAAAGGTAACGGATGTAGTAGACGTCTCAGTGTAATCTACTGAGACAGTCATGAGTACACCGTCATTATACACCAACAAAGAGCTATTTCCTGTCACGTAAGAAGGGGTAGTAAACACAGTGGTACTTCCCGTTCCTGTTGCGGATGAACGGCTATATGTAGCGCTAGAGGAAGGTTGCCAAGAAGCTGCTGTAGAAGAAGTAGCCGTTAATACTTGTCCACTGATTGGAGCCGTAGCCCCCGAAACCACTACGGTTGTAGTAGCAGACGCTAAACCGCTAGCAGCTGTAGCAGTTGCAGCATTTCCAGTCGTGTTTGCTGCGTTATTAGGAATATCTCCTGAAGTTAAAGTTCCCCACACAGGCGCTGCAGAAGCGGATCCTGTACCCGTTTGGGTTAAAAAGTTTTTAGTAGTAGAGGTATTTCCCGCTAGGCGAGTAGCTGCAGGCGAAGCATTTTCATAAATAATATCTCCCAATGTGGTCATTGGGTTAGTAAACCCACTTGAAGGAGTCTGCCAAGTAGCTGCCGTAGAGGAAGTAGCCGTTAATACTTGGCCGCTGCTAGGAGCAGTAGCAGAAGACACATTAACAGTTGTCGTAGCAGAGGCTAGTGCATTAGCAGTTGCTGCAGTTCCGACAGTCAAAGAAGATTGATTTGCCCAAGTAGGAACAGATGTGCCCCCAGAAAGCAAAACTTGTCCACTGGTACCCGCTGCAGTAAATCCCGTTGTGTTAGCGGCAGACTGCCAAGGAATTTCGCCAGCTGCTCCAGCAGCCAAGTTAGTAGAGGTAGTAGCGGTTGTGGCATTGCCTGTAATATTAAAGCTGCCTGTACCCGTTAAATTAGTAACAGCGAAGGTCGGTGTATTAGTCCAAGAGGGTGCTCCGCTATTGCCATAAAGAACTACATTAGCTCCAGGCGCTGCAATATAAGAAGTAGTTGAAGATGCTGATTGATAAGGAATAGAATCAACAACTGCCCCACTTAGATTGGTTGCGGTTGTAGCAGAAGTAGCTGATCCTACGGCCAAGGAGGATGGAGAAGTCCATGTAGGTGTTGAAGTTCCCGCAGAGGTCAAAAGCTGACCAGTTGTACCAACAGTGGTGAACCCGCTTGTTCCGCTTCCTGTTTGGTAAAGAATCTCTCCGGCTGAACCGCCCGCTAAGTTAGTAGCAGATCCAACTGATAGTGCGGATTGGGAGGACCAAGTAGGAGAGCTAGTCCCTCCTGATAGAAGTACTTGACCTGACGATCCAGCAGATGTGAACGATGTTGCACCTGAACCAGTCTGATACAGAACTTCACCAGCTGCACCGCCTGTTATATTGGCAGATGTGGACGACGATCCTACAGAAAGAGAAGACTGAGATGTCCAAGTAGGCGCCGATGTTCCTGCTGAAGTCAGCACTTGCCCGCTGGTGCCAGCTGCAGTAAAGCTAGTCGCACCTACGGCAGATTGCCATACGACTTCCCCGGCGGCGCCTCCTGACAAATTAGCTGCTGCTCCTGGAGATTGCCAATTAGCTGCCGTAGAAGAGGTAGCAGTTAATACTTGTCCAGAAGAAGGGGCAGTGGCGCTAGAAACCACTACGGTTGTAGTAGCAGACGCTAAACCGCTAGCAGCTGTAGCAGTTGCAGCATTTCCAGTCGTACTCTGATTTAGAGTTGGAAATGATGTCATATTAGCAGCAGACACCGTCGGTGCAGACGTCCACGTAGGCGCCAGAGTCCCATTACTTTGCAATAGCTGATTGCTGCTGCCGGCTGAAGTAAACCCAGAAGTACTAGCAGCAGACTGCCAAGGAATTTCTCCTGCAGCCCCTCCCGCTATGTTAGTTGCTGTTGTGGCAGTGGATGCATTTCCTGTAGTATTAAAGGCACCCGTTCCTGTTAAATTAGTGACGGCAAATGTAGGCGTGTTTGTCCAAACAGGCGCTCCGCTATTGCCATAAAGAACTACATTAGCTCCAGGTGCAGATATAAAGCTAGTTGTATTAGCAGCTGTTTGGTAAGGAATTTGATCTGCTGCGCCGGAAGCGAGATTAGTAGAGGTACCTACAGTTAGCCCCGATTGGTTTAGCCAGGTAGGCGACCCTGTTCCGCCCGACAAAAGTACTTGACCGCTTGTTCCCGCTGTGGTAAAAGAAGTTGTGTTAGCAGCAGACTGCCAAGGAATTTCTCCTGCAGCCCCTCCCGCTATGCCCAAAGCAGCCCCTATTGCTTGCCAAGTAGCTGTCGTTGCGCCTGTAGCTGTCAATACTTGCCCGGTAGAAGGAGCAGACGATGCAGAAATATTAACAATGCTAGTAGCGCTAGCCAAACTGCTGGCTACGCTATTAGCACTTAACTTTCCTTCTAGTCTAGGGGATATTTCGCCAGCCATGAAATTACCTTAGAAGTTCTCCTGCATTGTAACAAAAGATAGTTGTTTACCGGAAGATACGGTAGAGGAAACAGCCGCTGTAATCGTTGCTCCAGACGCTAGATATAGAAAAGTATTGCCATTCGCATCTCTAGGTAAAATCCCTAAGGTTGGATTAATTAGTAAGAGGGCGTTGAGAGTAGGGGCAGAGGTGCTACTGCCCGTAGAGGCTGGAACACTAAACGTTCCGAGCACATATGTAGTAGAAGAAACCACTACATTGAGCGTCACGGTATAGGTGGCTGTATCTGTGTTAGTCACGAAGATAGCTTCTATCTTTGACCCATTGGTGCCAGGGGTTACTATTGTTTGAGCAGTAGTACCTGACGCATTATTAATAACCCCAACACCTGTTACTATAGTCTGGGGATAAATTGGTGTTGCAGTTACTGCCATAAAATCTCCTCTCTGTTAGATTAAAGCGCGCCGGCCATCATAACGGTAGCTATATTGCTTAAAGCGGAAGAAGGAACCCACGCAGGCGCGCCAGTTCCTCCGGAAGTTAAAGCGTACCCCGCAGTTCCCGCAGAAGAAAAACCAGTGGTGTTACTTCCAGTTTGATAAGGAATTTCTCCAGCTGTCCCTGATGCCAAATTAGTAGCAGTACTTGCGTTTCCTGTGATACTAAAAGAGCCGGTTCCTGTTAAATTAGTGACGGCAAATGTAGGAGTATTAGTCCAGCTAGGAGCTCCACTGTTACCTGCCAGAACTACATTAGCTCCAGGTGCAGATATAAAGCTAGTTGTATTAGCAGCTGTTTGGTAAGGAATTTCGTTTGCGGTACCTCCCCCTAAATCAGATGCGTATCCTGTTGTATTTTGGTTAAGGGTTGGAATATCAGTTGCGACTAAGGCTCTAAATGAAGGGGCTCCTGAACCACTAGTAGGACCAATAAATGCAAAACTCTGAGATGTAGAAGAAGATCCTGTACCGCCGTTGGTTGCAGGAAGTGTTCCAGAAACATCTGTAGTCAGAGACACGGGACCATATGAGGGAGATCCTGAAGCATTTCCGTGCAATACTGTTGTTGTAGTGCCTGCTGCGCCCTGCACCACTGCTGATCCGTTGGAAATCATTATGGTATTCCCTGACAGAGCAGTAGAGGAGTTCGTTCCTCCATTTGCAATAGCTAGTGTACCTGTAGTAACATGCGCGATAGATACAACTGTCGGATTGGGATAAGAGGATCCTAAATCGCCTCCAGCAGATCCCGAAGGGGGTAAGGTAGATGCAGGAGTCTGCCAAGAAGCTGCAGACGAGGAAGTAGCCGTCAGCACCTGACCAGTAGTAGGAGCGGTAGCAGAAGACACATTAACAGTTGTCGTAGCGCTAGTTAACCCATTTGCTGCCCCAACAGTTAAAGAAGATTGATTTGCCCAAGTAGGAGAGCTAGTCCCTCCTGAAAGTAAAACCTGGTTTGAAGAGCCGGCTGCTGTAAATCCTGTAGTACTCGGAGCCGTCTGATAGGGGATTTCACCAGCAGCTCCCCCAGTAATATTCGCTGAACTTGATCCTACTGCTTGCCATGTAGCTGCTGTAGAGGAAGTAGCCGTTAATACTTGGCCGCTGCTAGGTGATCCTGTAACAGTAACACCCCCTACAGCTGTAGAAGAGCCAGTGAGAGATCCAGTAAAAGACGAGGCCACCACATTACCGGAACCATCGACCGTAAATTGAGATGAAGACCCCACAGATAATAACTTTGAAGGAGATACATTTCCAATACCTAGGTAGCCACTATTATTAAGTACCATCTGGGTAGTATAGCTAGTATTAAACTGCAAGCTATTTACCGCCGAAAGTGTGCCGTTATTGGATCCGTCATTCGGCTCGTAATAGTCATACCCATCAGTTTCTGAACCGTAGGATGCCCCATTAGCTACTTCAACACCCGCTATCGATAGAAGAATTCCACTGGATGTAACTAGTATAGTATCTGGACTCGATGTAGGGCCAATTAATAAATATCCATCATAATTTCCTGGTTGCCCCTCTGATATGATCCACCCACTTGGATTAGTGACTGCAGAAGGATTCGTAATCGTAACAGAGCTGCCACTAATGACGGGATTAAGACTAAATTGATTGCCTGTTAAAACAAGTCCTGCTCCCGCAGTATACGCTCCAGGTCCCGCTGTTTGTGCAAAGACTATATTAGTAGTACCAACAGTTACTACGCTAGAGGTTGTTTGTACCCAAGCAGTATCTGACTGAGTAGATCCACCCGCAACGAATAGCGCATCCCCTGAGGATATGTTAGTGGTCTGATTAAAATCGGTAGATCGGGTTAGAACATAAGTAGAACTGCCAGATCCTGCAGCGGTAACAACATAAATTCCGTTATATGGTTGGTTACTCGCTGTTTCATTCTTAACCAGAATTCTACTACCGGCAGTAACAGCAACCCCATCAATGCTTAACAACCCGACGGCTGCTCCTGTTAACGTCGCGCCAACACCACTAGTTCCATTGTTATAGGAGTAAGAAGGGAGTGCTGCTGTAGTAGCTAGAGCCGCTGCTGTTTTCCAGGTGAGCCCGTTAATAGAATTATCTACGTAATTCTTAGTTGCTGCCCCCTGAGGAGTAGTTGGATCCGTTACGTTGATAATGGAGTGACTTCCCATATTAAGGGAAGCAGCCATGGTGCCTAGCGATGTAATATTAGGCTGGGCAGCTACAGTAACAGTACCTGCTAGGCTAGCAGTGATAGTCCCTGCTGAAAAATTCCCGCTGCCATCCCGCTCTACAAGGGTATTAGGTGTATTAGAGCTCGTAGCAGATGCTACCTCAGTAACAGTAGAATTGATAGATGCAGCAGACGATCCACCAACACTCTCTACAGTGGCTGTTACGGATCCGCTGCCTGCAGCAGCAACGTCTCCAGTTAATTGAGTTATGCCCTCCACAGCAGGAGTTTGCCAGTCTGCTGTAGTAGAAGAAGTAGCTACAAGCGTTTGACCGCTTGTAGGGGTACCAGAAATAACTACATTTCCGATTATCTGCGCAACTTCTGTATTACTCATTTTATTTAATTGTTATTTAGACAACCCACCAGTTTGAGCCGTCAGAGACTATCTCGTAGCTCTGATACTGCACAGACATAACTACTGTAGATGCATTATCAATTTTGTTGCTGCCGTTAGGAGTAATAGTTACCGTGTTAGTTGAAGAATCTATCTTTTTAATGCGGTATACATGGCCAGTTAGCCCAGACGCTGCAGCGAGAGTCACAACTATATTTCCACTTGTCGCGTTCGCAAGAATGACATCATCAGTAGCAGCAGCGGTATAGTTAGCAGTTCGCGTAGTGACATTTACTGTTCTTGGATTTTGCCAAGAAGCCGCTGTAGAAGAAGTAGCAACAAGAGCATATCCTACAGTAGGTGTGTTGATCGTAAAAGCTACGTTATTTATCGATAATCCTGATGAATAGGTAGCATTTCCAACAGTGAGTGTTCCTCCAGAAGCTTGACAGACCGATACGCTCCCGCTAATATAGCCACTACCCACTACATCTAGAGTAGCGGTGGGCAATGTTGAATCACTCCAGGATCCGGAACGACCAATACCTACATTTCCAGTTGAGCTGGAAACAAAAAAGTCATACGCAACAGGGGTAGTAGTTGATGTAGCAACCGCAAAATTGTTGCCGAGAACATGTACTTCTAAACCTGAAGTATTTCCTGTATTCACTCCTTCGGCTGCATCAAGATTGATAGAAGCTTGGGAGCTATTAGAAGTCGAAAAGCTATTTATTGAAAGTGAATTAGAAGCCGAGACAGCTGTAGAAGCTAATGAAATAGTTGTAGTTGATAGTGTAGGGGTAGCTGATGCTGTTGTGTTAGAGCTTATGTAAATAGCAGAAACGGCTTGCTGCCCACTAGTGGAAGGCTGACTAGTCACGTTAATCCGCGCTTGATCTGATACCCCGGAAGCTACTATAATTCCTGGACGTAATAGGCTGTGGTCTAAAGAAAGAGAGCCTACTTGGAGTAAGGGGCTGCTCACGTTGCTACTATCCCCAAGAACTAGCGTCGGAGCTGCAGAAATATCTGTGAATGTAAAGTACGAGTCTCCCGCAAAAGCGCCGGAGCTATTAAACTGAATCTGCGAACTAGATCCCCCAGGAGTTGCGTTACCTGCAGCGGAGAATCTAACAAATGTCAATGGGTTAGTACCTACTACTGCTGATCCTGAAGCATTATTACACACCCATCCAGACCCGGCGTAGGAAGTACCTTCCTCCACAAGCGCAAAGACTCCCGAAGCGTTATATCCTGTAGGCAAATCTGAAGAGCGCGCCCAGGCGCCACTAGCGACAACATAGATACCATTATTAACAGCGCTAGTCTGTCCTACGGCCAGCACGCGATTACCTACGCTAACAGCAACACCATCTATTGTCTGAGTGCCAGAGAGAGTTATATTAGATGATGCGATAACCTGTACAGAGGCTTTAACATCTAGCCCCTGCGCGACACTGTCTACGTAATTCTTGGTTGCAGCATCCTGGGGGGCTGTAGGATCTAATAGATTTAGAATTAGGTTGTTCCCCATATTAAGGGAAGCAGCCATGGTGCCTAGCGATGTAATATTAGGCTGGGCAGCTACAGTAACAGTACCTGCTGTTCCAGTGGTATTAAACGCACCAGTTCCCGTTAAATTAGTAACGACTCCCGCAGAAGGGGTGCCTATATTAGGAGTTATCAGCGTCGGAGAAGTAGCCATTACAAACGTGTTACCGGTTCCTGTCTGCGATGCTACCGCCGTTACGTTACCTGTAGAAGTGATTGGTCCTGTAAGATTAGCATTTGTAACCACCGTTGCCACAACAGAGCCGCTGCCTGCCGCAGTTACCCCACCAGTCAATGCGGTTATTCCGCCAGAAGGAGGGGTTTGCCAAGAAGCTGCTGTGGAAGAAGTGGCGACAAGTGTCTGGCCTATAGAGGGAGCTGTAGTAGATATCGCAACATCCTGTATACCCGTTACCACCGGAGCAGTAGAAGTTCCACCCAAGTCATGTGTCAACTGTACTAGCCCTGCTTGAGTAGGAGATGCACCTAGGTTAGATAAATCAGATAACTGGATAAGGCCTGGTAAATTAGTCATAGTTTATTTTAAAGTATTCGCCAACTAAAATCGTCCGGCTCGATCAATTTTTTAGCGACTAACAGAAGTTTTGTAGCCCGACGAAGACAGTTGCTATGCACGTAAAGATTTTCTCCTCGAACCTTGATTTTACGTTTTTCCTTATCGTAAAAAGGTTTATCACATAGCACACAAATCATTTTTATTTCACAGCGGAGGCACTATCGGTGAACGAAGCAGCCTCGGGAGGGGCCGCAGTCGCTGTAGCTTCTACAGCAGCTCTAGAAGGTGCTATTTTATAAAGTCCTGCGGTAACCATATAATTGATTGCTGCAGAAAGAACTAAGAGACAAATACCATAGACAGCAGCCCATCTACCTTTCAATCCCCTTACTTCTTCAGAAAGTCCCGGCTTTCCATTTCCAAGAACTATATGCGAAATCTTTTCTTGTTGCTTATTTGAAGATTCTATATATGCTGCAAGTGTATTGTGCAAGTTTTCTTGATTAGTTTTTATTTCAGCGACTAAAGCAGTGATTTGTAGCTGCCATTCGTGATTAGGATCTTTTGACATTAAAATACTCCGCGGTTAAGTTAAAGCCCACGACCTCATCAAATCTATATTAAAATCCAGGATCTGTCATATCCACAGGATCATCTACGGGGGTAGAAGGATCAACCGGATATCTAATTCTTGTAGCACTCACATGCGCAGATCCAATTACCCACGCAGAGAATATGGTGCCACATATCCCTCCTGTTGTCATGATGGCTGTATTCATTGTAGAGGGATTATGGATGATACAATAGTGAATTAATATCAAATACGCGATTGCGTACAGCCAGCAAAGAAGCGTACGATGACTTTTAAGTTCTTTCGTCGTATTATCTAAAAACGATTGAATAGTCTTTCTTAAGTAGGAAAACATAAATTATGAAGCAGCTAGTGCTGTCCCGAGTGGCCGACAATATCTCTTGTCGATGAATTCTTTATCTTCCATCTTTAAAGGGCGCGTAATAGGGATCAAAGTTCTATAATTTTTTAAGTCAACATCTGGATGAGCGGTATAGTAACCAGTGGCTAAATCCATATGTAGACACTGCACATCAGTATTAACTAGTAGCCGATACCCCAGTTTTCTCAGTCGGTAAACAAAAAAATTATCTTCCCCTATAAAGGGCAATCCTTCAATACCTCTTGCAATACAACAATAGGGAAGTTCTGATTCCTCTTTCATCTTTTTTAAGATCGAAGTAGGAATTAAAGCAGCGTCGAGACCTGTTTGCCACGCTTCGTATACTTGTCCTGGATCAACATTAGCCGGAACGATATGATCTTCCTTTCTAATCATAACCATAGGACTTGATAGCTTAATATAATAGACGCCTACTACCATAGCATCTGGATTTTTTTCAGCGGTCTCATGTAACTTTAAAAATCCATCAACGGGAAGAACAGTATCTTCCCCTGCGAAGAGCATATATTTACATCCGCTCTCTATAGCTTGATCAATAAGGTAGTTACGCGCTACGTCTACAGGTTGTCCTCCTATGTTACAAAAACCATGGGAGTACCCAAGCATATCTATAGAAAGATTTTCGTGTCCATCAAAGTGCTGCGCAGGAAGTTCTTCTAAATCTCTACGAGGCTGACAAACTGTCACATACGGCTTAATTAGCGATGATTCTTCTTTAATTTCATGAAGTACTTGCATTATCTTTTCTTTACTATACATAGCTTTCTCTTAAAGTTTGTTAAAAAATGGGGAACAACACACCCCAACACCGAATGACTCTGCGGCAGCGGGGAATAGGTTTTGCCCTACTGTCGCCGCAAAAGGTACCATTATAATATTTCCATTTGGAGTTAATATTCCTCCGAAATATGCTCCACCAAGGGACGAGGTTGTATAAGCTAGCGAATAAGTTGAAACCACTCCAGCTGATGATACCTTTTGACCTACGGATGCACGCGCAGGAATAAAATGGATGTCTCCGTTTGATGCTAATACCCCTCCGCGATACGCTCCCGCTCCAGCTCCTGAATTAGTATAAATCAAACTGTAAGTTGAAACCACTCCAGCTGATGATACCATCTGCCCCACTGAAGCGAAGTTAGGAACAAAATGAATATTACCATTTGGATCTAAAACGCCTCCGTAGTAGCCACCGGAACTATTAGTATAAATCAAACTGTAAGTTGAAACCACTCCAGCTGATGATACCTTTTGACCCACGGATGCAAGAGATGGAATAAAATGGATGTCTCCGTTTGATGCTAATGCGCCCCCTGCATAAGCACTTACACCGCCATTAGTATAAATCAAACTGTAAGTTGAAACCACTCCAGCTGATGATACCTTTTGACCTACCGCCGCCTGCGCGGGAACAAAATGAATATTACCATTTGGATCTAAACATCCTCCGTAGTATGCTTGAATGGTTGTATAAGCTAGCGAATAAGTTGAAACTACCCCGCTAGCGGATACCTTTTGACCTACCGTCGCATACTCCGGAACAAAATGGACATTGCCGTTTGGATCTAAAACGCCTCCGTTAAAAGCCCCGGAACTATTAGTATAAATCAAACTGTAAGTTGAAACCACTCCAGCTGATGATACCTTTTGACCCACGGATGCACCACTTGGAACAAAATGGACATTGCCGTTTGGATCTAAAACGCCTCCGGCAGCATTCCCTGCGTTAACTAAACTGTAAGTTGAAACTATAGTAGTAGAAAAGGTAGAGCCGCTGTTAAAACTTCTACTCATTAAGACCTGTAATTGAGAAAAAGCTACACCAGCTGTATCGATAGAGCTATTATCACCAGCTGG